CGAAGTAACTCTTTCTTACACTATTGCATTGAGCAGGAATGTTGAATCGAACAACTCCATCGCCTTGGAAAGACGATATGCAACCATTACACCAAATCCGCATATAATATAGTTGTCCCAGGCGGATTCGAACCACCACAAACAGAACCAAAATCTGTTGTGCTACCATTACACCATAGGACAATTTATCTGGCAGTGTATATCGGGCTCGAACCAACGACTTCTACTGTGACAGAGTAGCACTCTAACCAACTGAGCTAATACACTAAGAGTACTGCGTAGCGGATTCGAACCGCTGAATACCAGCGTGAAAAGCTGGCGACTTAGACCACTTGTCGAACGCAGCATATAATAGTGGAACAGGTTGGAATCGAACCAACGACATTCTGCTTAATAGGCGGATACTCTAACCATCTGAGTTACGAAGTAACTCTTTCAACACTACCTATTTTTTGCGGGGATGGAGGGAATCGAACCCTCACCTAAAGATTAACAGTCTTTTGCTCGACCTTCGAGCTACATCCCCGAATAATTTACTTTTTCATCTTACAGAAATTAATTAAGGAATTCTGTTAAGAGCGAACTCACTCTTATATATTTACTGAACTAAGTTTTCATCAGTATAAAACTGTTTACTCACTGTGGTTTTTCACCAATCCTCTCCTATACTAATTCTGTTTAATCTAATATAGTGTTTTGTTTCCCAATATGTCAAAGAACTATTTTGTAGATAACTTTTATTATCGTTTTATGTTTCAGAAATTGAGATTGTCTCTTTTTCTGATTGACGATGCAAAGGTACTACTTTATTTTCAATTCTCCAAACTTTTTTTGTTAAATTTTGTTTAACCATCGAAGTTTTTTAAATTTACTAATAATTCGTATAGATGACCGGACTCGAACCGACGACAACTGCATCCCAAATGCAGAATTCTACCAACTGAATTACATCTATATCTTTTTTTTTGTCAAAGAACGCTTATCTTTTTCTGATTGACGATGCAAAGGTACTGCTTATTTTTGAAACTACCAAATATTTTGGCAAGAATTTTATTTGTTTTAACTCTTTTTTGCAATTAAGCATATATCATAGTCCTTTCCATAACCTTCAGAGCAGCTTTTTACATCTTTTACTTCCCATTCTTTACTATAGTCTAATTTTGGAAAGAATGTATCGGCATCATTTACTCTCTGCTTTATCCTTGTCAAATATATTAAATCCGCATAATCTTTTTCCAATGTCTCTTTGTATAATGATCCTCCACCTAGGATAAAGATATCCTTATCCTTGTAATTCTGTTCAGCAAACAATATTGCATCTTCCAATGATGTTCTCCAATGGATATTCTCAGAATCGACACCTTTCGTTCTTGACAATACTATGTTTTCTCTATTAGGTAATGCTCTACCGATGCTTTCATATGTCTTTTTTCCCATTATCACGACACTACCGCTTGTCGTATCCTTGAAATGTTTCATATCCCCTTTCAAAGAGAATAGTAATTTTCCATTCTTACCGATTGCATCATTCTCTGTTACTGCGACGATTATCTTTACCTTTTTCATATCTTGTCACCTTCTTACATTAATATTATCTATAATAAAAAAGAAACTGTGATTTTGCCTTTATGGTATCATCACAGTTGGGAATATATATATTGAGTTTTACGAAAAAATGAATATGTTCTTTGTCCTCTTAACTATCTCCTATACTGTATCCGATACCTTTATTATCTGACAATGGATAATTGCCACTACATGCATGTTCATCTACGTTAAATGTAAATGACCAACCTTGCGGATTATATGATGTAAATTGTAAATCTCCCATTGTCTAATTAATTATTACCTATTATAAATATAACCAAGTTTTGAAAAATATCAAATATTATGAGAAAATATATTAAAAATCGCTAAATTGAATAAAAATAATTTAGAAATTGTTCCAAATCCTCAGTCGAGAATGTATAATAACCTCCGTTTTTCGATTTTCCTATTGATTTTACATAATTGGCGAATAAATTAGTTTTCAACGCATCCTCTACTTGATGATACAGCAATTTCATTTCTTTTCTATTTTGTAGCATTCCATTCCTTATTATGTAAAAACCACTATATACTGCCGTATTTGCCGGTAATTCTCTAAGTATTACATCATTTTTATCTCTGATGAGATTGTTGCAAGAAACTCGATATTTGTTTACATCTTTAATTGCTTGTGTTCTTCCATACAAATACCAATTTTCTTGAGTCATATCTATATCCAATCGTTCAGCACGACGTTCTAATAGATTCCTAACATATAGGCATAAATTATCATATGATAAGGGCTTTCCACTATCATCATACGGATAAATAATGTATTTAAATTCACCTTTAGATGCCTTTACACAATCAATAATTTCATTGCAATACAACTCAACATAGATATCCACATTGGTATCTTTGTCATTGGGATTGATTACAAATAATTTATCTTTTAATGTTGCAAGACCATTTTTCACGATGAATCTCTTATCATAATCCTTTATCTCGTAGTCTATGATATGACGTATTACATCATCTTTCAAATTAGTCAGTATTTTTTCATCTACATATATATCATGCTTATCTACGACAGAACAATGCCGTTTATTATCTGATAAGTCATTAAAATTACCATGATAGACCACAATATTGTCATCATCGAACGAACGATTATTGTCTATTATTGTTATACATGTAAATGTAGTAGCATCATTAAACAATTTATCCGTATCAAAATTATAAATTTTCTGTAAACTATTATGACTGTATAAATGATCACGTAACCAATAACCTGCCTTGCTGGTTAACCAAGAATTAGGCGTTATATAGCCCAATATTCCGTTACTATTAAGCATCTGAATCCCCTTTTCGAAAAAACCGATATATAAATCAGTCATTCCGTCAGAACAGAAGAAAAATTCAGTCTTCAGCAAATCATAGTTCTCTTTTGACATATGATGCACATTACAATATGGCGGATTACCGACGACATAATCCATACTATTGTCGAAATCGGTCGTTCTCAATGCGTCGGAATTTCTAACATCCCATTTGACATTACTTATATTATGTTCTGTCGCTATTTTATTCAAACGATTAATAGCCTCGTTGTATGCCAGTTCGTCGATTTCTATTCCATGGACATATGTCTCTAAATATTCCCTATCGATATTAGGGATAAATTGGAATATCCTTTTTACTATTTCAACGAGGAAATTTCCATTACCGCAACTGTTGTCAATAATATGTTTTCCATCAATACCACATTTATTATTAAACCCCACGTTGTCTAACATAAAATTGACGACCTTAGACGGTGTATATATTTGTTCATTATGCATAAAATTACATTATATATTTCTAAAGAAGAAATAGTCCATTGAATTGTCATTCCAGACTAATCCATTGGACTGTTTCTATTTTATTATTTATCCTAAATCTCGATAGATTCGATCTCTTTTATCATTGCATCCCAACCCTTACATTGTGAAGTAATTACATCGAAAATCTTATCAGACCATCCAGCAATGTTCAAAATACGCTGACTCTTATCAAATACACTGGTACTACCGCTCTGTCTAAGGTTAACCACGATGAAATTAGCGTTAGGATTAATCTTACGGAATTCCTTAAATAATTCGTGGAAATGTTTACCTCTATCTGAACTATTATTACCATACCAGGCAGTAAATTCACTATAACCACCATAATAGCCTTTAGTGTGAATACTACCAATCTGGCAATCAGAAAATACAATGACATTGTCTATCTTTTTCTTTTCTTTCACCACTTGTCTGATGAAATCATAGATACCCGTTTCTGTTGCTCCACCGCATTCTCTACCTTTCTCAAATGTCCATTTCGTATAGTCAAGAAGTCTCATATCCCTCTTTACAGGAACATTTATCAACTTATCTCCGAAAAGACCTAAGTATATATTATCTTGACGATACATTACCATAGAAGCAAACAAATGGGCTATCATCGAAGTACTTGTCTTAGAAAATGCTGACACTCTCGAACTTCCACCGGCATCGCCTCTCATACTTCCGCTGTCATCAACCAATACTGCAACATTGCCTTCCAACTTTGGGATATTCAGACAAGAAATCTCAAGTGCCTTCTCGATAGCATTGAGAACCATCTCCTTATTTCGTCTAAATTCATTTTCAGAACATAAACTTGATGACTTTTCATCTTCAAATTGAATTGATGACTTAGTTGATGAAATCTCAGTGTAATAACTCATCTTTTCGATTTCAGAATATGCGGTTGCAAATCTGAAAGGAAGAAGACGGCTATTCATAATCTTATCCTTAATAGTCAACTGTTCACAAGCTTCAGTGACTTTATCTGGGGCATAAAGCAAAATATTACGAAGGTTTCTAAGCAAATTCATTACCGGCATACCCTTAACGTTGTCAATAACCGCCGTGATAGCTTCTTTTTTTGCTTCAACCTTATCCTTTTCGGTCATATCCTTTGTCTTCTGACCAGCCTTCGTCATTTCCTTCTCAAGGATTTTCGAACTATAAAGGTCTGCCAATGACTTACCCTCGATTAATCTCTTATATGCCTCAGCATTTTTCTGTGTTGCCTTCGGATGGAATAAACGTACAAGATCGACGAGACTAAAGCTACGAGTTTTCATCTTATATTTGTCGATTCTATACGCATCGAGACCTTCCAACGCCTCTTTGAAACCCTTCTTCATTGAATTAGGGATTTTCTTGACATCATTGTCTGACATTCCGTTAAGTTTGGCATAGGCAGAAAGAATTTCGGTCATATCATCCGGACGAACGATGATTTTACTATAAAAGCGTTTTGCCCAATCCTTATTTTGCAAATTTCTTGCAATGTATGCTGACACCAAATGTGTCACTGAACGCAGATTACCGTTATTACGGGCATAGATTGCCAACTTTGCAGCAAACAAAGGATCTACCTTGTCAAGAAGACTTGTAATACGGTCTACTATCTCATTTTGCTTCTCATAATAAGAATCTTCAAGGAATGTTGTCATTACCGTGCTTACCAATTCCTCTTTCTCCTTGAGCTTAAATGCCTTCTCACCCATAAAGTTTGTCTCTGTAGGTTCTACTGCAACTTTCTTTGTACTAAAACGTGCCATATTTCACTATTTAATTTAATTATTAAAAGAATTTTTATTAACTCGATGCAAAGGTACTACTTTATTTTCGATTCTCCAAATATTTTTTATTAAAAATTGTTAAATTATAAAAAGTATTTGTCGTATCGTATATATTATTATAAGTTTTATTATCAATTACCTGCTCTATAATACTTTTATCTATATAATATAACAGTTTTATATTATTTGAAATGCATTTGTAATACTTAGATATATCTCTTTTAACATTGGTCAAAAATCCTTCTTTACCTCCGAATATGATGACTGGAGTGAAATGTTGCACTCCTTGACATTCGACGGCGATACCGTAATCGGGGAGATAGAAATCTAGACTTTGTTTACTAAGCCATTTTAAATCTTTACAAGATGCTTGATATATGTATCTGATATGTTTTGATTCAAGAAAATTAATTACTTCACTCTCCATTTTCGATTGATTGCACTTAGGACAACCATGACCTTTTAAATGAGTTTTAGGTGTCTGTTCAAAATCACCATGCTTTTTACACGTTATAATTACAGGTAATTTAGAATTCACATATACCGTTTTTGAATACGAGTATTTTCCATTATGTATTTTATTCGATTTGTTAATAAACTCATCAGTCGTAGATTTATTAATTAACGCTAATTTTTCAAATTTACATTTTGGGCAATTTTCACCTTTTAAATGATTCTTAGCTACCTGTTCGAATATACCGTGTTCTATCCCATTTTTATCTTTTTTATGACAAATAATTTTTACCTTAGAATGACTATCTTTATAAACTACCTCATTATAATCATAAAGTTCACCGTGAACCATTTTTGCTTCTTTAATAAACTCCTCTGCATTACGTTGATAACAATTTACACATTTAGGACAGCCGTGACCCTGTAAATGAGTTAATGCTTGTTGAACAAACTCACCATGTTCATTTCCGTCCTTATCCTTTTCGTGGCAAATTATCGTAACATTACCCTTATTGTTCCTATAATTTACCTTTGAATAGTCGTATTTATCGTTATGTATTATTTTCGCTTCTTTAATAAAATCTTCTGTTGTTTTCTTTATGTTTCCGTTGCAAAAAGGGCAGCCCTGCTTCAGATTTATATGATTAGAAGGTCTCTGTTCGAAAGTCTTTCCACAAAGATTGCAAAAAATTTCGACCGGAGTTATACTATTTATATATTCGACTTTTGAATAATCGTATCTACTTCCGTGTACTTCTTTTGCCTTCTGAATGAACTCATCTTTAGTAGAACGACATTCATTAGCTCTCTTTTCGATATTACATTTACGGCAATCACAACCTTTTAAATGTAATTTAACCATTTGTTTGAATACTCCATGTTTAGGACAAACAATATCGACCTTATCAGTTTTCTTTATAAAATCAACCGATTTATAATCATATTTATCTCCGTGTATTTTTCTCGCTTCTTCCACGAATTCTTTTATTGTCATTTTAAATTTAATTCTTTCAAACGTCTTTAACCACCGATTAAATGGATATTCTATATCATTATTTATCCTAGATACAAACTCTCGTATACAATTGCATTATTATCACTTTGTTTAATCCTTTTAAAGGAACTGTTGCCACTTTTAACATACACATGTTTATCATACACGTCTGATGGAACTTTATAGGTATTGTCAGTTTCTCCACTTATTCCGTCATAAGACAATGCGAATTTACATTTCAATTCTTTCAGCCATTTGAAAAATCCATCATTATCGAAATCCCCATTGTACATACCGTTTGTATTTGCATAAGGTGGGTCTAGGTATATAAAGTCATTACATTTTGGTGATATGTTATCATATGAATTACAATTGAACCTCACATCATTCAATTTCAATAAATCACTCCATTCTGAAACGATTGTTCTTAACACATTAGGCCTTATGCCGTTTCTATTCAAATGATATGGGCTATTAAATTCTCCCTTGCTATTGTATCGTATCAAGCCATTGAAACAAGTTCTGTCAATAAACATAAAATCCAATGGATCGTGTTCTTTGTTATACCGTTCCCTTACGTTTTCGTAGTAAGACCTTTTGTAGGATTGATCACCTCTCATATCATCACTGTTCATTTCATTCCACAATTTTTCATAATAGTCTGCGACTTCTTGCGGTTTATCTTTTATGATATTCCACAAATCAATCAATCCCTTATTTATATCAGAACAGATGTAGTGCTTAACTTTTATAGTATCTGAATTAAGCATTAGTATCATCAACATCGAACCTCCTCCTATAAATGGTTCATAATAAGTATCAATGTTCGTAGGAAAATATTTAATTATCTCGTCAGCTTGAGACCTCTTACTTCCACTCCATTTAATTACTGGTTGAAAATTTGCCATGGTTTAATTATTTAATAGTCCAATTATATCTTTGCTTTATCGTCAAGAAGTTAAACGCTGCTTCGTAACTATGAAAACTCCTAATGAAGCAATCATATTTGTCATATACTTTGAATTTTGTCATAAAATAATGTTTTTAGATAATATTTATAAAAGAATATCTATATATGTTAATATTATGAATTTTAAAACTATCTGTGACAGTATATTTAAGCTTTATCTATACGCTGATAACTGTAAAATGATACATTATTCTACCGATAGTAATCACGAACACGAACTTGCTGATAAGGTTAGGGATAGTATTACCGACTTCACTGATAATCTTGCCGAAAGTACATTCGGATATTACGGTAAACCGAAATATAACGATTTAACAGTGGAACAATCTATATCGATGACCAACGACTTGGGCAAACTATGTCAGAATACCGTAGATATTGCCGAGGCAATTCGTTCAGATTTCAATAAGAATGAAAAACTCAGTGGTATTGTATCACTAATCGACGACTTTAAAAAAGAAATGTCGAAGAATGTCTTTCTCGCAACATTTGATAAAGTTTCAAACTATCAGATGAAAAAATAAAATAATATAAAATATAATAAGATGGGATGTAATTGCGGTAAAAAAAAATTGCAAAGCCAACCAAAGAAGATAATAAAGAGTCCAAATTCACAAAGCTCATCAACAAGTGGCTCGGTTGGTAAAAGAATTATTAGAAGGGCAATGAGATAACATTATAATTCTTGAAGAGAATATCAAATTACTTTTGATATTCTCTTTTCTTTTTATTATATTCTATTGCTTCCTTAGATACTCTTTCTAATTCTTTTTTAATTAATTCTGTCATTTCAGGCGAAAACGTTTCACCTTTTTTTAATGACGCAAATATATCATTTACTTGCTCTCTTACATTCTGTCCCATTTCATATTACTATTTAATTGATAATTTTATCAACAAAGCCTTTTTCAAGTGCCTGTGATGCTGTCAAAATCGTGTCACGATCACACATCTTTTCCATTTCCTCATAGGTAACTTTACCATACGTATTGTCAGTTAACATCTGTGTAAGTTCAGTCTTCAAGATTTCAATTTCCTTTGCATGAATTTGAATATCACTACATTGTGTTCCTGCACTTATACCCGACATAGGTTGATGGACAAGAAATCTCGAATGAGGTAAAATAAATCTTTTTCCTCTCGTTCCACTACTTGCAATTACTGTCGCCATTGAAGCAACCATTCCCATACAAACAGTCGAAACATCACATTTAACGTAGTTGATAACATCAACTATTTTGTAGCCATCGTATATACTCCCGCCTGGACTCGAAATCTGCATTGTGATATCACCGTCTCCTTGATTTTCAAGCCATAGCAATTGTGCTGAAATAATATTCGAGACATCCGAATCAATTTCGCTACCTAGGAACAGTATTCTATCCAACATCAAACGAGAGAATACGTCCATTGTCGTTACGTTCATCTGTCTTTCTTCTATAACGGTTGGATTAATATACCCTCCCATCAAAGGCCAATTTCTTTTTCTGAAATAATCTAATTGCTCGCTGCTTACGCCTTTGTCCAAGGCAAATTTTGTAAAATCACTTTTCTGCATTTTCCAATCTTTCTTTACTGATTTCAAAATAATTTTGTTTTATCTCTATACCGATGAAATTTCTGTTATTCTTGACGCAAGCGACGCCGGTACTTCCACTACCCATACAGAAATCCAAAACTATGCCACCTTCAGGACAGTATGATTTGACTAAAAATTCCATCAATGCGACAGGTTTCTGTGTCGGGTGTAATTGGTCTTGTCTTCTCCATTTCTGTTGAAAATCCAATATTGTTGACGGATGTCTTGTTCCTTTATTGTCGGTTTGTACACCTTGAATGCCATACCCCAAATTATTTTTCTTATTAGGTGTATACTTACGTTTGTAAGGTTTACCTTCTGTCATTTGTGGGCAATAATACGATGCAGGTTTACCGAATACCAATATACTTTCGTGTTTTTTCAATGGCATATATTTTGCCGTCAATGGTGAACCACATTTAGATTTTTTCCATATTAGTTCATAACGGAATCTTTTTTCATTAGATAAAGCCAATTTATAGGCAAACATCCCAGTCCCGAATAAGACGATATTACCTTTTGGCTTGACCAACTTATTCAGGCATTCCCACATTTCATTAAAAGGAATGACATTATCCCAATGAAGTATCGTCTTACCGTATGGTGGATCACAGATAACAGCGTCAACTTTAATCCCATCAGATATCAGTTGACGCATTATCTTTATGCAATCATCATTATATAATATGTAATGTTTATCTTCAAACATTATCAATTCTTCTTTTTATTTTTCTTATTTTCCCTTTCGAGTGATTTTCTTTCCTTTTCCTCATCAGCGATCTGTTCAATCGCCAACACACCACTCTCAGCAGCTCTCAACAGCTTATCACCGAATTTCTGTATACCCCACGTTGTCACTGTAATACGAGGTGCTCCAATCGATACCTTACCGTTATCAGGGTTAAACACGATATTATTAATCGCATCTCTCATAAGAGTATCTTTCATATCATCGTCAAGACGATCGAATGCCTCCTCGTACACGATAATGAATACTGTTGACTCATCTTTCGCCAATTCTCCTTCAATCGGTCCTGCCTTTTTAATTTTGATAACCTCTTTACTCTTCTTTACTGCGTAAGTCTTTACATTAATGTAATTGTCGAGACCTGTCTCAGAAATAATTCCATCAATCAAATCTACTGTGTCTTCTGAAAGTTTACCTAATTTTGCCATTTTAAAAATTAATTTAAATTAAAAAAATATCCCTATGACAATATTGTCACAATGGTTTATTACTATTTTCGTTGCAAAGATAATACTTATTTTTCTAATAAAAGCATTAAGTAGCGACATATTTATAGAAAATAGGATTTTTTAACAGTATGTTAGGGCTTAAAGGATTAATTAAACAAGACGAAGAGAGAAAACGCAAGAAAGCAGAGCGTGAAAAACGCAAAAAAGAGAAAGAAGAAGCAAAGGCAGCTGAAAAGCGTGCAAAAAGGAAGAAAAAACTACGTCATCAACAGAATCAAAGATATTACGCTAAGATAAAAAAGAAAATGGAAAAAGAGCGTAAGGAAAAAGGTGACGAATGGGGCTATTGTATGGTATTATTGGTTAAAAACCATAAAAGAGTAAAGAGACTAGGCGCCTCATGGTGGAAAACCAATGCATTTAAAATATACAATGATGCTTTGGAGAAAAATCACGAAGAAGTGAAATTCCCAGTTAAATTTAGGACTTCATGCGAGAGTTCTGTGAGGAAAAACAATCGTATCGATACCAAATGGGAAGTAATCATCGTGCAAAGATTGAACGACGAAGAAGACAGCAATATCACACAATTCAGAAATGACGAAGGTAAGTTCGTAAATGTTGAAATCGTAGATAAGCAATTATATAAAGTAATAGCAAGGGAAGAATGGTTTGTTGAAGAGCATTTTTATGTCTACGGTTATCATCCAAAGAAAGACAGAAAGACATATCAATTTATATTAAATAATCTCATATTGGATAAACTTGAAACTATCGACGATATCCTTCAAATTACAACTGTCAGGAATAAATTGATGATTAGTCATAGTGAAGACTTTGATTTCGTGATATGTAAAAATGCTGAAGAAGCCGAAAGATTATATTCAGCATTACAGACAGACGAAGCACTCAAGAAAAACGAGAGGGTAATATTTTTTGGCAGTGTTACTAACCTAAATTCAGTTAATAAAGTATATGATAGAATAGAAGAAAAGACAGGATGGGACAGGACTTTGATTAAAAAGACATCCGTGTTATAGGATATAATAAAGGTGGAACTTTTTTACGATTCCACCTTTTCTCTTATACTAAATTTTACATTAGATATTGAAGCATCTATATCTTTACTATGAACAAATCCGTCATCGTTATTATCGTGTGTCAATCGATAGAACTCCTTATCTATCCCATACGCTGTCGTAGGCGAGACGTTAACCACGATAGTAATATCATTTCTTACATCTTTAGGTAACTTTTCCTCAAGAATTGATTCATTTATAATATCGGCTAACTTATATATATGTCTAAGCTCCATCGTATTCACCTCCGAATAATATATATTTTATTTTATCAAAAAAAGCTTTAAACCTCAATCTAAAAGGTTTCTTATAAGGTGTAGGTCTTGAAAAATACTGTACATTGTTTCGTAAATCTTCACCTACCCCGTTTTTTACCCTTTCAACAAGAATATTCTTCTCATTCTCCAATTCAGCATCCGCTATCATGGCATCCTGTTTATTATTCAACACTTCTTTCCTAATACTATCATAATAGTTAGACATTTTTACTGATCCTCATACGTTTTAGAATTATTTTCAAGATATTCGTCTAATACGTGTAACAGCCATACAGTTCCACAAGTTAAAAAGGAATCCATAGGTATTATGAGCCACCATAGACCACTTCCTGCCAATATCATATTAAACGGCGTTATCTTTATAGGAATCCATAAATAATTTATTATTGAAAATAAACCACCTATCCACGTGGAGAGGCAAAAATGACATTGGAATAATTCTCCTAATTTAGGATGGATTGCATTCATTGTCTTTCTGAAATATTCGATTATGTCAAAAGGACCGTTGAAATATATCAACATCGTCGTAATACCATAACTGAATAAAATATATGATAATAATGTTACTAATTCCATCATTGATTCTTCAATTGCTCCAAATAATCTACTTTATTTTCTTCATCGTCTGGCATATCTTCACCAGTATACTCTTGATAGCCTATTCCGTCACCATTGATATATTCATCGTCATCTCTATTATCTATTTTTGGTTCGGATTCGGTTTCTTTTCTATCATTTACAATAGCTGTTTCAGATTCAATAGGATTATCTTTTATATCGTCATCACTATTTTTAGCAACACATTGCTTTACATTCTTACGTACATATTTTCTTTTAGGCTTCTTCTTTTCATCGAAGACGAATGTAATAGTTCTTAATTTTTCGAGGCTTTCATTTGCGAATATCTCCTGTAATTCATCTACCTTTGCTTTGTATAACGTAACTTTACGCTGCAAATCTATATTATAATCGATGGTTTCCTTTATCGACATAAATACCTCGTCGAATGACACTTCATTGATTGCCGCCGCATAATATGTTATATCTTTCTCTTGACCGAAATCTATCTTGTTATTTTCAGGCGGTATAATTTTCCATCCCTCATCATATATTAATGTGATTAAAAAATTACCGTCTTCTACTCGGCAACCTACATGGTATGCCTGCAATTTCATCAATATATCTTGTAAATTCATTTATATTCCACAAATTATTGTCATTATTATATACGATATAGCTGACCAAACGAGCCATGTCCTTTTTTCATTTATCTCATATTTTTCTAATTTAATATAACACTTTATTAATGTAACTACTTCCCTTAACATGACAAGGATTGCGATTATTAATATGAATACCATCAATTTTGTTAAAAATATCATATTTCTCAATATATCTTCACATTAATATATGAAAAAATGGTAATGAAATCAATCATTACCATTAATTTTTATCATATTGATATTATCGTCTATTTACTTAATAGATTGTATGTTACACCAAAACCTATATAAGGATTTATCTGTCCTTGCGTATTTACTCCTACACCGATCTGAGGTCCTACGGAGAAACGATTATACCATTTATTATATCTATCCTTTGAATGATACATCGTTGTTCCTTCTATCGATACATTCGGACTATGAATTACGGTTGTTTCATTCTGATCATTATCATTCCTGTTTATAATAGTAAATTTATCATTAATTGCGAAATTCATACTGTACCAATCGACATCTTTAGCTTTGACTTTTAATTCGTAACTAACGGTATCATTATCCGACACGAAATCATAGACCGAATCCTTCAACGCTGATTGTTTGACGGGCTTGGTTAAATATACAGTGTCAGTCTTATATCGATATTTATATCTTATTTCTATTGTGCTTTCCACATTTTTTAATTTTTTTATGGAATCGTACAAGGCTTTATTTTCTTTCTTAAGTTTACTTATGTTTTGACTTTCATAAATCTTGACATATGTATTATTCTTTTCATAGTCGGCATTTTTTGTAAATGCTTCGTTCTGACGAATAAAACCTATCAGCAGTACTATCGATAACCCTATTATCAATATCCACTGTATGACATCTATTAATTTCTGTTTAGACATTATCTATCATTTATTTAATTATTGCTTTATCTAGCAACCTAGATAATTTTTGTACCGATGATGTAGTCTGCGCCGTAATCTTTCTGATGTCAGTTGGCTTCTTGCCGTTGCAAAAGGTAAACCCGAAATATCCTAACTCATTTGTTTCAGTTTCAATTGTCGCTATTACCAGATAACTTGCCCCATTAGTCTGCATTCTAATAGCCATTTTATTGTCTATCTTCTTAAATTCCTCGACGGTACCCATCCAATAGGTATTATTGTGTAGATACATCGGGAAATTAAATCTTGACAACGACAAATTCTGATAATCCTCATCAATATTTTCAATACTATCACGATCAACTTCATATGTCATTGCACAATGTATAAAAGGAAGACCTGCGGTATTACTTGAACCATTATGTAATTCCAAAATAAATACCCTGTCAGCCCCAGTATTTTGCAACACGTCCATTAATATGTTATCGACCAATGGCTTTATTTCCTTTCTTACGTTCATCTGTTCTGCATGCTCGGCGATGGATTGCTCGTTCTGTTTCTCAGTCGCCTCCATTGAACCTGTCCTTGTCGCCGCAACTTGCACGTAATACATTCCAAACAAGAATAACAATATGAGTAATATCGCACGGATTACCTTCCACATACCATATTTGTCTATCATTTTAATAGTCTTTTCGACAAATGATATTTGTTCTCCTTCTAATGCCATTTTATTATGCGATTATTACTTAATTATTATTTTTGTCCTTCTTCATTTACATTCTTTCTAACGATTCCGATATTATGAATTAAATCAGTCTTGGCATTCTTTGCTGATTCACCCAGATATTTCTCAGTACTATATGAAGTCAATTGCTTTATACGTTCCAATTCCTCATTTACCATCTTAGGACTTGCTTTGACAAGCTTGGCCTCGGTATGAATATAATTGAAATCTTTATCCTTGTAGCACTCGACGAGATATTCGTTACCTATAGAATCCTTCATATAGAATTTATTTTCATCTGTCTTATAATCCTCTGGGATTCTTTTCTTGACATTTTCCTCATTTAGGAACACAGTATTTTTAAACACTAACCTTTTCATTATTTTGCTTTCTTTAAATGCTGTCTTTATTTTTGTATCTTCTTTCGGCAAGTTATGGGCTTTTAAGCCTGAATGATTATAATCTGATTTATAGTCGGCTCTTTCTTTGGAAGTTTTTGCTACTTCGTCATAGAATTTTTTATTACCGTCATAATTCAATGACGGATTATCTTTGGCAGAACTATTCTTTTCGTCATTTACAGAAGCAAAACCATGGGCTTGTGCTTTTATCCTATCCTTATAATCTTGGCTTGGTTCATTTGTAAATTCGGCATCTAAAGTTGTTTTGTTCATATCTTTTCCAAGCTCAGGATTTGTGTCACGTTTTTCCTCCGATACGTGGTCATATTCTTTAGCCTGCTTCATGATATCCTCGACAGCCTTTACGTTGTTCTTGGCATCATCCTTAATGACATTCTTACCTATAACAGGCTTAGACTCATTACTTTCCTTAATAAGTGCCTCTTTTAATTCGCTGAATGTGTATCTTTTAGCTTCTAACATCGTTATTAATTTATCTATAATAATTATATCCTCTTGTACATAACTTTAGTCCCTGATAAAACTGTTTTAAAATTAATTCTCTTTCCTTCTCCTTATCAAGTTTCCATTCATCATACAAGTTTTCCCTTTCTTCAGAGATTTCTATCATCTTACCTATAATTTTATCACGACTATCATCATCATTTTCTATATACATAAATAGTTCATATTGTCAGTTTATTTTGCAAAATTTATCGAATTTGAACCTCCTGCCCCATTATTTCTTTTCAAAGTCTCATCGTCACCGCTAAAAGGTACATCATATTGATAATCACCGACGGTATTACAAGTTGTATCCTCTTTGACACTATACATCTTTCCTCTCTGTAATGGGAACAATGGCTGTGAGAATTGTCCAGAAGAAGCATCACAAGTAGTTGAACCTTCTCCATCCTCAGTTATTGTATCATTTACACTGCTATTGTCTTCAAACAATCTAATAAAGAGTTTCTTAAGTTTCCTGTCAAAATCTTTCTTAGGTACTTGATACTTAACCATCATAGTCGCTTTTTTTGAATTTCCATCACTATCTTTATCGGATATTCTTTCTATTTTTTTCAGTAGATTAAATTTTTTCAAGAAATATATCATTCGGCTTCTATTAATACCGTTCGCTTTGAATATGAAAGGTATTTTTGCCCCAGATGGATTCACTAACAAGTCGTGAAGGAAATGTTTTATATTAGAATTGAATTTATATTCAGTCATATTATTATCATCTGCAATTTCCATCATCACTGATTCATTAATTATGATAGTTCTGCCTAACTTGGATTCCTTGACATGTGGAACTAATCTATTTAATGGTTCGTTATAGACCAAACGGCCTTTTTTTATCATATTTACTACCTTATCAGTATGAATCTTACGGTTTTCGGCATATTTCTTAATAGCTTGCATTATAAAAGTAATGTCATGATTACTGCCATCAGGAAATAGCTCTCTTACCTGTTTACCGAGATCATATATTTTTTCTTCTGAATTTTGATATGTCTTACTGACTTGGTCATCAGATTTGCGGAATATCTTATTATTCTTAGGCATATGTTGTCCCTTCGGATTTAATGGCATATCTGGTCGGTAGCCATATAATTCAACATCACCATTCTCGTTCCTTCGTAAACCCATTATTGGGGTATTATTATCAGCATATACTTGGGTTCTACCATATACCTTACGTTTTTCGGTTAAATGCTCTATAATGTCTGACATAACACTTGTCTTTCCTCCTGCGGCATTATAAATGCATAGTAAGGCTTCCTTCATCGTATAATTGTCACCATTTCTTATAAGCCAATCTCTCAAGGCGAATCCCAATTTCTTATTCTGTGAAAGATACGCCTTTAATCTATCTATAATATTATCCATTTCAATTACCTTTTAATATCATTTTTCCAGAAACCTCTTTTGGTATACATCATCTTGAAAAATTTTTCAAACACCTCAGAAGTTATTTCCTTTATTTTATCCTCAAATTCCCTTTCACGTAAGAATTCGTGTATACGGTCATTGATAATTGACCTCACATCAGAACGGTTTAATTCCTCTGATACTAATCGTCTAATTATATTAGAATCAATTTTTTCCATCATGAAAATCCATTTAATTATAAGTATCATATAAAAGAAAAAACCGTATCCTAAATACATAGAATACGGTTTAAAAATTTAAGAAAAATTTAACCTTTATATCCGATAGGCTTTATATCTGCGGAGGTCTGTAATTCCTGTACCCAATTTTTATAGACCCCATTTATTCTAGACAACTTCTTTAAGTTGTCATCATTCAATACTAATGAATCAGTCCATAAATAACAACCGAATGATGAATCTTTATATCTAAATTGGAATTTCGCATTATTAAGTCCTGGCACTGTGCCACTCAATACAACATCACCATCAGAAGGATAATATATCATTGGGCTAGGATCATTATGCTTTGTAAAATCAGCACCGAACTGTGTTTTACAAGTTTCCAATGAATTCGTCATTATCTCATCATTCTGTGTATAAGAAATACCATCAGTCGATTGGTCATCTTTGTCCATTGCCTCTTGTATTTTTCGTTTATCAATATTACCCAAGGCATCGAACATCATTTTTATTTCATTATAACCTTTTTCCATTATACAGAGAGATTTCGAAAATTATTATTCATCATAACATTGACCCATCCAATTGTAGCCGTATACGTCTTTTGCCCATCTTGGAGCACTATTATGTTGTTCAACGGTTTTATTATCCTCTTCAATAGATGTCTTATCGCCATCATTAGTAGCCTCATCAGAAGGATTTACGGATTTAGTTACTTCATCGTTATTTTCATCTTTTTGTATACCGTTTTCGGTAAGATTATCATCCATATCATCGATATTAACATCACATTCATTCTGAATAATATCTGTTGCATCCATCTTAGATTCATCAATTTTCTTTTCTTCAACGATTTCTGTTTTAACCTCTGGTTTAACTTCTTTAACTTCAGTTTTCTTAGAGGTATTCTTACTTGTTCTTGCCATAAATTGTATCTTATATATGTTCCTTATATTATAAGTATCTATTTGTTAGAAAATATCAACGTAACTCTTTCAATTCACGAATCGCATCACAGTCCATCAACATTACATTAGTCTTTAATTTTATCAATGCGACATCTTTGATTTGTCTGACTCTTTCCATCGAAAGACTCATAACTTGACCTATCTCATCGAGATTCATTTCTTTTTTCCCGTCAAGACCGAAAAACATCGCAACTACGTTTCTTTCACGCTCTTGAAGGCATTCCATTAATTCATTAACACTAGCATTTCGGCTTTGAATGTCATTTAAACGTTCCTCGAATTTTTCATTTATTATTTCAGACCTAAATGACTCATTTTTATTTTTACTGTATAAAAAAGTATCGATATCAGTTTCATTTATTTTATTAGATTTCTTAATACATTCATTCAACGAATTTTTAATCCACCACACCGCATATGTAATAAAACGAGTTTCACGATTTCCATCATATTTCTCAGCAGCATGATACAAGCCTAAATTACCCTCTGATATCAAATCCTCAAATGGTACACCTTTATCTCGATAATTCTTCGCCATAGAGACGACAAATTTCAAATTATGTTGTACCAACTTATTCAATGCTTCACGGTCTCCTTGACTTATTCTAACTCCAAGCTCCCTTTCCTCTTCACGGGAAAGGGTCTTGAAATGTTTTATTTCAGAAAAATATTGGTTTAATTCCTTAATATATTCCCATTTTATTGTCCTTGACATCTGTATTGTATATATACATTATTATTTCATCGTAATGACCGAAACGTTATCTTTCTTCGTAACCGTTACGATTTGTTCGTGATAATCAACCAATGTTGTATCGTGGCAAATGTGTAGAATAAAATCATAATTGTTAAGCATACGATGATACAAAGTCATAATATTCGTCATATTCTCAGCACTAATACCACTCAGTATCTCATCCAATACTAACCCATTGCATTTAGGTAGTATTGCGATGTTACCTAACGCTGCACGTAAGGCTAACGAAGCAATAGTACCTTCGAAACCGCTAGCGCCTGTACTAAGGTCGATTGATTTACCTCCACGTTGCAAGTCAATACATATCTGGTTATTATCAGATACCGACATCACGACATCGAAATCACATAAACCATCCAATAAACGTTTAACTTCATTGTTAATTATTGGCAAAGCATTTTTTAATACTAGTTTAACGATACCGTTCTTACCCAACAATTCTTGATATAAATTCCAATCACGAATAATCTTCTCTTCTTCGACAAGCTTATCAATAACTATCTTATGGTTTTTAATTTCCGTATTATAATTATTATTCTCAGATTTATATTGCTGGATTTCTCTGATTAATTGTTCTTTGACATTATTCTCGGCACGGATACTATCATCACAAATACGTATCTTGTTATCGATTTCGTTATTATATCGGATGTTATCTTTATTGGTCTCTATTTCATTTTTTTGTCTCTGGTAATCAGATATACTCATATCAATATTTTTAATCTGTACTTCTATCGCCGATAGTTTAAATTCAAGATTTGATTTCCTCTGTACATTCACCCTTTGTGTTTCCATATCATTAATAGAATCCGATAATTCATCTATCATCTTCTTATTCATCACGCCTTGGGATATCAATCTTTTTTCTTCTTTTTTATTATCTTCAATAACAGATGACTGTGCTTTTACATCGATTTCTTGGTGACAAGTAGGACATATCTTCTGTGCTATCAATGCCTCAATGTTGGCATTATTTGCTCTTATTATTTTTATTTGTCCTTTTATCTCAGCATTAGAATTTTCATAACGTTGTTTGTCGAGCAATGCCTTTCTGTAAATACCTTCATCGAAGACAGAATTCTTAATTGTATCATATTCGTTTTTTGCGATAGAGCACTCATTATTCTTTATAAGTTTTTCATTTTCCAAACTTAATAATTTATTCTCTATTGTCGTGATATCGATTTTAACCAGTTCCGCTTTAATTTCCTTGCGACGAGACTGAATGTCATTCTTTTCTTTATTAAAACCATTTATTCTCTCGTTGGATTTATTTAACTTATCCTCAAGTTCAATTATTTTATTATTATTGCTTGAAATAACAGAATTCATATCAGTTATCTCAGTTTCTAGACTGGCTTTATTATAACGATTAGAAAGTAAATCCTTGCTTAATTTCTTAAACTCGTCCTTGGCTATTTTTTCCTTTTCCTCGATTGACAATAATCCCAACCATCGTGAGAATAATTTACCTTTGTCAGTTTGTCCCATATCAAGTAAATTATCCAGTGTCTTACGTGTAGCCGAAATAACGAGATTAAAATCCTCGACATTTCCTATTGTCTCACGTATCAAATTATTAGTTTGTGTTCCACTATCAGCTTCGCAGTTCTCAATCAATTCGGTGCTACCATTCACAGTTTTGAAATATTCAACCTTTTGTTTACACTTGCTTCTGGCAGTTCTCTTTTTCAAGGCAGGTCTTGTTATTGTTCTTCTTATCACATAGTCGGCGCCTTCTATTTCGATACCTACCTCGACCATTGCTTCAGTTTCATCTTCAAGATAAATATTGAATACACTATCCAATGTCGGGCACTTCGGTGATTTTCCGAACAAGGCGAATCTTAACAAGTCAATGGCGAAAGTAGTTTTACCACATTGATTTTCCGGTTCTCCGTTCAATAAAACTAATCCCTTTAATTTAGTAAAATCAAAGTAATTCCCTTTACCATAAGACAAATAGTTATCCCATTTTGCATATTTTATCTTATATGATTTGTATTTTGAATATGCGTCAAAATTAACATGGGCATTGATTACGTCATCAATTTTAATAATGTCATCAAGATTAGCATCCTTGATATCTTTCATTTTAATATACTCGCCAAATAATTTTTGTTGAAATTTAGGATCCTGTATATTATTAACGATATCTGATGCTAATGAAATCTTTGAACCATCATCCTTAACAGTGATAGGGTTAAAATTAACCTCGACATTCTTCAATGGGACACCGTATTTCTCAGATATCTCTTTTCGCAGACTTTTAATTTTTTGCTCATTATAATCGACCTGATACATATTCAAGTCAAATACTAATCTATCAGTTGGGTTTATATTCTCTATCATTTTATTTACTTTTTATAGTTCTTGTTCTGGTGACACGTTTCTTTATCTTTTCGGTAGTTTTATCTTGTACCTCTTCCTTGATAGTCTCCTCTTTTTTATCCTCTATAACCTTACTGGCTACTTTCTTAACAACTTTTCTTGATACCTCTTTTTCTTTCTTAACAGGTTCTTCCTTGATAGTTTCCTCTTTTTTATACAGCACTTCGTTTAAATCACCGTATTTGTCAGTATAGAACTTGTCTTCGATAGCACCAACCAAATAATCGTTAATCTTAATATCAGAGGCTTTTAACAAATTCTCGATATCAGTATATAATCTATCATTTAAAGTTAATGTGACATTCATTTAAAACTCTATATTATCACTTACAAATATACGTTTTTTATTAATAAGTTTATACTATTTATATATTAAATAATATTAAAAAGATATGACTGAGAGGGCATTGAAATTAATCAATATGGTATTAACCCATGAAGGAGGTTATAGTTCTGGTAACGAAAAACAGACTAAAGGAGATAAAGGAAAAGAAACTTATTGCGGAATATCAAGGGTTTATAATCCTAATTGGGACGGATGGAAAATAATCGACAGACATAAGCCTATAAAATATAACGCTAAAATTAAAGATTCTAAATTAGAGGCATCCGTCAAACAGTATTACTACACAAATTATTATTATCCATTAAAATGTGAACAATTTACGAGTCTTCTTATTGCAGGACATCTCTTTTGCCACGGTGTAAACGCAGGAATAAAGACTTCCACTAAACTCTTACAAAAAGCGATCAATAACGTGTATAAGATAAATATTACCGTAGATGGTATCGTTGGTGTAAATACCTTAAAATATGCAAATGGTAGCAAAATGAAATCTGTCGAAAGTGAATTTATAAAGTTACGCAATCAATACTATAAGAACATCACGATTAAAAATCCTAGTCAAAATAAATTTTTGAATGGATGGTATAACAGGGTTAAAAATACTACTAAAGTATGCAGCGGTTCTTCTATTAATTTACTTTTCACGTCACTTTCAGAAGGTGGGTTTATTCCTAAGATACTTTCGTTCATATATGATTTGATACAATTATTAACCAAAAAAGCTTAGATAATTCTAAGCTTTTTTTTTATTCTATATATCGAATATCCTATCGAAATCATTTAATTGCCTTTTAGATTTCATCAATTTCTTTATTCCATCAATACCGTACTTTTCATATATTGTCGATGCATCATAGCCATCATCACATATTATAATTCTGACCCTCCCTTTCAACGAACTGTCTTCAAGTTTATAATATAGTTTCTTCGCATCTTTGACCGCATCACCATCCAACATTATATTCACGTTTGCCATTGCCCTATTTATTAAGGCAGAATAAACAGCATTATCCTCATCTAGCACCTTTCCTAACAATGGAATCGAATTTGGCACTACTATATGGTCGAAAACCCCTTCTACCAAGGTTATATCTTCATACCAATTTATCATACATTCATCGAATATATAAGAAGTCTTAGGGACTTCAGGATTATTATATTTCCTTTTGCTATTTTTACCTGAATAATCTCTTGCAATATAATAATTCAGATCACCGAATTCATCGTAAGAAGGGATAATGATTCTGAAACTCATATTAGGTTCAGAAGTCCATCCGACATACCCTATATTATATTTTTTTATAATATTATCATTAATACCACGTTTTCTTAAATAAGATAACGCATAAAAGGCTTGCCTATCATCTCTTGTGAAATCATTGGAATAATCTTTCGGTAATGTCAGAGTATTTTCGACCTTTAAAATCTCGACATCATTAACAATGCCATATTTCTCCAAACTATATTGCTGACTTCTCCTTATCTCATCTACGATGTTTCGATATTCCCTTAATTTGTCAGCACCACCATAACGACGGACATATTTTGATATTCTTCCACTCGTGCCGCATTTCCAACAATGTCCTACTCCTTTTGAGTAATTTATACAAAAATTATATTTTCCGTCGACCGTATTTCCATTTTCCTCGGCGCAACAAGGGCAATTGTATTCCGTCCAACCATCAACATAAGCCTCTCGTCTAGGTGAGCCTAATATATCATTTACGATATTAATTATTTCATTAATACTACCATCTATCATAATTTCAAATTATCATATTGACACCAAGTTTAATTTTTGTCTGCAAAAATATAAAGTTTTCCATTAATAACCAAAAAATAAATGTTAAAAAATAATAAAAATCAGTATACATGTATACGGACCATTATTTATTTTTTAATTTATAATTAAAATATTAAAAAATATAAATTAAAAATTATTCAATTATTTCAATTGACTTATTTATTATTTGATCACAAAATTTAATATTATAATTAATGATCAAAGAATTATTATTTTTAATTTCTTCGGATGAAATAATCGTAGGAATATCATCTTTATATTTCTCTTTAGATAACTGTCCAAGGACACATACAAGGCTGTCCGAAGCATCGAAATTCTCAGTCTTCAATTCACCATTTTTATCATATAGCCATTGTATATTTTCATACATTCCAGAAATTTTATTCCATAATATCATTTTCTTGGCACAATCGAAAGGGTAACTTCCGAATAATACCAATTCGTTATTTTTAATTGCCTTCTTTATCTTCTTACTTGTATATTCTTCACCTTTCTTGTTAAATTTCCTAATTGCCATTAAATCAGGAAAAGCGAACTTTCTTGCATCATAGGATGAAATGTATTTCGGGACTACTCCTGTTAATTCGTACACTGACTCTGAAATCATCCCATTAAATTTCAACAACGTATTTACTGTACCTACATTCTGAGAGCTAGGCAATGGTTCTTCGATAACGATATCGGTTATTGAATTACGGATATTCAATTCATCACATAAAGCCGTAAATTGTTCCCTAAACAGACGACTTTTTGCAAATAATGCCTCGGTGCCTTTTATTTTTCTTGTATTTACCTTTGGTTTTATATGGCTTATATATAGCAATTTAGTCCTATCGCCATCGTAACCTACCAATGATATTCCTAGGCAAGTCGTAGAGATATCTATTCCTAAAATAATCCTTTTAAGATTTTTTTCCATAATATTTCGTTATTTTACATATAAAAGTAATATCTTTGCACACGAAATTCAAACATTAAAATAACGATTTTATGATAAAAAAGATTTTTGCTATTGCTGATATACATATTCCAAACAGTGAGGAAAAGAGACCATATAGTGAAATGTTGAAACAAGCTATCGCTGAAATATACAAAGCGGCTAAAGATTTGCAAAAAGATGAATTCCGTATCATTATTGCAGGCGATATTTTCCATAATAAGATTCGTATAAGTAATGAGGCAAGTGATACCTTTCATATGATGCTTAACTATCTTAATGCTATCGGTAAAACATACATCATTGCAGGCAATCACGATATGCTTGAGAATAATCTTGATAGATTGGATTCCATCAGTCCTACATTCGGAATTAAGGATGTATACCCGAATATCGTTTATTTGGATCGTGAATTAGACTATCATAGTGGCTGTTATGTAGATGATAACGTTACTTTTGCCCTATATTCGATATTTGAAGGCTTCAAAAGACCATCGGATTTAGATGATACGATAGAAGAATACCAGTCAAACAAGGTAATTGGTTTATATCATGGTGATATTAACGGAAGTATAACAGATATGGGTCGTGTATCTGAAAATGGTCTTCCTTTATCTGAGTTCAACGGCTGTGACTGTGTAATTGCCGGGCATATTCACAAACATCAAGAGATAAATAAAAATAATATACCTATTATATATTGTGGTTCTCTATTACAGCAAAACAGCGGAGAAAACATAGATGGTCATGGATTTATTGAACTGAACACTGAAAGTCTGGAATACAGTCAGCATAACGTGACAAACAATTATAAGATATACCATTTTAAAATATCATCATATGATGATATTAATGATGATAATGAAAGATTAATCAATCGGTAACAATCTCCACTGATAAAGTTTCAGATAATGCGTCTTGTGTCAGTAAAAAACGTTGGGATGATTCTATATTCTCGGCATTTTTTACTGACATTAAGCATTTTCTTTCACAGTCAAATGGATTAATTTCTGCCATTAAGGTAATTATATGTATCTCCTTCACAGGATCATAATCCAATAAGAAATCCACCCATTTACCAGATATACTTACAGCAATCATCGAATTATGAACATAATGTCCATTTTCCAAAGTATTAACTTTTAACCTAATTACGTTGGATTCAATTTCTGCAAGTTCAATGCCACTCGTATATTCTATATCGTCAACCACCGGTATTATCATTTCATCATCGTTTTCTGTCTCCGAAAATTCTACATTATCGATAATCGTTTTTTTATCTTGACTAACATTAATAGTATTTCCATACACACTAATACTACCATTCCTGTCAGTCTCATTTTCGTTCATATCAACATAAGCATATATACAATCATACCCATATGTTAAATGTAACCATTCTAATTGATTAATAACATTATCTTCGATATTATCTATATGGTTACTTTTGATGCCTATTATCCTATTAGAAGAATAACCGTTGCTTCTGAATGATAATGAATTAGTAGTTAAGATAAAATTATTCGTAATATCCTGATATTGCAAATGCAATTTTAATATCATTGATGGATTATTATCATGGACTATAACGATTTCAAAGTGAGAAACATCCTCAGTTAATTTACCGATATTAGACACCTTTAATATATATGATCCTTTGTCGTTATCTTCGGTTAAATCTGTTATCAAAGATTTATCAAAGGGGATTCTCATATATTCATTATTATCGATTTCTCTATATTCTCTGATATCTTTCACAAAGCATTTTTTGTCGCCGCCTTTAACTTTAATATGGAATAAAAATTCTTCACCACCTATTAAAGGAGACATATCATTTTTATCATTAATGTCACTGACTAACGAATACTTCTCACCTTTCTGTGTGATATTTATATATGCATATTTATCAGGATACATTGAACTGCCTACATATATATTGGCAGTCCTATCAATATCTGATAAATTATAATCTATTATAAATGATATTTCATTACCTATAACACGATAACGATACCATCCATCATATCCTTTAACTATAATTGCTGAATTATCGTCAACATTGATGGTCAATTTAGTAACATTGCAATCAATGTCAAAACGATACTCTTTATTAGTCAATTCAATAATATTGTTCTCCATATTAGAAATTCCGTAATATTAATATAGTAGTAGACGGTATTACCTGCATTAAATAAGGTAATATTTTTTCTCTGAAATATGTTTTATACAAACCTTTTTCATCACCTCTGACTGTATTCGTGAGCATAACTAGTTTGGAATTAATATAATATTTCTCCTTAGTCTCCTTATCCATTGATTTAGTTATCGTGGCACTTCCATCTGCATTGTCCTTATATACGTAAGTGTCTGCAAATACCTTTGTCTTATCGCTATCATTAACTATTGAATAAGTAAAATTCGCATTAGTATCATTTACCTCATCATCACTAAGTCCCGTCAAAGGATTCTGTTCTATATTAGTGAATGGATGCGTGATGCCGTCGATAAATGATTTACCCAAATCATATTTACCAAAACCGCAATGGGGATTATTACCTACAAGGGACGTTACGATATTTTTAACATAATCGACCTTCTTTCTGATAGCTTCATTACTATTTTGGTTTACATTATCCCATACATACATGAAATCAGTTTTTCTTGCGATAAAATAATGAGTAACTGCGACAGTAGGTGTTTCACCGGTAACTTCAGTATAATCATTAATATCAAATACATAACATATATCACCTTCCGTTATGTCATTTTGACTAATATTTTTCAATTCACCTACATTTTGACACATTCTAAGATATGATGTCGTCTCACAATAGTTGATACCATCATCCTGGTAGTTATTATCGATTACTGTCGTATTATCGATATATTTACCCCATCCACCTTTTGATTGGTAATAAAAATTTTTCTTATCTAATTCTTTTTCTTTATCAATGTATGGAATTACATAAGTTTTACCATCAGAAAATACATAATCTTTAACTGCAATACCCCAATAAGACTCGTTTTCGTCGTAATTACCCGTGATATCACGTTTATTATTATATTCCTCTATCTTCGAAGTTTCCTTCAATAAAGGAATTACCTTGTAATATAATTCTTTTATAGTAAAATCACCATTACGTTCACTGAATCCGAATAACCCCATCAGCATACGCAAAGAATTGACAGTACCTTTACATTTAAACAATTCTTTAGAGGACAATAGCAATTTCTTCATAAAATTAAGGTCGACATCTGACATTTTTGACGATGTACAATTCAGACTTCCGAACCATTTATAACCATTTTTCTTCAAAAAATCTTCCGTTATACTAATGGTATCAGCTTTATCTAATGAAGGAACAATTGATGCAGCATCCCAGCCACTTACGGATAATTTCTCTGAAATTTCTGAACTTGGCATATTCGAATTACCGTCATATGACGTGCGATTACATAATTTTATGCCATCGGCATATTTTTTAATATCATCAAATACACGTCCACAGAAGTGAAGTATTTTCTTCATTCTTTCGCCACCTTGTATGTTGTCTTCTTCATCTCCATCAGCATATTCTCTCGTATATGTCCAATCAAAATTCCTTATTGCCTCGTGAGTCATATTCCTATAAAGGTTATCAGTCCACAATTCATCGAATAATTGTGCCATATCGTATAGACGGTCAATAAATTCTTCGTAACGTGGTGAACTGATATCGATACTATAATCATTCGTAGGCCAAGTATATGTTTTATTAACATAATAATATGCCATTTTACCCTCAATAGGAGTAATCAAATCATTTGAATACAAAGGCTTTGACTTACGATTAAGTAATAATTTTTCGAAGCCATCCAAATTACTGAAATATTCTTCTATAACAGTATCATTAGGTCTTATCAATAGTCCTGATGACTTTGAGTATGTAAAAACTAAATCATTTTCGACCTTATATCCCTTGATAAGGTATTTACCGTTTATTGTGATTTCAATAATATTAACTTTATCGTATTTGTTCGCATATCGGTAATCCCATTGGTTGTTGGCAGCACATTTTTCATCAAAATAAGTCTTTATGTCATACGACGTTATTTTTTCGCCATTAATCAAATAATCTTTTATTGAATATGTAATCCATCTCAAGGCATTGTCGTTATCATCCAATGTAACATCTTCTTCATATAAGTTAATGTCAAATTGGTTATTAATTATATATTCATTCAATTCAATGAACTTACCATTAGCCGTCATAGGAGGTATTGTCAATTTTTCTTCGGTTACGAATATTGAACCAGGAAATTCATTAACAATATTTTCGACCGAAGTCACAACCATATCGGTACAAGAGCCGTAATAGACATAATCACGTATATCATTAGATTTCTCTACGATTTTTATCTTGTTTGAATCATCCTTTACATCCTTTACATCGTCATAATGATATGTAACTGATGTCGAAGAAAGCTTGTGATGTTTAGGATTACTTATTACATTACTGGTAGTAAACACAAAATTACCGTCGGTATAATAAGGGGTCTTTCCGCTACCGAAATTATACTGACTACCGGTAGTTACCCAATCCCTTTCGTATATCGTACCTTTTGAAGTATTCTGATGTTTTTTTCTAAGTATGTAATTACTATGGTATTTTGTGTATCTTGACATTATGTAAAATTCTATTCACTTAATATTTCATCGCTATTATCTATGTAATCGATGTTACCTTCACGATATTTCTTAACCTCGTATTTATCATTCTGAGTATAATTATCCTTCAATGTGTAATGTTCATGTTGGGTAAATATCTCACCATTATCATTATAAACGGTGACGAGACCATTATCAAGACTACGAATAGTATTTCCATTGATTGAAGTCCACAAACTTTCAATATCATGTCTTGTCATTTCTATTTCAAGGCAAACAGGATCGAATTTAGTGTTCGTAATGATGATGTCCTGTCCAGGACTTCCTATAAATGGAGTCGCATTAGGTTTAAAACTTGGCGAAGTACTAGGGGTCAATGTAATAAATGATAATGAACCACTTTCATTGTAACGATAGCCATTGGCATTAGTGTTTGCCGATGTCAAATTCTGTGATATTGGTTCACATAGATTACTGCTTGTGACTAATCGATAATAGTCCTGCCTATTGCCGTTTCCATCAGTACTTAAATATTCTATTCTATAACCTGTTAAATTGTCACTCCCAAACAATGCCCTGTCTTCAGTAATACTATTCATATTTAAAACAATTCCACGTACATCAGGATACGCTGCCAATGCACCTACATCATATATCGTAGCGTTGATTTCTTTCGGCCTTATGTAAATAGTATATATGCCGGTCTTACCGAATATTGATACTGGCAATGAAAGATTAAACATTCCATTCAACGTTTTATTAACACCGTTTATTGATGTCTCTGAACATGACAGCATAGATACCACATCATCAACCTTTATAAAGTTGCTATCTGAAGTATCATTCGCCGTTCTATCTGTGCGATAATTGTACCATATTTCGACATCCTTGTCAATATCAAGGGTTGAAGGTCTGACAATACCGTATGTATTATTCATTGTAATTTAATATTTCTACTTTAATATAAATAATCAATGTCTTCTTTTTCAAGAATCTTCTTTCATAATAAAAAATCCACCATTAGTAAACAATTCCATATCTTCAAGAGTCTTAACCTCGCTGAACTTTATATGCTTCTCCAATGCAGATGTATTTCCTCTATCTATTCTAACATCAATATCCTTCGAAGGTACGTAGCTAATACCATTAAGGTAATCTCTTCTTACAGTAGGAACTAATACTACATCATCTTCATATGTGCTCTCAAAAGTACTCATTATGGATGTTATCGGAATAACGATATCACTACTATTAGAAACATATGTTATTGATGCATATTGAGTATTAAATTCTAATTTAGTAAAAATATTAAGACCGTCAACATCAATCTGACCATCGGAAATATAATTTTCAAAACCACCTCCATCTATCAATTTGTCTAGATCACCTCCTTCAGAATATGAATAGGTATCCGTATAAATGACTCCGTGAATTTTATCTCCATCATCGTATTTGAAATCACTGAATAAATATTTTACATTACCATCGTCATCAATTTCACTTTTCTGATAAGTTGCTTTAAGATGAGCATCCAACACATATTTGAATCTGATTAAATGCTTATCCCTATCATATGTAATGTCAGTCAGTACATCACCATATGCCATCAAATCATCACCGTTTTCATAGTTAGTGCCATTATGTACTATGTTTCCATAATCGTCATTTAATGTCCTATAATTTGTTACATACCCTTTACGGTAAAAGAACAACCAATCTTCACCAAATGAAGGAGTCTCAGTTTCATCATTAGCGTTCAAATATTCGGTATAACGTCTTAATGATTTAAGTTTACTGTCAGTCGTACCTTGTATTTCTCTTTGAGACTTATTACCAATAGATGCCAATTCCCACGATTTAATGTCGAACTCTATCATCTCAGAATCATCGTCATATTTACCATTACTTACAGTTTTACAACGATAAATGTCATTATTGTATATAACACAATCTCCTTTATGATATTCTTTTCCAGGAATCCATTCTTCAATAGGACTATCGATATAACCGATATCATCAATCGATTGCGATAATAGTATATTAAATTTCAATTTTAGAGAATCGGTATTATTCATCACCGCATATCCATAATATTCCTTTGCGATTTCATTGGCCTTAATCTTCAAATCACCCAATAAATTCAAGAATGTGTCACCGCCCATATTGCGATATTTCTCCTGAAGACAGCAAAGTTGTGACTTATCGTCAATATGACTTTCCTCACATAATTTTTTAATGCTTAAATATTCATTATAAAGATAACTCACGTTAGAAAGATAGACGTAATCTGGTAATAATGTCAAATTATCATCAAAAATGGTTTTATCTATTATTATCTTACCTATCGCTTTCGACACATAAGAATTGACAGTCGAATCAGTATTTTCTTTATACAATTTCATCAATTCTTTATATGACATTATACGTCCATCATTTATCCTCATATTCGGTACGATATGGGAATATGAACCATTATGACCATCGGTCGCATAATGCAATTCACATTCTCCTTCATTATTCCATTCAATATATGGAAATAATGAAGGCATAAATGACAATATATTTTCCTGTGATATCGAATATCTATATTTTTTCATAAGTTTATACCTTGTTACTTATTTTTGCCTCATACATATTAAGTATCAGACAATTATCTTTGACCTCGTTTCCATAATTACCGTATTGGTTATCATCGAGGTAATAAACGTGACATTGTTTTTCTTTATCGTATTTATATTTTAAATGAATATAGGAATACTTGGTATATTGACGTATACCGTATGGTTTATCGACACCTCCGCCATTAAAGTCATCAAGAATATCTTGAAATGACTTTATTCCATTGTTGCCATTATGTTTCTTAGGGTCAACGAAAGGCATCATCATCGGTATTGAACGACCATATCCTGCGTGATTAAACTCTACTTTAAGATAAATATCGGTAGGTATAGTCCCATTATCATTGTCCTTCCACAAATAAAGGTAAAAGCCTTCACTCGAATTATTCGACTGATATTTATCACTTACAGCAAATTGCGAACTTATTCTTAGGTCTTCGTCGTTTACATTACCATTTACTGAATATGGCTCACGATTTACCCTAAGACCATTAAGTTTATTTGTATTTTCGCCTGTCGTAACATTTAACATTGAATATTGATATTCATCCTCTTCAAAGTGTCTCATTAACTTCGTGAATGCCTTACCGGTATCATAGAATATAGTGTAATACGCCAATAAATTTTGGTCTGATGCATTCATCGAGTCATAAAACGATAACCTTAAAAAAGACTTCTTCAATTTATTTTTTCTAAATTTTACATCATTGTTCGTGAATCCAAGGTAAAACAATAAATCTGACTGTTCTGACTTATTACTATATGAAAAAAAACCATTTTCAGTGACATTATCGCCAACATTATCCATTAAATTTACCTTATTATTTGCAATATAAGTACCATTCCAATAACTATCATTATCCGTTGTCCAATTACTATCGTGGCTATGCTTACGGAAATGTAAATTAAACTTTATTGATTTTAACTGGGTTAATTTACCATTCTTTATAAAACAAGGATGATATACGTCCTTTTCCATATCTACGATACTATTTATTGCTTTTTTCTTCTCAGCATCCGTAAAGTATTCATCTATATTGGCATCTTTCTCAAGGTCAGTCTGAAACTGGGATGAGAATGGCAATGATAGATTAAATAATGGTTTATCACAATAGAAATCGGTTGTTACATTATAATAACGTTCATCTGAAGTAAGACCGTATGAATGAAATAAGAAATTATCCCTATATATTTCTATATTACTTATATCTCCGACTTCATCTTTCGTGGATTGACTGAATAATATGCTGTATAACGATTCTACGTCATTTATCGTAACATTTTCAAAGAATTCATTATCGTCATATATGACATCCATCAATGATTTAAATACCACGTCGTTAATATCATATTCACATCTAAGTATCGTATTGTTCACATAATGACAACTAAACGGTATCTTAACAATGCTTCCACTCTCAGTAGTGAACGTAACATATATTATATAAGGATGCTTGGTTTTATCATATTCATTTCCATTCATATCATTCCTCACAAAATAATGACTGTCATTAAAATAAAAATACACATATGCTACCCCGTCTATATGAGTTAAAGATACGCTAACGGGATTTAATTTATAATAACGCTCAATAAAAAATGAAAATGTATTATCAATATCATTCGATGAAGTAATATCTATTCTCGTATTAAATTCATAATCATTATTCAATATCTGTTTATCATCATCACTATTAGGCAAATATACAGTATTTTTTACATATAACTTACCATCTTTATAAGCGTTCGTACCCGTATAGTGACACCTTATCAAAAGGGAATCTCTGCCCTCATAAGAATGCATTTTAAGGACATTAACCTTATCCACGGGTATAATGTCCTTTTCAACTGCACCGTTATCAAGTTTGAAATTATATCTTAACATTTTATATGAGTTTCATCCTTATATTCATAATTACTTTCCTTTTTGATATTTCCAAAGACATCATTAGGGAATCCGTCTTTTGTATACAATCCTAATTTACCTTCAGGATCCTGCCTTTTAAGATAAAAATTAATATCCTTATTGATATAATAATAACCGTTAGCAAATATATATTCAATATTGCTATCATTATTATTAGACGATTCTTCCAAAGGAACAATATCTCTCCATAAGAAAGTGTTTTCTCCCTTTATTTGTGTCGCATATGATGGTATTTCGATATTTTTCTTTAACAGCAGCATATGATTAGTCGTCATATTATTAAGCAAATTTACCAATTCAAGCTGAGGTATCTGTTTACCTAACAATGAATTACCATCGTTATCTAATATATTTTTAGGATCAATCAAAAATTTTGTGCTGTCCATTATATAAACGACCTTTGTCGAATACCATTTGTTCTCTAACGCATCAAAGAAAAGTAAACTATCATTGGATGATAGTTTATGTCTTAATTTCGTGTTAACCTGTACAAGCACTTTACTATTCACTACTGTACAGGCAGAACTTTCCACAATGATAGAATGATGAGAGGATTGTTTGATACCTCCGATTCCTCTTAATGGTATTCTATAATGCGCCTTATAATAATATCCTTCTGGTCTAATTGTATCGCAACTTTCATCAGTATTCAACTCTTTTTCTTCGGCCTTAAAACTGTCTTCACCATTTGAATAGTCGTAATCATCAGAAGTTATTTCATCATAGCGAAATTGTCCTATCCAATTATTTTTATCGGCATTCCATTCTCTCTGTGCAGTATTAAAACGGAAGCAAACGTCAGATAAAACATTCTCGATGCATTCATTAGGATTAAACGATACCACGTCCCCATAAAAAAAGTCATCATCCTTGTTTATTTCACCATCGCCCTCAAGACACATATCGTATGTCGAGATATTATTTAATTTCCTTACATCCGAATATTTTTCACTATCAAGATAGCCACCATACATCATTTCAAATCCGCTGCATAAACGCCCAAAACAATGTGAGTATTCATAATCTTCATCTTTATAATCAGTAGGAAACTTATTTTCAGTATTATACCATTTTTTATATCCTTTGTTATTCTTAATAATTGTAATATACATTTCAGTTAAAGGTCTACCGAGGTTATCTTTTATATTCGATATATCAATACCATCGGTAAAGGTTATTTGTGTTGAATTATCATTATAAACAGTACTTGCGAATGCTAACTGATATTGCTCTTTATCGAATTCTCGGATTTTTCCGTCTTTCAACGCATTTTCTCTTATATATTTCTCGAAATTTTCCTTATCGGAAGCAATTTCTTCAGTCAATAAGGTCTTTCTTGCTTTAAAATTAGGTAACTTAGTAAATTTTCTTATGTAATAAGAACTTTCGACTCCATTTACGACACGATTTAATCGATAATCGACATTATTATTATCAATTTTTCCGATTTCATCAAGAATATCAATACCATTAATAATGAAAATATAATCTTTATTATTAGAATTTATATCACCCAATGAATATATCTTGAATTGTCTATTTGTCCTGACACCATCAAAATATATGTATATACTATCGCCTTGTTTTAAACCATGCCTAACATATGTCTTAATAACTATAACTTCGTTACCATTTATTCCATTCATTTTATCGATAGAACAAATTTTTAAGGCATTAATTCCATAATCACTATTCTGAATTAACGGATGGTCATAATAATTATCAGAAGGATACGTAATACAAATGTCCCAATTATATTCTAATCTGTTTTTGAATGAATTATATTTAGGATTGAAAGAATACAATGTTCTATCAGGATACATATCGATAAATTCACAATTCTTACGGTTGCAAATAACGTGCTCGATTCCAAGACTATCCCATTTGCTGCTATTACTGTTTGCCCTATATTTGTTCTTTAAAGTCGATGAATTGATAAAACCCCACCATCCATTCTGTTCAGATAGATTGGCATTTATACTATCTGTAATATTCAGTATATCGTCGGCTAAATATAGATGACGATTATGTTCATTGCTTATACTCGATATACTGTTTCTCTTACGGAATTTAACATTACTACCATCCGAATACCTCATATAATCTTCTATTGTATTGAAGACATCACGGTCCTTATTGTTATTGTAATTCACGAGTTTAAATGATGTATTACGTAGTATATGATTATTAAAGATATCATAACCAGGTAAATATTTATAATCGATTTCATCTCTTGAATATTCCGTATTCCTAATCATTTGATATCTGTTTGGTGTCGTATTACCATATGCTTTCCCACAAGATTTCGCCTTACCATTATCACCGACAGTTTCTAATTTATCAGATCCCTCATCTTTTATTATTTCCGTCAAAGTATTAAATAGCACATTGGTACAATACGGATTAATAGTCAATATCAACCTATATTTATTACAATTTTCCTTCTCTTCCTTGAAAACTTCATATTGATCAACAGTTTCCTTGATATTGAGATGATGAAACGGTTTAGTTGTCTGCTTAATCTCAATATTGGAAAACGTATCCTTATTTAAAGAATTTACACTATTGGTACTATTTAACTTAATCTTCATTTTTAACTCTCAGTTTGATAAAAGCTTATTACGACGTTTGGGGTATAATATAACTCATTGTCATAAGGCATAGATATATGAACATTCACATTACGATCATTACCAGTTGTTCCATTATTAGGAGGCATACTATATTCTAATATCAAGCCACCATTCCCATCACTCTTTAATTGAACTGTAAGACTATCCTCTGTTGCCCCATTATAATATCGTTTACTATATTTAGCCGTATTGATGTCCCAATTTAAATATGTAGTCGATTCATTAAGTATCTGTTTTATTTTACCTATCTTAACTTGACCTGTATGGGCATTTTTATCGAATCTTGCCAAACTATAGTTACGGTCATAATATATTTCATAACCATCGACAGTCCTATAGTATTCAAGCTGTCTACCGCTCTTAGTATAATTACCGATCAATAATGCCGACTTACTTCTAATATCGTATTCGACTGTTGCAACCTTACTATATACTTTTTTCATCTTGTCCAAAGGCTGAAGTGCATTCAGAGAATGCGCCGCATAAACATTTAGGTTATTAATTGACTTCGTCGATACTAAAGTCGTATTACCAGTAGGTTTAAACACAAAACCTTCCTTCTTCATACCGTCATCACCCTTGTAAGTATTGAATGTTATTGACATATTTCCGCCTTTTCTCCAATTATACCAGTTAGCATAAATATCTAGATAAAGTGTCGTAATTCCTTCAGATACATAATCCTTTGTTGCCAACACATCTTTCCATTTAACTAATGCACCTTCATCGCCAGGCTGCGTGTTATCACCACCATAAATAAGGTATTTATTCACTGAACTATAGTTACCATTTCCACCATACCCGACATAGTAATCGTCCAACGTAGTACGTGATCCGATAGGTATTCCCGAATTGCGAATAACAGTTGCACTATCCAAATCTTTACCATCGTTGCCAGTCCAACTATAAGTGAATGTTAAATAATCAAATGGCGGCAATATAATCTGTTCTTTTCCTACTTGTCTCAATTCACATACGTCGGAATAAACGCCTCCGTCCTTTGAATACTTCGCCTTGAAACGATAATAACGGTCCTTATTAACATCATTCTCCTTGACGGTTATTTTCTTGACATTCTTATTATCTTCCTTTGCAGTTCCATTATCAGTGAATTGTATCTCTAACTCATCAGATGACAAGGCGACCTTTTCAAAGGTAACATCATCTGGTATCACCTTTCCACTATCAGTTCTTAAATAATAAAACATCTTAGTGGGATCGGTGTTATTGTCACCTTCCCCACTGATTAATGTTCTATTTGCATCGGCAATTACCGTATACTTATCCCATACAGGATGTATATCTGTATCCTCGGTTATTACCTTATTCTTCCAATCATAGTCCCATCCGTTGAATAGATAACCTTTCCTAGTTGGTTCCACATAATCAGACTGATTAGGCCAATTTGCCTTATTTCCTTGTTCGACCGTTTCGGTCTTATATATTTTCTCTGCCATTTATAATAAATAATCTAACACATAAATTATATATCATTATCCATCCATCTAACAACATATGATATAATCCATTTAGGATATATAGTACAAGCATGGTCTGTAACAACAGTACCGTCTTCCTTGATAGTAACCGTTGCATCATCGCACTGCCAACCACCGAAACGGACGTTCTTGTCATTGTTTACTGGATCACCTTTTATACAAGTAACCTCACCCGAGGCGGTTATCTCAGAACGTGAATCTGCTGTCGTTCCATCGTTCCATGTACCTCCGTCACATTTGAATGTCACATATTCTATCGTATGCCATATTGCATACCATATCATACTTTCAGTAACGGTTTTATTTCCGATAGGCGTTACTCTTATTTCACCTTCCTGTGGTTCGCTATTCCATTTGGCATCTTTCAGTGTAGTCCAGAATAATAACTTTGCTCCGTCATCATCGTATGCATAAGGTAATTCATATGTAGCATTCTTTTCAAGATATAATACTCTATCGGTATAATCGCTTTCATCTGGATTAATCTCGGTAAAATGATATGTACCTTTACCTTCTTGGTCATTCAGAGACAATAATATACGATATCTATCTTTCTTGACTAACTTCTCTGCCGAAAATACGTGTGTCAAATTCGTATAATCTACGGCCGTAAAGGTAGTCTTTTTCTTTATCATCTTATTACCAAGGTTAAATGGTAATGAAGCATAACGGTTTAATATATCATATGTACTGCTATCTGTTATTGTATAGATAGGACTGTTTGTACCACCACTTAACATTCCGCTTGCAGTAACCTTATGAAGACTATCTATTTCACAGGTCGCTTCCAACGAATAACGATACTTGTTAAAATAATAAGGATTATTTGCGTTCGCATCAAGACCATCGATATAAAAGCCTATCATATTATCCTCACTATCACGGTATTTTGTAACCGTAGTCTTTACTTTTTCAGTTTTAGGAGTACCGTCTTCGTTCAATACCGGGTTTCCATCCTCTCCGATTACAGGAACCTCTGTTTCCGCTTCCTCAGTACCATCTTCTATTTTAGAATATATCTTAGACACTTCTACGACTCCCTTTAAATTTACGAAATCGAATACTGGCGAAATTGCACGACAATTATTCTCTGTTACAGCAACGACATAATATGATTTACCTCCACCAATTTTTGTGAAAATACCTGTCGTACCATATCCACTGCTTTCATTTGCCTTAGATGCGTCTTCAGGATCAGGTACTGTGGATTTTACACCTCCGTCGACATACCTCTGTAAAGTATCTTTACCCGTTTTATAATTGAACAACCTGTAAGAATTGTCATCATTAGACCATTCGTCGGCATCTTTCATATTAATAATAGTATCGATACCGATAAGATTAATCGGATACTTGTCGCCACCGTCAGTAGAGTAAATATAATAATATGTATCACCGGAACTATCAGCATTTGCTAAATTAATTTTCAATATTCGTTCGCCAGTTGTAATATTATTAATAGAACTTCCACTGGCAGTCATTTTCATACCTCCAAAGATAGTCTCATCTATTTGACAGCCATTACTATCTTCTATATTCATTCTTGCTGAAATTGGAGGTAGAGTGGAATAGGCATTAATAACATTGTCGACCTTATAATTCTTATAGGTTTTTAATAAATTAGGACCGGTAATTACACGTTTTGTAGCCATTGACGTACCATCAGAAATGGTATTTATGTTAAATGTTACACCTGATAATGTTTGGCTCTCGAATAATGTCTTTCCGTCCGCATCGACAGAAGTAGGCGAACCATTATATAAGATGCCAGCAAAAAGACCTTCCTTCATTACCAAATTTTTACCATTTAAATTAGTATTAGATGGTTTAAAATAAGGGATATCAGTAATATATGCCCAACTAAGGAAGTTATTTACCAACATTCTATCGATAATATGGAAACCAAAATAGCCTGCAATATTTCCGCTTAGAACATAAGAATCATTTTCTTTGCCTGTCCCTACATTTTTTGATGGTAATGTTTTACCCTTTGAATTAACTGCGGCAATAAAATAAGGGTGCTTATACAAAGATTCCTTGGTACAGCTACTATTAATATCACGGGCGAATACAGCATCCTTAATCTTTGCGTCTGTTAATTTATCACCTCCTCCATAACGTGTATTATCAAAATTTGTTATCGTCGGTATCTTAACATCATCGACTTGATTGTCAGTAGTCAATAATTTACTGTCACAGCCATCGAACGTATTATATTCATCATCCGTTGACACCATTTCTGGTCTATATATTATCGCCGTTGAATATGGATAGTCATCTGTACGTACTGAAACATTGAGCGACAATGAACTCGAATGGCAACTCAGATAGAATGTCTCCTTAAATGAATTGATGAATTGTCTGCGTGCCTCTTTCATTTCCTCTATATTAGGAGCATATTTATCAGGATTTGATTCATAATCAACCATATCATCAATATAATATTCCTTTTTATAGGTGTCATTGTTATTCCAATTAAACAGTCCATTGTCATCTCCTATAAAATCATCGACATTGTCCAAATTAGTTAACCATCCTTTAACGGATCTGCCTCTTGACAATTTTATATTATCTGTCTTTCCACTAATAGTCCATCCACAATCAAAACCATCCTTTATCACGTCATAATCAACATCGTTGATATAAAGCTTATACGGCATTGGCTGTTCGACGAGCAATGTCTTCTCCACACTGTTTTTACTATCGATTCCATTGCACATCTGTGTTACAGTCACACTGTATCTAACATCACCCTTTGGTAGACCGAACACTAAATAGTCTCCTACTTTTCCTAAAAATCCATTACCAGTCGAGGTACCTTTACTATTATATGTCACAGGCGTGTAACTTCCATCATTCGTAAAATCTGAAGTCAATGGTTTAATTTCAACCTTATAGTCTTTCAATATATCGTTATTGAAATATATATCATAAATTACTATTACACCACCTATTTCACGACTATCTACACTATTCTCGATTACTTGAGCAAAATCCTTGGCGAGACCTTTTTTGTCGTTGGCGATTGCCGCCATATTTGCGAAATCAGTCTGTAAAACATTGCTTGGTTGATTAAACTTATCTACGTATGTCTTATATGAAAGATATGGTGCTATCATTCTAAATGTCGAGGTTGTAATTTCACCGTCGGCATCTGTAATTGTTAATTGATATTCACTATTCTCAAGGTTCTTAATTCCGTCAAAGACTATATAACCTTTATCAGTCAATTTTTTTATTTCTTCAGTCGAGGCTTTGTTTCCTTTGAATATTATTTTTTCGGAAGTTATACCATCCGCTGATACAGAATATGACAAATTGGTCGTGGAATTTATTATGACATCATATGGGGTTGCAATTCCACTGGCATCTAATGCCACGTATCCGTCTCGATTTTTCTCGTCATTATCGGTACACCATGAATTAGGACTTACCTTTATTCCTATTGAGGTTTCTTGCTTATCAACAGTTTCACATTCGCTGAAAAATTGACTATTGAATTTCTCTATCGCTGTCTTGCCATTTTTCAAACCGAAATAAAAATAAAATGAATTTTCATAACGAGGGAAACGATAATCCTTATCGTAATAATATGGGTTATTTCCCATTCTGAAAATATAATAATCTAGACTGGCAGTCTCCAAGTTATAATTATTCTTATAATTCACGTCATTTTCATAGCGGCTTGTCCTATCACGCATTATTTTTTCAAGTGAACCGTCAAAATTTTCAGGATACAAGTACCTAAAATCGTATTCCATAAGTCCATTCGTAGTATTCAGTTTGGTTTTAAGTCTGTTTCCATTCATAGTTGCGAACATTGAACGACCATCGATATTATATAATTCATCGTGTGATACAAACCCATCGGCGATTAATAAATCATAAGCATTCTCGTCACCACTCAAATTCTTCAAATTAGGTATATATCTACTTTCATCAAGAGATACCCCGAATTCGCATATACGACTTAAATTAACACAGGATTTAGTTTGCATTTCAATCGTCGAGCAGCCTATTCCATAGAATAAGCCTCCATCAGTTTTACCGAATTCATTTTTATTACCCCAATCGCAGCCGGACATTTCAGTACTTGATGTGTATTTTACATCCATCAAATTTCCATTCTCGTCGAAACTATTTACAATTTCATTATCAGTAAAAAGGATATCAGAAGGTAAATTATAAGTACTGGAATCCAAATTCTTAAAGAATTGAGGTATTCCTTGTGTGTCACAATCATTCAGACTTCCTAATAATACGATATCAGTCGCAAATAATGTCTTAATCGCACCTTTAATACCTGTGATCTCCTGAGTTGCTGTAGGGTCATATTCAACGGCTCGATAATAATATACCGTCTGTCCTAACATTGTTAATTTAGATGAAATCACACCATTGTTGACATTTTGATTCTGAACCCTGTCATGACATTTATTTCCACATTCATCACCATTAACTATCATCATCGTGGTAGAGTTACCGTCAAAGTTATTATATGTCATTTTACGTTCAGGACGGGCAACAGCACAAGACTGCATTAATCTAAGACTGCCGAATTCTCGGTCGGCAGAACACCATTCATCTTTGGCTTTACGTTTAAATAAACCAAACAAAAAAGACTTCTTAGGGGTAATTTTACGATACCATAATGGGGCATATAATGAACCATTTATCCAATCATTATAGAAATTGAATGATGTTGCGTCATTACTTTGGGCTAACTCATTCTCAACACAAGTATACAACTGCGCCGATGAATTTGTGCATCTCATCTGTTCCTCTTTAGGCTTTTTTGATTGTTCTTTCTGACAGTCAGGTCTAGTCTTCTTATCCCACACACAACCGAAAGGTTTACCGCACCCAGGGAAGTATATATTAGGATTTATGCCATCATCACAAAACTCAGATGACAGTTCAATACAGCCAGGAATTAATTTCAGCAAAAATTTGAATGGACAAATTTTAAATCTCCAAATCTTAAGACACAATTTTCCCAACCAGCAAGGTAAATAACCCAAAATAGAAATCAAGTTATTTAAGAATCCGACCAATTTGATAAACATCTTAGTTATTACACAAATTAATCTAAAAGTAAATGTCAATTTAATGCTAAGACCATTATAAGGCATAGGATTATTATCGCCATAATGATTGATTAATTTAATACCTGTATGTTTGCGATTAGTTACCTTACTGTTCTTTTGAAGCCTAGGTATATAATTTTTTACAGTATATACCTTATTCCAAAACATATCACAATAGCTCTCCTCTCTTGTTGCAGAACCGAATTCATAGTCAGCATCAAGATTCTCTTTAAAACCTTCATCATCGATGTGAGGATTGTTAGGTACTAAATACTTGCAACGTTTTCTTGCCGAGCCATCATTAGGCTGTTCATCCATTGAAATTCTGAACCGAACTCTTGTACGAGTAGGTATACCACGATCAGGATTATCACTAGGAACTAAGTTACCGAATTCGTCAGTCATTACATAATCGAGATTCATAGGTATCTGATAACACCATACGCCATCACCGTCAATTACACGATTACCCTTTATCTGAACTTGTTCAACCTTATTGTCAAGGGTTTTCCTGATCATTTCTATTGAACCCTCACCAGTCGTTAAATCAGGCATTTTTCCTACTAAATCGGTACCAGTACAGTTTTTTCCTATGGCATTGTTTCCCTTATCGGTTACGATAGAACCCATAAAAATGCAAGTAGGTTCAAATTTATAATCAATCTGAATATCACAACGTGTAATGCCTATTGTATCACCGTTCTCGGTGGCTTCTCCCCAATAAGGATAAACATATAAGCCTCTGTCTTGTGAATATATCTGCGATAAAGAATTTAAATTCGTATCAGTCTTGAACTTATTCGGACTGTCGAATTGATTAATATTATATCCCTTATATACGAGGTCACGTGGACGCTGCGACCATATACCGATATCGCTTAAATCAATATCTACGTGAAGTTGTTGAGAGCCTGTCGGTATTCCAAATAACATATAATCACCTGCCTCATTCGTCACGGTAGTATATTTCCAATACTTGTCGAAAATTTCCATGACATCCTTGTTATCAAGGACTAATCTCTTGTTTGGAAATGTCCCGACATTTTGGTGACAAGCCTCGTCTATTTCATCAGGTAATAAATTATATCTTACACCGTCGTTATCAGTAGATTGTACCGATGAATAATGGTATAATATATATTTCTTGATGTCTTCGGTCGTTTCATCACCCTCAATGAATATTGACACCTTTGCATTCGGTATACCTACACCTCCGTTGGCTAGGACCCGACCGACGATGACCCCATAATCAGAGGTATAATACTTATATGAGTTACTTTGGTCTAATTTTAACGAAAGTATTTCGAAAGTATCATATGTCTGTGTTAAAGGGACGTTTATTACGGTAGGTTTATCCTCACCAACCTTAGTTCTTATTCTATATGTTTTCAAATCGTCATTCATCAACAATATATCTTATCCTTTATTGAAAAGTTTTCTAAAATCTCTTAATCTCACGGATGGGGTCAGATTAAAAACAAGACAGAATATGACATATGCTATCATAGGAACTGCCATAACGATAAATATTATCGCCATTAAAATACCGAACATTATCTGTACCATCCCTTGTACAGCCTTTACTATTATTCCACCATCTTCATTAAAGTCCTGACCGTCATCGGTATATTTCGAAATCCTATTTAAATTTTTTTTACCACAATTACATCCCATATTTTATGAAATAAAAATGCTAATGTTACCTATATTAAAATAGTACATTAGCATCCTTAAATCAATATATTGCATCTCGTTTATTATCTTGTCTTCACGATTATCTCAATGTCGTGATTCTTATCCCTGATTTCAAACATTGACATTGAATCTCCTATTAAGGTATAGTCACTGGAATCCAAATCTATCTGATTATCAAAATTAATATCGCTTTCAGCATATTCATCATTACAACAATCTGAAATGCTGATCAACGGCTGATTAATCGTATCGGTTGAATAACCGTCACCACCGTTACCTACTTTATTATAACACTTAATCGATACGAGATTTTGCACTCCATCGAGTTTTCCTATTTCCTTTGATAAATCTCCCAAGAAAATATCCTCACCCATCTGATGATTCCTTATGTCCATATAATCATATACCATATCGATTACTCTTTTTGTTACTTCAGATTTACTATATGATTTATCGACATACATCGTTAGCCTGAATGCGATATTAATTATCTTTCCGCTTTTAATTTCAATGAAGTCATTTAACATCTTGTAATGTGAAAGATATGTCTTTATATTATTCGCAACAGTCTCAGCTAATAAGCGTGTCAATTTTCCATTATAATCAAGACCCAATGTATAGATGACAACCTTATTATTTTCTTCATTCACACTGAATCTAAAAGGTAATCCATATTTGGCGGGAATCTTTTGTATTCTTGATTTATAATCATTCAATGTAACACAGCGATTTTGTTCCGCACTGTTATATTTTATCATATGACGTATTTCAGCAGATGAAGGCTCATCTTTACCTCCATATGAAGGTGTCGTATTCGTCACTGACAATGAGCTTCTGACATTCTTTATCTTTCTTGCATTATCGTTATCGTCACAATTTCCGACAATATCCATATTAAGGTAGATTATGGAATTTAACGTACCGGCAGCTATATTTGACATTTCTCCACCTCCGACACGATATAGTACATACATCGTAGTGTTAGTCTCGGGCAAAACCCCCATATAGTCATTTGCTTCCATTCTTGACATCATATATTGCGTAAACGACTTTGCATCTGATGGTATCTCGCCATAATTATTCCTTATACCAGAACCGAATATTATCTTCAGATACCAATTATCTTGATATTCAGTAATAAACTTATTTTTTAATGGTTTCCATTTTCCCCTAACGACTTCTCTTACATCAATATTCTCATCACCGATAATAAATCCTTCCTTATCCCATATTGGATTATAATAAGTTCTGTTTGTTTTTTCGCCGTCAGTTAAAGGGGCAGTCAAATCAGTCTTTTGTATCTCATACCCATACCTCTCTTGTTCCAATAAGTTATCTACTTCAAAATAACGTTGTACTGGCTTATTAAGCTTATCATAATAAGTTTCTTCATCGACATAAAATTCGGCGATAGTAGGGTCAGAATTAAGGTTACTACCCTCTTTGAATATTATACTTTCAACCCCTAATATGTCATTGTCCTGTAATAAGACTTCCATAAAAGGTTTAATATCAGAGGATGTAATAACTTTTTTGTAAATCTTACTTTGTCCTGCACTCACGACGGCTAATTTCTTGTATGTATAACCGGTAATGACCCCATTCGAGTTTCGGTTTGGTATAATTTCACGGTCTGAATAACCATCACTATTGAACTGACTTGCGAAATCAATATCGTTCATCAATTCAAACGTCGTTGAGCCATTCGAAAATAAAGTGCCTCTCTTGATATAAGGGCAATAATTTTCATCTGCCTGCGCAATATTTCCATTACCATTATTTCCTTGCTGGTATACAGGCAAAACACACGAAATCTCTATTTCACACAAAGCACTCTTTTTACCGGATATTCTCAGACCATTGGTTCTTGCCATATCTTGTAATGAACTTATCTGCTGTGCGCTATCTATGTTCGTTTCCTGATAGGACCTATCAATATGGTAATTCAAATTATCACCAATATCAGACAGTACGTCAATCAACCATTGACCTATGCTTGCATCCCCAAAACTATCGAAGACATCACTATAATATTTTCGACTTAATTCTATCAAACTTTTACGATAGTCATCATAATTTCTGTTCGTATATTGTATCTTATTCTCTGACATTACTTAAAATTAAATATTTACTGATTTCGTGTATTCGGTATTTACCCCATTTTGTTTAACCGTATACTTCATATTGACCCTCAAACCGACACCATTATCACTTTCGTTGATTGTTAAATCCTTTATTGAGCAACTAGGGATATACTTTCCTACAGTATCTTTTATCTCTGTTAATATATCTCCCCAAGTCTCACTGTCATTCGGATTAAAAATAAATTGAATTAATCTTGTTCCGAAATTAGGGTCTCTAAGTCTTTGTCCCTTCGGTGTAAAAATAAGATGTACTAATTCTGAATACACCTCATCCTCCTTTGTCTGGTTTAAATCTATTAGAGTATTGTCTGCTGACTGCACTGTAATAGGGAATTTAACGCCATAACGTTTTAAATTAGCCATTTATCATACTATATTATAAAATAAATATAGTGACCTGATCTTTTTCAATCAAGCCACTACAACTTATTAATTCAATTTAGACAATATGAAATCGCCATCCTTGTCTTTTTCCCATATCTTCTGATTCGATGAGCCTCTAAATGCCAAAGTAATGTCTCTCTTATTCTCTATGAATTCACCATCTACAATTACATCAATATATTTCAATATGGACGGCATTGCCTTCTTGATAATGTCCATTGTAAAACCGGTATATAGCCATATATCCTTGTCAGGAAGGATTTCTTTCAGTTCCTTGACCAATTCTACGACTTCATCATATGAACACAGTGGATCCCCACCGCTAAGGGTTAAACCTTTTATATATGGCAACTTGAGAATACTAATTAACTTCTCCTTGATATCATTATCAAAAGTCTTACCGCTATCGAAATCCCAAGTCTGTCTATTCTGACAACCCTTACAATGATGGGTGCAGCCACTTATCCATAAAGTAACCCTACATCCGATTCCATTATTTACATCAGGATATGTTATACTTTCGTAATTCATTTATATAATCATATTTACTAGATAATTTATGTTCACCACAATATCGATAAAGATACTCCATAATTTTATGATTTCACTTCTTGAATATTATCTTATTCTTGAATAATTACAATAATTTAAAGTTTGGTGATTAAATTCGCCAAACTTTAAAAATCTTCATATATCTATTATCGAATTTGCCTAATATGCTTGGTCCTGTCTCTTGTTTCGCATTGTTTGCCGATGTTAAAAGCTGTTGTGTAATTTCCAGTGAGATAACCGGTTACACGTCTTAATCTTTCAATATCAGTACATCCACACATAGGACATTTGTCGTTTAACTCATCAGCGTATCCACAATTCTGACACACATCGACAGGAACGTTGACCGCAAAATAAGGAATATCCTTATCCATCGCATAAAGGACAATCGTTTCAAGGGCTTCAAGATTATACTTCGTTGTTGATGGTAACTCCACATATGTAATACAACCAGCGTTTGAGAATCCGGTCAACTTAGATTCAATATCTATCTTCTCGAAAGGTGTCATTTCTTTCCATACAGGAACATGCATCGAATTTGTGAAATATTCTCGGTCAGAAACATTAGGTATCTCTCCATATTTTGCTTTAAACTTCTTCATTGCCGTATAGCAAAGGTTTTCGGCTGGTGTTAGATATACTCCGAAATTCAAACTATATTTCTTCTTATATTCCTTGCATTTCCTTGCAAACAAACTTTCAATTTCGATTGCCAAATTCATTCCTTCTTCTGACGTATGGTCTGTTCCGATTAATGCTTGCAAACATTCAGCAAGACCGAGTTGTCCTACAGCCAATGTTCCGTGCTTCAATGCAGACCTTATTCCTTCCTCAGGTTTATAACCGAACATCGTACCATTTTCGTACATGAATTTAGCCGACTTAGGAGATTGACTGCAAATCCACTCAAATCTTTCCAGCAACATATCCTTAGCTTCTCCTATTTTCTTATTGAGCAACTTCATAAATATGCTTACGGAAGTATCATCTTCTTGTAATGTATTATTCTTTACTCTCTCACTATACGTCTCCTTTGCTTCCATTGCCAATGTAGGCAATATTATTGTTACAGGGCAAATATTTCCACGTCCATCCTTTAATTGACCGAAACCATTAATATCATAACCGTTATACGTTCTACATCCCATTGTAGATGTGTACGTCATTGGATTATTTTTGTCATATCCTGCATTGACACTCCAATCACAATTAACGTAGTTCGGATATAACCTTTGACTCGTCGACTTCAATGCCAATTTAAATAAATCATAGCTTGGTTCTCCGTCATGTTTATTAACGCCGTTCATCAATTGGAATATTCCGCAAGGGAAAATAGGTGTCTTATGGAATTTACCCACTCCATCTAGAGAACCTTCCAACAAAGCCTTTATAACCATACGACCTTCAGTCAATGTACAAGTTCCGTAGTTAATCGAACTGAATGGCAATTGATTGCCGCTTCTGCTTTGGAGGGTATTCAAATTATGATACATTCCTTCGACAGCTTGTTCCAATTCGTTCTTCGTTTCGTCAAAAGCCTTGATGTACCAATCATTATTTATTTCTCTGATTTTTTCATCGTCAATATGGAAATTAACAACATCGATTGAAAAATCGCCTATCGTAAACTTTTCATCCTCAATTCCATACTTTTCTTTAAATTCCTTACGTTTTTCTTTCTTATACTTGTCCCATTCATCCTTAGTCATTGAAATAGTATCATAGCCTTCTTGTTTTGCTCTATCGAGGATATATTCAAAGGTAAAATGTTTAAAGAATGATTTTCTTACATAAGGCACCATAGACCAATCAAGATGAGTAACTGAGACACCTCCAAATTGCTGCAAACTTTGGATTTGGAAGTACACGGCGAGCAATTGAAATGCTGTATTTATGCTATTAGCAGGACGTATGTCAGCTTGTCTTGTCTTTGCGCCGTCACGATATAGATAATCGATAGGGAGTGATAGGCAATTAGATTCTCCGTCGGCATATGAACCTAAATCGTGTATGTATATTTCGTTATTATTGTGGTTATTTCTTGACTTTCTTGACATACAGTTCTTCAAAGCATAATCTTTAAATACATATTCAGTGACCTCGCCTTTCTTTCCACCGAAGGAATGTTCATCAAGATTTGCATTTTGATTTTGTACATCGGTCGCCATCAGTTTCTTCTTTATTTCCCTTGACAACTTACTATCATTATCTCTGATCACCTTATGTTCATAACGATATATGATATATGCCTTTGCTACGTCTTTATCTATCTCCATCAGACAATCTTCGACATCATCCTGTATATCCTCGATATCTACTACCACATCTTCTGTCTCGTCGTATTTACTCTTTACACAATCAAGCACCCCATCAGGTGTTTCCTTACCGCAAGATTTAAATGCTTTGTCAACCGCATTATAAATCTTCTCGAAATTAAATACCTCTAAAGTTTTGTCTCGTTTCCGAACCTTCATATTTTACTTATTAATCAAATTATTGTATATAATAACTATATCTATAAATCCGAAATTTTCCGTACATTTTCAGTAAAAAACTCCTAAAGAATTGAGTCTCAGCCGAAAAATTTTTATCGGAAAATTTCTCCTTAAAATCGGTCAAGACTAATATTTAGCCAACTATTGCTTATATTGATTTGCGACTTGTTGTGCCACTGCCGACTGTTGTGACGGGTAGTCAATACCATCAAGATTATCACTTTGATTATCTGTAAAATGACAAGTACCATTATTGAAACTGATATTCAGCATCTTGGTATCGTTCATTCTACCTCCTCTGAACTTCTGCACAAAAATATTCATCAAACCTTTTTCAGCCATATCTGTTGTTCTTGCGAATGTGATGATAACATGACCTATCTGGACCTTTCTTACAGAACCTCCGGCTTGTTGCAGACCAACATATTCTTGACCCAACGAATCCTTTGTTCCTTGAATAGGTACCCATAATGCAACATCGAATTCGTGTGCAATAGATTCAAGTTTTCTCATTGTTATACCTTCACGAGTCCACTCTTTATCTGCTGCGGTTTCCGGTTTCTCCAACTTAAGACATTCGAAATAATCAATAACTACCAAATCAGGTTTAAAACCATGCGCAATCATGTGCTTAATCTTGGTCTTGATCTCGCTTGCCGACATTTCGCCACTTTGTGGATGATAGCACGTTACATTCTCCTTTATCATCCTTGCCTCTTCAGCTTTCGTTGTCGAAAGCATATTAAGTACATTAGGTCTTATCTCAGGCAATGAAAGCATACAAGCATCAATATCGGTCATAAAGCCATAATATTTACGTTTTATATTTTTGTCTTCATCCTCGAAATGTATATGTAATACTTTAAAACCGTTATAATTATTTGCCTCACATTTATATGTGGCGGCATACGCTGCAAATCCAGTAGTTGCACTTGTCTTTCCTGTACCACTTGGAGCGACGATAACTCCCAATTCACCCTTTGCGAGTCCACCGTATAATGCATTATCAAGACGTTCAAATCCTGTTGGTATTGCATTTCTATAATCTTCACTCAGGGCATCCTCGATACCGTCCATAGGGTTATAACCTTTATCAAAATTCGTATTTACATCTAAGGCCTTTCTAATTATATCCTCTATTTCATAATAGTTGTCAGCGTTACCTTTCTTGATTATCTCAACTGAACGGTTGATTGCCTTTGTAAGGTTTTGCTGTTTGAAAAATTTTTCACACGTATTTTCGATCAAGTCCATCCCATCTAATTCAGATGTCTTTATCTTTTCAAGAGTCGCTAAAGTCATCTCAACAGTGACGGCATCTGATATCTTGCTTCTAATAAGAGTTTCTAACTCAAAATATGTTGCGACTTTTTCGTCTGTTTCATAACGTTCTTTCATAAATCTTACTATTTTTCTCAAAGTTTCGTCAGAGAACATATTTTGGTCTACAATACTTGCAATCGAAGCAAAGAAATTTTGATCCTCAATAAAACACTTAACCAATCTCATTTGGAATTCCGTTCCCAAATAACCTAAAGTAGTGGTATTTACAATTTCTGCCATTCTACGTGTAACAAAAAGTCAACCCGAAAATATAATCATTAAAGGTTAGATTCGGATTGACAAGGTTAAAAAATTAAAAATATGTTGACAAATTAAAGGTAGCGTTCGATATAATCGATTTGACCTTTTGTAGGATACAAATGATTGAAATATTCATTCGACTTGGCAGATACCGCATTTCTCCAACCGTTTACGAATTCCTTATTATAGGTCGAATATGTATATGCCTTATCACCATCGATGCCATTCTTATAAATCTCATTCTTGGTATATTCATAATCATTGCTGTATGCGGTACTTAGACTATCGCAAATATGCTTGATTATCTGAAATACCAAATCGGGCTTTCCTACTGTCATATGATGAATAATTGCCAATGAGAATGACAATGTTGATGGGTCTCTGTCCTTGTATATTGCGTTTGAATTACTTAAATCAACACCATTTCTTATATACTTAGGATATACATTTGCGTCCCACACTCTTTCATAGAGTATTTTATCATCCATCATGAATGTAAATTTGAACACGAACTCTCCGTCAGCAGGCTTTTCATCCATATAATCGGTAGCCACATTTGTGACAGATGCATAATCAAAATATGTTTTCTTTATATATTCACCGTTACTTAACACACCTTCACCTTCAGTCTGGTCTGTTAAAAACCGAACATCGTCAGTATTAATGGTATCGACATCCTTTGCGAAACCGGTCAGTTTCACAGGGTCATTATTCGTGTACCATATATACACACGGCTCTTTGACACCAAGTCATCTTGAATCATTTTAACACACTCATCCATTGTCTCTTTCAATTCGATAGATTCAACTGAGGCGTAATCAAAATTATTGATCCTGAAATAACGTTGACAAATCACATTCTCATTAATTGAGAGTAAAAATTGAAATTTTTCACGATAAGAAGAATTATCTACCTTCTTTATTACTTTTTCTTCCATCAAATAATTTAATTTAAGAAGTTAAACATTAAAAAATAAAAACTAACTCGTTTAGACGATTCAAATATACTACTTAATATCGATACTTTAATTATGTAGGCGAATTTTTTTGTTCTTTATCGATAATATATTTGAATTCGGTGAAAAAATTGCCGAAGCGTGTAGCATCTCTCAAATCATCGATACCGTTATCGAGAATTATCTTATACAAGTTCTCAATACTGCGCCCTTCAGTATCCATCGGTGCATACATCATCGCCTCTATCATATCTTTCGCCTCTTGTGGCATCATCGGACAATTTGGGTCTGTTAAATCTATTATTTTATAGTTAATGTCATAGATTTTATCCCCCTGTACACCGTCGGTGACAGAATTTACAATATTATCTGCCCATTTCAAAGGTTTTTTCTTTACCTTTGCACGTTCCTCATTGATTTTTTTAGCCCCATCGATGATTTCAGCCAATGTTACCTTACGTTCTTTCAATTGTTTGAAATTTGTAAGCAATGTTTTCTCTCCGAGACCCTTAATACCTTTAATATTGTCTGAACTATCTCCGCAAAGTACCTTCTTCAACGCAACATTCTGATAATTATAGTCCATTACCTTCGTATGATTCTTTGTATTTATGAAATCCTTCATCGATTGGACATAAATTATCACTTGATCTGAAATAAGCTGTGTTAAATCCCTATCGTTGGAGACAATTACAACCCTTTCATTAGGCTTTTTATGTGTCACATAATAAGAAATAAAGTCATCAGCTTCGGTTTTGTCGCATAGACATTGTCGTATACATAATTCTTCGAAACATTCCATCAATACGTCTCTTTGCCAATGGAATATTTCTTTCTGTTTCTGCTTCTCTGCCATTTTTACAGGATCTTGTTTCTTGGCAAAGTAATTTTTCATCCCGTTTATTCTTTTGTTGACCTCTTTCATATAATCTGAAAGATTATCATCCTCAAATACCTTATCACGGTTTGCTTTATATTCGGGATATATGTCATAACGGCTTTGACCTGAATTGTCTCCGTCCCAGAATACATAGACGTATCTGAAATTTCCCTTCCTTAACAGTAACTTTAATTGAAGAAGGCATTGAAATATTCCACCGGTCTGTTTTCCGTTACTTGACACCTTTTTATCAGCGAGTGAAGACAGCTCTAATATATTAGAGCCATCCACTAACAGAGTATTAAACGTCTTATTTGAGATCTGTGGCTTTATCTTCTGGATCCTCTTTGGTATTGGTTGTGACATTTTTCAATTGATGTTTATCGGTTGCTGGTATTGTGGCATCGACCACATTTTTATCTGACTGAGCATTTATTGTATTACTAAGAATTTCAGTTTGTGTAGGCTTCAAAAAGACACAGAAATCACCAGTCGGCAATACAATAACGTCCTTTGTGGTATCGAACTTATCCAATTCACTCTTGCTCAACGAACGGAAATCATCTATCTTTGAAAAAATTCTTACATTAGGTGGAGAAACAAGATTTGCGTTCTTTTCTTCAATACCATCCAAGGTAGTTCCACACATCTTCATAAATGTCATAAAAGGCAAATTAGACGATTTCTTTTCGTTAATCTCATAATATGCCTCTTTAATTAAATTAACTTTCATAAAATAAAACAATTAAATACACATTAAACTTTTACGTTACAAAAATACTACCTAATATCGTACTTTTTACAGATATTCTATTTAAAAATGTTAAGAGTAGGAGATTTTTCCCCCCTACTCTTATTTATATCTGATTTTGTTATTCTTCCTCTTCATCAGTAAATACGACATCTTCGATATCAGCCGTCTTATTTGACTTCGACAATTGTTCATTCAACTGTGCCAACATATCACCGATATGTTCTTTCTGATATTGTGGCAATTCTTCCTTGTCGATAAGACCATGAGCAGTACATATCATATTACCCTCATAAGTAACATTATACGGACTAGGAAGGTGGTTTTTAACAACTTTAATCTTAGTCTCAAGACCATAACGATAAGTCGCACCCTTAGAGACTGCCTTAAGTTTCTTTGTACCGCTTGTCAATGCGCCTCCTACGTGGACTATCAATCCGTGGCACGCATAAAAGAATGTATTTCCATTCTTATATTTAACAGTAGGAGCAGCCATTGGAGCAGTCATTGAATCAAGCCAAATCTTACTGATAGCTACCATCGTATTGGTATAAGATGATGACATCTTACGAGATGACGGTATACGATTATTCAGAATATTAGAGAATGCGACACTCACAGAACCGGCATCAAACATATTATTATTCGTCACTGACTTATATGATTTATATGAATTAATCGAACCGATAGAGTCCCATACAAAGACAAAACCCTGGTCAATTTCTCCATTATCCTGTGCATCAAGTAATTCCTTCATACTTGCGGCGATATCTTCAATAACGGCATCCTTTCTCTTATTTTTAGTCTCCTTACCGGTTGAATAATCATATTGTCCATACTTAGCAGCAAGGATGTTATTATTAAAGTAAATGAAATCACCATCGTAAGTTATTATTTGATTCTCTTTCGTATATGTAACTTCACCAGTCTCAGGATCAACGTGTTCGACATCTCTCTCAGCATATACAGGAGTTGCCTCGAATCCCATATCAGTAAGATATTTCCAATCCATGTTATTCTCCGTATCATAAATCACAGGAATAAACCCCTGCCTCTGTGCTGAGACTAGGACATGATTTAGAATCGTCGTTTTACCAGTATCAGAGAAACCACCTATCATACTTATATACCCAATTGGAAAACCTGTAAGTCTAGTCGCCTCTTGAAATGCCTTTGGCATCACCAACCAATCCATAGGTTTGTCGGCATTACTTACCGCAAGATTTGCAGCAGTAGCATTTAAGCCTACTTTCTCTTTCCACGCACTGATTCCTTTCTTCTTAATACCCGCACCTTTTTTAATTGCTTGTTTCATAATAAAATCTTTAAATTTGCATTACTTTTTGTTAATTAACTCACTATAACATTTACGACACATCGTGACATAACGTTCATTACCGCCTGTCATTATCTGTTCACCCTCATTCACAACATCGCCATTATCGTCTACCCTTGCATTTATAATCGCCTTTCTGCCACATTTACAAGATACCTTCATTTCTTCAATATTATCAGCGAGTTCGAATAAACGTCTTGAGCCATCGAACAACTTCGTCTTAAAATCCGTACGCAGTCCATAGCACATTACATTAATATTTAATTCATCTACTATTTTTGCTAACTGATCTACTTGTTCACTTGTTAAAAATTGGCTCTCATCGACCAGTATCCATTTTAAAGGTTTATTAGGATTGTTATATACCTTAATTATACGGTATATATCATCCTTGATGTCGATAGAAAGACACTCCCGTTCAATTCCTACCCTCGATTTAATGATTCCTTCATCACGGTCATCGATAGACGATTTTATACAAATGAAAGGGATATTATTATTCTCAAAAGAGTGTGCCTTCATTAATAAGGACGCACTCTTCGAGACATTCATAGGACCATATACATAATATAACTTAGCCATATAATATCATTTAGAACGGTAATGGATCACTATCATCATCAACGGTTGCATCTGTTGTAACCGTAGGTTGAACCATCTGTGATTGGTTTATCACATTCGACACTGGTGCCACAATATGTACGTCACTCTGAGGTGTCGCTTGTGGAGCATTCAATATCTGCTGTGCAACCTTATTGGCCTCTTCATCTTGTTGTTGTTTCACTGATACAGCGGTATCTCGACCTTCATATTTACCAGTTTCTTTATTTTTTACCGGAATTTTACCTTCTGCGACAATTGAAAGATAATCTGAATGACGAATACTGTATGCGTCAGTCCACTTTTTGCCATCATTAATCCATTTATTCGCCTGTTCGACATCCTTTGACAATGGAGAAGGGAATGTTGCATCGACGATATTAATTGAAACCTTATCGGTCGATTTACCATCCTTTGTGAATGTTCTCTTTATTTTCAACACCAGATCCTTTCCATCGTTCAAATCAAAGATATTATACATCGTACCATCAGGTCTCGGTTCTTTACGGGCACTAAAAATATTCATCAACTTATCGTAGATACCTTCACCTTTTGAATTTTCATTAAATCTCCAAAATTTCGGTCCTTCGATTTCATTATCACGGTCGATTACTCTTACGATGTAAGTATTTTTCGCCTTGAAAGTACAAGCTTGCTTGAAAATAGTCTTTGACTCCTCTTCCTTGCCTTCTGAGCGACGTAAATTGGCTAATTCAAATAATTCATTTGCCTTTTTGCACAATGGGCATCCATTTGGATCTTTTTCCTCAATATGCGAATCATTCAAACAAACGAAAGATTTAAAACCACTTTTTGCGATTTCCACTGGTACTTTAAGAGAATGAGTTCTCAAAACCATAAAGATATTAGGGTCAGTACCACTTACAGGTAAAATTCTAATACGAAGAGTTTTCTCATTTACATTCTTATCCAATTGTGTGTTCAAATACAATTTCGGGTCAAAATTGAACTTCTTTTGACTGTCATCGTGTTTTCCTTGTGAGTTTCTGTATTGTGCCTCGATTGCATCAATACTTGTGTTGTTAATTAATGTTTCCATATTTTTTTTTACATAAAATAAATCAAATACCTTATAACTATTAAACGTTGCGTTTTACATTTCAAATATACTACTTAATATTGCATTTTGAATAAAATTACGGGGAAATTTTAAAAAATTAACTTCTTTAATCTCCCCATAATATAAATATTAGAAATTTAAGAAATCGGACAATTTCATATCGTCATCAAAAGAATCAGATACATCCTTATAATTAATGCCATTTAAGTCACTGTCCTTTATCTCGAATTTTTCTTGTTCCTTATCTGTCGGAACGTCATTATCAAACATCACGTCATAATTAGGGTTATCCTTTACCTTTTTCTCCCAATATTCTTTTGGTTTCTCAGAATATGGATATCCAGCTTGTGAACGTATATTCAACTGTTCCTCTTCCGTCGGATTACGTCTCTCGAATTCTTTCTTAAATGCCTCGATTTCCTGATTCTGTTTATCGATGGCATCATTGTACTTACTTACCACCTTCAGCAATCTAAGCAATTGATGATTCACACCATCTACCTTTTCTTCGGTCTCCTCTTGTGAATCTGTAAGATCATCGACATCGATAACCTCATCATCTGGTTGCATTTCGTCAGTTCCAATCCCATTATCAGTAGGCATATTATTATCCATTTGTGGTGGTACGGGTGGTATTGCATCTGCCGAGTTATCTACAGGAGGCATCGATGATTGAGTATCTTGGTTCTGATATTGTGGCATTGTCGCATCCATGGTAGACTGTTGCGGAGCTGGTGATGTCCCATTATTATCTAATGCTGGTTGTGTCTGATTACCATCCATCGGTTGACCTTGAGCCATAGGGTTACTTCCATCGTTATCCGTCTGTTGCGGATTACTATTTGTATCATCGTCACCTTCCTCGGTCAATGGGGCTGACGTGATGAAAGTATATTCATTTATCTGCTTAAAACGATTGACGGCTTCAGACAGCTTGTATTCCTCAATAAGTTTTCTGTCTGCCATTGTATTTAATCGTTTAGCATCATCTTATTTTCCTCAGTCAATACGATTGTACTATTCTCTGTACGCTCAATTAATCCTTTGTCCTTCTTCTCAATCTTTACCTTTCTCTTAGGTGCTTTCACACCTGCTAATGCCTCTACTTTGGCAAGTCTTTCATCATTCATATCGTCAGTGTTATTTATTTCATTATTTTCGACTTCATTTACCTTATTTTCATCTGTTTTTAACGGTTCGACATTCACTTTATGAGGAACCGCCGAATTCCTTAAAGGTCTAACATACTTCTTTGACGGTTTTTTACCGAAAAATCTTTGTACCATAACTTTAATTAATACCTTATAAAGATAAATATAGGCAAAATCTAAAAATAATCATATAATATTAGATTATTATGTATTTTGTCACTGATTAATCTCTTTACCTTCGTCGGTATTTTGGTGAAATTTCTAACCCATTGAGTATTCCTAAATTTTCTTATGTTTCTTTCGATACTCGACTGTTTTATTCCATAAAACATCATTGTCCCTAATGAAAACCCCCATACTATCTTAAAATGAGGACTGTAAACATACAGAAAATTATTATTGTCTATATACGCTATCTTATAATCATCTGATTTTGTCAAATATATAAGTATTTTTTTAGTCTTCTCCATTGAACAATCAATATAGTCAACATATTGATATTCAACTTTATCAATGATATTGTCAATTGCTTCCAAACTGAATTTATATATATCATCTTGGAAATCAACACCTCTTTCTGTCTTACTGAATGTCCACCATAAATTCTGCTTATGGTACGACTTCTTCAATATATTGAAATCCTTTATATATTTCTTGGCATTCTTATATCCTATAATAAGAGTAGGGAGAGATTTGTCTATCTCATCCATACTCTTACATTTATTTACTTTAATATCGAACTTGACCCTTGTCAAATCCGTTATGACATTTGCCAATACTTTTTGCATAAATTGATAATTTTACATTAAACGTCGCAAATATACTACTTCATTCTGAATTATAGAGAATTTATATAATTTTTAACTTCTTGTACCGAAGGATTATTATTATCATTATATACATTATGATAATCACCATACTTCGTATTGATTATAAATCTACGCCATCCCTTATTATCATTGATAACATGACTGCCATCTTTACGGGTCGCATTTAACATATAATTACCTATTAATTTCATCACTTTATTAAACGCCTGTTGTGGAGACATATTATTTAATGAATCAATGATATTAGTTGTAACGACTCCAGGTATAAAGAAATGTCCTCGAGCATATATAATCGCAATATTTGGATCTTTCAATTGTGAAGCCTTTCCTTCATCCCAAGACCATTTATAATAATTCTTATAATTATAATCATTTCGTTTCGTCTTCTCGTGATACGTATTCCACGCATTATTCTGTATTCCATAACCGTGAGGTGTAGCGGCTGTTGGCTTCTCACCACCTTCGAGTTGTATCGTCCATTCCATCCACCTATTAAAGGCGGTACTATTCCCTTTACCGAAATGTTTATCCAATACATCATCAGAATAACCGCTATAATTCCAATACTGCTTCTTGAAACTTGTCTTATCATTATGATAAGCTTTTCCTGCGGTCTCATCAAATTTAGGGTTTACTTTTTTCAAAAAATCATTAGGATAAAATTTATCTATTTTGTCGCCCGCCTTCGTCGTTATCATACAGCAATTACGAACAGTTCCATTGTTACTTAAAACACCTACATGTAAACAATTATAATAATCGTATTTACCAGGTCTCATATCACTGGCATTAAAATACTCCAAAATCAATTGATCTATCTCATTCAGGTGCAAAGCTGCTAATAAATCAGTAACCTTGGCTAATTCAGGCTGAGCATTTTGTCCAGAACCTTTAGGTGTATTGACACAGTTACCGTTTTTATCATAATATCCAATAGTCAAATCCATTGCGTTACCGTGATCATGTGCCGATTTACCATTACCGAACCTAAGCACATTACTAAGTACTACATTCCATTTCATCTTTGGTTTATTTTCTGGTAATAACGCAATTTCTTCATAAAGACGATTAAATAATGACACTAATTTTTCATTTCGTGTAACCCCATTTTTTGAATCAATAATTATACCACTTTTATGCCTTGCATAACCGGTCTCTTTATCGTGATACCAATCCTTTGTCCAATTATTAACTTTCTTATAGTCATCTGTAAAATACGTACCTCCACCATTGTTATAATCACCACTATTATACTCATTATTTCTGGTATCACAGTCAGGCTTTGATACAAAGAATGAAGTACTGAATGGTTTAGGGAAACGGCACAATTTCATTCCTCTGAAAGTTGTTGTCATATTACCAGGTGTCATACTATGCGTTACCTTATATATCATATAGGTTCCCCTCCACATAGGGACATTAAGCAATTGGAAATACATCAGAGGGCATATCTGTGCATTACCAAGCATCTCAACCTCACACTCATACGAATAATTCGTGTAAACATTAAATACGTCCTGTCCAGTAAATGCGATTTTTCTCTCACTAGACTTACCGACACTAATCAGATTATGGTATGTCTTAATTGCTTGTTCTGTCTGTACAGGGTTATTCATATCAACCTTGATATTCTTGAACAAATGTTGATTTTGTCTTGCAAAACTAACCCCGAATGAAGGTACCTTATACCCTAATCTTGTAATGGTATCGTCTGAATTTTCCAATAATCTATCTGATTTAAATATTGGAGGTGCGACATTGAATCCATCTGTGTGTGACCATATATCGAAACTATCATATCGAAAATTATTGATATTCGATGGTACTTCAGACAACTTATGTATATAGATAATTACAAATTTATTATTATTCTGCGGAGCCGGTATTTCATTATATGGCATCGGTCTGAATACTTCTTTCATCGTCTCAATGTCAGAATACATTCCTTCCTTATTATGTCCATCTGTCGTATCTTCGCCAGTAAAATGGATAAAATCAGGAACCGCCATAAACCAACAATCATGATCCTTGCATAAATCACCTATGAAACTATACAGACTCTTGTCTGTTGCTGCACCCTTATAGGCATCTATCACCTTTTGGCAATTCAATGGCAGACGATAATACGTATTACGATAGAAAGAATCCATAAATATGAAGTCATTGTCAAAAAACGTAGATACATCATATGTATTTTCTGCCTTTCCGACCAACCATCTATCCCATACATTCTTTAAATAATAATAAATCGCTACACATAGATTCCTATTATAATTCAATCTGTCATTTTGGGTAGGACTTAAATTACTGTCAGTAGTCATAATCTTAGATGTAGAACCCACGATTTCCTTCAATTTATCCGTAAAGCCCTTAACGTATGCCTTAAACACGCTCCTATCAACGGTAACAACATCATTCGAGGAAGTTTTACTATTATTGCCCATTACTCTCGCACAAGAATCAGAAACGAGACATTTTCTAAGATATATATCTTTTAATTTAGACTGCATATCTTTATCATCCTCATTGAATAGCATCTTAAAGCCATAAATACCTTGAGTATTCTTTCCATTTTCAACGGCAAACATACGATATCTAACGACAGAGCCATTATTCATACATATGCCATTATTACGTATCCATGTCATGCGCTCTTTCAAGGTATATATCTTCTTTTCCTGCCCAACGGGTTTACCATTCCATATATTCCAATATATTTCGGCATCTTTGCATAAAGTTGCCGGAGTATATCTCTGTACTAATTTATTTTTTTTGCCGTCAGGAATATACCAATTACTAATCTCACATGAATTTTTAATTGTTCCGAAATCATCCTTACTAAAATTCAAGAACATCTCGACCAACTGTTCCTCAATATTATAATCAATTGATGAATTACCGCCCAACAGACTACTCAAGGTAACGTTATACATATGAGCTGTCGTTGCGTTATTGTTTCCTACAGTAAAATAATATTCTCCGTTCAATCTAGTGAACAGGGCATATTCCTTTCCGCAAGGACAGTAATTTTTATACCCATCATTATATACAATAGGATCCTTTGGCTGTCTCTTTCTCCACAATAAACCACCTAATAATAACAGATATCCATATGGCACACACTCTATACAACCACTGACCTTATTTTTAGAAAAGACATTTAATATATTAGCATAATTGTACTTAAATGTATGTAAGAATAACAACGCTTTTACATTTCTCTGAGTATCTTTATTCTTTATTTTTTCATCTTGTAAATAATAGAATGGACTACCGAAAATATTTACATTAAACTTAATACTGTTATTTTCGTAAAAATATTGTTTCAAATCCTGTATAACTAATTCATCAGTAGATACCGTATTCGACCCACTATTTGTTGTCACGGTCCACGTACCATCTGGTTTACATTCTACACTATTTTTATGCTTTGTTGTAGAATACCATCCATCAAAATCAGGTAACTTTTTACGGGTATTCTCATTCTTCAAGGTAGGATTTGCCGAATCAGAACTTAATTCGGTCTTAAACAAATCATCAGTATTAATTCCTATTGTACCGAGATTGGCACTTAGCATATTCTTAACATTAAAAAATCTCGAGTATCTCTCATCACTGACTTTCCAATATTTCTCAGTGAATGTCTTAAGCCCACTATTGTCCGTTATATCATAATTTATTACCTTTACACTGCCTTCATTTAATTTTACATAACGATTAACTATCGAATTTACGTAATCACCATCAGTAAAAATATTGAACATATCCAATGAGGCACTTTTTTTATTCAAACGGACAGTATCAGATGGATATAAAGTATTCTGCATTACATCGACATCATAGTTATTCTTCTGATATGTAGGAACAAAATAAGGTTTCCCTCCATCTACATCATATACATAATCCCGTTGATAATCATTATAATTTCTAAACTTGGAAGGTATCAAAGATACCCCTTTCTTATCATAATAATGTACCCATTTACCATCCTTAAAAAAAGGGTGTCTGTCGTTACTCACGCCGTTTACTTTAAGAACTGTTTCGAATTTATGTCTTTCTTTTTCAGTGTTAGTCGATAATACACCGTATTTGTCGTAATTAGTATCACATTCGGAGATACCTACTATAATATTGGAAATATCATCATTACCAGCTTTATTTAAAATATTACCTTGGATAAGACCTATCGAACCTAATGCGTTATAATAATTGTATGCATCAATATTACCCAACAATTTAACTGTAGGTATATCATTCTGCATATTTTTAGTCATTATTCCAAATAATTGTGCGGCTCTAATAGACAAATAGCCACTTAATTCACTCAAAGATGCTTCTCCTACACCTTTGAATACATTTCCATTGTTATTGAAATCACAAGTCGTTATTGGGAAACTGTTTAATTCTGTTGATTCACCCTTTTGGCCTTCATTAGATTCCTCGATTGACTGTATTGCCATTTCAAAGCCGTATACTACTTTTTCCTCGACAAAGTCACCTTTTAAATCACCAGGCCAACCAAAGGTCTCGGCATCATCCTCGATAGTAACATTCTCACCATCAGTAGTCGTCGCCTTTGAATTAATAATACCTACCCACGCAGGTACTGTTACATCTTTATGGTCTCCACTATTTACAAATAAATCTGTCTGTGACTGTATATTATTAATACCTAAGACTGAAGGGCTTCTAAGACCGTTCAATGCCTCAGACTGTATATCCTTCGATGCCTCATACATTATATGACAGAACGTTTCAAGATGACAGAATAATAGTTTAAACACATTACCGATATAAGGTTTAAACGGAAGAATGCTGGTAATATCCTCGTCTATTGATTGTGTTATTTCCTTCTCCATTCTGTTTTTTGAAGCTTCCAAATTCTCTACATTTGTAGATATATCAGTAATCAAAGTTCCGCAATCAATTATATACATATAACGATGCAGTATGGTTCCGTTCTGTTCTCCAATACATTTTATTATTTGATGTACTGAACTATCAGTCAATGTCCTTCCGTCATTAAACTTCAACCGTTTAATGCCAGTATCCGTTAATCTCTTTCCTTTCAATTGATTAAACCAAAAGGTATTTCTATTTTTGAAAAAAGCATCAACCCCTTTAATATCGAGTGGACAATCAATATCCCATCCATTAGGCATTTTTTCCTTGCCTATCATGGTACTACTAAAGGCATCATTATATGTCTTAACAGCTTCGATGAATGACTTATATGTTCCGCTTGCGTTAATTAACTTTATGTCCTCTTTGTCAGAAAATATTATAATCTGTCTCTTTTTATCAGCTTCATTCGTTGTGTCAATATAATAATTGTTTACATCTTTTAATAAACTCTGATAAAAAGTATTAAAATTATTTAATATATTATTTAATAATGTTTTTTCTTGCTGAACAGCACTCAAGTCACTGTTTGTACCGTCTGAAATTGCTGACTGTTTTTCGTTGTACTCAGATTGTGCATTTTCGATCATGTTGAAAAAATAACTTAGACGAACGGGCTCTTTATCCGGTTTGCCATCTTCACCGAGCATCTGCCATTTAGGGTCACTTTTATGTTTATCCCAATATTCAACACCGACATAAGGATTATGTGGTGCAGCAATCAAGTAATCCAACGGTATATCAGTCAATAAGGCATAAGAATAACCTATAAATGAGACTGTAAATTCAAAATTACCTGTCTGTGAATTAAGTTCTGCCTTAAAATTACTACAAGCCAACTGATAAGTTACTGGTTTACCTAAGAAACCTTTAATTTGTAGCTTAAACTCAGGATATGGTATCGTAGCGAAACATCCGAATACATTATCGGCAGTCAATTTATCATTATAATGTATTGCTTCTTCTCTACCGAAGAAAGCAGAACCCCTTGTATCGACGAATTTAATCGATACCGTAGGAGTATACCAACTTTCGAATGAAACATTTACTTGTTCGACACCTAATCCTTCAATTTCCTCACCTTCGAAATAATGGTCAAATGATATATCCGTGTAACTTGTCGTAAGTGAATTCGTGCCATTTCCTACGTCATTGCCAGACATGAATGTTACCCATGAAGGAGTACCCTGCTTAGGAGCACTCGTCCATGATATTACCCACTGATAATTACCCTTATCATCTACTTGTCCACTGTTTCCACGCACCTCATTACTTCTGAAACGAGAGGCAACCTTGACTATCAAATCAAACGCAATGGAAAAATCTTCATATGGTGGTGTTACTGGTATACCATCGATGCTGTCAAAAACATCATTTGGTTCTACATAACATATTCTATTGATTCTTTCTTCTTGACCTATAACATCTGCCATTATATCGTTTACAATTAAATTAGTTTATACAATTTGTCATTATAAAAATAACTAGTGTAAACCTCGAAATCAATCAATAAACATAATCAATAAGCCATACTTTATAGACCGTACCATCATGTTCACCTACCATTTCTGCTTTAATTAAATTATAAGGTTCGATATCCGTAAAGGTGTAACGATAGGTTCTACCTGAAATTTCTGACGGTAGACATCTTGAATAGAAATTATACCATTCCGTTAATCTCTCAATATCATATATGCCATCATACAGATACCAAAGGTTGATATTCAAGTCATTATATTCGCATGCGTATTTACGGTTGCTCCCAGGTCGTCGATACGTATTTCCACCGATAATATCATACCAAACATCATATCTGTCGTCTACAACTTCCTTTTCGACCCTCTTCCCATTGATGAACTCACCAATAAATGAATAATTGGTTTCCTTCACTATCTGTCTTATATCATCCTTATACGGGTAATCGTATGTAAATCTTGTTACGTCTTTTAAATACCACTCCTTCGTTCCGGACAAATCCTTGTGAATTCTTTCCACGACATATCTGTCACTATCCAAGACATAGGAATATACTGAGTAAGGCTTTCTTTTGCCATACTCATCATAGTCGGTTCTATGCAATCTGCCGTCTTTGTATTCCATACGATTATATAATAGGTAGCTCTTATGATTTGCACCACTGTTTCTTAATATATCGACCTTTACCAGACAGCATTCGTCATCATAATAAAAGTTATACCTTATTGTATCTTTTCTATGCGGCACAAATGACGTAACGCTATGAACCATCTTCTTGCCTTGATGGTTTAATCTTTGTGCCTCAGATAACTGAAAACTAAACGACAAACACATTATAAATACAAAAAATCTCATAACGATGTAATATTATACGGTTAATAATATTACAAAGTTATGAAAAATTATGTTATCCTCCAAATATTTTAAGTTAATAAATACTAACTAATGAGATTCTATATAATTGTTAATGGCGTTTTCATAACGATTTATCGCCGTATTCAATGGATATGGTATCCTTAATACTACACCATCAGGTATTGAATACTCCAAACTGCCGTAAGAAGGATTTGCCATCATTATTAACCATCCATAATTTGCATCGTTGTAATATTTGTATGATAACGTATCCATACGCATAGTATCTTTTTTGAATATTACAGTAATATCAGTGCTACTTGGAGTTATCTCAACATTAGGCATAATATGGCTGCTATTTTCACCTCTGAAACGACTGTATCTATCATAATATGGCATATTTTGTTCAATTAATTACTTTATTTCTTTTTTCATTTCTGTAGTATAGGCATAACTCTTGTCAGTTTCAAGTTCACTTATACCAGTTATATAATTCTCCTTATACGAAGGTCTATCAGCACGATTATCATACAACCTTGAATTGGCATAGTAATTAAATGTCATTGCATTCTGCAAACGTTTAACCGGTCCCGCAAGGTCTCCACCTCCAATAAATTTGAAACTGATATTCACATGTGCCAACAATGGTTGCATACCGATGCCCTCAGTATTAAAATCCCAGCAAAGGGGGTCGTAATCAATACTAATATTGTCAATTACTATTAATTGGTTATAAAAATCGCCCAAACGTAATACACAATACGGCGCACGTCCGAATGCAAGGTTATTTGCTGATTTCGCTTGTCTATCAGAAGCTCCTATAGTATTTCCTTGTCTAGTACATTGCTGCAAGAAAGTTAATCTTGCATTAAAACCCTCAGGTGTCATACTATGAAAGCAAGGGTCGAAATATTGTATCTTATCCATCAGTCTATCATACACCGCCGGGGCTTCATGTTCTAACTTTTTAAAGAAATAATACTCTTGATCATATCTCAGATTATTATATTCTTGAGTACTTACTCCTGTATTTTTCGCATTAAACTTGTCTAACCATATTCCTTGCACCCGAGTATAATACTTTGTCACTCCATTTTTATTTGTCCTACACTCGGCACTGTTAGGATATATTGCTTTAGCTATATAATACGTTGACGCTTCTACCTCGTGCCATCCGTCATTATTAACTTCAGCTAAGTTACTAACCGAATTTTGGCTTCTTGCCGATATACTTCCAAGTTTGTTCACTTTCCTAACAAATTGTGTCTTGTCATCCGATAAATACCAGATATCACCATTTTCATCTTTATATGCCGTTTTCTGATTTTCATCCTTGATTTCTGTATATCCTTTATATTTTATATTCTCGCCACTATCACTTTCTGCCAGAGTCGTTGTAACTTCACGTTGGAATGTTATCATAACCTTTGCAGACCTCCACTTCTTGGCGGTTGAACCACTGACATTTAATTTATCTGCTGAATTCACTGCCTTTGATGACTGTGAGGTTGATTTCTGTGAGATATCATTAGAGAATACATCACTATAACGTTTTTCCAACCAATCAATTACAGTCTGTCCACGATTAATCGCTAATTTATCATTTCTTGTCGCTGAGACGCTTTTCTTGGCATTAGTTCCGGTCGAAGTTGTTTTATTTTTATCGTGATTATTGGAATAACCTATTGTTTCCACACTAACGACCTTATATTTACCTTCTACCCGGCCTTCGGTCTTCGTCTCATCACCATAGAAAATAGTTTTTAATTTATCTATTCTTTCAGTTTTACTATTCAGACATCGTTTAATAATATTATCTGAGATAGTTTCATTCTTTTTACCTTCCAATGCCGCAGCCACCTCAGCAAAACTATACAATACGCTTTTATTCTCTTCGTCAGCAGGGACATCGAATAACTTTCTTACAGCATCCGCATCTGAATTATAAGCAAATGATTTTGTGTCAAAATAGTTATCATCATTAAGTAATGTTTGGTCATAAGTATTTATATAATACTCACTCTTAGTTGCCTGTTCGTATTTACCATCGATACGATAATACCATTTTTTGTTATTTGCCTGATATGAACTTCTATTCTTTTGATATTGCCATATCGGTTTTGTGCCATGGATGTAATTATACTTATCCGTCATACCGGCATAATTAGAAATACCTTTACCATCGTCTGATATTTCATATCCGTGACCATTATTCCACGTACTGTCTTCCGATAACATTTCAATAGTTAACGGTATATCCTTTGTAGGTGCATTTTTATTATCCCCATTAGACTGCATCTGGGCACCAGAACCAGCAAGCAAATATGCGACTGCCTCGACATTACTGCCTATATGATCATAATATCCCGAGTAGTTGTTAGGATAAAACACATAGAATGTCAAAACCAATTCCTCAGTAGTTTTTTCCTGTTTTGGTTCTCTTTTTTCAGGTTCAGCCGTTACTTTAAGCTCTTCCTCGACGACATTCTGTATATATTCATCAGTTAATGGCGTAGGCTTAACATAATGCAACAAACTGCCTTCATCTTCGGGGTTTCCACTGTCACAGCCAGCAAAGAATCTAAGTAAATCACTATCCCTTACCTTATCCTTTACATCGTCTGCGTGCCATCCTACATAATCAATTATCGAAGGGTGGTCTACGACTAACATAAAAGACAAAGTACCAGTCCTCGTGGTATTGACATATGTATACACATCTTCACCACGGCCTATAAAAGACTGTGTTCCCCAATTCACATTAGTTGTTTCATTAAAATCAATTCCATAAGGTGGAAACCACATTATTCTACCACCATTAGGTCCTCTCTGTTCCCAAGACAACGCTTTCTCAAAGGAATACGGATCATAGCCTTTCCACGCAAGATTCTCTATCGAGAACATACACTGTTTTGTGTGTATATTATATTCTCCACCACCTTGATACTTAGGAGTTATGTTAGGATAACCGTTATCTTGTATCACAGATTTGCTCCAAGCCTCATCATTATCACCAGATTTCCATCCCCATTTTTCATTTCCTTTCTTATTTGATGTAACATTACCTGTATCATCATGTGAAAAATTATTCCAATGATGGAAATCCTTTAATTTCGTAACTGACTTGAAATTTCCATATTCATCCATTTGATAGAAAGGTCTTATCCTCTTGAAAAGCCTATCATACTGATAATGGTGTGTCCATACACGACAATATGGATTATTGTATCCATTTATACTATATCCCTTACCTCCATTCTTCTCTACATCTCGTAATAACAAGTTTCTACCGTGCGATTTACCGAATTTTTGAGTATTTGCATCTCCGATTCCACTTACATTCTCAGCACCTCCCATTACTCCACCATCTCCGTGGAATCTCGAAATCAATGTATTAATCTTGGCTTGATTAAACAATTCCTTCGTCTTACTTAGAATACTATCTTTTTGACCTTCCAATTCCCATTTAGCCGAATCGTCAGTCAAGGTATCATTATCATCAGGAAATAAATTAGAAGTTTGACTATATAATTGTCCATGATTTACATAATTACCGTCATTTCCGCTTCCACGTGCTTCAGTTCTTCGGGTACTAATATAACCATTCTGCTCCATACCACTAACATTACGGGCGAAATTATCGGTATAATTTATATCACGAGTATACAATGGAGACATTGCCGATGTTGTTATATGCGAACCGTCACCCTTAAAGGCTGCATCCACGCCTAATGCTGACATTGTAATATCGTGCTCTGTGATATTAAGCATCATCAATCGTCTCAGATATACTTCATTTCTATTGTTAAAATTACAAAATTGGTCTATGGATAGGTCTTTTATGAGACCCTCCATAAAATTGTATTTGCAACGATTATTTAATGCTATATTATCGATTGTACGATAGCCATAATCAGGCGTTTTCTCGATGATATTCTTAGCCTCATTAACGCCTATGGCAATAGCGTCCTTCGTCGCATTGACAATCCCTTTTGCGACGCTTGTAATACTTGACTTACCGCTACTTTTCTCTGATTTCACTAAGCTTCTTTGTTTACCTGTTATTCTTCTTACCATTATTGTTAATGAGGTGATTAATTATATATTATTAGATAAATATGGTACTTTCTCTATTTTCTGAAATTACTATTTCCCACTGGTCTACCACCATAATATTTGGTGCTTATATTTTGAACTATCATATCACTGATTGCCCTAAGCAACATAGGATTATTATTAAGTTCATTTATGATGTCGACTGTTTGTCCATTATTGTTGGCTAATTCTAATTTACCGTCAATTTTTATATTGACCGGATCTATCTGTACCTTTCCATCATTGGTTGACTGAGTAGATATCGAAGGAGACTCGGCGAATATCGCATCCTTACCTAACGGTTCGGTAGGAATCACGTCAGAAGACGTATTGTTATGCACTTCGTTATACACGTCGTTAATACGACCGAACACGTCGTTGAACAACGTGTCAAATGGGCCACCAGTCTTAGCAAAGACAGCCGTGTCTTTTGGATCAGATTTCGCTATCTGTACCTTTCCGTCATTGATTGGTGTGACATTGGTCGCCTGAGTGAACATTGAATTTCCATTGCTACTCATTACGCCATCTTCCACCATAGGTTTATCTTTTGACCTATCCCTAACGGTCGTGTAATTAGTATTACCTCTTTGTCTTAATATCGAGTTTAATTGGGCGAAGGTATTTTCTCTAAAGCCTTTTATTTCAGCCAAAACGAGTTCTTCGACATCGGCCGGATCCTTAAAACCATTTAAGAAGTCCTTATAGGCATCCGTCGCCTCTTGCATCTTTTCGAGGATTGTATCGACATACTTCTGTGAATTGGTAAAAAAATCTTCCTGTTCAGCTTTTAAACGTTCCCATAACTCATTATCGGCAGCACCGTTTTTGTTAATAGAATCAGACAGATGCGCCATATTTGCCTCAGTATTGCCAGTAAATAGTTTGGTGAATGAAACTAACTGCTCCATTCCTTGTTCCATCTTACCCTCATAGGTGTCGGCTTGGATATCATTAATATTGGATGAATTAACCTCTGACAAATTTACAGCATTACCAGTTACATCGTTGACTTTCCATTGACCATCCTGATAATATGCCTTATTAACCAAATCCATCCTTTGTTCCTGTGACAACGTCTTATCATTAATGAAACCTTCTACCCTGTCTTTTTTGACATTATATCGGGCCTGCTTCTTGATATCGTCGATCGATTGGCCACTGTTCTCGGCCAAGGCTCGCATCTGATCCATTTCCATTCCATTGAATTCGACTTCGCCAGTTTCCTTATTGAAACGACCCATTCCCATCGTCATACTATTGAAACGCTTGGCCAATGCCGCAGGATCATTATATGCTTCAAATGCCATTGCAATAGGGTCAGCACCCATTGCAAAACGACCACCTAATACCTGTAATTTAGCCGCTTTTGTAATGATTCCTTCAAGACCACCTTTCTGTATATCCTCAATCATATTAGGCAGATTATCCATATTGAAACGAGTATTCTGTGCCCATTTCGCCATTTTCATCATACCTTTGACACCGTTTCTGAAATCATACTTCTGTGCCATCTTAAGGTTCTTGACCATATCTTTAAGGTATTTTCGACCATCAAGTCCTATTTTGTTGACTTGTTTAGACATCTCACCCATTAAATCTACGGTATCACTGACACCCATATTGAATATCTCAGTATTGTTTGCCAATTCAGCCGCAGTACCGAAATCACCTCCGAGATATATTTTACCCAATGAAGACTGTTGTTTGATATCTTCCCTATTAAGTAACTTACTACGACCTTCAGCCGTGTAGTCACTCTGCATCTTGACAAACTCCTCTTTGGTTATACCATACTTACGAGACACCTCTTCCATTATAGGAAGCATCGCCGAACGATACTTATCAAGTTGACCACGAGTGGTCATACCTTTCTGTATTCCACTATCATATATTTTATCCTGGAAGTCCATCATCCATTTCTCAACGGATTGTGCCATCTTCTGGTATGCTTTATTTATCGTAGCCTGCGTATCTATTACAGATGACTGTATATCAGTCATTCCTTCCAAGACCTTATTCTTTATCTCATTACTATTGGCGATTACAGTATTTTGAACTTTGTTTCTATTCGCATTTTCGGCTTGCGCAGCATTTAAATCATTTTGGGCGTTGTTTAAATCACGGTGTGATACTGTTGCCATTTTTTGCTGAGTAGCCCTCGCATAATCATCTATCAGACCTGCGGTAAAGAAATTTATTGCCCCGGTAATATTACTTCCCGTGACACTACGATTCATTATGCCTTGTCTTTCACCACGACCATAACGTTCATTCCATTTGTTGTCTCCCTTAATATGATCAGCTTCAGTACTACCTCCGGCCATACGATTTACAGGTTCAGCCAACCAATGTTCGTAGGCATTATTCATATCTTGGATAGTTAAATCCACATCCTGTTTCTGTGCCTTTAGTACACTTTGCTCGCTTTGGAATCCTCGTTCACTTTGTCTATTTTGTAACTCGATATTACGTTGTGCAATTGCACGATTTTCGACATCATTAGTTTTTGCGACTTGTAATCCTATTTTTTGCTGTTGCGCCCATATATCAGTCTGTGCTGCCAAGGCATTCCACGCCGCATTATTGATATCCCCTATAGTACCTTCAATTTGGGCATTTGTTGCTGCAATAGCTTTCGCATTAGCAATAGCTACTGTACCTTGTAATTCAGTAAATAACTTATTATATTCGGATAACATATTATCCTTAAAGTTATTTAAAGCATCAACATTACCTTCAGTTTCAATATTAGATAATTCGATATTTCGATTAGACAGCATAGTATTACGTTGGTTCTGAATATCTTGCTGTCTTTTATCGGCATCTGAAATGGCACGTAATGCTTTACCAGCTGCTTCAATTGAGGTAATGAATAATTGGACTATCGGATTGCCAACCTTCAATATCTTAGATAAATTTGTTAAACCTCTTCCTACCGTACCTAGAGTACCTCCGAATTGTCCTAATGCTGCGCCAGCATGTTCAAATGCCCTTGATTGTCTTTGCATTCTCGCAACAGTCATTGAACCAAATGGATTATCGGAAGTGTTATAGGGTCTAGGTAATGGAGATTGTCTTCCATTATTACCATTATTTCCATTACTATTTCCGTTTCCTTGGCTTATTGCGTCAATTAAATCTGTGATACCTTGTGATAAATCATCTAATTTCTGCAATAATTGAGTAAACGATGATTGATTTGCCATTTGAGGATTTATTTATATAATATATTATATAAATAATGAGATGAATGATTTTTCACCCACCTCATTTCTTTCTTTTCTTCATTATGTCTTTTTCTTTATCCACTTCCTTATTATGCGTCAATATATAAAATTTTCTATCTCTTCTAGGCATCACGTACAGTTCCTCCATACTAAGCTTCATATTCTTGTGACACATGAATAATTCTTTCTTTAAATCCTTTTCGTATTTATCATACAGTAATGAAAACAGTATCGTCGAGGGCAAGAAAGGTGTCGAAAGAGCCGCCTCCATCGCTCTGAGGGATATTAACCTTAAACTTGAAATCTACACCTGGTTGATGACTAACGACATAATCCATATATGACTTCGCATACAATGAACGCATATTGTCGATGTATTTGTCGATATATTCCCTATCACGGTTTCCGTTAATCGATACTGTATATGACTTCATAGTCTCAGTGACGATTTCCAAATAATTAGTAGTTATATTACTATCATTCACCTTTGTGTTCTCACTTAAGATATCCTTAATATCGGCAATACAGTCATTCAAATCATTTCTGTCGTCGTCAGTCAAATCATTGATATCATTAATATATTCTTGAAGACGGTCTGTATATTTGATCGCATTATATGAACTTAATTTGACCCTTTGGTCTATCATATTCTCTTTCAGACGATTATTATCATCACTCGTCAAATATTTGTATTTAAACACATCACCGTTAGCCAGTTTATATTCGAACAGACCTTCTTTATCACCCTTCAATTCAAAAGTCTTATATTTGAATGAGCTTAAATCGGCATCCAAGTTATATCTTTTTCCATTCTCAGGATTTGTTGCTGATACAGGCATCGTATTACCATAACCGGTTGCTCTAAGCCACAATATAATGGCATCCCTGTCACCTTGGCATAACTCACTCGCCTTGATTCGTTTATCCAATATCTTTCTCTCCAATATTACGTCGATAACCTTTCCGTCACGATACATATTAGGTGAAGAAATAATATTTTCGTCATATGCCGTCAAATATGCAACTGGAACTCTACCTATATGGTGTGGATAGCACTCACCGTTAGAAGGAAGAGGAATAACGTCATATTGCACATAATCGGGGATTTGTGAAAAGTCAAAAGTATAGTCGACCACTTCTTTCTGTTCGACTTTCTTCTCCTCAGTCTTTATGTCAACTGTATTGGTTTCTACTTCTTCCTTTGTCTTTACCTTCTTCTTTGATGTCTGTTTCTCGATTCTCTCAAGGTCTTCCCGATCATGAATTGAAATAATCCTTTGTATATCCTCATCGGATTTTGCCATACTTTTTTTCATCAATTCATCCTCATTTTCGACCCTTTGAATGTCTTTCTCATCCGTACTTTTTCGATTACGACGACGTTTCTTTTTCTCGATTGTATGTTTCTCTGAATCAGAAGAACCCATACTTGCAGTTGCCAACTCCTTCTCGTGCAATTCGCCGTCGGTAATACCTTTCTTCTTTAGATATTCTTCATATTTTTTCTTTTCAGCATCGCTTACCTCGTCATATTTCGCATTTTCGATTTCTTTTTTACTTGAATTTAGCAGATTGCTTCCTTTTAAGTAATTTTCGCCTATCGCCTTATCGAATTCCTTCAGACGCTCTTCTTTCTCCAAATCAGTCAGTTTCTCCTGACTCAGCATACTCTCCTTTGCCTGTTTCAGCATTTCATTGGAAGCCTTAAGTATTTTAATTTGCTTTAATCGCTTTTGTTCTGTAATTTCATCTGGTGTCATCGACATAATACATTAAGAATTATATTTTATTTTAACTATTGATAAAAACGATTCTATCTACCATTATTGCAAATGAATTCTTGCCTCCCATTCTCTCTAGAAATTTGCAGTCTTTTAATATTGCAGTAGATTTATCTTCGTCTATGTAAATTTTAAAGTCTTTCTTAGGCAGATAGAATATCGCCTCTTCATCACTAAGTTTGCTACAATTTGTCACCTTTCGACTTTCTTGAATCCACATGTTCAAGTCAGTTTCCATATCAGGATTGTTTAGATATTCATCTGTATTTAATTGTACTATCTCAACGAATTTCTCTTTTGTACGATATAGTCTATCTAAATCAGACAACGTTTCATCGTCACCGTCGATATTCAATAAACGACAATTACATTCATGGAACTGATATTTCTGTTTATTATATTCTATCTTTCTCTTTTTGAAAGGGTTTATCGCCATATTATATCCCATACTAGTCGATACCATTTGGTCGACACCTCTCTTATGAGTATTGTATTCATCCAGTTCCATCTTGGCATATTCCTTGGCATTTATCTCACGATCATACCTGAACCCCCTTGCACAATCACCTTGAGCATATGGAATGTAGATTTTAGCTTTCATCCTTATGATACAAATAGTTTATCTAAATTTAATATAATATCTTTTTATCGATAATTCAAATCAATGAGGTTTCTTTCTCCATTCTTCCTTCTTTTTCTTCTGATAACCGATGTCAATATAATTGTTTATCTGTTCAAGGACATAGTCAGGATTATTTCTTATATCATATTCCCATATCCTAAGCAAAGGAATACAATGCATACCACACCATTTATCCTTCAGGCTGTCAACGAATTTATTATGCTTCTGCATAGGATTTAGTTTTCCCTCATTCACTACCCTCGGGTCTGAATGAAAATATCCTCCATCAACCTCTATCATAAATGATATCGGAAAATATTGCCCCTCCTGTTTGACGCATTTTATTCCATCTTTAATTTCCATTTCATAATCCACTTCGGGATAGGCGGTTATGGCGAAATCGTAATAGCGATTTATGTCAGATGCACAATATTCATATATAAATTTTATACCATTCTTCTCTAAGAAATCTCGGGCAAAATCCCTTTCTAATTTAGAAGTCCCGTACTTTTGGTTTCCCTTTTTCTTTCCACTTGATTTGTATGGATTAAATGGTTTTTTATTGACTTTCTTTTTAGTTTTCTTGGTTTTAACCTTGTTATTCTTTGTTGGCTGTCTCATTGCTATAAAAAATTCCATACAGTTAATAATAACTATATGGAACTTAATATTTTATATAATATGTCATTTAAACAGATTATCAACATCTCCGAAATTTCCATTATTTTCATATGGTGATTTAAGTTGTTTAGTGGAAAATACAATATACGTTGTATCCATCTTTACATCACCGTAAGCTCCTTCTCTAATGTTTTTGAAAACGACACCATCATACCCACATAATTTTGCAAGATATGCAATCGATTCATTGTCTAATCCGAATCCAGAGCCTTTTTTTAAATTAGTTTTATTCCATCCTAATTCACAATATTTGTCGAATAGCTCATTATAACCGTTACACCCATAAGGTGTTACATATATTCTATCCCAAGGATTTCCCTTGCAATCGACGTAAAGAGGGTTTAATACCCTTGCACATAACGGATATGTGCCACCTTTACCCATATAATTATCATTTTCAAACATCCAATTGAGGACTACTTTTCTTAATCTGTTTGATGTGATAAAATAACTATTTATCCATATCTTGAAACTTTCATTATTAATACCAAATCCTTTCGGCATTAATGGTGGCAAAGTATCTTCCCAATACTTACCTTTATATATGAGTTTGTTCGGGAATCTCTTAACCTTTCCAATAAACAACGAATATGCGTGCTTTAAATTATTAAGGTCTTCTTCAGCAAAGTCTTCACCATCTTTAAGCCATTTTTCTATTTTAACGAATTCATTTCGGTATGCATCTTCTATCCTTGCTAAAGCATTTGAATCGAGTTTAAAATATCTTCCATCGCTTTATATCCAAGATATTTGTTATACAATTCAATGACATCATCATCAGAAAGTTTACTCAAGGTATTCTTATATTTGAAAAGTCTCTTATTACCACCGCTGAAATAAGATGCATCATCAATAGATGATAGATGAATAAATTCGGTATTGAATTTTTTAAAACCGAAACTTCTGGTCGCATGACCTAAAATAAGTGGTTTTCCATTCTCATCGACTATCTTCGATCCTTTAAACCACTTCATAAAATTGTTTCCGCTATAGACATCATCGAGAAATCCCTCACGGAGAACTTTTCTAACAACACTTCTTATCTTTTCTTCTAATATACTGAATCTCTCCATATTATATTTTTAACTCAAAAGTTATAAACATCTATATAATATATAAATATTAAATTACGTTTAATTAACGTTTTTCCACTCATATTTGTACTGACCACAATCGTATATCCTATAATAGTCATTACTAAGATGACAGTCTTTTAATTTCTCCTTATTTATATAATCATTCTGTCCCTTTGTATAACCATAGTCAGGTGGAATAATATCAACGAATTCAAAACCGGTTCTACGATAGATACTATCGTTTGAATCTGCTACCCATCTACGGTCTTCATATGCCTCTATCTTATTAGGTTTATATTTGTCGATGAAATAATTAATTATACTATTAACGATTAAATTGTTATTAACATTATTGGTAAATCTAACGACTCTCCATTTATTATCGTTTTCTTTTTGTAAAGATAACATCGACTTTAATTCATTATTACAGTACATTCCAATATATAACGACGATATAATATGTCCTTGTAAATTATATCGTTCATTAAATTCCTTTGCCTCCTCTTCATTTATCTTAATAATTTTGTAATCACCATTATGATTATATTCGTTATAATTGACACCTATTATATGTTTTATTTTGTCCTTTACGATTTCCTGTCTGTTTATCCATTCATACTCGAATATATGATACAATTTTATGCCCTTGTTTGCACATTCCTCAGTCTTTTTAAGATGATAATTGGCATCTACTCTATATCTATCACTGTGCCATATCATACCATCGTATTCAAATGCGACTTTTAAAGACGGGATATAGATATCCAACTCTTTATGTTCCGTAAGCATATTACGACAATTTGTGATGACTTCACCATCATATAGACTTCTCACGTATTCTGCAATTTCTATTTCGGCTTTACTGATTATATGATTACATTTAGGACAACCGCAGCCACTAAGATGCGAACTTGCTTCTTGCCAAAACTCTCCGTGCTCAGGACAGATTATGCATACCTTGTCTTTCGCACTTAAATATTTAGTTCTCGAATAATCATATTTGTCACCATGAACTTTTCTTGCTTCTAAAACGAACTTTTCCGTTGTTTTAGTTTCTGAAGCCGAGATTTTATTATTTTTACATTTAGGACATCCATGTCCTATCAAATGATTATGTGGTGTTTGCCAAAATTCACCATGGTCGGGACAGATTATACATACCTTAGTACCATTATTGATGTATTTAACTTTAGAATAATCATACTTATCCCCATGTATTTTTCTCGAACGTTCAATAAATTCAGTTAAAGTTAATTTTTTCGTATTTCCACATTTAGGACACCCTTGACCCAATAGATGTTTATTCGGGGTCTGCCAAAACTCTCCGTGTTCTGGACAAATAATACGCACCTTGGTCATATAATCAACATATTCTACTTTAGAATAATCATACTTATTTCCTTGTATTTTATTCGCACGAATTATAAATTCTTCTGTAGTTAATCTTGTCGCATCATTCTGTCTTTCAAGACCGCATTTAGGACATCCACACCCCTTTAAATGAACACGTGGTGTTTGCCAAAATTCACCATGGACAGGACAGATAATTTTAACTTTCGTGGTAACACCTTTATAATCTACCTTGGAATAGTCGTATTTGTTTTGATGTACCGCATTTGATACCTTTATAAAATTCTCTTTATTTGTCTTTAATTGTGTTAACTTATCGTTCGTGCATTTCGGGCAGCCTACGTTCCTGAGTAATTGTGATGGGGTCAACATAATATCGTTATGAATAGGACAAATAACCGTTACAGGAATATTCATTCCCTTATAATCTACTTTAGAATAGTCAAAATAGTGGCGATTCTTTAATTTAAATCTTTCAATGATACTTTCAGTCGTATATACTTTTGGCATATTTTCTTAATTTACTATTGCAACACAAATATACTACAAAGTTCGAACAAAAATAAAAAATATGAGATAAATTTTATTATTTATCTCATATTAACATTTTTTTAATTAAAAAATTCATAATTAATAACTCAAAATACAATAGTCAGGTCTGATGGTCAATTCCCAAGTTGCTAATGAATCGTCGTCATAAGACAAATCACCGCCAGCAGCACTAACAATGAACGCATTTTTAATTATCCACTGACTAACAGCACATCCTGTCGGATCGAGCATCTCAAGTACCAAGTCTCTCTTATAAGCAACCGCATAACCTTGACGTCCAGTAACACTTTCTGATGACAAACGTACCCATTCCATAATTGCTTGTGATGCACTAGGTCCGATTGGGTCACGCAATGTAACATTAATCTGTTCCCAAATATAACGACCTACAACCCAAGTTGATGTATTCAAGAAAGGAATCTCAGTCTCTCCCATTGTAATTGTAGGTCTCGAAGCATTTGAAACCCACCACTCTTGAATACCTAAATCAGAAGGGAAACGAAGTAAGAAACGGTTTTTTCTAAGTGGCTCATATTCAAGAGGCATATTCAAAAGTAAATCTCCCATTACTTAAAATGTATATAATCTTTATTATTTTATTATAAATATCTATTATTAACAATTTTTATGTTAAAATAAATCCATCATATAATAAATAGTATTATCTTTGTTTATCAATAATATTATATATGCAAATTATATGAAATATACCAACGAAACTTTTATTAAGAAAGCAACAGAAAAATATGGTAATAAATATACCTACGATAAAGTAAATTATATCAATAGTCAAACTAAGGTATGTATAATTTGTCCTGAGCACGGAGAATTTTATGTTCGACCTGCTGATTACCTGCGTGGTTACGGTTGCCCAAAATGCAGTAATATAAAAAGAATTAAAAATTTATCACTTACTCAAGATGAAGTTATCAGACGTTTCCATAAAGTACACGATGACAAATATGACTATTCACGGGTAGAATATGTAAACTATGATACAAAAGTAAAAATTATCTGTCCTATACATGGGGTATTCGAAATGACACCTTCCAATCACATTCGAGGACAAGGCTGTCCAAAATGCAAAGGTATACATCTTACGACTAAAGAAATTATAGATGAATTTAACAAAGTACACGGAGATAAATACGATTATTCAAAAACCGTATACAATAAGATGCACGAAAAAATTACTGTAATTTGTCCACGACACGGCGAATTTCAGATTACACCATCAAAACATCGTATTGGTCAAGGATGCCCTAAATGTGGTATACTGAAAAGGGCGAAAAATCAATCATATGATAACGAATCATTCATCGAAATACTGCAAAAAGTACACAATGGAAAGTACATATACACTAAGGCGACTTTAAACGGTAATTTACATAACAGAATAACAATTACTTGCCCTATTCATGGTGACTTTGAACAAATAGCTCAATCACATCTGAACGGTCACGGTTGTCCAAAATGTCAGTCAAGTCATCTTGAAGAAGAAATAAAGTCATTTTTAAATGATAACGATATAGAATTTGAACAGCAAAAGACCTTTGAATGGTTAAAGCTCAAGAATCATTTATATTTGGATTTTTATCTTCCAAAATACAATAAAGCGATTGAATGCCAAGGAATACAACATTTTAAACCGGTTGATTTTTTCGGTGGAGAGGAATGCTTTATCAAAACCATTGAACGAGACAACATCAAACAAAAATTATGTGAAAATAATGGTATCAAAATCATATATTTTACTAATAAAAGCAATTGTTATGACAATTCAGCAATAATATCATTAAAAGAATTAAAGGAAGCCATATTATCTTGACTTCCTTTTTTCTTTAACTGTTATTCGACCGGTTTATTGCCTGTTTGAGGTTGTTCAATCGCCTTATCTACCATATTCCATATTTTTTTCATCGTATCATATTGGGGACAAGTAGGTTTATCTGCCAATCGATTTATAACACTAAGGGCAATTTTTCTGATTTGTGTAAGTTCCTTCTCGATACCTGTAATGTCATCCTTTTCTTCACCTTCTGAATGATTATCATCAGTATCATGCATAGGTGGTTCTTCATCAAAGCTATTATCATTCATCATATTGCCTTGATGTTGTTCTTCCTCATGAGGCATTACAAAATTTTCCAATGTAAGGCTTCTGTTTTCATCCAACATCATCTTCATCTCTTCGATGGTCTCTCTATTCTTATTTCTCATTTGTATACAAACTTTAATTTATAAATAAATAGTTAATAGAATGAAGAATTATAACTTCAATATTTCTTCGATAACTATATCCTTATCTATGTAAAAGTTATTTTCACAATATATACCTTTATATTTCGTGTTTGTAAAAATATCAGTTGGTAAATCAGTAATATCGGTAAAATACATTACTCTAATATTATTTTTGTCCAATACTTCTTTCTTTTTGATATCTCTTCTAAGTACGTTATAATGTATCTAATTCGCTTTTTCTTTATCATTTCGATTAAATCAACCATAAAAGTGTTGTCCACCTTGACATTCAATTGCGATATTTATTTTTGGTAAATAAAAATCAACGGTTTTTCTTTTCAAAATTCCGTTGATATTACTTTCATATTCATATATGACATTATTATCTTTCAACAATCGGCATATCTTATTTTCCAAATGACTCATTTTACATTGAGGACATCCTTGACCTTGCATATGGGCACATGGAGTTTGCCAAAACTCTCCGTGTTCGGGACAGATAATACAGACCTTAGTTTTGGTATTTTTATAATCAACTTTACTATAATCATATTTGTTACCATGTACTTCTTGTGCCTTTTTAACGAAATCATCTATATTGTTTCTTAAATGTGAAGAAGATTTTATATATCGGCAAACAGGACAGCCTTGGCCTTTTAAAAAGTTATAAGGTAGCATCGAAAATTCTCCGTGTTCCGGACATATTATAGTAATTTTAGTCTTAGAATTGATATAATTAGATTTTGAGAAATCATAATTCTCCTTATGGGTTACTTGCCCTCTTTCAATAAAATCTTTGGTATTCATTACATTTATATTGTTTATTCCTTAAATTAAGGTAATACGGAAATTAAAATGCAAATAATAAAAGAGAGGATAACGCAAAAATTATCCTCCCTTTCTTTTATTAATATGCCAGAAATAAATTATACATCATCGAAGTTCGCTCCACTAGGAGTTATCACAAATGAGATGTCAATGTATTCCAGATTTGGCTGTAATTTAAGATATATCTTAGCCGGTAGCTCAAGTCTATCTCTTGCTTCCTGACTATCATCGACTTCGATTCTATAATCTATCAAACCCCTCTTGTTTCTGATATCATCCAAAATTGGCTCAACTGCACTCTTGAATGATTTAACAGTGGTATTGTCATTAGGGTCGAATATAAGACCGATACAAGCAATTGAAAGAAGTTTTCTGATACGTACCAGCAGTCTTCTCTTAGAAATTCTGTTCATCTGACTCTCAGCGACTTGTAAGTTCTTATCACCCCAAATACGCATACCCTCGCTTGCGAACTTGTTAATGAAGTTAATTCTACCTCCGTACAATTCGTCTTGTTCTGACAATTTAAGTACCTTCTTAGGATTTACACCAGAAATCTGACCTCTTGAATAGCCCGCAGCAGGGAACCATGGATATGCAGTGTTATCGGTATAAGCAAAGTTCTTAACGACATCCTTTGTTGGTGGCAAATAGATATACTGATTATTATCACTATCTAATGTCTTTACCCAAGGGTAGTAAGTACAAGCGTAATTACTATCAATATTACTATCATCGAGGTTATCCACAGCATCAACTGGTGTATACATATCACTCTCGCTGTCAGAAGCTCCAAATGGTTTATCAGGCGTTGTTACAACATAGACACAGTCGGCACGTTCGTTCTCGACCATATCGATTACTTCATCGACAAGCATCTTGTTATTTACATAATCTATACCTGGGGTTGCCAAGACATTGATGTCAATTGTACTTGGGTTAGCAAACTGTCTAATTGCTGATAAATAAGCATACCAGTCAGATGTAATAACCTTCTCAGAGGCATCGAAGCCGTAGTTCTCAGGATCATTGATAACATCGAAACTTGTACCGTGTCCGCTTATTGTATCCAAATTACCACGATACTTACGATAGATAAAATCATCTGTATTACTACGTGATGAACGATAGTAATCCCATCCGTCGAATCCTCCATAGAATGCAACTGTGAACTTACGATAACGTTTGTCTTCGTAAATGGTATTCAACATAGTTTCTTCATCGCCGATACGTGGTTCTGTTCCGAATTTAGTTGTATTACCCTTACCTACTGTTACCCACTGATAACCAGTAATGCCATCGACTGATACGGTTTGACTGACTGTACCCTCTGTTACGAGACCTTTTTCATTTGGGATACCGTTCAAGATTCTTGAGTCCAAGTGGAAAGATGGCGTTAATCCTTGTGGAAGTCCATTATAGGCTTCAGCACCCTTATATGAGAATACATCAGAATCAATACCTACAATGTCAGAAAGACCGAAATACTGTCTTGTGATACGAATATCATTATCGACATTAGTATTATATTCAAGATATGGATTGGACAACTTAGGTGCGACACCCTCACTTACGATACAACGTCCACCATAGTTTCTGACAGGATATCCTAAGAAACCAGCAGGAACCGAAAGTTTGGTACGTTCATTCTCATTCACTTCGACTGTGATATAATTTGACTTAGTTTCATAAGTTTCATCAGTTGAACCTATTCTATATGCAATATAATTCTGTGAACCAGGAATAAGGTCTACACCCTTGTATCTTTCAAGAACGACTGGCGCATTATCGGTATCATAGAAACTACGTACTAAGACATCAAAAGTTCCATTTGTAGGATCGATATTCTCGATAGAGACTTTTACCTCAGTATTTGAAGCATTACCATCTGAAATCGTATTAAATCTAAACAGTTTAGCCAATTCGACATGTTCAGCAGAACCCTTCATTTCTGATACTATCCAAGGTGTTGTGGCATAACGATACTGTTCCTTGTAATTATTCATATCAAGAGTAATTGGGAATACGTCATCAGTATCAAGAATATATGTCATACCGTCTGAAAGTACATTAACCGCTTCACTACATACCTCATCAGTTACAGTAGGTGTAGTTAACAATTCAGTCTTGAAATTCTTACCGTTATCACCTGTATATTCTCCATAGTAATAATCTCTTGTTCCGTCTGATTTAGTGAAAGCGACAACAGTATAGATATGTCCTGCAACACCATCAGCAGCAACCCAAGTCTTACCATTATCAGCAGAAGTATGCACCTTCAAAGGTTTTCCGTCTTTGTTATTAACTGATTCACTCTTACTGTAAAGATAACGTTTACCAACGTCCTTACGACGAAGCATACTTTCATCATCTACCAACAAATCTGTTACTGCCTCGTGAGATGGAATTACTTTTACAGTCTTATAGGTATCAATGCCTTCTTTAATACTATCAATTTCGCCACGTTCTATCAACTGCTTCAAGGCAACATCATATAATTCCTCAACGTACAGCTCACATTCTCCATCTTCAGGATTTGTACCCAATACATTGATGATATAATTCTTTTCATCTGGATTAAGGGTAACGGCGTAATTCTTTACCACATCCTCATTGGTTGTAACCTCGATAGTGAATGTACCGTAGTTAATCGCATTAATCGTGAAGTTACCTTCAGTTGCATTATAGCCAGGAGTACAACCGTCACTTAACGATAATGTTTTAGATGGCTTTAAACTGACTGACTTGGCATAATATACCAATTTATCGTATTCATAAACATCCTCACATATGCCTTTTTCCTTATCAGCGGCTTTAACGAATGCAGCTTTCTTATGTTCACCTCTCGAACGTAATACTGCAATTACGACTGGTTTTTCTTTCTTATATTTCAATGAGGTATCATCAGGAGTTGAAGAATATGCACTGATAACCCAAGCAGGACCTGCGTTTGTTCCTGAAAGGCCTAATACTCTACATACTTGCAATTGCTGAGATTGTTCCAAATAAGTTTTTGCGATATAAGGAAGCTCGTATTTTGGATATTGACTACCCTTGAATTTTGTAGTATCTGTTCCACCGAAATAAGTTTGGTACTGTCTCCAATTCTCGATTAAAATTGGTTGAAAAGCAGGACCTTTTAGAGTTTCACCAGCAACACCTAGGGTTGTGATACCCAATGACTTTGATGCATAAGACAAGTCTACTTCCTTGGTATAAATACCAGGGGAAACGTGTGTCTGTCTTGCATTATTGTTGTTTGTATTTGCCATTATTCTGAATAATATATCCTTTATTTTTCACTTAATAATAAATATCACTGACAATCCATAAAATCTCATTTTGGTGATATTTACTGAGATAAAATTCGTTTCAGTATATTTTTTTGTTTTTGTGTTAATTCTAATTTATATTTTATGATTACATCAGTGAATGAGATGGAAGGTAAACTGAAATTTATTGTTTCTTCGCAAATTTTATCGAAATCAGTTGAAGAGACATCATTCATAATATCGTTCAAGAATGAAAATACATCTTCCATTCTTTTTTTGAAATTATATATTTCGAAAGCATCTGATACTGTAACTTCCATATCATCCAATATATCGATGATTCTTGATAATTCCAATAAGTCAGAAATTTTTACCTTCATTTCATGTATACTAGTATATTATTTATTTTTTAATATTATATATAAAATAATTAAAAATTATAAAATATATAGATTATATTATTTTTAATTTAAAATTTCATGTATACTAGTATATTATTTATTTTTTAATATTATATATAAAATAATTAAAAATTATAAAATATATAATGATCTAGTATACAGAAAAAATCAATCTATTTTTATTTCTTCAAATTTTTCTTTTTCATCATAAACTTTTTCAGGTACCTCAGTACTTTCGTATATTTTATTAGGATTATACCCATGCAAATATACTACCGATTTTTTAAAAATGTCGACAATAAACAATTTTATTTTCACTTCATCTTCATTTTTTATTTTGAAACCGTTTTTATGATATATCATTGTCCCATTTATGAATATTCTTAAGTTTCTGACGTTTTCAGTCTTTATATCTTCAATGACGAAATCCGTATCAGACACAAATGTTGCTTTATCAATTCCATTCTTAAAGTCAATAGTCATATCAATGTTGGTATATTCAAAATCATCAGTTTCATACTCTTCAATTGAAATCTTTGGCTTTTTTGACTTTTCACCTTCTGTCATTAACAAGATTCTTTTAGGATAACGTTCAAGTTTAAAATCATCTTCATGTATAATATATGCCATCACCTTGATTGAAACTGATTGAACGTAAAACTTACGGTCTTCGATACTGTATGTACTTTCATCGTTGATTTCATCGATTACCATTGGTATATAATGACCGTTAGGTCTAATATAGCATTGTCTAGCCTTGAATAATTCATTTATTTTTTGATTGAATAAATTTATATTCTCAAAGATATTCGTCACAAAGTTTATACGGTATGATAGATCAACAGAATAAGGTTGTTTCATAGTATATACCTCATAGCTCTCAGTTCCATTGTCATCCATTACAGTCCTCTGTAACAACGTATATTTTCTTTCACCCGGTATATTCCAAAGCCCACCTTGATTATCACCTGATGTAGGGTTATTATCTCGACTTACAGTCTTAAAGTTCATCAACACGTTATTATCATCATCCGAATGATTCCAAGTTTGTGAATATTCGGAGAAACGTTGGCTACTATAAAGTGTAAAGGTAGGAACTTTTTTCTTGTCAATCACAATATCAACGGAATTTTCGACAAACTCAAAAAAAGCCTTGTCTATATCTTCATATTCCAAAGGTTTAGGAATAATAGGGGCTTTATCTAATATTGTCTTTTGATAAGACTTTCTGACTTCATTTCCAAAAGGTATGTCAGAATACCTTATAGGCTGAATATATTTTTTAGGCTGCTTCTCCATCTTAATTATCTCCCATTAAATTCATTTACCGTAGTCGCCGTAGCTTCTATCTTTCTATATGCTGTTTTGTATGCACCGATGTAATTTGCATTCGCAGTATTAATCTTACCGTCGTTCGTTACTACAAAATATGCTTTCCTATCGGTATCTATTTGAACGGCGATGTAATCACCTCTCTTGATATCACAATGATATTTCTCAAGTGTACGGCATAGTACGATACCTTCGAAATTACCACTTACTGAGTATATACCGTTTGCTGTTTTATTATCGTAAGACTTTATTTCAGATTCCTTGATCTCGAACATACAAGGTATCTCCCTTGGAGATTTAAATCTTATGCCGCCATGTGCTTCATCGACTTCCTTGTAAGTCGTATTCACGTTTGTTCTTTTCCTATCCACTTCATAAAGTATTATGGTTTGATTTAAATCCTCTTCAAAGTAATCTTCAACTAAGCCACTTTCCATCTGAAAATCTTCTTCAGAATAGAACATACTGTTTCTTCCTATTGGATTATATGACCCATTCATTAAATTTTATTAAATATCTTACCAATAATTATCATTTTAGGATATTAAGTAGTATATTTAATAAAATTATGGAAACATTCTATGAAAACAAATGCTGTTGATAAGGCATATGAAATAATAAAGGGATACAATGGCTACAGTAACTATATGAAATACCTGCAATACAAAGTTAATAGCTGTCATTATATCCTTAATGATTTTGATATCGAATATATTATAAATAACAAGGATTTCGTTCCTTATGAATTAAATAAGACTGTAAAAATAAGCGTTGATTTCGGTAAAAAACTTGATGAAAAATTCCTTATAGGTTTTACCCCCGAAAAAATAAGGATTTCAAGTGTCATAGGCGAAATGGGTAATAGTTTCCACTGCTATATACAATATAGGCAGAGTGTACCTCCTGTATTGACTTACGTAAACAAGAACAATATATTAACTCCGTTGGAAACCGTTGATTATAATACAGTAGAAGTCGATTTTGACCAATATGATAAATCGTCAAAGGATGGCAGAAGACTAAAGATACTTCAAAAAGAAGGTATCAAGTTCTTATTGGCAAATCGTAAATGTATTCTTGCCGATTCAATGGGCTGTGGCAAAACAATTCAATCAATAGTGGCTGCAATGGCAAGTAACTCGAAAAAGATATTAATCATAACGACGGCATCATTAAAAACCAATTGGAAGAGAGAATTAACGATATACAATGATGAGAAAGATATTCAGATACTACAAGGTTCAAAAGACGAAATCTGTGACAAGAAGTATGTTATCGCAAATTACGATATATTAATTAACTATTATGAAGTACCTACCGAAACAGTATATGAGACGGAATACGTTTATAATGAGGATGGAAAACGTGAAGTCATAAGAAAACCTGTAATGGTCAAGTCAAAAGACGGTCAATTAATCGAGAAGCAAAAAAAGTCGACGAGAAAAGATGTTATCGAAGAATGTCTGAAAAATAGTCCTTTATTCTTAAATAAATTCGACTGTGTTATAATCGACGAAGCACAAAAATTATCCAATAATAGTTCAAACAGATATAAAGTAATTGACGATTTCTTAAAGAGAGCAAAGCCTAATTATGTATTTTTGTTAACGGGTACGCCTTTGACCAATAAGCCTATTAATCTCTATTATATCTTAAAATTGATAGATGCACCGATTACAAGAGATTATCGTTATTTCATCAAGAGATATTGTGATGCAAAAACATTTAGATTAAAAACGGGTAAAGAGGTAACGACGATTAATGGGGCATCGAATCTCGAAGAACTCAGAGAAAAGATAAAACACCTATATATCCGTCGATTATTAACTGAAATGACTGATATGGTCGATAAGAAAATTATTACGAAGACATATGATTTGACCGAGTCACAACGAGTAGAATACGAACGTCTTTGGCAAGAATACTTGGATGCCCAAATTGAACAAGGCAATGAGGATAGTGAACAATATAGACAGCTGGTAGAAGGAATATTGGTGAGACAATACTTGGCGAAGCAAATGGTTGATAATACTATCAAATTGGTTGATGATATGCTTGAAGAAGGTGGAAAAGTCATTATTGTATGCACATTTGCTGAAGAAATTGCAATGTTTAAGAATTATTACAAGAAAAAATGTGTAGTATATGATGGAAAAATGACGGCTAAGGCAAAAGATAAAGCAGAACAAGCTTTTAATAATGATAAAAATGTAAGGGTATTCATAGGTCAAATATTAGCCGCAGGAGTAGGTCTTAACTTGGTCGTAGCTAATAAAATGGTATTTAATAGTTATTCTTGGGTTGCTGCTGATAATGCACAGATAGAGGATCGTATTTATCGTTTGACTCAGAAAAATGATGTCACTTGCGTATATCAATTATTTAATGATTCTGTGTCAAAGCATATGTATGATACCGTCATAGGTAAAAAGAATATGATGGATACTATAATTAAATCAGAAATTAATAAATGATATGGAAAATATAATGCCTGATCGTTTCGTAGCGATTGATTTCGAAACTATGGATAATTGGAGGGCTACAATATGCAGTGTCGGCGTAGCAGTATTTGAGAATGGGGTAATGACAGATACTTATTACAGTTTAGTATGCCCACCTTCAAAATCTGAAAACTATTTCTGCTGTAAAGTCCACGGATTGAGATATAAAGATGTAAAAGACAGCCCTTCATTTTCTGAAATATGGCCTATGATAAATGAAAAATATATCAAGGGCAGTCCTTTAGTCGCTCATAATACTTCATTTGAAAAAGGCTGTATCAAAGCGTACGGAGAAGCATACGGAACTAAAACCGATTATCAGTATATCGATACATTGGACTTGAGTAGAAAAAATATAACTTGGATTAAAAGTCATAGTCTAAATTTTGTGTGTGAAGCCTTAAAATATAAATTGAAGCATCATCATAATGCATTGGAAGACGCTATCGCCTGTGGCATTGTACTCGTAAGAATAAATAAGTTAAACAATTTATTAAATGAATGATCATAATTTAGATTTCGATATAGATGAATCAAATTTAAAAGTAATTTATATCCTCGATATAGGTAAAGATTCAGACAATAAGAACATTTATCATTTCTTATTGTCTGAAAATTACGAGGATACCTTTTCAGAAGGGTGGGATGAAAAGCCAAGCTGTAACATAGACCCATCAATATTAAAACCTGATGAGAGCCAATATGAATATATTAAACAACTTAAAACGGATGTTCAATTGGACTTGGCACAATACTCTTGTTGTACCTCGCTCCAAGATTGTAAGGACAGAATAATCGCATTGGCATATGAAAATCTCGATGAAGCTGAGGAATACCCTGAAGACGGACGTATCGTCATTCATTTTGGAGACTACATTGATGATGTCGAATCTATGTTGGCAAGACGTGATATGAGAATGAAATTTGTATAATAAAGGTGAAGTTATTCATTAACCTCACCTTTTATTCTTAAACTTAATAATAACGAACCACAATCATATAATCGTTTACTATCAGGGTTATTATTAATTTCAGTCGTGCGTTTATTATTAATAATATAATGACAAGTAGGGGCAAGACTCTCTATATGTTTAAAACCTATTTCATAAAATACGTCACTGTTATCCCATCTTCTATCAATATACGTTATTATTTCTTTCGGTTTCATCATATTTATAAATTCATTAATTAATTTAATGATACCTTTACGGACAGTGAAATATTTCTTATCGCAAAAATTTTGCAGTAAATAATGACCATTTACCTTATCGTTTTTAAATGAAATAGTCGATAATAATTCGTCCCTGTAATAAAGTCCCATATTAAAATCACAAGGAACGTAATATTGTATACTATTATTATTAACAAACGTTTCAGCGACATTATTTTTAATAATTTTAGCATCACAATTAGAGGCATCAATTATCTTACTACAGCCTAATTCTTTATTTATCATAGACTTGACAATATCTTTTTTATATAACCATTCGTCTTCAAAAATATGTATAAGTTTTATCCCTTTGGTGATAGCCTTCTCAGTTTTTGATAAATGATAATCTCTGCCAACAAATTTATCCGAATGCCAATACAGACCATCATATTCAAAAGCAACATTTCTTGATGGGACGTATATGTCAAGTTCATTAGGCGAAATAATATCTCGGCTATTGAGTATTATATTATCATCAATTAGCTCTTCAATATATTCTGAAATCTCGTTTTCTTCTGATGATATGTTTTTTCCTACTGCACACTTAGGACAACCGTGACCCTGTAGATGATTATTTGGCGTTTGCCAAAACTCACCATGTTCTGGACAAATGATACAGACCTTATCATTACCTCTAATATATTCGACCTTTGAGTAATCATATCTATTATTATGAATTATATTGGCTTTTTTAACAAATTCATCTATAGTGCCTCGGAATAATATCGATAAATGCTGTTTTCCACATTTCGGACATCCTTGTCCACTTAAATGTGCCGATGGTGTTTGCCAAAATTCTCCATGTTCGGGACAAATTATACAGACCTTGGTAGAAGTGTTTATGTACTCTATTTTTGAATAATCGTATTTATTTCCGTGAATTTCTCTCGCCTTCTGTATAAAGCCATCCTTAGTCGTCTTATCTTTTCGATTATCCCATAAACGTTCGTTTGAACATTTAGGACAACCTTTACTATTCAAGTGGGTATTAGGATATTGCCAAAATTCGCCATGCTCAGGACAAATGATACATACCTTAGTCTTAGCATTAACATATTGCGTCTTTGAATAATTATACTTATTGCCATGTGCTATTTTAGCCTCCTTAATAAACTGTTCAGTAGTCTTTGATTGAGCATCTGAAAGACGTTTCTTTTTACATATAGGACATTCTGTTAAATGTTTTGTCAATGAAGAAGGAAGTGTACTAAATAAACCGTGTATGGGACATCTTAATTGAATCGGCGTGTGATTGTTCTTATAAACGATACTTTCAAAGCCATACGGTGAATAAGGATATTGTTTCTTTAATTTATTAATATATTCATTAGACGAAATTCTATCATTATTACTACATTTAGGACACCCACAACCTTTTAAATGATTATTAGGTAACTGCCAAAATTCGCCATGTTCGGGACAGATGATGCATACTTTTGTTACAGCATTAACATATACAGACTTTGAATAGTCGTATTTATTTCCGTGAATGTCTTTTGCTCGTCTAATAAATTCGTCAGTCGTTAATCTCTTCATAAGTTATAAGATTACTTATTTTATATAAATATAGCAATCTTATAACCCAAGTTTCAAGTATTAGTAGGCATTATATTACCATTAATGGTAATGGTGTTCCCTTTTTAGCTTGTATCATACTATCGACAAGCTCTGCCTGACGTTTCATTACCTCATATGGATTCATCCTCTGTAGCCTTTCATCAAGAGACCTCATTGCATTTTCTTTCTCCCTTTGACCTAAGTTAATATACATATTGTAGTCTAATGTAAGCGAATTGCTTATCATACTAATATTTCCACTATATGTTCCCCGGATTAAGCCTAATGTCTCAGCAGCTTCGGCAATTAGTAACTGTCTTACTATAACTTTGGTTGGTGAATTTAACATTGAATAATCCATTTCATCTAAAGGTACCTGATCTGGAGTAAGTAAAACATCACTATTTTCTTTACGACAATCATCCACATTTGAAGGATTTACATCATAATACGTATACCATACCGTACAATTATGAAGTGAATATTGGTTCATACCACCGGCACCAAAGGTAAGTTTACTGCCAGGAGTCGACATTAAATGAATTAAATGTGTACCATTAGGCCCTGCGGTTACTTTATATGTTAAATCACTTCTAAAATATTGCTGCTTTGCTGATAAATCGGCAGCCATTACACTAACATCTGCAAGCGGTAAAGCCCAGAGACCTGCTCCCATTCCGTAAGCAGAACCCATTCCACCGAACACTGTTGCAGAACCAAGTCCCATTTGTCCTGTGACACCACCTCCGAAAGTAACACCGAAACCGCCATAATTTGCCCAAAGTGCAGCATCAGTAGTCGGTGGTGTTACCCACATTACTTTATTTATTTCACGACCAGCAGGAACTACGTATACTTGCTTACCTGCTTCGAGTTTGATAAAATCCTTTTTCAATTCCCATTTACCTCGTTGCTGTAATCCTACTTCTTTACTAAAGTATTGACTATAATCCTTCGTTATATCCAATGTCCTTACTGACAAGGCATATGCGATATCGGTATTAGACATATCTTTACCGTATAAGCTTGCCCAATTGTTTTCTATTATGAAATTCTGTACCCTTTCGGCATAATTTCCTACTGAAATTTCCAATAAATCACACAATTGTTCATCTGTAAGCTGAATTTTTCTAATCGGAGCACCTAATTTGTTACGCACAATTCGAAAGAGCTTCTTTTTATCGTTATCTAAGTCCATTTCAATCATTTGTTATTACTATAAATATTTATCTATAAAGAGTTATGAATGGAATGTACTTAAAAAAATGGTTTGTATTTCTTTTATTACCTTTACTTTTGTTTTCGTGTAACAAAAGTAATAATAGTAATATTAAGAAATTCAAGAATATGTTTGTCTATGACGAAGCGATGCCAGTCGTGAATTATAATATCGGACGAAATGACATCAATTTTATTGTCGACACAGGTTCTGACATATCGATAATAGATGATGACTATTATTTAAATTATATGAATTCATTTAATTTCATCGAGAATAGTTCGTCTGACATCAATACTGTAAGCGGAACGGTTTCAAAAGGTGTTATTATAACAAGCACCTTATTGAATGACAGTATACCTATAACTTTTTATATAACAGATATAGATAACGTAAGAAAAGAAGTATTTATCAGGACAGGAAGACAAATAGACGGAATACTTGGCTGTGATTTTCTTTATAATAATAAGGCGATAATAGACTTCAATAAGAAAGAATTAAGGAATTAAAATATATCAAGATGCAAGAGTTTAATATAAATAAAAATTCCACATTACCATATTTGGAAATGGAGTTAATACAAGATGGACGTAATGATTACAAAAAAGCATATTACGCATTGCAAAATGCAGATGTATATTTTACAATGGTTAATTTGAATAGTGGTGTGAAAGTCATATCCAATTCAAAATGTGACGTAATTACTTATATGGTAGGCTGTGAAGAACGTGTGAAACTAAGGTATTCGTGGAAATCAAGAGATACAAAAAGAGAAGGACGTTATATAGGTACTTTTAAAATTGTTTTCAATGACGATATATATAGTGAAGGGTACGAATTTCCAAAAGGTGAATTGATAGTTCCTATATCTGAGCAATTGGTAATAAACATTAATAATTCGATGATTAACACAAATTAATATCTATTTTACTCAAGCTTTGGATTTAAAACAATATATTTGCGGCACATCTTGTATGATGCCGCTATTTTTGTGGCTTAACTACAAGGATTGTTTAATTTTTAAATGTATATATAATGGGAAATGGCATTACAAAAGAGGATATCGACAAATTTCTATCAGGTACGGATCCTATGGAGCATATTATAAAAATAGAAGGCTCTTATGATGACGATAAGATGACCATCATCTTTCGTGGTAAAAATAATAGATTAAAGATATTGACAGATAACTTCTATCCTTTCGTATGGAGTAAACAAAGTGCTGCCCGTAAATTGTTCAATGGCGATAGAAAACTTCTTAAAGAAAGAATGGCAATGTATGGTATCGGTTGCAAGGGGCTTCGTGTTGCAGATGATGAGGGTAACATACATCCACGAATGGAAAATGGTTATCGTGTAATGTTCTATGCGAAATTTGCGATGTCGTATAAAAAGTTCATGGATTTCTTCAAAGAAGCTGGAAGACCGATATATCCGACACAAAATGATGTCAATTATGGTCTTCGTGAATTTATCGCAGTTGCGCCGACAGAACAGTATATGATTTATACCGGTCGCCGAATGTTCAAGGGATACGATGATTATGATGACCTTATCCGAATGTCTTGGGACTTGGAGACCGAAGGTCTTGATCCGCACATACACGCAATATCACAGATTGGTATACGAACAAATAAAGGATTTGAAAAAATCATAACGATAGATGGTGAAGGAGAGGAGAAATTTAAAAATGAAATAATAGGTCTCAAAGAATTCTTTGAGATTATCTATCGAGAACAACCTGACATTATTGCTGGCTATAATACCGAGAACTTCGACTGGTATTTTATTGATGAACGACTGAAATTACACGGAAGTTCATTATTAGATTTCACAAAAAAATTATTCTATGACCGTGGTATCTACAAGAAGAAAAAACAACAAGTATTGAAACTTGGTGGAGAAATGGAATATTATTATCCTACCATTATGTGGGGTCATAATATCGTCGATGCGTTGTTCGCTGTTCGTCGAGCACAGGCGATTGATTCCAATATGAAAAAGGCAACCCTCAAATATATCTGCGCATATTCTAAGATGAACAAACCAAATCGTGTGTATGTCCCAGGTAAAGAGATTAATACCACATGGTTAGACTTAACGCCAACATACGCATTTAATAATACTGATGGCGAATGGTTTAAAATAGATGATAAACGTTTAGAGAAAACGTATATTAATGATAATGGAGCTGAATATCCTTTATATACTTTAAATAATAAAACATTAGTAAATAATAAGACTGGTAAAGAATATGAGATAACTACAGGACGCTATATTATACAACGCTATCTATTAGATGACCTTTGGGAGACCGATAAGGTGGAGAACCGTTATAACCAGCCTAATTTCTTGGTAGGTAAAATGCTTCCCGTATCTTATGAAAAGATGTGTACAATGGGTACTGCTGCCATTTGGAAATATATTATGATGGCATGGAGTTATCAACACGATCTGGCTATTCCTGAATTAATAGAAACAAAAAAATTTACTGGTGGGTTATCTCGATTACTTAAAGTAGGATATGTAGATAGAATTGTGAAATTGGATTATAATTCGCTGTATCCTTCAATTATTCTTACTTTCGGTATCAAGAGTCCAATCGATATTATGGGTGTAATGAATGCTCTTTTGGAGTATATTCTTACACAGCGTGAACATTATAAAGGTTTGAAGGCTCAATACGGTAAAGAGGCAGATGAACTTAAAGAAAAATTGAAAGGGATAACGGATGATACCGAAATAAAGAAGACAAAAGAAGCCATTGCTCAACTATCGAGTCAAAAAGCGATGGCAGACAAAATGCAGCTACCTTTGAAGATAACAGGCAATGGCTTCTTCGGATCATACGGTTCTGGAAGTGTATTCCCTTGGTCAGACCTTGAATGTGCTGAGGAAACGACTTGCCGTGGTCGTCAAATGCTTAGATTGATGATTAGCCATTTCTCGACATTAGGCAGTTTTAATACTGATACACCGAACGATGATTATAATTATCATCCTATAGTGGGTGACAGTTTCACTGGTGATACTCCTGTGTTCATTAAATATGATAATACTAATTTAATCGATATTAAACCTATATCTGAATTAATCGACATTGATAATATTGATAAAGATGCGTTAGGAAGAGAATATGATACGACTGAAAAGAATTATTCAGTATTATGTCGAAGTGGATGGTATAAACCAAGTTATATTTACCGCCATAAGACAAATAAAAAAATATATCGTATTGCCGATACACACGATAACAAAAATTGTATCAGTGATATAACAGAGGATCATTCATTATTTAATGATGATATGCAGAAAATAAAACCTTCGGATATTAATGAGAAGACCAAGTTGGAATATAAGTTGCCGTTGTTTTGTAAGAGAAACAATAAAATATCTGAGGAAAAGTTTAAAAAACTGTTAGATTTCACCATAAAATTCCCGATAAAAATTCCTATCGAAATATTGAATTCAGATGTAAATACGAGAAATAAATTTGCGGTCGAACTTAGTAAAAAATTGAAGCAACCTATAACGATTGAGAATTATTCAAAGGTATTCGTCGCAGGATTTAATTTCTTATAAGATAAAAGAGAATGATTTCACTAGGTATCGAACTAGTGAAATCATTTAATGATAGATATATAACGATGTACAAGACTGTAATTAAGACAACCGAAGATTTTAAGAGTAAGGCAAAAGAAATATTTGGGGACTATTATGACTATACGAAGACTGATATATTAAAAAAGGATTCTAAAAGACGAGTGATAATAACTTGTCCAAGACATGGGGATTTTTTACAAGATATGTATAGTCATCTTCATGGTTGTGGCTGTCCGAAATGTGGAAAGGAAAATATGGCTAAGACACAATCATTTACGAAAGAACAATTTGTTGATAAAGCAAATATTGTCCATAATTTTAAGTATAAATATACGGAGACAGTATACAACGGTGCTACTAAAAACGTAGATATTATCTGTCCTATACATGGTATTTTCACGCAAAAAGCATACTCACATTTACAAGGACATGGTTGTCCTAAATGTGCAACAAAACGAAATGCCGATAACATGTTAATGACGAAAGAAGACTTCGTGAAAAAAGCCAATATTATACATAATGGTACTGAGAATTATGATTTATCCGAGTATAAAGGGGCAAAAGTTCCTATTGAAATTATATGTTCAAAAGGACATCACTATTGGCAGATGCCAAATAAACATCTGACAGGTCACGGTTGTCCTTATTGTGCGAACAATGTATCAAGTCAAGAAAATGAAATATCCGATTTCATAGAAAACGAAATTGGACTTAGTGTAATTAAAAATAACCGTAAATTATTAACTGACAGAAAAGAAATTGATATATACATTCCATCTAAAAATCTTGCAATTGAACATAACGGATTGATTTGGCATAGCGAAGAACATTGCAAAGATAGGTATTATCATTTAAAGAAGACTGAAGGTTGTATAAAACAAGGAATACAATTAATACATATATTTGAGGATGAGTGGGTATTCAAAAAGGATATCGTAAAGTCGAAAATAAGGGAAATAACCAATTCAATTTTGAATATTGTTGACTTTAATGAATGCGTAGTTAAAAAGGTTTCTGTAAAGCAATGTAAAGATTTCTTAAAGGCTAATTCGTTTTATGAAACAGTTAATGTTTCAGACGTATATGGAAGTTTTTATAAAGATGAATTAATCTCTTTATTAGTGCTTAATAAAACGGATAATCGTGATGAATATGAGTTAGTTACTTATTGTAATAAACTAAATACCGTAGTAACCGAAGGAATAAGAAATTTATTCGATATATTTGTGAAAGATAAGAAGCCTCTCATTGTAAAAGCAAAAGTGGATAGACGTTGGGATAATGGAAACTTGTTTGAAAAGATAGGCTTCAAACACATAAAAGATACTGAGCCAAACTATTATTACGTCGTTAATAGGCATAGATATTTGAAACCTATTAATTTAATGAAAGAAGCATATCGAATATTCGATTGTGGAAACTCGATATACGAATGGAAGAGATTTTAAGGTTTTAATTGATTTTAACAACATATTTTCGGTAATTACAAAAATAATCGTTATATTTGCATTTAATTTGAATAGTTTAACTATTAATAGAAAATTATATAATGAATGAAGAAAAACGAAAAGAAAGAGAAGAAGAATTTAAAAAGAAAGCATCAATAGTTCATAAAGGGAAATATGGATATGATAATGTTTACTTTGTAAATAAAACAACAAAAGTAGATATACTATGCCCAATACATGGTATTTTTTCACAAACGCCTAAGAATCATTTAGGAGGGCAAGGATGCCCTGAGTGTGGTAAAATTTATGCCAGGGAATGGCGTAAAGGTAATTATGAAAGCTTTAATGAAAAATTAAAAGAACGATTTGGTGATGATTTCGATGCCCCTTTTATAGAGAAAGAATACGAGAATGAAAAATCCAAAGTGACAATCGTCTGCAAAAGGTGTGGGCAGGTCTACAATGTTGAAGCTGCATACATATTATCTCCACGCTTTAACGGATGTACTGAATGCCGTTATAAATATAGTTTTGATGATTTAATTAAAAAGAACAAGACGGCTAATGAAATCGTAAAGTTCGAAGGTTATAAAGATTCACGTAAAGATACTGTTACGATGGTATGCACCGAACACGGGGAATATGAAACAAGAGTTAGTACATTATTAGATGGACGTGGAGAATGTCGAAAATGTAACGGCTATAAGAAATTAATGAAAGAAAATGACTTTAATGAAAAGTTACGTAAAAATTTCGGGAGTAAAATAAAACCAATAAGTCCGTTTAACGGAACTATGAGACCAATGGAGTTTGTCTGCGAAAATAACCATAGGTTTATAAAAACACCGAATACCCTTTTCTTCAACAATACAATTCATCCTTGTCCGATTTGTGCCAAAATGTTAAATATAGAACAAAAAACAAAATCGACTGAACAGTTTATCAAAGATGCCATTGAGGTATACGGAGAGGGAGTTTATGATTTTAGTGAAACGGTGTATGAAAAATCCAATAAACCGGTAACTATCAAATGTAATCAATGCGGACGATATTTCACTATCGAATCCAATTCATTTTTGCAAGGTCATGGCTGTCCTTACCATAACTGTAATTCTTCAATAATGGAAAAGGAATTAGGTGAAGTTATAAAAGAAAACGGCTATGAATATTTTACGAATGACAGGACTATCCTTAACGGAAAAGAATTAGATATCTACATACCTTCTAAAAAGATTGCGTTTGAATTTGATGGGATATATTGGCATAATGAATTAAATAAAAATAAATCATATCATTTGGACAAAACTATCGAATGTGAAAAAATAGGTATACGTTTAATACACATATTCGAAGACGAATGGATAAATAAAAAAGACATCCTTTTGTCAATGATAAAAAACATCTTAGGTAATACTGAAATGCATATATATGCAAGAAAATGCAAAGTGGTCAAAATAGACGATGCTTCAGTCGTTAATGATTTCTTAATGGAAAATCATTTGCAAGGAATTTGCCCGAGTACTATTAAATATGGTTTATACTATAATAATGAATTAGTTTCATTAATGACGTTTGGTAAATCAAGACATTTTATCGGTAATGGAAGCCGTGAATATGAATTATTAAGATTCTGTAATAAGAAAAATTATAATGTAATAGGTGCGGCAAGTAAATTGTTTAAAAGTTTTATCAAAGAATATAACCCATCGAGTGTCGTTTCTTATGCTGATAGACGATGGAGTATAGGAAATTTATATGAGAAATTAGGTTTTACTCTATATAATAAATCTAATCCGAACTATTATTATGTTATAGGAAATGAACGCAAAAATAGATTTAATTATAGAAAATCTGAATTAATGCGTAAATACAATTGTCCTAAAGATGTGAGTGAACATGAATTTTGTCTCTCACAAAAATGGTATCGGATATATGATTGTGGCTGTTTATGTTATGAATGGAATAAATAATATTATAAAATGATAGTAGTAAATAATATTGGAAAAACGGATGATTATGTGTATGACATCTCATTAGATGGTACAGTAGTAAATGCGTTAGGTTTAAACGTATTGTCAAATACTGATGGATTTAATTTCCAAAAGCCTTTGAAATATCGTTACACGGAAAGCCATCCATATATTGGTAAAGGTTTAGGACGTAATGTAAAAAAAGGAAAAGAATACACTGAAGTTGATGCCGATGTTGCAGAATTTGAAGATACTTTTATTAATGAAGCGTATAATGGGGGAGTGTTAAAGAATGGGTTAGGAATAGATGAATACTGTGATGCCTGTATTCAGTTTGCCCGAAAGAACTATGCCGATCTTATGCCTGATGGCTCTAAGAAGTTAGTAGGAAACACGATAAAATCAAAAAAATTACCAATTTATATTGAGAAGTTCCTTAATAAGGCAATCGATATGTTATTGCATGGTAAAGGTTCTGAGTTTCTTAACTATTATTACGACTACATTGAAAAAATTTACAATATGCAAATTCCTTTAAAGGATATTGCTACTGTTGGTAAAATTAAGACTTCGATCGAAACATATAAGGAAAGTTGTAAGCAGTTGACGGCTGGTGGTACAAAGAAAGCAAGACAAGCGTGGTACGAATTAGCAATTCGTGATAACTTACCTGTTAATATGGGTGATACTATATATTACATTAACACTGGTGATAAAAAATCTGTGTCTGATGTTCAGAGAGTAACAAAATATTATTTTGAGGGACGTGATGGTAAAGAGATAGACTATGTCACAAATGATGATGGCACACCTAAAACTGACCGTAAAGGTAACGTTATTCCTCTGTCAAAAGGATTAGAAAGCGAATACAATCGGAAGAAAAAAGCGAATGACCCTATCGTATTAGCTCCTAACAATTCAAAAAAGAAATACATATCCAAGGATGAATATATTCATAAGGCTTATCCATCGATCAAGGACAAAGATGTGATAGTTTTTAATTGTGTCAGATTACCTAATGAGATTGTCGAAGATGAAGATGATCATTTTTGCTCTGATGATATTGAATATAATAAAGAGAAATATATTGATATGTTCAATAAACGTATTAAGCCTTTGTTGGTATGCTTTGACGAAAAAATACGTTATGGAGTAAACGAAAAAGGTAAGACAATAAATAATATATTGATTACATCACCTAAAGACAGAAAAGAGTTTACTGAGAGTGAAAGTCATCTTGTCGCAGGACAACCTTATGAATCAATCGATCAAGATACCTATGAACAATTAATGACAATTGAGGATAAGGAGATAAAATTCTGGATCGAAAATAATAAAGTTCCTCCGTATACTAAGGAATGTGGAATGGATTGGGAAAAGATTAAACAAGATTATCTTAACCGTCAAGAAGAATTAAAAACAGAAGGAATACGTGAAGAAAAAGCCTTATATGACGAAATAATCCGTAAAATTACCAAAGATGATGTCGACAAGGTATTGGAAGATGGATTATTACCAGATAAACTATTATCTATTATAGATGAAGATGTAAATGATGGCAATTTTATATCAAAGAAATATAAAATAAAAATCGGTAATATCTATGACATCGTCGAAAAAGATTTTACAAATGGTGAAATCGACGATACAGAAAGTAATGAATAATAAAAAGGTGATAGAGTTAAATTCTATCACCTTTTTATTTAATATAAAGAAGTTTATCAATTATGCATATGTTCCACAATCAATTGTATCAGCAAGCTTAAGACCATTACTACCTATTTCCAAATTACCGTCAGTTGCTAAATTTAAACTAATTGCTAAACCACTAACAGTTACACCATTCTCTCCTGTTAAAAGTGGGTTAGTTGAAATCTTAGCACCTCCGATAGTATAGTTATCGATGGTATTTTTATAAGCTGTTATATTTGTAGCGTTTGTATGGACTTGTGCATCTAATGCTGATATTTCACCTGCGATTGTAGTGGCTGCTGCTGTGTAATTTCCTGTTGTTGTCTTATGGCTACCATCATCATTTAAGCCCACGCCCTGATTGGTTTTCAGCTCGGCTGCTTTCGCACGGTCAATTTCACCAGTTAAAACACTTGCCTGTGCAATATCATTTTCATTGATAGTATATGTAGTATGTTCATCGGCCTCTACTTTAGCGGTAACAGTTACTCGTCCTGTACTCTTCTCGGCTATCTTATTTGATGCTTTTGCTGCTGCTGTATTGATTGCATCTTGTACACCACTGACCTTAATACCATCAGTTCCTACCTTCAAGAATCCTTCCGAATCTGCCTCAGCAGATTTCTTAATGGAGAATACCTTACCTGTCAGTCCTAAACCATTACCGGCTGTATAGGTGTCAACAAGGTCACTTAAATTTAATTCAATAGGCTGCTTTCCTGCATCAGTGTTGAATGTTAAAGTAATCTTATGTGTTTCCTCATCATAAGTTGCATTTTCCAACATACTTTCTTTGATAAAATCAGTCGCCGGAATTGTGGTAATTACGATGGAATCTTTACCAATAAGTTTTAAACCTTGTTTTTTATCCCAATCAAGATGAATATCTGCAAATAAACCATTATTACTTTGTGTCAATACTTTATCATTACTGTTGATAGATAAACTTACGGTCTTGTTATTCTCTGGGTCAACTTCTGATACCTTAACGGCATTTGATCCCTTATATTGGGTTAATGCCCCGCTGGCAACACTTAATACACCTGATGATGCATTCTTGATGATTGTTGTACCGTCAATGTTAGCGGAGACATCGATGCCACCGTCAACTCCATTATTGATAGTAACTGTCTTATCGTTTGAAGTTACTTTACCACGTGATACAATAATTTTACCGTCGGCCTCGTCAACTTTAGTTACGAATGAAGATTCAACCGCAGTATCGTTCACATCAAGACCCGCAATTTTATTGTCGGTATATTTCTTGGCACCCGTAATAGTCTGAGAGTCACTTGTGTCCTCAGGAGAACCAATCAAGTCATTTTTAGCTTCATCGATTGCATTTTTGAAACTTCCTTCGCCAGTTCCACCGATTCTATCTAATTCTTTCTGTACGTCGGCAGGAATTGCATCAGCATCAAAAACGAATGGTTTCTTTACCGTGGAATCCTCGGTCGTAAAACCGATAAGTACCTTAATATTATTATCGCCGTCCTTATATCTGTTAATTACGATTTCACCGTCATTTGCATTTTTTAATGCATTTTCCAACGCTGTTTTAGCAGCAGTACGATCAGTGCCTATCGTCTTGTTTCTGTATAAACATAAATGTCTTGTTGCCATTTTATGATTTTTAATAATTCGTTATTCATTATATAAATAATCAGAAACTATTAGAAAAATTTCTTTTTTTTTTTTCTGTAATTTCTGACTATTTTATTTATTAATAAGTTCCGTAATCAACTGTACCACTGAAATATAAACCGTTTTCGTCAGACATAATTAAATTATCGTTGTAGTTAGCAAGTTTAACATCGCAAGAAATAACGGTGTTATCTGCCGTTTGTTTAGAATTCATATGAACAGTATTAGTATCAGCAGCTTTTATGGTTGACTTAGCCTTCAATTCGGCAATGTCACCATCAATATCATCCAGTCTTTCTGAATGTCTTTGTATGTCGTTCTCAACGGTTTCTATCGCAGCCTTGTTAGCTTCAATAGTCGTATTTTGGGTAGCCTCATCAGCTTTAACCTTTGCGACCTCAGAAGACAAGACAGTTACATTAGCGTTAAGGTCAGTAACCTTATTCTTAACATCGCTAACGGATTTTTCTACGCTTGTACCGTCTGCCAAATTGTAATCTTTTGCCTGATTAGAAACATACAGTGAACCTTGGTCATTAATCAATGCGTTAGTCGACAATGTTGATAACACAACTGCTCCTGAGAGAATGTCAGTACCTTCCTTATTAACCTGTTTATTGAGAATTATACCACCTAAATGCTCTTTCTGTACATCCCATTTATTAAACAATGTTCTTGCTGAGAAACGTACTTCAGATTGTTCTCCATTTGCATTCGTATAAACAATCACAAGTTCTTCAGTCGCAGCGTCGTAATACATACGGTCTATCACTGAACCTGCATTAAGTTTAATTACCTTTTCAGTTTCCAATGCTGATGAATTGAACTTAAGGGTGTTAGTACCTGCATCATATGTAAGGTCTACCGAAGCATACAAAGGTTGGTCATTTTTCAACAAGTTACCGTCAAGGGTAGAAATCTCAACATTTCCTGTCAAAACTGAACTTCCGTCATCCTTTGTCTCCTTAGTCAAGTTAATCGTATTAGACTTGTTTACTACGAATGATGCCTTTGTCGCATTATCTTTGATAGTATCAAGTAATTCAGTTTCCTTAACCTTTGCCCTTTCAGTTTCTTTTGTAATCGCAGCAGAATTAGCATCAACTGATACCTTGAGTTCGGTTTCCTTAGCCTTTGCACGTGCAACCTCATCGGTCAAGGCAGAATTAATCTTACCTTCCTCGGTTGTCGCTCTTACGACTTCCTTATCGATATTTGACTGCAATGTCACGTCTGATGCCTTGTAATCGGTCTTAACACTCTCGATAGATGCTTTGGTGTCACTCAGATTGGTAGCTATCTTTTCATTAATTGCAGTATCAGCACCCCTCAAGCCATCGATTGCAGTGTCTACAGACTTTTTGTATTCCTTAACGTCTGCTAAATGCTCGTTAAGTTTATCAGAAATAACCTTTTCAGCGTTAGTTGCCCTGGTAACTTCGTTCGTAATTGAAGTTTCATTTGCTTTTATAGCGACATTCAGATTACTTTCAGCATCCTTGGCACGAGTTACTTCATCTGTGACAGCAGAAGTATTAGCATTTGTTTTAGTTTTAACCTCGGCTAACTCATCCTTAGTCACAAAAGATGAAATGTCTTGATGCTCAGTCAGATAACCTTTAGCCTCGATTTCGTCTTTAGTGTATACATTAGCAGCGTTTGCCTTTAATGCAAGTGCTTCATCAACACCGACAACTTTGACACCATCAGCAGTAACTTCGAGATAAGGTTGGCTACCATCTGATTTTTTAACTGAGAATTTATTATCCACCAATGTCAATCCATCACCTGCGATGTAAGTATCTACCAAATCGGCAACATTTACATCAGTAACTTTGACCCCGCTAGTAGTCTCAAAAGTGAATCTAATGATTTTCTCTCCTGCCAAATATTCAACATTGGTCAACAACTGATCCTTTGGAATATTAACTTCGCCAGATGGTTTACCGTCGACATATAATGTATATTGTAAATCGCTTGTACTATTTTTCTCAATTGTAACAGAAGCGACCTTCTTATTGATTTCAACGGTTAAATCAGACTTAATCTTATTCTCAGCTTCAGTTGCCCTATTAACCTCATTAGTTAAATCAGTCGTCAAACCATCGATTGTCGACTTTAATTGAGTATCTGCTGCCTTGTAATCAGAATCAAGACTATTTACCATATCGGATAGTTCAGTTTCCTTAGCCTTTGCACGTGCAACCTCATCGGTCAAGGCAGAATTAATCTTACCTTCCTCGGTTGTCGCTCTTACGACTTCCTTATCGATATTTGACTGCAATGTCACGTCTGATGCCTTGTAATCAGAAATTGTCTGGTTATCTTTTGCATCAAGGTCATTATACTTCTTGGCAACATCAGTCTCGATTGCCTTTACAGCATTCTGTAACACAGAAACTTTAGCGTTATTGTCGGTCTTATACTCAATATAAGACTCAATATGACTTGAAATCTTGTTCTCAAGTTCTGTATCCTTATTAGTTGAACGATTAATTTCATCGTTAATTGCTGAAAGGTTAGATGCAATGCCTTGTGATAATGTGAGTTCTGCTGCCTTAGCACGAGTTACTTCATCATTAACATCTGTCGATAACTTAGAAGTATCGCCTTCTAATTTAGTTACCTTTGTATTTGTTGCTGAAATCTCGTTATTAATATCAGCTACCTTGTCGGCGATAAGGCTCTTGATATCGTTATCTGACTGTGTCAAATCAGCAATTTTTGAATCAGTCTTTTCTTTATAGGCATCGAATGCCTTTATATGTTCAGCGACATTACTTGCAATAGCAGTCTCAGCTTCTTTTGCTCTTGCTACCTCTTTATCTACAGCAGTTTTATTAGCATCGATTGACGACTGCAATGTGGTATCAGCCAACTCTCTTGCCGAAGTTTCATCTGTGATTTTAGATTTAACATCATCGAGTGATGAATTAATATCTGACAATGACTGTGTATGACCGTCGACGATAGTCTTGATATTGTTGTCGAAAGATTCACGGGCAGTCTTTTCGGTCTCAAGGTTATTTTTAACTGATGTTATTTCATTTTTGATGGTGTTATCGGTCTCAGATAATACCCTTTCAGCTTCCTTAGCACGTTCAACCTCATCGGTAATTGATGATAAAACCGTATTCACCTTTTCAGTAATTGTCCTTTCAGCTTCTAATGCCCTATTAGTTTCAACAGCGACGGCATTACTTACAGCGGTCTCAGGAACATACAGTTCACCTGTTACAGGGTCCTTTGCAAGAATGTTACCTGATGTTTTTAACTTAACCGTTGCTGACAGATAACTTCTGCCAGGTTCACCTTCCTTTTCGTGCTTATGTAATTCGACGGCACTTGAAGCGTCATTCTGTACATAAATGGTCTCTATCATATCTGAGACTGGGATTGTAAGAGAAGTACTACTATCAGTCAATTCGATGACTATAGATGCCGTCTTTTCATCGTAACGAATATTCTTTACAATTTGAATGCCTGGTAATGAAACTATTTTAGTTCTATTACCTACCTTTAATGTCAATTGATTAGAAGCCGTATCAACATCAATATCAACATTGACACTAAGTCCACCGTCAGATACTTTTACTGAGGTATCATTACTTAATCTCACATCGCCGCTTACAGTAAAACCGTGTGTACCTTTAACGACGTTTGCTTCGAAAGTATCGGTTGTAGTTCCGTCGATAGAGAGACTATCTTTGATATTGTCGATTTTATCGGCTAAATCATCGCATCTGTCCTTCAAATTGTTAAGACCTTTAGCAACGGTAATGTCACCATACTTAATATTTTTAGCCCGACCGTCAACAATAAGATGATCATCCTCGATTTTAAGAATATTATTCTCATCCTCTGACAAACGTACATCACCTGAAATCACATATTTGTTGGTGCCTGCAATCTTATTGATAACGAGTTCAATATTATGATGATGATTTTCGGTAGAAACAATGGTGTGTTCATCCAGATTGATGACCTTCTTGTGGGCATCGTCTTTATATTTACCGTCCTTATAACCGCTTGATGTAAAAGTCAGTGTATGCTTTTCTTCATCATATTCGAGGTTTGCGGCAGCATATAAACCATCTGACTTTTTACAAATGATATTATCGTTGAAATCAGTATCATCACTATCTCCGTTATTAGAAAGTTTTACTTCGGCAGTAAGTTTCTTTCCGTCAGTTGCATCCGGTTTATATGACAGTTTAATACTCGCAGTATCATCGACTTTTAACTCGTTATCTTTGAATCCTTTCTGGATGAATTTAGATAAAAGGTTAATTGCTTCAGACAAAGATTTAGCATCGCCTATGACATCATCCTTAACGTCGGTATCATATGTAACTCTATTAGTCTTTTTATTTTCATCAAGAGTAAGACCACAGGCTGTTATGATATTTTTGATAAGGTCAAGTGAATTTGTAATTTCCACTTCTTCATCTTCCGTCTTTGATATTACATCATCTATACTCTCAGATAACTTATTTGTATCAATGTAGAATACTTTTTTATTTGCGACACCGATAGCCATGATAGCCTTTGGAGACTTTTGGTCTCCGTAAAAGGCTAATGCTGGTTCTCCAATGAGTGAATTCGGTCTGAAATTCACCTCGAAATACTCGATAGCATCCTCACGGGTAGCGAATATTTCACTCTTATGAGTTAAAAGTTGAAGACTATATTCTTTATTTTTCATATCTTATTTATATTACACATTAATAAATATTATTAGAACTCTCCGAAGTTCATAGAGAATTGAACTTTTATGTCATTTGTTCCACCTTTACTCTTCAAAGTAAGCACACCGCTGTTAGTGTCAAAAGAGGTTCCTTCTTCAGTCAAGATAGTTGCCTTGATTTCCTCGTCAGTCGCAATTCTTGCCTCCTTTTCGGCAACATCGGCATCCTTGCGCTCCTGAATCTCAGTCGCAATACCACCATTGATTGTATTGAAACCGTCTGTGATAACTTGATTTATCTGTTCGAATGCTTTAGCTGTTTCTTTACCGAAATCAGTCAGTACTTGTTTGGTATTATTCAAATCAGTCTTAGTTGCGTCAAGATCCGTACTTAAATTATCGATGGAATCTTTATTGGTATTTATGAGTCCTTTTAATTCCTGATAGCGTTCTTCGCTTACTATCGTATATTGTCCAATCTTATTTTCCAAATCGGCATCCTTAGCTTCACGTGCTTGTTTTTCCTCAGCAATGGCAGTAGCCAACTCATTATCTTTAGTGGTTGCCCTTTCGATTTCTTGGTCGAGAATCTCCTTGTTTGCTGTAACAGTTGCCTTGATTTCTTCGTCAGTAGCGATTCTTGCCTCCTTTTCGGTAGCATCGGCATCCTTGCGTTCCTGAATTTCAGTCGCAATACCGCCATTGATTGTATTAACAGCGTCGACTAAATTATCATTGACTGTCTTGATAGCATTGTTAATGTTACCGATGGCAGAAACTAAATTGGTATTAACTGTCGCAATATCATTTGAATTCTTAGTAATGTTAGGTCTCAGCTCATTGTTTATAGAGTCTTCAATCATTGTATCCTTAGCGATAGAACGATTGATTTCATTATCTATCTTAGTTCCTAACTCATCGAGTTTAGGATTGATATCATTGATTACTGCTTCATATGTTATTTGTCCGACATTAATCAGCTTACCGTCACTTAAACGATATTCGGCGTTTGTCTGACCGTTAGGTGCTTTCTTGATTACAACACTTTCTCCGTCTTTTAATTCATTCCTCAGCCATTCTTTTCCATCCCATTCATTAAGATAGAACTTAGTAGTATGCGCTAATGCTAAACCATTATTTGGTTCGATTCTACCACAACCGCATCCTAATGAAACGTTAACCGAAGTCCATATTGAATGACCGTTTTTAACGGATGGCATCATTACAGTAGGATATTGATCAGATAAAATCTTTTCACGCTCGTGATAGTTATGACCGTTATAATCCTTAATCAATCTTAATGACAGATAATTCTGACTTGCGATTACATTTTGATAAACAGAATTCTTATTGTATTCGAAACGTTTAACGTAGACATTTTCGCAATTAGAATTAGTTGCTGTCCAGAAATATGCCCTTTCTCCGAAGAATACAAAATTACGTCCGCCGTCAGCATATCCTGCTGGTACGATATGGAAACCAAATGCATCAAGACCTCCATTATCACAACCCATATTGCCACAGTCACAGCATCCGCAACTATTATCGCATACTTTTCCACAATAGGTACTCTCACAACCGTTACCGCTATTTCCGCAAGAAACAGTATCGTAGTTGATACAAGTATCATTGCCGCAAGGGTTAATAGTAGATGGATGTAACCATAAATCAGTAGATTTAAGTAATTTACCTGCCCAAGCACCTAAATATTTATTAGCGGTTGCCGAGTTATGGTCTCTATCCTTTTGACAAGGTTCTACAGCATTAAGCATATCGTCCCAATCTTCCTTTGTAGGGATTCTCCAAGGTGAGTTTGCCTTATTCAAATTACATGCTATCTTTTTAACCGCCTCGTAATTATAAAGCATACCGTATACACTTACGTATTCCTTTGTAAGATATCTGTCACCTACGATAGGAGTTTCACAAGTAGGAATACTTTCACCATCGACAACAGATATGAATTTCTTAACAGGTTCATATTGTCCTGTCTTGAACATAGGTGAAATAGAGACTGGTGTGGCAGCAAGACCATTACCTTTAAGGCTTTCATCAACAGCGACTGTTACGCCAGTATTCAATTCGGTGGCGAATCCTGTTATAGCGACTTGTTCACCATTTCTCATAAACCTAAGTACACCGCTTTCTTTATCATATTCAAGCTCAGAAACGGCAGTGTGTTTTAAATCTGTTACATCCTTCAATGCATCGACTGAACGCATAACTTTACCGTTCTGCAATTCAACCACAATATCACTACCCTCAACCCTTAAAGTCTTGATGTCACGACCTTCAAGAACAAAGAAGTTATTGTCTACTTCGACACCGTCGAGCGCACAATTCTTAGTAACATCTCCTGGGTAAGGAGAGTTCTTTCTAAAATATGTTATTCCGTCAATCATTATCGAAAAAATTGTTTATTTATAAATATCTTAAAAAAACATTAAATAATATCATTTTTGCAGTTATTTTCTATTTTATTCCCATTTAATAGACAAGAGTAGAATCTAAATGACTTAATATCGCCAATAAAGCTACCTGCAAAGTACTTCTCTAATGGATAAATAATGGAAGGATTATCTCGATATAATGGATATATCACGTCACAAAGTCCTTGGGTTCCTCCACCGACAGATATATTGTATGGTACACCTTCCTGTTTGCTGTATAGGTCATTTAATTCACGTAGATCCAATATAGGTATCTCTTTTGTTATCATTTTTAACTTACCGTTAACATAAAATGATAATTTCATTTTATCATTAGAACATTTTTGTATCTTCGTTGAGATACAATACCACACATTATTATTAATCAAAGGTTGTTCTGTATATTCTTCAATGATACCGATACCGTCTTCACTATCACAGTCTTTTGTCAGGTAACGATAGCCGAGCCTTCCGTCTGAAGTTATCCTAAAACATAATGCGTTATTGATTATATCTTTATTAACTGAATATTTTTTACTTTCTACTTTTAACAATGAATCTATGTTTTCGATAGTATACCCGTTATCCGTTCTATTAAATAAGGTAAAGTAATTTTCAAGTTCAGGACATTTGATGTTATAAAGAATAGTCTCAGTATTTCCATCGTCGCTATCCATATCAAGTCCATTTTTTGTCCTATTATACGTTATAAATTTATTATTGGTTTTTATTTCTTCAATGTTAGGCTGGTAGATATTATATCCTTCTTCTGTCGTAAAATCATCGTCGTTGATTATTTCATCGTCGGCTAAATAGCCGCCTTTAATAAAATAATTGTTATAAATATCGCACGTATCATTTTCGTTAAGATAATCTTTATCTGAATATCCGTTTGATGTATATTTTCCTATTTTGCATTCTTCTGATGGTTTCAGGTATTCACTATCGATTGAAGTATCTGTTTCTGAGGTATATGGCTCATTCGTAGCTTCTTTCTTGAAGACATTATCTTTCATATAATCATCCTTAACATAATTTGAATTGTCATCGGCATTTGAATATTCGGTTATGTAATTTTTAATCCATTTATTTTCTGCTCTTGTACCGATGAAGAAAAATATTCCTTCATTATTAGGATGCACTGAGTTTAACGTCCTTTTATCGTTTACAACATCATTACTCTTTTTCAGAGTAATTTCAATCGTGATTCCATCATCTATTTTTGATGGAAGTACCTGATATTCGTTACATTTTGTCTTAAAGAAACCTTGATAAAAGCCTCCTCTTAGCCTCGCAACCCCGATACCGTCTTCAACGACAATATTATTACCGTAATAATACAATTGATTATTTCCGTTGATTTTGTTCAATACGAATCTTATATCGTTCTCATCTAATCGTAATTTCGACTTTGTAAATAATTCCAAAAATTTTTTATTACTTATAGAATCTTTCTCGAATGTGATAAAACCGTTATCAACACCCGTATAGCCGATACTATTTAAAATGACACCTTTGTTTATAGCATTCTCCCATTTGTAGTCGGGTAATGAAAATACCCTGTCCATCCACACACATTTAGGATTATTAAAATCAATATATGAAGAAAGACAATGCGTGGTTAATCGATTATTGTCGGTATTTACCGAACTATTGTAATCAGTACTTAAATGAAAATCCCAATAATTTTCTTTATCCAGTACAATATCAAATATATTTCTATTATGCTCAAGTATGTTACTCATCAGAGTTTCACATATTTATATTATATGTAATAAATAGTCAGTAAAACTATGCCAAGGATTATAAAATTAACAAAACAGCAATTAAAGGAGACTGATAATGGCGACTTTGATTATATAGATGATGAAAACGATATGCCATCAAGCATAGGACAATCTCAGATAAGTGTTGATGGTAAAGTAGACGATACTGAAAGTGGTGATACTTTAATAGGTGATAGAGTTGCAAAATCTATGACCCCGCAAACGTATAGCCGTTTCAACAATTATTCTAATGGCTATTGTCATCGTATGCGAGAAGGTGTTGATGTGAATAATGATAATGTCGATGACTTTTATAATAACGATGAACTCGACATACTGAGTAATGGTGATAATAACGATAATTTAATACAGATACCACAAGGAGTAGATTATAAGACTAATATGTTAGTAGACGCAATGAATAATTTAAATCCGAAACAGCAAGCGATAGTCATAAATAAAATACTCGAAAACGTGGATATGAATAGTATTCCTTACAGATGGAAAAAGGAACTCATTATGAAATTGCTATCTAATAATAAAATCAAATAAATATTGTAATATGATACACTTACTTTTTGAAGGTGGAAACAAAGACCTTAAAAATAGACAATTTCCGTTGCCTAAAGGGGTTAGAAAATATCTTGTTACGATATTGAATAATTATAACGGCGACAAAGATGTTGAAGGCTATAAACGTTTAAATAATATATTGGAGATGAATGGTATAAAATACCAAGAGATGAAACGTTTAAAAAATTATTTCGACAATTTCCAAGGTGATATTCATTCTGATGAATATATGTTAAATGGTGGCGATGCCATTAAAACATGGGTAAATAATACATTGAATACCGCAACGAATGCCATAAGAGGTTTTAAGCAAGCAAAGAAAGACGCAGGTATATCAAATGCGTTTATAAAACCACATAAGAAAGACCGCTTAACCCACAGCAAGATGAAACCGACAATTTCAAAATTTCAGACTAATGGTGTCGCCGATAAGATATCGAATAATAATGCAATCAAATATGAGGCAACGGAGCGTAAGACCATCTATTTATCTGAAGAACAGTTAAGATTAATAAGAGAGGCACAAGATGATACGTTTAGTCTCGAAGAACTTTCTTCAATAACTTCATTCAAGGGACGTTATAATTACTGTGTCGCCCATATAGGTAGACATGTCGGCAAAGGTTCATCAAGGGTAACATTCCAATTAGATGATTCAAAAGTCTTAAAATTAGCGATTAACGAAAAAGGTATTGCACAAAACGGTCAAGAAGGCAGGAATGATTATTATTTACAGCAACTAGGAATTGTTCCTGAAATATATGATACTGATGACAACGATAAATGGATAATAACAGAATATGTATTACCTGCGAAAGCAAAAGATTTCAAGGAATGTTTAGGTATCGACGAACAGACTTTTTATCATTTCCTATTGACATCATATGTTAAACGAAAAGGAAATAAATATGAAAGGATGAGATTTGCTCACGATATGTTGGATGATGCGACGTTTAATGAATTAGCCGAAGATGAAGACTTAATGAATTGGGACGACTATATTGGAAGTTATGATATATCTATCGGTGATATGCTGAGAAGGTGTAATTACGGTATGGCATTAAGAGGAGGTTATCCTACAATCGTCTTATTAGACAACGGATTAACCGATGAAATATATAATGATTATTATAGTAAAAGATAAACGATGAAACAAGTTACAATTAATGAAGAACGTCTTCGTTCTATTATAAGAGAAACACTGAATGGCATAATGGAAACTATGGTAAATAAATTTACCCCATATTCAGAGGAAGATAGGAAAAGAAATTTCAGCCCGTTTTTTGGCGGTGATAACAGGTCACCAGAGGAAAGAAACCCATCATATGCCAAGGCAAAAAGAGATGCTGAAGAAAGGATGAGAAAACGTAAGATGGAAAATGGCTGTAAATGATATTTATTTAATAATGAACAAAAAGTGATAACAGATGAAATCATGTCTTGAAAAAAGAAGTATGGAAGAACGCCATGTCGAAGAAGTGCGTTCCGATTACAACAGAGAAAACGTCTATAGTGTGACACACCCTGACGCATTGGCGACTGGCGACGCACAAGGTAAAGGTACCGGTTATGGTGGTCATACATTCTCTTTACCTAATTGTAATGGTACATTAAACGTAATTAATTATAGTAATTTCGATACCGCCATCAGCAGCGCACCTGGTAATAAAGATGATAATGACGCAAGAAATACCGCATTAGCCCGTAGTATGTATAACCAAGAAAACGTTTATTCAGCAAAACTGGTAAATACATCAGAAAACGTAAGAGAAGGTCAATATCAAGTACGTTAAATTAATTGATTAATACGATAAGTCATCCTATTTATTTTATAATAGGATGACTTATCTTTTTTTTTATCTACCGAAATACAATATTGAAATATCAATAAAAAACATATTAAAGATATAAGATGATTTTCAATGATATTATAAATAAATTAATCTTAAACGAGAGCGTATCAATTGCTGATGTAAATGATGTTATTGATCGTCATAAAAGGGTAATTATCAATTACCATACAAAGGGAGAGGATAAAAACACCGGGGCGAGAGTCGTCGAAGTGTACGCATATGGATTGACAAAAGCTGGCAATCCTGTCATAAGATGTTTCCAGCCTTACGGGGATACAACTTCTCGTGTACCTAGTTGGAAATTCTTTCGTTTAGACAGAATCTCGGCGTGGAAAGAAACGAATCAAACGTTCAATCGTCCAGCTGACTTTTTTTATAAAGGTCTTGGAGATTTTAATCCTAATGGAGATGACACAATGAGTGTCGTGTATAAAATTGCAAAATTCGGAAATAATAACATTATCAATACTGAAATACAGACTCCTATAAATGGTCCACGAATGAAATCTTCTTATACTGAGCCTTACAGGACTGATACCGAGCGTGGAATGGAACGACTAAGACAACAGTTGCAGAACCCTATTAAATTATCTGATATTAAGACAAAGAACGGTTTCAAAAATCTTGATACTCCCTCGTCAAATGACACAGGGCCTAAAATGAAAGAACCTACAAAGACGGTAAATGGTAATGATAGAGATGATAAATCTTCTTCTACTGAGCCTTACAGGACTGATACTGAGCGTGGAATGGAACGACTAAGACAACAGTTGCAGAACCCAAAGAAAATAGATTTGGATAAATTAAGGTCTAAATTAGGGGATACTTCTAAACCTATAAAATATTCTGATTTAGTTAAACGAGTCAAAGGTCTTAATAATGATGAAATCCCTGATAATAGTCAAACGATTGATAAATCTTCTTCTACTGAGCCTTACAGGACTGATACTGAGCGTGGAATGGAACGACTAAGACAACAGTTGCAGAACCCAAAGAAAATAGATTTGGATAAATTGCGTAGACGGTAATTGAAATATCAGCAATGATAATATTATATTAAATAATAATAGTATAGATTAACAAATGGCGAACGAAAAATTGAAACGAATGTTGGAACTCAGCAAAAAGGTAGATGATCAAGTATCATCTGGTAATACCTCAAGACCCATTCAAAGGAAAGCAAATTTGGAAGAACAGCTTAAAAGCTATGATGAGCAAGTGTATGGTCAATATGTTCCATCAAAAGAAGAGCAAAAACAATATTCAGCGGAAGCTGAAATGAAATTAATCAAAGAAAGAGCAAATAATACAAATGGAGGGTATAACCATAACACAAGGGTACCGAATAAGATAGTAGAATCCATTTTAAGCAATCCTTGCGATCTCAATACGAATCTGTATGAAGACAACAATATGACCGAATTCACGAAGAGATTAAGTAAACGAATACCTGGTATCAAAAATGTGCAAGATATTCAAAAGAAATTAGAAGAAAACGACAGACAAAGTCAAACAAATAGTATCGTAGAACAGAGGCAACAAAATGTGGGTAACGGAAATTCAACTATCGTTGATTATTCATTAATTAAAACAATCGTCGAGAGTGTAATAAATGAGAAGATGGGTTCATTGAAGAGGGAATTACTAGACGAGGGTATTTCACATAATGACAATACTGGAAATTTAAAGGCGATGAAGATGAGCGATAAATTTTTATTTTTAGACGATAACAATAACATATATGAATGTCAGATGAAATACATCGGCAAAAATAAAAAGAAATAATAAATGGTGATACTATTGATAGTATCACCATTTTCTATATTAGTAAATAAGATGTTAATTATTATCAAACAACTCTATGATTTTCGTTATCAATTTATCCCTGACAATGTCGTCGTTAGTAAATTCAGTAACAGCAACTTCATCTAATACTGATAATACTTTGGCAGCATAACTTAATCCTACGATTGATTTATTTTTGCGAATATCCATACGTGATATTTGTTTATCGTCTCCGCTAATTACGAATTTACAGTTGTGACCACCTTTTCTGGTAAGCAGTAGTAAAATATCTTCTTTTGAAAGATCCTCAGCTTCCTCGACAAGACATATACAATTCTCAAAAGTCTTACCTTTTACATAATTAATAATCTCGAAGTTAATAATGCCTTTAGCAATTAAATTACCTAACAGACTATCACAATCAGCGTTACCGGATGCTTCTAAAATTTTTCTTATGTTATTTAATGCGTTTTGGATATAAGGTTCTATTTTTTCTTCGTATGTTCCTTTTAAAAATCCGATGGATAAACTATGTGTCGATTCACAAGGGTTTACAAAAATATAAATTTTTTTAAAACGCTCATTCTCAGTTATCAACAATTTCAAGGCAGTAGCCAAGGACAAATACGTTTTTCCTGTACCTGCTGAACCGATACCTATACATATTTCTTTAGCATCATCCTTTATTGAGTTAACGAACTCCTTCTGTTTGCCGTTCTTACAGTTCAATTTAATCTTGTAATCGATGATTATTTCTTTTTCTTTGACTGTGGACTTTTCGATTTGTACACTATCGTTTGTTTTTGATGAAGCTTTCTTTCTTGCCATAAGCAATTAATTAATGATTATTAACAATTATAAATATTACTAGTAAGAGATAAAGTAGTACCTTTGTAATGACAAAAGATATAATCAAATGATTACAGAAGAAAAACTCAATTCAAATTTTGTACTGTGGGTCGAGAGACTTAAAAAGTATAATTGTTATTCGGAAGAAATGATTAATGATATTGGCGATAAATTGAAAAGGGCAAGTTTTGCCTTATCTGTTAATAGCGGTTGTGCCTATGATGGAAGTATGATAGACACCGTGCTAAATCACTTATGTGTCATCGCTTACCATATTAATGAGGATGCATTTGGAATAAATGCAAAACAACGTATGAAGCATGGTTATCTTAAAGTCAATCCGAATATTTTAATGAGAGTTCTATTGCTTCAGCATATCTCTAAAGCTGAGATGCTTATACCACAAGAGCAGCAATGGAAGATTAAAAACGGGTATACGTTCGATTTTAATCCAAACATGGCGACAACGTTGAAGTGTGGTGAACGTTCAATATTCTTGTGCCAAAAGTATGGCATTAAACTTAGCGAAGAAGAGTATGAAGCAATCAGAATCATAGATAAAGATGATGAAAATAAGAAAGCCGACACTTATGTAAATCCATTGTGTCAAATAGTTAAAATCGCAAATCAACTGACGGCGATAGAATGCCATCGTCAATATGAAAATAAAAAATAAAATACATATAATGGAAAAAAGAATACTTAAATATGTGAATAAGTCTCCGAACCCAGACTTATCTTATGGAAACTGTGATGAAAATGGTAATAGTGGTAATAGCGGTTTCGACTTGTATGCGTGGATAGAAGACGGACCAATTATCGTTAAGCCTCTTGATAGAGTGTTGGTACATACTGGCATTTATCTTGAAATACCTGAAGACTGTGAGATACAAATTAGAAGCCGAAGCGGTTATTCACTTAAATATGGCATTGTAGTCGCCAACTCGCCTGCAACAATAGATAGCAATTATACCGGTGAACTGTGCGTAATAGTCCATAATCTGTCGAATGAAGACTTTACCATCAGTAATGGGGCTAAAATCGCCCAAGCAGTCTTATGTCCGGTATTTAACGGTCATCAGGTCAGTTTGATGAAGACCGATAGTATTAAAGAAAATAAAGAACGAGGTTCACGAGGATTTGCCTCAAGTGGATTTTAATATCAAAGTGATACACTAACTTAATGGTGTATCACTTTTTTTTTGATTTTTATAAATCATATCGTCTATATTAAATAGACAAAGAAATAATTTATCTATAATATGGCAGTAACGAAGAAAAAGAAATCTTTGAAAGAGATGACGATACAAGAATTATATTATTATAATTGTCTCGTAAGACAACAAATCGATAGTACCCTTGTACGGTTGAGAGGACAATTAAAAGATTTAGATTCTGAAAAAACTAATGAGAATAGAATGAAATATAATAAAGTATTAGAAGCTGTGCAGGAAGAGATTAATAAGAGAATTTTTGATATTGTTATATAATGAATTTTATTACAAAAATACGTTCTTTAATTAGTGGTTTGTTTTATGGAATGAAGACCACTGAAGATATAGTTCTTAAGCAATCAGGGGCATCTCATCAATTGGAAGGCACTACGATACAGCAAAAAGTAGAAGACAAACGGGTGTCTAAGGCATTACTTCGTGGTGAATTAACTCAAGAGGTGGAAGAGTTACGTTATCGTACATATAATGTCGATAGAGAAGCCAAGAATTATGAATATTATACGCCGATATTGGCAATGCGTCGTGATAAGATGGATACCAAATTCGTAAAATATTGGAACGATGATAATCTTGAAGTAATAACCATACAACCTAACGAAATAAGTGATGATGGTATTAACAGTATCGATGCCGATGACGAAGGCGTATATAAGAGCTATGAATTGTTTAAAAATAAACATAATTACAGTATAAAGCTTACAAGAGGTGATTTTACCCCTAGATATTATATTGAAGAATATATCAGCCGTGTCGTAGTCCGTAGAATCGATGATGAATATTCAATGCTTGACTTATATATATCAAAATACCCGAACGATAAAGATTTCAAATCAAAAGGTCTTATTAGAGAGATAGAAAAGATTAAAAATGAAAGGTTAAGATCCGATATAATCGATATAAATACCCTATCATTTATCACAAACCATGCATTCAAGTACGATAATATGTTTGAATTCGAGTTTGATAACCTTAGATTAGCATATGTTAATGAATATGACGGTTTCTATGTGATTAGTTTCAAGTCAAGAAACGTCAAACAAGGAAATGACTTAATGAAAAAGTATTATAGTAAATCAATGGACGATAAATATAAGACAAATGCCAAAAAGGAAATTATATTAAATCCATTTGACATTACCGACAATTCAAAGGTATATAAATGCGAACATTGCGGAAAGGAAATAAAATACGATACTGATGAAATCGATTATATGCCTATATTCCAACCAAGGGATATATTCGATGAAGAACAATGTAATAAAATTTCGCCGACAGAATATTTGGATGCCCAAATTTGTGAACAGACCTTTGGTGTCGTTTTATGTCACGATTGCCTTAAAAAATATATAGAAAATAATAAGAAGCAAAAATAGTTACCACGAATAAACCTATGGATGATAAAAAATATGCTTTTCTGATGATAAGTTTCGATACACCGGAATTCGTCAAAGACCTTCAAAACAAAATACCTGAAGATGAACTCTATACCGATGATAACAGCCCGCACGATTATGGACTTGAGAAAGAGACACACGTCACTTTAGTTCCTTGCCTTGATAACGATACGAAACTTAATGATATTAAAAAGTATCTTAAAGAGATATCACGTTATAAGACAATTTTAACGAATATATCACTTTTTAAAAATGATGACTATGACGTGTTAAAATGCGATGCACAATCAGTACTGTTGAAAGACACAAACAAAAATATTACGGAAGAGTTTCCGACACATTCAGAGTTTAAGGATTATCACCCACATTTAACGATAGCCTATTTAAAAAGCGGAATGGGTGATAAATATGTAAAAGATTGCTTGATGCCTTTAGTAATATTAGAACCTAAAAGTTTTCTATACAGTTTTTATGATAATAAAGGTAATTTTAAGCAAGTATCATTCACTGATTGATTTTTAAACTCTTATTCGTTATAATAATTTTATAAACTATTAAGTTATTTACAATGGGTATATTAGACCAGTACAAAAAACAGTTGGAAGAAGACAGAAAAAATGAAAATGATAATTTCAGCGAGGATTTCAATATTGAAGTCGATGAAGACTATAAGGAGCAATACAAAAAAGAACTCCATAAGCAAAGGGCAGACATTTTCGATAACGAAAAACAGTATACTGAGCGCATAAATAATACCTTGGTCAGATTACACGAGGATGAAAAAAGTGCCGATTTAATCAAGAATGAAGACGTTGACCGTATTATAGTTAAGCATTTCTATTGTCCAGAATGTGGTAAAGAATTAGTGAGTAAGGCGCCTCCAATGTTTAATCCTTTTACGATGGAACGTATCTGTTTACATGAATGTCAATGTGGAAAGAGATATAATCTTGATTATGCCTATCCTAGATTTGTCTTGATAAGCAAAGAAGGGCAGGAAATAAACGCTTATGGTATTTAAAAGGTATGAGAATTGCAATAGATTTAAATGATGTCGTCAGAGATTATACGAATCAATTTATTAAATGTTATCAAAAATTGATTGATCCTTCTTTCGACATTACCGAGGAAAAAGTTACTGATTTTGATTTCTTTAATATTTTCCCATTTCCTGATCAAGAAGGAGATACCGATAAAGATTTGTATTATCGTTTTAAATACGAGGATGCGGCATATGATTTATTCGGTCGTGCTGAAGTAATGGATAAAAAAATACCTTCCGAAATGTCATTATGGTTACAAAATACACTTAGAAATTTTGAATATGACAAGATACCGGAAGTATTATTCGTAAGTCCCTTTGAGATGAATTTGAGTATCCAATCTACTTTATCATTTTTGGCACGAATAGGAACTCGGGTACGTGAAGTATATTTCCCTACTGATAGTATGACTATATGGGATAGATGTGATTTGTTGATCACAGCGAATCCGAAACTGATAGAAAATGTACCAGAGGGGAAGAAGGTTTTTAAGATAAATGCCCCTTATAATAAAAATACAAAAGCTGATTATACATACGATAATTTAATCGATGTAATACATGATGAAAATAATGTCTTATCTGATATAATAGAGAACTATGGAGACACTAACGTTTAATAACATATCATACGCCATCAATCTTGAAAAGTTAATGGAATGGGTAAATTCACCTGTCGATGGCGATAGTAATCAACTACAATCGACAGTTACTGAAGTATGGGCTAAGCCAGAAGGAGAATATGTCAATGATGACGGTGAGATAAATGATGAACTCGACCTTATAACCAAGGAGATGACCGATGTTAAGTCAGACAATTCGATGTTGACTGCCAAATTTGAATTAATAAAGGACATACTTAATGTCATTTTGGAAATCAACTATAATCCTGATGGCTCATTGAAATTAACTGACAGTCTTACGTTAAGTGAAGTATTATGTCTGAATACATTAATTAAAGAAGGAATAATTTACGAAATAGATTAAAATGAACAATAATGTTATTGATAGAATAGATAAAGCTATCTCCGATCTTAAAAATAACAGATTCACAATATATTTTTTCGTTGCTGATTGTAAAAATGTCCCTAACAGCAGTATGGAATATATCTACGAGATGGCAAAAACCTTCCAAGATAAAGGTTATAACGTCACAATGCTTTATCAATTGGATAATGAGTATAGCGATAAAGAACTCGATGAATTAAAACGTAAAGAGAAATTCATAGATGAAAATAGAATATTTACTGGTGTAAGAGAATGGATGGGAGATGATTATGCCAATATCCCGCATTTGAATATCTCAAAAGGTAATTGGTCAGTATCACCTTCGGATTATCTGTTTATTCCTGAGGCATTCTCTTCGTTGATGTATCAGACATACAAACTTAATGCCCCTTGTCGTCGTTATGTGATTCTCCAAAATTATAATTACGTTACTGATTTTATTCCACTCGGAGTAGAATGGAAAAACTATGGAATATATGATGTCTTGGCTTCGACGGATAAATTGGCGAAGACAATACAATCGGTTTTCCCTTACGTTAGGACAAAAGTAATCTCTCCATTCATTAATGAGTGTTATCGGAAACCATTGAAACCTCATAAACTTTGTGTAAATATTATATCGAAGAAACAAAGCGATGTTAACCGTTTAATAAAGACATTCTATTGGAAATATCCAGTTTATAAATTTATTTCGTTTAGAGATGTCAGAAACCTAAGCCGTGAAGATTATTGCGAAGCCCTTAAAGAAGGAGCGATCACCGTATGGATAGATGATGACACTGAATTCGGACATACATCTTTGCAAGCAATGCATTGTGGTAATATCGTGATTGGAAAAATACCAGAAACTATTCCAGAATGGATGCAGGATGAAGAAGGTATTATTAATAATGGCTTTTGGACATATAATCGAGAAGCGATACCTGATGTTTTAGCGAAAGTAATAGCCTCTTGGATGCAGGATGAAATTCCTTCTGAATTAACAGACAGCGTTGATGAGACCGTTAAGAAATATACTCGTAAAGAGTGGGATGTAAAGCTCACAAGTTTTATCAAAGGAGCAGTTAACGAGAGGATCAATGAATTTAAAATGATAAAAGACGGCGAAATCAATAATAATGATAACATGATGAACAAATAATGGATATTACTGTAATTTTACCAATACATAAATTAGAGAACGAAGACTTCGATTATTTGAGAAAGTCTTTAACAAGTTATCTTAATAATCAAACTTCATATTCACACGGTAAATTGAAGTTAATGATTATTGCTTCGCAAGAAGCACAACAGACAGTTACGACAATAACTAATTCGGTAATGTCCGGAAATGAAAACAATTATTCGATTGTTATTAATGACGGTGATACTGATTTCTGTTCACAAATTAATACGGCGGTTAAATTAATAGATACAGAATTTTTCTCCATTCTCGAAATGGATGACGAATATAGTTCTAAATGGTTTAATATGGCATATGAATGGTACGAGACAGAAGCCAGTGCGAGTGTCTTCTTACCGATTAATGTACAATATAACGAAGACCACACAAAGTGGCAATTTGGAAACGAATTGGTATGGGCGAGTTCATTCTCGAATGAATTAGGGGTTATTGATTTTGAATGCCTTGATAATTGTTCTACTTTTAATTTAACCGGAGGTATTTTTAATATGTCTGATTTCATAAAAGTAGGAGGTTTGAAGCCATCGATAAAGATTGCATTTAATTATGAATTTTTATTGAGAGCCACCGACAAGAAACTTAAAGTCATCGTAGTACCAAAAGAAGGTTATAAACATTTAATAGGTCGAAAAGGTAGTCTTACTTCTGAATATGAGAAAACAATCAGTGATAAAGATGTCAAGAAATGGTTCGAGTTAGCTAAGTGTGAATATCCTTATGTAAAAGACAGAAAGAAAAAAATCATTAGCGACGATAAAAAGGAAATACTAAAATAAAATAATAACAACCTCTATGGATGGAAGAAACGAAATCAAATGCGCCTAAGAAAAGAGGTCGAAAACCATCGAAGAAGAGAAAAGGTTACTTTTATGAAGAACAGGAAGAGGCATTCCTTAAATATGTTACGAGTAAAAATCAATCCGAAAGAGATAGAATTTTCCGAGATAAACTTTATCCTGCCTTTACTAAGATGATCGAGTCTATCATTAGGAGATATGAATTATTCACTCCTAATGAGGACTTCGAAGACACTTTTTGTGACACAATGTCATTCTTAATTACGAAGGTTAATAATTTTGATCCTACAAAAGGCTATAAGGTATATTCATATTGTGGTACTGTCTGTAAAAATTATCTCATATATAAAAGAACCCAAATGATGAAACAAATACAAAGACAATCATCATATGATGTGATTTTTACAAATGGTGATAAAGATAACCGTTCTAACGACACGACAAAGATTGACACGATGTTTTTCAACAACGAATTAATCGAGGAGACAATAAAGGAAATCAAAAGAATCATCGGGATTAAGAATCCGATATTAAAACCGACCGAAAATGAAATCACCGTCGGCTATTGTCTTATCGAGATATTAACTAATTGGGAAGAAATCTTTAAACAAGTATCAAGTAAAAAATTCAATAAGACCTCTTTCTTATATTTTGTTAAGGAATATACCAGATTAGAAACCAAGGACATACGTGAAGCAATGAAACGATACAAGGAACTTTACTTTTTTACTAAGCAAAAATTATTGAAGTGATACTTATCTATTAAATAATAATAAGTAATTATGGCAGCAGTTAAAAAAAGGTACAAACTAAGACTTAATTCGCTTGATAAGATAGAGGAATTATTGCAAGAATTATATAATGAGGCAGACAAAAATATTGTCGAAATACAAAATCAGATGAATAAATTATCTAATTCTGTTGCATTGAACGATGAAATTATGGATTCAAAAACCAAATATGCTAAGGCAATGAATGATTTCATAACGAATAAAGATAAAGCAATCGGGCGAAAGTTGGACATTGCAAAATTAATGACCGAAATTCATAAATTCAACGGCGACGTGAGAAAGATGGTAGATAATGAAGAATCAGTAGGAAATTGGGAAGATTTGAAAGATGTCGTCGAGTCGACTACTAACGATAGCAACGATCAAGAAACTGTCGAGACTGACAGTTATTCCATCAATAAACATTCATAGTTAGATAATGGCAAATTTAAAACAAGTTAAGAGCGAATCACTGGCATTAATAGATGCCGTGATGTCAATATTAGATAAATATCCAGATCTGAGTAATGGAAACACTTATCTTTCTGTAAATACTTCAACAAATCCCTTTGAATTCCTGATGGACTGTTTCAAAGGGACTGTTGGTTATGATGCGTTGATAGATATTATATCGTCTTTTATTTCAACAGGACTACCTGCCTTGGAAGTTGCCGTAAAAGGTGTATTACTTACTAATATAAAGAATCTATTAACTTGTTCACTGAACCCATTCATCACAGATGATATATTAAGGGAAGGAATTGTATTTGACCTTTCACAAATAGATATTACCGATAAATTAAGATATTCGCCTATAAGTCAAAAAGGAAAATATTATTACTTTGGTTGCAATAAATGTGAAACTGCAATGGATATCAGAGATACTTGCACGAAAAAAAGTAATCTATTTAAAAACACGTTAGGTGGATTCGTACCGACATATACGAATAGTGAGAGTGAAGATTCTGATTTTGATTGTCTTCTCTGGTACATGAAGAACCGAGCAACAAAACGTGAAGTATGGTCAAGAGATCCTAATGAAGAACCTAAAACGGTAGCTGAAAAAGAAAATAAAAAAGACGGGATAGTAACCCTTGAATTTAATGAGAGTTCACGTTCAATTAAAAATGCCGAAGGACAACCGTCATTTCTTCAAACCCCGTATCTGAATGTATTGCACGTATTCATAGGCAATGCTCAAGAAATAATGGGGAATAATTATAAGTCCTATGAAAATGAATTATCTGACATTGAAAGAAACTTGAAAGAAATAAATAAGGAAATAGATAAAGGTCAGAAATTGATTAATAAGGTCGATGATAACTTGGCTAAAATAGATGAGCAATTAAAAAATAATGAGATAGAATACGATGATTATCAACAACAATACGGATTATTGTCCGATAAATTAACTAAGTATGAGAATAATATGGATAATCTCGAAGGTGAAAGACGTATTCTGTATGAGAAAAAAGCCAAGGCATTACAAAAATTAAAAAATGCTTCACAGGATAAGGTATATCGTAAAATTGATACGAACTATTATTATCAAAAGACTTTAATTGAATTTAATACTGATTATGTTAACTCTTTACGGTTATTTGATAGTAAAGTTGTCGCAGCAAGGTTAATTGATAGTCTAACGGGTTTATTATCAATAGACTTAGATTTATCATACAAACAATTATTAATACGTAATGAAATCAATAAAATGGTTTCGGCGGTTATTGAAAGTGACGATGTGGTAGTAAATGATTGCTTCTTTTCATTCTCTAATGATGATTATAATTCAATGTTGCAGAAAAGTGAGTATAATAAAATGGGATTATATTCATCTGATGGTACAAATACTTCAGGAGTTACAATAGATGCTGATAGCTTGTTACAACAGTTAAATGGAATAGATGCTTCAGCAACAAAAGAAGAAATCAATACCATAATTAAAGGAAGCATCACTGAGTTGAGCAAACAATTATCAAAAGTCGATTATCTTGAGACTGATCAGTTAAATTTCGGTTTACAAATAAATTTCATCGAAAAACTGATGAACAATCTCGCTAATGTAATTGTTCAATCTATATTATCCCCAAAGGTATATCTGTTAATATTAATAAATCTAAAGTTACTCGGACAAGATGTAAATTTTAACCTTGAAGGATTCATTGAAAAATTTAAGCAGCTTATCACAAGTTTACTTAGGGCAATAAGAGATTACCTGATTAATTATCTTGTCGATAAACTTATGTCAATATTATCTGATTTAGTGAAGGAAATTGCTATTAGAATGAATATTGAACAAGCCCAATATTATGCAAGATTGCTTAAAAAATTAATTGATTGTATTAAGAGTAAAGGTAATGGTATGGACTTTAATATCGATAATGTTGATTATGCTGATATATATCAGCAAGAAGCTGAAAATAATACAGATAAATGTTAAATACGTATGAGTTGGATTGAAAGCATCGCTAACGGGATAAACAAAGCCTTAAAATCAGTTAGACCTGCATTACCGGCGATACCGGCATTATTATTAATATGTGAACTTAAAAGAAGACCGGGATTAAGTGCAATCGCTCTGACAAGTGCAATTATTAGCCGTTTGAATGAAGCTGGTATTACAACGGGGGTAAATGAAGATGGCTCCGAGAATAAGATAAATAAATTTGTCAGAATAATGTGCGAAGAAATGGTAAATGAAATTAAGGATAATGCAGTCGTTAATGCCGTTATAGAACCTGGTAGCGTAATTACTACAGGTACTGGGGCAAATGCCGGTGGCCCGGTTACAGTTATATCAACAAATACAATGGTTTCTCAATTATCAGGATTAATTAGATAACATTATGACCAAGAATTATAATATGTTAAGTACATCCGAATTGAAGGATGAAATTCTAAAATTGACTGAAAATTTTAATAATGCAAAAGAGGAATTATCTAAAAATTATAAAATAATGGATGATTGCTCTAAAGCGTATGAAGAGATAACGTCAATAATAAATAAAAGGGAGGGTAAAAATAAATGAATAATATAATTCGTTTTTGTGAAGTGTTAAGCGTCGTTGATGATAAAGCAGGACTTCGTATTAAAGTTCGTCTAGAACCTGAAGACGCTAACTGTAAATATATTGATGATTTACCTTATTGTTTCCCTTTATTACCAAAGTTAATCCATATTAATCCGAAGGTAGGAGAATGTGTTATGGTAATATTAACCGATTCAGATTCTCCAAAAGGAAATCGTCTATTTATTGGTCCTGTTATTTCTCAACAATATGGATTAAACTATGAACCCTTTCGATTTCAATCAAGGGCATTACTTAATGGAAATAACTATGCGAAGCCATTACCAGATCCAATAATGAATGCCGATAATGACGGTTCATATCCTGATAGAGAAGATATTGCTTTACAAGGAAGGCAAAATGCCGATGTAATATTAAAAGATAATGAAGTCAGAATACGCTGTGGCTTCAAACGTTACCCGAGTGGAAAGCCTGAAGATACATTATTATTCAATCGTGATAATCTGTCATATATACAGATGAAATATAAAAAGATGCAAGATGAAAAAAATAAAGAATATTCATCTTGTATAAATGTGGTTGCTGATAAAATTAATTTATTATCGCATAATTCAAAGACGGCGTTTAATTTAAATAACCCAAAGGATCTCATTACTGATGATGAACAGTTAAATATTGAAAAAAATGCCCATCCTATGATATATGGCGACGAACTGATTGATTTCCTCAAAAAATTAATAGAAGTCATTAAAACACATACACACTCTTTCCCTATGGATCCTCCATGTTTTAATGAACCTAAAACAAAAGTATTAAATACCGATTTAGACACGATGTTATCGAAATCGATAAAGTTCAATTAATATTACGGATAATTGCTTATACATTAGCGATTATCCTATTTTTATAATATTTATATTAAAAGTCTTTTTAACATGGCAATAGTAACGAGAACTTATATTGAAAAATGTAATACCATCGTTAAGGATAATCACGCTAATTTATCGTTAAATCCAATAATGGAAATAAACTATGGCAATATGTTATCCCGTGGTATTATATATTTCGATCATACTAAGGTAAAAAAAATGGTCGAAGATAAAACATATACTGATATCAATAAACTAAAACATATATTGCATATTACCAATTCCTCATCTATTATTGACAAAAATATAAACAGATGCGGAATGGATTCACAAATCGATGGACACAAACAAAGAGCTGCTTCCTTTGATCTGATATTTTTTTTAATTCCTAATGAGTGGGATAATGGAAAAGGCTTTGATTATGTAATGGATGTATACAATGGAAACCATCGTGGTATTAGTACTGATGGTTCTAATTGGTATAAATTTCGTAACCATTTCAGATGGTCAGAAGAAGGAATTTATTCAACCGAAACCTTATCAAAGGAACTTGATTTGGCAACTTCGCCAAAAGGAAACTTATCGGATAAAATCATAGGCTTCCAGCATTTTGACTACGGTAATGAGAATATTGAACTCGATATTACGTGTACAATGAATAAATTTATTACAGGTGAACTTAATAATTATGGTATCGGAATTGCGTATGCGCCATCTTTCGAGGATTTGAAAACTGACGTTTCACAGTATACAGGATTTTTTACCAATCATACTCATAGTTTTTTTGAACCATATGTGGAAACAATATATGATGACATCATTAACGACGATAGGTCAAATTTCTACCTTGATAAAGATAACAAATTATATTTCTATAGCCTTATTGGTGGCAAATATACAAATTTAGATGAATATCCGATATGTACAATTGACGATAAACAGTATGAAGTAAAACAAGCGACTAAGGGGATATACTATATCGAAATTAATTTATCCTCAGATGATTATGAGTTTGACACGATGCTATATGACAATTGGTCTAATTTAAAGTATAGAGGTCATCAATTCAAAGACATTGAATTACAATTCGTTACTAAGCCAAGTGATAAATATTTCAATTTAGGTCTTCCGTATAATGATGATAATTCGTCTGATGAAATCGTGCCATCATTATATGGCATCGGAGTTAATGAGAAAATTCCACGTGGAGATATACGAAAAGTAAATGTCGAATGTAAAATACCTTATAGCAGTAGGCAAATGAAAGCTGTTGATGGACTTGAATATCGACTCTATGTAAACGAAGGCACTGAAGAATATAATGTAATTAATTGGCAGAAAGTCGAAATCGGATATAATGAAAATTATTTTTTAATCAATACGAATGAATTAATTCCTCATAGATATTTTATCGATATTAAGGTAAAACGAAATATGGAAGAACTACTTTATAAAAAATTATTGCAATTCGACATTGCCAGTATTACTAATAATAAAAAAGTCTAAGATAAATAAAGATGATAAAGTTAAACGAAAACGATTACAAAAATATTATAGAAAATTGTGTCAGAAGACTTATCACAGAAGAAATGTATGATGATAATGAAGAAATGACACCTTTTGAAAAATATGCTCAAGATTATCCAGATGAGAATTTTAATGTCGAAAATATGGATAGGGATGAACTTGCTGAATGGTGTCTGAATAATGATTTTCTCTATATCTTTAATCCATTCGGAAGATGGAGGATATCTGGAGCGAATTCAAGTGAGATACAAGAGGATATTGCAAACGACATCAGAAATTGTGCATATATAGAAAAGACGCACGAAATGGATTGGTTAATAGAGGATAAGAAAAACTTATTTGGCTATCGTGCGCACATTGCAGTATTCAAATTACATAATACAAAGGATGGAGATTATTATGTAATATATGAAGAATAATAATAAAGGTAGTGAAAAACATTCACTACCTTATTTGTATTTAATTATACGATAAGGTTTATTCTGTCTTTGCATAATATCTATCATATGTTTTGTCCCTTTACTTTCACCATTCCAAAAAGCTATTAGAGAGTCAGCATTTTCAGACATTACTACATTTCTTCTATAACCGGCAGATTTACCATATTTATCCCAATCAGCGGGATAACAATGAAGTTGCAAATTGTGGTTAACTGCAAAACGTTCACCCAATTCATCTGCCCCTTTTGCGTGACCCGAAACTATTTCAACCTTATGAGTTTTTAATTTTTTAGATAAAATTTTTAGGCATTTATCGTCTAATAGTTTATAATCATTAAAATCACGACCTCCAGCAATAATCACCTTAAATATTTTCTTTTCTTCCATTTTTAACTTTTAGCGAATAAATCATTTATTTCTTTGATCCATTGATTTCTTACGGCTGATTTGTATGCTCCTTGATGATTTACAATAAAATCGGTCTTGTCCTTACAGCTTCTTGCGACCTTTATACACCTGTCTTTATTGTTCCAATAGCCATTCTTGTGTATTTTCTTATCAAGGATACCAAATTCATCAAACCAATCATTTGTAAGACAGACATAATAACATTGATAGTTAGCTTTCCTTAACTCATTTTTATAGAGATAATTTTTACAAAAATCTTTACATCGTTCGTAAGTCCATATTTTACTCGAACCAATAGATCCGCTAAATTCTCCTGTCTTTGCAATGTTTAATACATTCCATCCCTTTTCTTTATAAAAGTTTAACCAATCATCTTCCTTAATTAAGCTTTCTTTTGCGTTTAATTCATATTCTTTAATAATTGGAGAAGGAATATTAATGTTTTTATTCTTACAAAACATATATAGTCCGTCATATGTTATACGACCATCAGAATGCTTACGACCTCTTCGATGAGACATATCACGTTCGTGTAGATTTATTGTCTGACCTACATAACACGTATTATAATCTTTGATTTCATATACATAAATAAGATGATTTTTATTTTTCTCTTCATTAAACCTTTTATCTTCTTTAATGAAAAGATTATCATCCAAATAAGTTATGTAATTATTTCTCAATGCCGCATTATAACCACTTTTACAATGTTTTCTGAACTCTTTCTTGGTCTTATATTTTGAAGCCTCTTTAATGAGATTATCAAGGTTATTCCAATAACCTACAGCTTTATTCTTCAAGGGAAATACTTCATACAACCAATCGTTTCTTTTTAGCCCCATATAGCAGCCATAACAATGTTTCTGCAACTCAGTGATAGTATTATATTTCTTGGCTTCGACAATACAATTTTCTTTATTATTCCAATAATTAATTTCTCTCATTATTTTATTTCGGATATTTTAAATCGGTGAAACCATTCTTTTTAATTGAATTATAACAACCACCAAACCTTTTAATTAATTCTTTCGTATTTTTGCAAGAATTGAAAGCCTTCTTACAATTCTCATAATTGTCCCAATAATGGTCAGAACGTTTTGAATATTCGAAAAAGTCCATTAGCCATCCATTTTTCCTACTGGCGTTATAGGCACTTTGATTTTTGACCTTAAATTCCGTTATATTTCGATATTTTGAGGCTTCCATTTTACACGCTTCATAATTCCATTTGCACACCGCACCAAGTGAGCCTTTATTGACACCCGTGACAGCCTTATTTAAAGGTCGCCACCCCTTATTGATATATTCCTTTAAATAAAAATCCTCATAAAACTGACTTTCAGTCGCCGTAAGGTCTTCTTTGAGTATTACGTATGGAGGAATTTCTATTCCCTTATCAATGCAGTATTTATATACAGTGTCGTTATTATCACTAATATGTTGTTGATGCCTTCTTTTTAAATTATTTGTTCTTCCGACATAAAATGTATTATAATCTACGAACAAATAAACGTATACAAGATGTATCTTTTCATCATATGAATGATACATTATTGTCTTATCGTATAAATTATTAATTTCGTCTTTCCATCCATTTTTCTTTACGGAATGGTAAGCACCATAAGAATGCCTTTGAAATTCAGATATATTACGATATTTCTTGGCTTCTACAATACAATTTTCTTTAACATCCCAAAAACCTTTCGGTTTTTTCTTTTTAAATTCAGGGAAACAATCGTTTTCCCATCCGTGTTTCAACACGGAAGCATAACAACCGTTACTTTTATCTTTTAATTCTGTCATTGAACTAAATTTCTCGGCTTCTTCGATACAGTTCAACTTGTTATTCCAATAACTATAATCCTTTACAGCCTTATGTTTAATGATAAAGAAATTATTCTTCCAATCATTACGTATAACTGAATTGTAGCATTCAGTATTGTTTCTTCTTAACTCTTTAATAGTAGTATATTTTTTACATTCATCCTTGCAATGTTCGTAATTATTCCAATATTTTAATGCTTTATAATCTGGACAATGATTAAATACTTCATCAAGCCATCCATTTTCTTTCATTGACAAATAGCAATCATATGCGGACCTAACGAATGTTGTATAATCGTTATATCTTTTTGCCTTGGCAATACAATTTTCTTTATTTTCCCATTTTGATATGATTTTAATTCTATTCGGGAAAAATTTGTCCTTCCATTTATTTCTAATTAAAGCATAATAACAACCAGATGAATTTGCCTTTAATTCTTTAAGATTTCTGTATTTACGACATTCATTTTTACAATTCTCATAATTGTCCCAATAACCCTTTGGTTTTTTAATATAGTCTGATGTATTCATTAATAATTTTTATTTAAAACGTATTCGATAGTACCACAATCCCAAATCTTATAATAGTCAGAATTTTCCATCTTATTTTTGCCTAAAGATATTTGTTTCTTGAAATCATCCTTATTAATCCTTTTTCCATGCCCATTTGTATAAGAATAACTTACATCGTTTATTTTATCTTTAACAAAACCATTTTCGGTATAGAGGTAATTAACTTCATCACTTTCCCATCTTCTATCTATAAATGCCCGTATCGTTTTATAACAATAATTTTTAATGAAAAAATTCAGCATCGCAGAAAATGAACCAATTACTTTATAATGGATATCATCAGAAAATCTAACAAGTGTCCATTCGTCATTAAGTTGTTTAGTAAACGACATTAGGCTTATTAATTTTCCATTATAAAACATACCGATATGAATTGTTGCATTGTAATAACCTTGGATATCATTAAAATTTAAAAAAGATTCGGCACAATCATTTGTCGTCTCTCTAATATCACATTTCTCGACATTAACAATAGGCAAATTCTCCTCAAGATTTAATATACGACTTATCTTTTTTAATAACGCTTCTTTATGGTAGATATATTCATCTTCAAAAATATGAAACAATTTAATCCCAATCGCCTCACATTCGTTCTTTTTTGATATATGATAATGTTTATCCTTACCGAATTGTTCAGAATGCCATCTTAAACCGTTATATTCAAACGCAATATCTTTCTGAGGCAGATATATATCTATTTCTTTATTTTTCAAAATGGAATGATTTCTCTGTTCTATTATTAAATTAGAATTATTTTTAATGAAGTTGATAATTTCATCTTCAGCATCAGACTTGTGGTTTCCACATTTCGGGCAACTCTTTCCTTGTAACAGGGCGTCTGGACATATTTGAAATTCACCGTGCCTTATACCTTTATTATTACATTTATTACATATTACAGTAACTTTAGTTTGACTTGTAATATATTTAACCTTGGAAAAATCAAGATCATTACAATTATATAAACTTTTTAATTTACGTATAAAGGTCTCGGTCGTGTATCTATGCGATTCGATCTGTTTTGCCTTTCCTATTTCAGGATGAGTACTACCTTTTAAATGAACAATAGGCTCTTGCCAGAACTCTCCATATTCAGTACCATCTGGACGTAAGTCATGTGAAATGATTTTGACCTTGACGTGCATACCCTTATACTTGACTTCAGAATAATCCAAATTTTCTCCCTTGTGTACTTCCTTAAATCTCTTAATTATTTCACTTTGTGAGGACAATTTGCTTTTTGATATACGTAAGCCTCTTTTATCTGGATGACATTGTCCCTTTAAATGGTTCGACGGTGTTTGCCAAAATTCGCCATATTCGGTACCATCTGGACGTATATCGTGGTCGATAATTTTCACAGGCGTGCGATTATTGATATATTCAATTTCCGAATAATCTAAATTCTCATCCTTATGTATCTGTTTTGCTTTGTTTATAAAATTAAATTTTAATTTACTTCTATCCATAGAATGGTTTAATAATTTATATTATGAATCTCTAAATATGTAAAATTATAAAAATCATCGTTAAAATAGAAATTTATTTGGTTAAATAATATAAAAAAGAAAAAGACACTACATAATTTGTAGTGTCTTTTAACTATAATTAAGAGTCTTATTAAAATTATCTCAATTCATTAGGGTTCCAATAGACCAAGCCATCGACCTTGATTGCTCCGTAGTAACGGTTATTAACCAACTTCTTAGCGTATCTCGTGCAGATACCCTTTACTGGAGCAAAGTTAAATGGATTATACATTGTTGGGGTCAGTGCCATTGGGATATATGGTGCGTAGATATAGCCGGTATCAAGCAAGCTTGTACCGTGGTGTCCCATAATCAAAGACCAATGAGGTGCGTATGGGTCAACGATAACCTGATAACGTCCTTGCAAAGAACCAATCTTCTCAATACCCATATTGTATTGATCACTTTCAGCAGATGCGTCAGTTACGTGGAAATACTCAAGGTCATTTAATACAGCAGAAATTTCAGCAGATACTACAATGAAGTTTGCTCCACCACGCAATGTAGCCTTTTGAATCTGTGCTGAGATTTGGTTGATTTTTGTCATCAATGTTTGATTCCAATCCTTCTGTGTATAAACAGTTGATGTTGTAGCCAAACGTTGCCATCCGTTATAGTCCCAACGTGCCTGCCAAGGTGCAGCCTTACGTAAGTCACGGAGAATTTCACGGTCGATCTCAGCAGCAATCTGTTCTGAAAGAATAGCAGTCAACTCAGCTTCTGCATCTATATTATGAAAAGCGGATACGTCCTGAGCAAGTTCAGGTGACCAAGTAGCTCTCAACTTTCTTTCTTCAACGGATACTGTTTCTGAAGTAAGTTGGAATGAAACTTCACCCATTTCAGTTTCCAATTCGAGTGAGTCATACTGTGCCCAAGCAATTTGGAATAACTTATCTGCTAACAATGCACCGTCGTCATCCTTGTCAGTCATAGTAACCTTAGTAGGATCTACACCGATATAACCGTTGATTGTCTGTCCTTGTTTCTTGCAAGGCTTTGTTAAATCAAGTTCGATATACATCTTACCATTACCATCACAGATATTAGCCTTACCCTTATCGTCATTATAATTAACTAACTGATCACCGTACTTCTGTGTTACGAAACGGAATGGAATTGATTCACCCTTCTTGAATGATGTGAAGTTATCACCACCATCAATATCCTTTGTAACGATAACTTTCATAGAAGCAGTAAATGCTTCGCTATCCATTTCATTACCATCAGGACCTGTCAAACGACCTGCGTTATAAGAAGAGAAACCACCTACTTGAAGCAAGAGACTGCTCAATGATTTATCCATACTGTTCAAAGGAAGCTTGCCCATATCCTCGACTGAATGGTATGCGCCATCAGCTCCAATTTCAACAACGCTTGCAGTACCTACCTTGATAGTTATACGACCCTTAGAGTTGTCGAACAAGAAGTCATTGTAGAACAAATCATACAAAGTCTTCTTCATATATGTTGTAACCTTTGGTGTTGTATGATCCTTGTCAGTCTGTACAGGTTCAACTACTTCATCAGGAAGACCATAACGACCATATGATTCGAATGAACGTTTTGTCTTGTCATCAGCAGAAAATTCTGAACCATCATAGAAACGATTCTGTCTCTGATAACCTTGGAGACCTACGTGACGACCAGTATCACCGTCGGTAATCTGAGTTGCGTCTTTGAAATCCCAATCTCTTTCTGATGTTACTGGCTTGATGAAGAACAACTTACCTATAGGAAGGTTCATTGCCTGTACTGATACGATGTCGTTTGCAAGCAATTTTGAGAACACACGACGGATAAGAGGGAATACGACTGTCTCGAAAGAACCTGAGTTATCGGCAGTTGTAGCCTCGTAAATCAAGTGTTTAGCCTGACTTTCGTAAAGAGTTGCAATACTCTCCTTAATATGACCTTGCAAACCGTCGAGAAGACCTAAGTTTTCCCAACGTTTCTGGATATCTTCTCTGATTTTCTTTTGTGCGTTGAGTTCAATGTTGCCCACTGCACCACTTGTTAATAATTCACGCATATTTTAATATACAATTTTCACTTATTATTATATAAATATCACCTTGTTATAAGAAAATTAACATTTTTTAAAAAATCTTTATACTCTGTCAAGTCTTCTCATAAAATCAAGGGTTTCTGTCAAATCATCTGACTGATACATCGGCGTCTCGACAGTATGCTTTGTCGCTTCTGACAATTGAGCGTTAAGTACGTTATCCACGTTCTGTGTCTGATGTGTACGGTGTAATTCTTCTGTAATTGTCTTATATAATGAATTACTTTCGTTACAAGTCTTCACATCATTGAAACGTTTGATGATAGATTGCTTTTCATCGGCTGTGGTAGCATTTTCCTTAAGCAACTTAACGATGTTTCCAAGACTTTGATTAATTACGATTGCTTCTTGCAATTGTTTCTTTAAGTTTGGTAACAATGATTTAAGTTCTTTATTCTCACGGAAAATTTCATTTGCTTTTCTCTTGATGCTTTCCATCTGGGCTTCGCTGTATGAATTATCCGCAGTTCCATGAATCTGTTTACCTCCGGCATGTGAGTTACGACCCTTTGCTGCTTTTGAATTAGTATTAGTATGCACCATACCGGTTCCACGATTATAAGCACCTTGTTCCTGTGTAGTCATTGCCTCATTAACATCTTTATCAAATGGGGCATTGTCACCTTTACCAGGGAAAGGTTTCTCGGTACCTGTAGGTACACCACCATCCATAGAATAAGTCTTACTTGGGTCGGCAGGTTCGTGATTATCTGGTGTAGTCATTGCTGTCTTCTTCTGATAATCGTCTGTGTATCCGACATTACCGTGATTTTCAGCTTCACCTAATGAATCATCATCGTCACAACCGTCACAACTTTCATCGTCTACATCTAATTGGATAATGTATTCTTTGTTAGTCTCATCGTCAGTTAATTCGATATTACCGTCGTCATTTTTTACAACACGCACACCATCTTCAGGCTTCATTACTTTCAGAACTTTGATGACATCTTCTGCATCCATTCCTGTCAAGTCATATTCGCCGTCCTCGCCTTTATAATCCTCAAGACCACTCCATACATCATCATCTCCGGTGTCGTCTGTACCATCCGCATCTGTTACGTCAGCATCATCGTCACCCGTACCGTCTTCCTCACCATCTGTTGCGGTTACATCATCATCTGCAACATTTACATCATCGGTGGAAGTATCGTCATCTTTTGGTTCATCAGTAGGCTTAGTATCGTCGTCTGTGACTTCTTCCTCTTCGAAAGAATTTGCGTCTTCAGATATGATTTGCCTTAAATTTCCTTTTACTTCATCTTCAAGCAATGATTTGATTGTAGATTCAGTAATACCCTTCAATTGTTTTTCAAGGGCTTCCTTATCTTCGAGTAAATTTTTTACATATTCACTTCTGATATTCTTTGCCATTACAAAATAATATTATATTTAATTATAAATATGTACCAATAATCAAAAATAATTAAGTATCTTATTAGTACTGAAAGTTTTTTATCAGATTCCGAGAATCTGATTTATTTTATTTATCTTTTCGTTGATTATAGGTTTCTTTTTATGACTCTCGTCATTTTCTATGAATGGTTGTAATTCATCTTCATTTTGACGTATCCATGCATTAGGGGTACTAGGTTCCATAACCACGTCCCAGCATATTAATTCGAAATCATCATCAACGACGACTTTACCCCCTGGTATTTGTTTTACTGAACCTACACCCCTTGATGAAACACCTATTAGATATCCAGATAACAACATATTAGCAACCATATCGCCGCTTGTTGAACATATACCATACTGTTTATAACCTGGTGATAGATGCAATTCCATTGTACCGACCAATGTATGATTGTCCCAATGTAATTCCAATATGTTATGTGATACATCGTGTCCTGATAAACTGCTGCTCGAAGGATGATCCAGACTTCCTATTGCACAATGCTTATTCACTCTTTCAGCAACATATTTATCAACTTCACGTTTAAGGATATTCTCAGGATAAATTCGATTATTCGCATTCGGAATGCCGAACTTTTGGAAAACTGCGGATACGACAAAGTGGTCTGGACATACGAATTTATGACCAGACTCAATGTCTTCACGTATCTGTTTGATATTATCTTGCTCTGTTATTATATGACCGTCATTTTCAATAAGTAAACCTGTGCCTGTTTGCCCTTTCTTAATTTCAGTCAATTGATATATATTTTGGCTAATGTCCATTTAATCTATAGAATCTGAACTAATCTATAAAATAAATATTCATATTAATCCATTTTTAAAGTAAAATCCTTTCCTAATCTTTCTGAAATCGAAAGATTTATTTCATTGGTAAGTCTAGAAATATCTTCTTTGTGCAAAGAAATTGCTTTTAATTCATTAGGCTTTACATAGACATCATATTTGATAAAACTATACTTGTTATATTTTATCGATCTGGAACTGATATCCGTATTGGCAAGGCATTCTTGAAAAAATACATTCGAATTGCGGACTTTCGAATTTATGATATTGATAATATCATGCTTCAATTTCTCGATGTCATCTTCATAATTTTTCTTTCTGATATTAGGTTTAATTCTTCCTTTGCATCTTATCATTATAACATGAGGGGTCTCTTCTTTCAAGACCGTCCCGAACATTACGTTAATCCCATACTTTTTCCCAATCTTTTGATAATCTATCCTATTGTTCATTTATCCATACTCTCAACATGTGAAACAAATATACTATTTTATTTTAAACTTTTTATTGATTTTTAGCAAAAAATCTGGAATGATTGCTTTAATCATCCCAGATATGTAGAAGGTACAGGTAGTTGGTCTGCACTGTGAATGGTTCTTATTATATTTAGATTTCTTTTTGTATATCAACAAATTTTAATATATCATCTATTAAACTATCTTTATTGTATTTCTTTTCAGACAATGCTTCTTTGATATTTAACCATTGTTCCTTATCCCCATCAGATGCATTTTTAATCGCTTCATCGATATTTCCGATAGTTTCAGACTTATACTCTTCAAACAAAGAAGACTTATCTTTGTCAGAAGAAATAATACCTTCGATTAACTTTATTTCATCATCAGTAAGGTCTTTATATTTCTCGGTTATCTCAGATAATGATGTTTCATAGTTCTCGTTTACAGTATTATTATCTGAATTATCTTTATTATCTCGGTCAAATTTCTCTACCAGACTATTTTTTATCTTATTATATTCATCGATGTTATTAATCGATTTCTTATTCGTCAGTATAAAATCAATTTCTTCATAGAGTTTAAGAGTATCGTCATCGATATCCAATAACTTATTAACATTAGCATTTGATTCTATCAAATCAATCAATTTTTCATTTGCTTTCCTAATATCGTTTTTATTAATATTTAATTTGGAAACGTATTCAAGAACACCGTCGACATAACTTTCAGGATTACTTACATTCTTCTTGTTACATATACTGTTATATATATTAAACTGTTCTTTTAATACCTTATTATTCTTGATAAGATTACTTACTTCATTAATGAATTTTTTTCCATTACGGTTATTCAAATTCTTTAATAGACTATCCTCGAAAATTTGATAACAAATACCGAAATTACGGTTTTTTCCATATAGTTTATCCCTATCAGTATTTTCGATGCAATATAGAATATCTGCCTTATTATAAAGTTCATTCGCTTTTTTGCGATATTCTTCAGCCTCAGTTATTTTATTTTTTGAATAGCAATCAATGGATTGTTCCATTAATTTTTTGCCTTCATTATATAAAGTATCTAATTTATTCATTTGTTTAACCATCTTATATTATAATAAATAGTCAGATATTATTCACTTTTTTCATCAAAACCTTTTAAATCCTTTGAAATTTGTTCAAGTTCTTCATTCAAATATAAATTCTTGAGGTAAATTTCATTGATATCATCAGTCTTCTTTTCCTCATTATGCGTCGATGCAACTTCGACGAGACGTTTGATCAATAAACGACTATAATTCTCGGCTCTTTTCATCGCATCCTGTCTAATCGCCTTCTTTCTTTCATCTATCTTGGATTTCATACCGTGTAATATCATCTCTCCAAGATTAGGTGTCAAATCAGTATCAGTTTGACTTCCGTTATTACCACCTTCATTGGCATCAGGTATGGCATTGTCTTCATCAGCAGTATCTTGCATTGACATCTCTCCTTCTTCGCCAGTCTCCATACCATCATCGTCTGTATCATCGCCGAAACTCATATCACCAGTACCGATAGGCATACCACCACCTCCACCACCTGGTGCGCCGCCACCATCTTCGGCGTTTGCGTCTGGGGTATCTTGGTATTCGGCACCTGGTTCTCCATAGATATTATCGACTGGATCAAATAAGCCTGTTTTCTTAATAATCTGTGTCGTTTTTTGTAACTCAGCAGCCAATGCGGTTTCAAGACGTATTTCTTCGAGGTTTCTCTGTATTTCTTTGTCAGACCACTTCATTATGTTCTTCCAAGCCCAAGTCATTGAAGTCAAAGGTATACCTCCACCAGGGTCAGATACGGCATCCTTTGCTGTCGTAACTCTTTTGGCAACATTTTCGAGTTCCAACATTTCAGCTTGTGACGAAGGATTATTCATCGTCAAGGTGAAATTATTTAATTCGTCAAAGAAGCCTAGTAAGCATAAGTGTATTATGGCTATCTTATTTAATTCCATTATTAATGCCTGCTGTACCCTATTAACAGTCCTTGTAAATCTAACATCAAGTAAAGATAAATTTTTACCGTCTCCTTGTGCTTCATCAAAATTAAGGAATGATTTAGGTATTCTTAACGCAGTCAAAACTTTATTCTGTATATATTTGATGTCATCCATAGCAGTCAAATTTTGACCTGCTGAAAGAGTCTCAATAGGATTAGGAGCACTGTCATCACGAACAGGGATGAAGAAATCTTCGAGATTGTTCATCACATTTTTTCGCAAATCAATCTGTCCTGTCATAGGGTCAATAATAGGTGTCCTTTTAAAATTATTGGCAATTTCTTGTACATATGCTGGTACATCTTTTTCATCAATCGCACCTACATTAATCTTAAACACACGTCTTTCGACTGAACGATCCATACGATAAACAAGCATCATATCCTCCATCATACTAAGCATTCGGAAGTGTCTTCTTGCTTTATTAAGGATGGACACTCCATAAGGTAAAAATTGAGAATCATACAATAGTCGAAAATGTGCTATCTGAAACTCTCTATAAGGAATATATTCAGACTGACCTACCCACACGAATTTGGTCTTATCGATATTTTTCTCGTTTACAGTATTAAGGTTATATCCTACCGTCGATGAGGCATAAGGATAGTCCATCCCGTTTTCATATCTCTCGATTTCATATACTGGTAATTGTTTCCATCCTAACACACCTTTTGATTGGTCAAGATTCAATAACATAAATGTATTGCCATATTTACACATCGAACGACATATCATAGGTAACAAAATATTGATATTCAATCTATTCGTAAATAAATCCTGAAGAATAGATTTTATACGTTCAGATTTTGAAAAAACATTGACGATAAACCCATTATCATTGTTAGTACAGCTCTCTTCTGCATACGCATCAAGAGCGGCACCAATTTCCGGGAAGGCATCCATAAGATCTGAATCCCTATAACTTAACTTTAACTCATTTAAACCTGATAATGACTGATTCGTAATATCATAATGCGCCTTTACCCATTGTCTGCCGAGCAATTTCTGTTGTTTGGCTTGCAACAGTTTCATCTGGTAATCGGATTTACTTGTCGCAGTATCAATAATATTATTATCACTGTGTATATTGTATGTATTGTTGGTCGCCAACGATGGTGAAACCGATGTGCCAGTTAACACTTGTTGTAACCTTTGAAATACTGTTTTTTCTTTTGACATCTAATATAATAAAAAATACCTTATAATATAAATATAAGGTATTTTATCCGTTTAATCAAGGTGTTATAATTATTTAACCTTGAATCCTCCTAACATTATGCAAGCAGCCATTCGCATCCGTTCCTGCTTTTTATAATCGAACATAAATGGGTCAAAACGACTGTTATGCCTATTGACGTTTTCTTTTTCTTTCAACTGTTGAGTCGTCTGTACGGTATTATTAGCGTTGTTTACATACCATGATTTTACGATACATTTATCTTTCACCTTTTGTTTTTCGGACTTCAGCATATAGAATTGCATTACGAATAATCCCATTGCGAGACAAGTCAATAAGTCATCGTGTGAACCATCCATGTGATCAGGTCTACCGTTCTTGAATATCCATGTATCCAATTCGTTTATTGTCCTTTGTGAACGGACTCTAAATGCGTTGGACTTCAACATATCGACGAAATTTGCGATCATCTGTAATCGTAAAGCGCTGGTTCTAAAACCTGGTAATTGTTTCTGTTGCTCAAAAGCATTCTGTACTTTCAATAAATTTTGATTCGTGTAATTTTTCATCTGTGGATTGTCATAGTATAAATTAGGATAACCTAAGTCCATCAATGTAAGAACCACCGAATCTCCATAACCGCCAATACACTCGACCACCGTCAAGGCATCATTATATATCCTAGCATATCTATCGACTAACTGTCCTACTTCATTTCCGTTCACCTTTCCATTATATTCAAGTACTTGTTCGAAGCAAGGAAGTCCATTTTCGTCGACACCGTCAACATCAATTATTTGTATCGCAGTAGAGTCTTCACCAGAACCAGAAGACGGGTCACATGCGCATATGTATCTATGTCCTGGTATTGGGTCTTTCCATATCCAAGTCTCCTTCACCAAAGTATCTATCAACTTCCAGTCATCGGTAATTTGAATTACATTACTTTTCATTTGTTTTTCAATCACTTCGACTGGGACTACGTTATCAGAAGAACCTAAGAACGATACATTCAATTCCTGAGCGATCTTTTGACTGTCATTGTTGAATGATTTACACATTGATACATACCAAGGAGAAGTAGGTATCCAACCTTCTCTTTCTAATTTTCGCCAACGCTCTTCATTATATTCAATTTCTCCCTTTGTTCCGATTACAGTCTCGACAATTTCATCATTACCGCCGGTGTCATTATTATGACGATACCATTTCAAATAACGATTATAACGCAAATCTTGAAACCACTTAAACTCAACAGGATTATAATTATTTTTCTTGTCCAAGGCATTAACGTAGGTCTTGTAATATAAGGCATCTTTACCGTTAGGGGTTGACACCATTATAATTTTTGCGTCTTTTACTGATGCCGTTGCAGCAACCGCTTGAGCATATACAGTAGTACCATTTTGAATAAACGCAGCCTCGTCAAAAATAAGTATTGAAACGGCAGAAATACCACGGGCTGCATTCTCACCAGACGACCTTGCGTGTATTCGACAACCGTTAAATAATTCAATATATTGTTTATTTCTTGCCTTATATATCGATTTCGTATTTTTTTCACTCTTCGGATCTGGTGAATAATATTCATTACCCCACATCCATCTTGGTACTTGATCAAGGAAATTACCGATTTTTTCAACCAATTGTTGAGAAATATCAAGTTTGTTACCTATACACAAAATAGTTTCTGGCGACTTTGAACTTGCAAATACACATTGTCCTGTTATCCACGCACTTGATACTGTTGTAATACCTGCCTGTCTATGTTTGATAGCAATAGTATTCGGGTTTTCGCATAAAGAATGTAAGAACTCAATCTGTCTTGGGAATAACTTAAATGGAACTTCCTTCCTTTCATCGGCGTTAAAAGTCGACAAATAATGTTCAATGAAATATTTTCTTGTCTTATCTCTGAGACATCTTATATATTCTTCTTTAAAATTCATATTTAAAACGTATATTTGTTAATATGATAAATATGATACAATGAGAAAAAAGACATTAGATGAATTAATAGAAAAAGCGAATATTATCCATAATAGTAAATATACATATGAAAATTTCTGTTTAATAAACACTCATACTCCAAGTTACATTACATGTCCTATACACGGTGATTTCCTACAATCTTTTGATGCCCATATTCATCAAAAATCCGGCTGTCCTGAATGTGCAAAAGAAATACGAAACAAAAAGAATAGTAAATTCTACCGTGAAATGTTGAATATAAATGATAAAAAATATTCTTTTAATTACTGCTATGATAAATTTGAATATAACGGATATGATAAAAAATCTCTCGTAATCTGCCCTATTCACGGAGAATTTTTAACGTCTTGGCATAAATTAAAATATGGTCACGGATGTCCTAAATGTGGAAACACAAAAAATTATTCAGAACTTAGAATATTCGAAATGTTAAAAAATACGTTCAAAAGTATTGAATATCAAAAAAGATTTGAATGGTTAGGTAGACAAAGTATAGATTTCTATTTACCAGAGTACAACGTAGGTATTGAATACCAAGGTCGTCAACATTTCTACAATAACACTAAATTCGATTTTAAGGATACTATCGAACGTGACAGGAGAAAAAGAGGTAGATGCATAGAAAATGGAGTAAAATTATATTATTTTACGTTCGAGAAACAATATATAAAGGATTTCAATGAATACGTTATTTACACAGATTATAATGAGATGATTAATGATATAACTGATAATAGGAAGCCAACGTTAAGTTAACTTCCTATTATTTATTCTAATATTAATTATGCTTCTTGGGGCTGTACATTTTTTCTTTGCATTATGACTTGTTTCTTCAATTGCTGTGCTTGCTTTTTATTTGCATATATCAAAGGTTTGATACCATTTTTTGCATTTATCGCATCAACTTCATCCCGAGTTAATACTTTAGTTATTTTTACGGCCCCGGTAATAATCCAATCTTCCGTACTTGGATCCACGTTCGTTCTGTAACGATAAAAAGCATTCTTAGGTATCCTTGGTATACCGGCTCTACTATGTTGATATTTACCTGCCTTCGTAAGACCATTCTGGTAACACTCGTCACTTAGATCGGTATCAGCTTGATATTCGCATTCAGCGAATACAAAGTCATCAGGAAATACATAACGACCATCGACCAATAATGTCTCGCTATTATTTAATTTATAACAGAACTGTTTAGCGAACGGTATCATTCCTAAATGCCATCCAGGTCTAAAACTTAAATTACCTAAATTTCTTGCTGTTCCATCACCTCCTGTTTTTACCTGTGGTCTATGTTCAGCCGCTGTATATCCTACAATAGGAGGACATCCACAAGGAAGCCATTTTCCTATTGGAGTAGGTTGACCTCCTTGATTTGCGACAACAGGTGGATACAATTGACCATTCTTTAAGGCGAAAACTTTGTATCCGATTTCTTTTTTCTTGGGTATTTGAAATTCTCCTTCTTTCCAAGTTAAATTTTCTTTCGGCACAGCAAAGCCTTGTCTTTCAGCTTCTTCCGGACTAATTAATGGTTTACTTGCTTCATCGATAGGTAATTCGGAATCAGTAATAAGTTCATCAGGTGAATAATACTCATCATCACTTATTTCGGTGTATTCTGAATTCATACTATTCATATGTTCCATGAAATCTTCCTCTTCTTTTAGATTTTCGATATCATTAACCATTCTCGCCAAGGCAGTTTTTCCTTTCTTAGTACCTTTGAAAACTTCTCTTAGTAAAGAATTGAATTTATCGACTGGTAATTTTGATATTTCCATCAGGAAATAATTTATTCCTACCTTATCAACATTAATACCCTGGTTTTCTAATGTTTTACTAATTAATAACCATAGTGGAACTCCTAGTCTTGCATCCCACATTTCTGCCAATTTAAAATCCGACTTGCTGATGACGTATTGTGCCTTATCTGACTTTTTAGGTAAACCGTGTGAAATTGCCAGTTCAAGAACACCCTTGATTGTTTCTTCCAATAATACGGGCATTAGCACACCTTCAGCCTTAATCTCAACCATATCATCAGGAGACATTATATTTACATCGACTCTGCCTCCGTTAGTCACGTCATTACTATTAAGGGTGTCTTTTTCAAGATATAACAATATACTATTCAGTTCAAATATCTTCTTATATAAAGATGGAAGTTCATCATTGATTTCGAAAAGTCCTTGCAAATAATATTTCATCTTTTCAGAATACACAATAGATGCCCCTGATACTAGCGAATCCAGCATTCTCCTCTTATAGACTTCATCAGTCAGTTGATTCATATCATCAATGTCATCAAAAGTATAATTGACGGTTTTTTCGGGAACCAATCTCTCATCTTTCACATCGATATTATCGACTAATTTCATAGAAATATTAATTGTATTATCAGGGATATTAAATATACTATTAACCGTATCGGCGCATAATTTTTCTAATGCATCAATATTCGAGTTCTCGATTTTTTTTGCCTTAGTTATCAACGATGATAAATTTCCTTTAAGTTCATTGATATCATTGTAAACAATTCCATCTGACAAATGATTAAAATAGTCACTTACTGTTCCTATAATGAAACTGTCTTCTTCATCAGGGGGGTAAGAAGGGTGTTGTCCCAATGAAGTTTTGGAATCTTGTAATGATTTTAATATATAAAATGGTAATTTCATTAAGAATACTTTATTTTATTTTATTTAAAAAATCATTCAAGGAATATAAATCAGAATTTTCCTTTAATACTTTTAAACGATTTTCTTGTAATTGTTTTTTCGTAATTATTTTTCCTTCATTTTGTGACTGGGCTGGTACTTGTATATTAGCTTTATTCAAATCTATGCCATTATTTTTAGCATTTTGTTTCGTTTTATCAATCGCCTGTTTTACGTCACCATTACAAGCATCTACATCGGCATTTAAAGTGATACCTTCACTTAATGCTTTTCTATATTGGTCTTCACTGATTTTAAAATTTCGTTTCATCTTGATTATGCATTTATTTAAATAAATAGTCATTTACATGTTAATTATAACTTCATTTCGAATGCCATTGTACCACAGTCATATATCCTCGGTATCCCTCGTTCAAGCATTATTTCATGTTCAGACTTGTCAGGATCAAAGCCTTGCTTTACAAGCTCTCCCTTGAGGTACTTGAAACGATTCTCACGGTGTTGTCCTACCACGTAGAAATAATTCGGTTTGCTGTCATGTGTATACTTGAAACCTAACCTCTCGTACAGTTTTCCCACGCTCCAACGCTTGTCAGCGTATGTCATTATCATGTGAGGTTTCACCTCACCAATGAAATGCTTAAGCAACTTGCTTGCCCCACCCACAACAGAGGTATCCAATTTATTGCAAAAACGCAACAACTCCCACGTGTTGTCGTAATCCTCGTTGTATTTCCTCTGCTGACTGGTATTTCCGAACGTCATCAACGAAACGAGTTCACCATCGTGATACAATCCATAATGATATTTTGCCTTGCAGCGACCTTGTATGTGGTTGTCATCAAGGAACTGCATCGCAGTCCTTGTATCAACATCACTAATCTCACACTGACGTGCATATAATCTATTACTCGTTTTTCCAAGGATATTCCTTAGCATCGATTTGACGATTTGTGGTTTTTCAAGCCACTCATCCTCGAATATGTGAATAAGACGAATACCCTTTTTATTACAATCGTTAGTCTTAGCTAATTGATTATTTACGGCATTGTTGCTGAATAGTTCGCTATGCCATCTCAAACCGTCATATTCTATTGCAATTTGTTCGGCCGGCACGTAAATATCAAGTTCTTTAGGTTTAAGTATCGTCCTATCACTTTGGATGATATTTTCAATATGTATATTTTTAAGAAAATCGACGATTTGATCTTCTGCTTTTGATAAACATACTCCGCATTTAGGGCATCCACATCCAATCAAATGATCCGATGGTGTCTGCCAAAACTCACCATGCTTAGGACAAATTATACATACTTTAGTACTATTATTCACATAATTTACTTTTGAATAGTCGTAATAATTATTGAATATTAAGTTCGACTTAACAGTAAAATCAAAAGTATTCGAACGTTTTTTTAAACCAATGGCATTATTTTTGCATTTAGGGCAACCTATTGTATTGAGATGATTATTCGGTGTCTGCCAAAACTCTCCGTGTTCGGGACAAATGATACAAACCTTAGTTTTGTTATTCACATAATTGACCTTTGAATAATCATATTTGTTACCGTGATAATCAATTGCCTTTTTTATAAAATCGTCTTTATCCATCTTGAAATTATGGCGACATTTAGGGCAACCACGTCCATTAAGGTGCGAATCAGGTGTCTGCCAAAATTCACCGTGAACTGGACAAATTATACAAACCTTGGTATGGTTGTTAATGTATTCGGCTTTAGAATAATCGTATTTATTATTGTGAATCTTTTTTGAACGTTCTATGAATTGTTCTTTCGTCAATCTTAATTTAAGTGACCGTGTCTGATAACTACATTTAGGGCATCCTTGACCATTTAGATGGCTGTTTGGTGTTTGCCAAAATTCCCCATGTTCGGGACAAATTATACAGACCTTAGTGTGGTTATTAATGTATTTAACTTTAGAATAATCGTATTTACCATCGTAAAGTGTCATTGCTTTTAATATAAAATCTTTAGTCGTATATCTTTTCATAATAAAATCTTATTTTCCGACAAAAATACTATATTTTTATGAAACTTACGTAATATTATATATAATTTTATTATTTTTTAATACTATAGAATTTTAATAATAAAAAAAATAATAGGGACCTAGGCCCCTATTATTTTAATATATTTAACCTGTGTTTATTCAAATCTTGGTGCGATGAATGGTGACTTACGATATGAGTTATCATTCTTAATCTTTGTCATTCCGATTTCATCATCATCATCGCTGCCCGTCAATTCTTGAAACAATTCATTCAAGGTATCTTCACGGTCAAGACTTTCATTCGTATCTTGCCCTTCGTCATCTTTCATTTTACCTAATATTTCATCAACATCCTTATCATCCAAACCATCCGTCGTTTGTTTCAATATCATACCTGCGACATACTTGTCCAAATCAGCATCGGGGGTAGGCTGTTCTTGTTGGTATTTCCTGAGAGATTGACTTAATTTACCTGTAAGTTGTTGTATATACCTCTTTGGGTCATCGTTTTCATCGGTGTCGATCCCAGCGTCAAAGTTAGTGTCGTATGGATTAGAATTATCACCCTCATTGTCATCCATAGGCATTTGACCGTCATCCATAGGAGAAGCATTATCACCCATCGGAATACTGCCTTGTGGCATTTCCATAGGTGGCTGATTCAATGGTGTCTCCATTGGCATTTCCTGAGTTCGAGGAGAACTAACCTTTAACACCTTGCGTTCACTTAGGCTTTCTTTTAAAAATTTAACTTCTTCATTATTGCATTTGTCAAAGTATCAATCACCTTGTCGAATGGAGCAGAAGAACCTATTTTTTCACCGAAAGGTTTTTCTCCTTTTGCGCTTTCATCATTCCAATCTTTAGCACCGTTCTTTGCAACTTCTGTGTTAGGAGGGGTTGTCATCGGAGCCTTTCTATAAGCAGGGTGTTTTCCGAATACATTCAATTCACTTTCACGAATAGCATTTCTGCCTTTACGTTGTTTACCCTCATAGAAATCGTCATCGTCTCCATAGTTGGCGGTATCATTTGCAAGCACGTCATCTTTGACACCTTCAAAATCATCATCGTCTGATAAATCAAAACTATCAAGGTCTATATCGTATTGGTCCTCACCTCCGTTGTCTTCCCAATCATTATAGTCCTTTTCAAAGTCTAGATATGCACCTCCGTCCTCGACCTCTGGGAATGGTACGTCATCTGTGTCATCATCATTTGAAGGCATTCCTGCGACATCGTCGACATTAGCTGAGTCTTCGTTCACCTTTTCAGTAAATGGACTATCATCACCGATTTCTCCATTGCCAGGTGTTGGTACATTCTGATTATCGGTGTTATGTACTGCATTTTCTTCATTTACATCAGAAGGAGTTTCGGTGTAAGGTGATTTATCACCGATTTCAGTACCTTTTGAAGTATCAAGATAATCTTTACTCTTGCTCCAAGCCAATACTTGTTCTTCAGTCAGTTTAAATGTTCTACGTTGAGATTCATCGACCTTTGCCACCTTTCCGCCTGAAGGCTTTTTATCGGCTACTGAATTATCTGGAACATATTTCGCCTTTTCTGAATATGTATCATCCTTTCCGTCACCGTTAGGTTTTTTGTCAGATTGCATATCATTATCAGTTACCTTTGTTTCATTGTCATAAGGTTGACCCTCCTTCTTAGGGTCAGTACTTGCCTGTTTAGTATCCTTATCTCCATTAGCCACGGCAGTATCAGTGAAAGGTGAATTTACCTTGTCTTTTGAAGGATTTGATGCTGGTGCCTCAGGTAAAGTATGCTCGGCAGGTAATACATTTTTATCCTCTTTCAGTATGACAGCAACGTTGTTAGTAATTTGTCTAAAACGCTCCAACTCAGATCTCATCTCTTTGGTTTCATTAATTTGCCATTCAGAAGATTCGACCGGTTTAAATTGCTGTATTTCTACCTTATGGGTATTAGCTTCGTTGATGGACATCATTTTAAGGTCGAACTGTTTTGATGCCATCGCATATGTCTTGTATTCGTTCTCCTTGCGGTTATTCCATCCACCGATGTAGTCAAAATCTTCGGCAAGTACCTCAGTATCTTTTTTAGGGGCTACTTTGATATAGAACTTATTACATTCGTGAATAATACCATATGTCTTGCCGTCGGCGGCTTTCATCTTATATTCTACAATAGGCTTTGAACCTCCTGTATTCACAGTCTGTTCATTAATTCCATAACCGATTAGTTCTTTCATTCTTTGAACTTCACTTTCGCTTTGATAATTCATATTTAATCAACTAAATAGTTTTATTAATAATAAATATAATGTTAATACGATAAAATTTTACTAAATATTTCTTTTATTCTCAGTAATACTATTTACTTTATCATATGCCTTATTAGCAATATTCCATATCTTATCGATATACTTCATTCTTCTTATCAATTTATAAATAATATTTCCGCTACTCATCTCTTTCTGATTGCTTTTCAATCCTTCAGCTCTAAGATTCTTCAATCGATTAAAGATTTTTTCGATTTTATTTCCAAGCACTTCAATTTTGTGCCTATCAGTTTCTTTATCTATTTGGCGGTCTATTTTATCGATTTCGGTCATTACTTTTGCCGAATAGTCTTTAATGTATCTTGCATTAAGTTTTGCGTCTTGGAAGTCAGATGGTTCTATAACCCATTTATTGTCTTCGAGTGAATATTTTCCACTTGAAGGATTTTTCTCATTAGAATCTTCTACGCTTATTTCGATTGGGAATCCGTATATTTTTAAATCCTTGTGGTTTTTGAGCCATACTTCCTTTTTTGCCTTGAAGTAATCATCTACGAAATCGGGATTCCTATATATCTTCTTGAAATCATAAAGGATATGTATGTCCACATCAGAATATTTAGACCAATTATAGTTTGCGAGAGAACCGGTGAATTGTATATCGACTGGTTTTATCCATGACACTGACAATTCCTTAATAAAATCATCCGCAATGTCCAATAGACGGAGTCTAACTTTGGATGATAATTGATATTCATCTGAATTTTTCTTTCTTAACCAAAACTTTTCATTAAGTGTACTTCTTACATTGAATGAATTAAGATTCAATTCCGAAGAACTGACTTCGTTAATATTATGATTTATGCCTTCTTTTTTCAGACCATTGATATTGGTTAACATTTCTTCTCTACTTTGTTTTATTAATTTATCGCCGTTACGCCAAATACAATTTACAATAGCGTTCGGCATTATTATACCTTTATAACCGATCTTTATGAATTTCGTGCCATAACGACCATTCATTGATATTACATCTCCTTTATGAAGACCTATTTCATTATTTCTATCAGATATTGGTTTACCTGTATACGGAGATATCTCATTGTCGTCTACAAACGAGTTTTCGAAGTCATAATCCAAGACTATCTTATTATGGTCGATTTTATCTGAATCTATTTCTAAAATCACCATTTGACCACCTAACATTCTTGAATGGTCATAGGCATAGTCCTCAGCAATAGAATAGTCACTGGTCAGAAATATGAATCCATCAGTAGGTACATCATAAATCGAATTATCTTTAATAGGCCTTAATTCTTTATGAAGAATCGATTCTAAAAATAATGAAGTCGTACCGTGGTATAAAATCTTTCTCAAAGGTATATCCTTTGGTTTCCTATTGGGTAGATTGATTAATCGACCATTTATTTGTAATTTTGTTATTTTATCTTTGAAAATGCCGATTTTTAACAATCCATATAATTCTTTAGAATCGTATATATCGTAACTTTCATTATTTATTACTAAAGTATAACCGTTCTTGCCGTATACTATTTGACCTACTAAAATTTTCGGCAAATTTTCAAAGTTAAACAACGCCTCATATATATTACGGAAATTGTTATTGCTGAAAACATCTCTTAACTTGCCGTTCTTATCGAATATCGTGTCATACATTCCTTCATAAAATCGACACAATCGCTGCAACAATTGTATTACCATACCGATATTATATTCTTTTTGCATCGAGTCGTCATAGCTGAATATATATACTATCCCTTGGAATACGACAACAATGTCATTTTCCTTGAGTGTATTTTCGGTATAACTTTTCATCAATTTCAATTCGTTCAGCATAATTTTAGAAACTTTAACTATAAAATAAATAGAAAACCTTTGGTATTTCGAATAATTGTTGTATCTTTGCAGCGTGAAATCAAGAAATACTTAAAAGTTAAATAGTAATGTTAGAAAAAAATAGTGTTGTTAAAGTAGAAACTGAGAAGAGCAAGGAAATAGGGTCTACCGAAAAGGCAAATTTCTTTATGCCTTCACCGAAGCAATTATATAATCATCTTAGTGACTTCGTTATAGGGCAAGAGGAGGCGAAAAAGGTTCTATCTGTTACGATATACAATCATTTTAAACGTTTTCTATCCAATGTTTATGGCGCAACTGATGGTATCAAAGGTTATGAAAGATTCAAAGATGTAACTATCGATAAGTCGAATATGATGATTCTGGGAAATACGGGTACCGGAAAAACCTATATGATTAAAACTTTGTGCAAGTATCTTCATATTCCTTGTTATGTCGCTGATGCCACAAAGTTAACCGAATCTGGCTATGTAGGTGATGATGTTGAAAATATATTGGTCGGTCTTTTAAAGGCTTGCGATTATAATATTAATCAGGCACAATGCGGTATCGTAATAATTGATGAGTTTGATAAAATTGCAACAAAAGGTGAAAATATGTCAATAACCCGTGATGTCAGTGGCGAAGGTGTACAACAAGGTTTATTGAAAATTGTAGAAGGTGGCATCGTAAGTGTTCCTCCTCAAGGTGGAAGAAAACATCCTAACCAAGAATGTATTGATATCGATACAACCAATATTTTATTTATTGCCTTGGGTGCGTTTGATGGTCTTGACAAAGTTATTGAGAAAAGACTTAATACTACCCGTATTGGTTTTACTGAAAACAATAATAAGGGACAAATTAAATGTAATCCATTAGAAAAAGTCGAGACTTCTGATATTAGGAAATTCGGCATTATTCCCGAATTGTTAGGCAGATTCCCGATAATAACCCATACGAACCCGTTGTCTGAAGACGATATGGTTAGAATATTAAACGACACTAAAAGTTCAATAATTAAACAATATCAGAAATTGTTGTATATGGATGACATCGATCTTTGTTTCTCGAAAGAAGCTTTACGTAGTATTGCGAGACAGGCAATAGAGACTAAGACTGGTGCAAGAGGATTGAGAAAAATTATTGAAAATGTCTTAATGGACATAATGTTTGAATATGGTGGTAATCAAGGTAAAAAGAAGGTATTAATTACTGAAGAAATGATAAAAGGATTCACGAGAAAGGAAAAAGTAGCCTAATTGCAAATATAAGGTGCGTTTAAAATATACACGGCTACACTTATAAGCAGGCTACTTTCTTTACATAAATATAATGATGGAAAATAAAAAGGCATAATATTCAACTTCACCATTAGTTAATTTATTTTTTAAATGTGTGATAATATTTATGAGACATAATAAAATTAAATAATTAATAATGGCTAAAATACTTGATTTGAAATCACATGTACCTGAAGGAAAATATAAAGCAACGATAATTGAAGATAGTTTAATACACGACAGGAAAGAAATAATGAATTTAATCAAAAAAGGTTATTCATTCTCATCTGAAGTTATGGAAACCGCTGGTTTCATTAAACACATTCGTAAAGTTACTACAAGTTTATCAATTGTAGAACATAAAAAAGATAATAGGGTATACGAAAAAGACACCGCAGATATAAAATCTATCATACGTTCAATTTCTACATTGGAAAATGGTGAGATTGAAACTGTCGATGATATCGAAAATACTGATAATGATAATGATTATGACGAAGAATAAAAAGAAAATTATCGCCTTTGCGGGAAGGCAAAGAAGTGGAAAGACACAGTTGGCAAAATTGCTTAAAAATGAAGATGATGCTGTTATTGTTACTATTGCAAGTGCTTTAAAAAAATTGTGCTGTGACATTTTAGGCATCGATAGTGTCGACCGATTAAATTATTTAAAAGACAGCAAAGATAGAATTGATGCCAAACCGACTGACGAATGGGCATTAAAAATCGCACACAAGACTGGTATTGAATATAGCGACGTATCTAAAGAACTTAGTCGATATAATAATATAAAAGATGTACGTCAAATGATACAAGTCGTAGGGACGAATATCATCCGCAAATATAAACCTAATTGGCACGTAGAACAGTTAAAAAAGGAAATTAAGGAGACTAAATCCCCATTAATTGTTGTAGATGATGTAAGATTTCCTAATGAGTGCGAAGCTATCAATAAATTAGGTGGTCATATTTTCTTTATTATCAGAACAAATGGAATATCTGATACAATGGTATCTAACCACGAATGTGAAACCTCTCTTCGATGGTATGACTTTACCGATAATAGAATAATCCTCAATACAGAAACTCCTGAATATCTTGATGATTGTTTTATCAGATCATATCGTAATGATTTTTATGACACTGATACAAATGAAATCTTTGCCTCGGCAAATAAAGAGTTATTCAAGAATCCTTTTGTTATTGAAGACTTAAAGAATAGAATATAATGATGGAAGTTGTAGATAGAAAATCAATTAATGACGATTTGATAAAATATGATTATCTTGCTAAAAAAGATGATTTTATAATTGTTACAGAATGGACTAATCATGAAGGTGTCGATATTACAATCTGTGATGACAAATTAATTAGTTTAAGTTATGGCACATTAGATGCCATCGATTATTTGGTAAAAACGCTTAGATATAAAGAATAAAAGTATGAAAAATTTTTCAGTTAATGTAAATGGCAAAGAATATTGGATTTCTCGTTCGGTAGCAGTGGCGGGTTTTATATTTAAACAAAAGGGCGATGATTTGTATGCCCTGATAGAAAAACGAGGTAAAGGTGCTGCTGATTACCAAGGTTATTGGTGTTTTGTTTGCGGCTATGTCGACTTTGACGAGTCAGTTGAACAAGCTTTACAGAGGGAGTCTATGGAAGAGTTGGGTTTCGAAATAGACATTAACAAGCTTAAATTTGTAAAGATTAACTCATCGCCGTCTGAAAACCATCAGAATATCACGATACATTACATCTATTTCGCCGATGAGGATGAAAATTTTGATTTGAAAAAAGCAAAGGGTGGTGAGAAAGATGAAATCGCTGAAGTTAAATGGTTTAAGATTGGAGAAATCCATGACAATGAACTTCGAATTAATACTTATGATATAATGGCAGAAGACTGGGCTTTTGATCACGAAAAACGTATGATAGAGCATTTGTCACTATATTATAATTTACAATACGGAAATGAAAAAGAAGAAAAAAAAGAATAACATCCAAGAAGATGTTATCAAGGCAATGAGAAAAGCCAATCGTGAAATTGAATTGGAACGTAATGGTGGCCGATGGATTGCTGTTAATCGTCCACATAAGAATAAAAAGAAATATGATAGAAAAAGAGACTCTAAAGTTGATTTAGAGTCTCTTTATTTTTTTACCTTTAATTTAATTAATTAAACTTTTAAATGATTATAGACATTAATTACTTTTTTATAATATCCATTTGTCTTCTTTTTCGATGCCTTTGGACCTCCGTTCCAAAGTCTTATTGCCTTCTCAATATCGTTAGACTTGTTGTAGAATGACTGTATTATCATAAACATTTCTTCTGATTTCTTAGCACTGTACCTATCGTCATAAGTGTATTTTTTCTTACCTATAATGCGATTACATTCATCGACGGTGATTTTAGAAATCTGTAATAATCCTACGTGCTTACCACCTTTACTTACCATTTTTGAATTATGTTTGCTTTCGACGTGAGCAATTGCATTAATCAATCTTTTGAAATCAGCCTGTGCGTTAGTCTTAATAATATTAAGATGCAATAACAATACTAATAAAATACTTTTTAAAATCTGTCTTTTTTTCATGCTTTCGTTTAAATTTATTATTCACATCATTTCACAGATGATTAATCGAAAGCAAACCATTTTTAGAAATTTTATTATAGTACCAATCTTTAATAACCTGTTTTAAAAATTCCTTCCTGTCACTTTCATCTGAAATCATATTGTGAAACTTATCATCAAGAAAAAGAAGAAGTTCACTCGGTTGCATTGTCTTTAATGGTTGACCACTATTCGATAGCATCACCACGGTTGGTGATGTACATGGATAACCGTTAGTGTCAATATCATCCAAGTTTTGTCTCTTAAAATTCTTATCCATAAATTTCTTGATGAATAAAACTTTATCAGCATTTGGATAAAATGCCTCAGAAATTAATCCTGATATTATTTCGTCTTCTTTGTTTTCACTTATTACAATGTGTTTCATAAATTACTTGTCACGCAAGTATCTTTATATAAATATGTATAAAAATATAACTTCGACAAATATACTACTTTATTGTCGAAGTTATGTGGTTTTCAGTGTTAAAAATCGTTTTCGGTGAATATATGTGGCTCTTCACTATCCAAAATGATATCGGTTACTTTATCCTCAATAGTCTCCTCAATGCACCTTAATATAGGTCTCGCCCCGAATTCACGTTTATCTTTAATTCTATCGAATATTAATTCAATCATATGCTTATTAGTAAATGTCTCATCAACTGAATGTCCAATTTCTTCAATATTATTTTTTAATTTAACTAATTCTAATTTAATGATAGTTCTAATGTCATTTTCTGTAAGGGTATTGAAATTAATAATATTATCAATACGATTAAGGAATTCAGGGGCAAATTTGTTTTTCAAAGCTTTACTAATTATACGCTTTTTATTATCCTCAATATTTCCACGGTTGAAGCCTATAAGTTCCCCTCTCTCGGTACTTTCTTTTGCCCCGATATTAGATGTCATTACAACGATAAGATTTCTACAATCTACTTCGTTGCCTTTATTATCACTAATTCTTCCGTCGTCAAATAATTGCAAAAACATATTGAATACTTTTGAATGTGCTTTTTCGATTTCATCCAATAACAGTACACAATGTTTCTTTTCTCTTATCGCATTAGTCAGTACACCTCCATCATTATAACCGACATAACCGCTTGAACTACCGATTAATTTGTTGGTACTGGTTTCATCGTTATATTCAGACATATCGAGCCTTATCATACAATTTTCATCACCGAAGACTTTTTCAGCTATTTTCTTGGCGGTATAAGTTTTACCTGTACCCGTTGTTCCGACAAATAAGAAAACAATAGGCTTCCCTTTGCTCCGAACACCGACTCGTTTTCGTCGAATGGTTTTTGAAATAACCTTTATAGCATCATCTTGCCCAATGATATCTTCCTTCAAACTTTCCTCTAATTCTTTCAAACGTTTCTTTTCATCGTTATTTAACTTTTCCAAGGGTAAACCTGATAATACTGAGACGACCTTTCTAATATCTTCATCTGTCACACTTAAAGGTAATTTATCCAATCTTTCTTGTTTAATTTCGTTAAGTATTTTATTCTCGATATCAATTTTCTTTTTTGCAAATTCATCCAAACGGTCATAATAGTCAATTTCGGCAGAAGAATTATTTTTATAGTCTAGTTCCTTGGCAAGAAGTTCTTCTCTTTCATTATTTAATCTCTTCAATGTATTATTATCAGTTACCTCAAGATTTAATCTTGCACCTGTTTCATCCATAACGTTTATTGCTGAGGAAGGCAAAGGTATATTATTTAGATATTCCTTTGATAATGATATACAAGTTTTAATTGCAGAATTATTATATTTTACTTGATGAAAGGTTTCTAATTTATCTTTCACTTTTGATAATATATCAAATGTTTCATTTTCATCTGGCTCATTGAGAATTATAGGCTGTAAATCGCTTTTTAAGAAATAATAGTCATTACACATTTCATCAAAGACCTTTTGAGTCGAAGTACAAATGAAGTTAATATTCTTATCCTCCATTATCTTTTTGAATATAGAGGCGACATCACTTTCTGACTTTTCAGCAATATTGAAAATCGAAGATAAATTATCGACTAAAAAAATATATTTACCGCATTTCGATGCGTCGTCGGTGATGCTTGCCATTTTACTCTCGAATACACCTCTTATACCAGTATTCATAAAGAGCTTATTCATTTCTAGTTCTACGACAGTCTTATTTTTAAATGCCTCTGGTGCATTTCCTTTTTCGATAAATGAGGATAAATTACGGGCAAACGCTGATTTACCTATGCCGGACTTTCCGAGAATAACGACATTATTACATTTTCTCTTGGAAAATATTTGGAATATACGTTCATACAATTCTTCTTTGCCGTAAAATTCATCCAATTTACCTTCATTATATAAAGTATTCAAATTTATCGTATTCCGTTCAACGTTATTATCAATAGTATTGACCTTTGTTTTTATCGTGTCATTCTTTTTCGACTGTTGAGCCTTTTTGTCGTTTTTATCTTTATCGATTGAAGGTTTATGCGGTCTTAGGGAATAGTAATAATTAACCAAATAACGATGTATCTGTTGATAACTAACATTAACTATTTTAAAACTATCTGAAATGACGTTCTTTTTCTTGAATATTGCGCATAATAAGTGTGCCGAACTGATATTATCAGATACAGTTTCATCGGATATCTTTTCGGCATCCTTTATAAAACTATCAAAAGATTTATCCAATGTTACTTGCGGATCAGATAATGGAGATGAATTGTCACTCAAATACTTTTGATACCATGAAATCATTACATTGATGCTATCGCCTAGCATTACTCTTGATAATATCCTATATGCCGTGCAGTCTTTATTGGTTAATACCGCTAATACAAAATATTCAGGGGTAAGGGTATTTCGAGGAAACTCAGATGATAATTCATCCTTTATATATGTGAAAAGATTCTTTAATTCTTTAGTTATTTCTTTACTCATTACTAACGTATTTCTTTATTAGTTATCGTATAATTTATAATCTTTTAACATTATTTTTTCAATCAACTTCATGATTTTATGAATTAAAGTAGTATATTTGCAAGTGAAAAATATAAATTATAGCAATGATAGTATATAACAAATATTTGGATAATCAAGATTATACGTGGTATGATAGTTCAAATGTACTTTTCAGTAAATGCTACGATGATCCAAATAGCAACACAAAAACACTAAAGATAGTATTTAAAAATGGTAGAACGTATATATATAAAGATGTCGATATAAATGACTACCTTACTTTTAAAACAGCACAATCCAATGGTCAAGCTGTAAATACTTCTATTATTAAGAAGTATAAAGGTGTAAGAATTAGCGACACTGATGTGGATAAATTGACTGAACTCCGAGAGAAGTTTATTAATGACGAAAAAGAAATATCAGAGACACCTCTAAAAGACTTAATTTATAAAGTCGACTATAACGAACAGAATGGTGAATTTACATTGGCAATAGGCGATAAAGTAATCTATCATGGAAATGAGAATAAAGTATCATTATTCTCATTATTTAAATCAATGAATATTGCATATTCGTTGAATGTAGTTGATAAAATAGATTATGAAACTGATGAAAATAAAGAAAAAATTAATTTATAGATGCTAAATAATGTTGATAGACAGTATTTGTCGTTATTGAACGACATTTTGGAATATGGTGTCGAGAAAGACACCAGAAGTGGAAAGGTTTTATCATTGTTTGGAAGAACAATGAGATTTAATCTTAAAGAAGGTTTCCCTTTGCTTACGACAAAGAAAGTCTTCTATCGTGGAGTTATTGAGGAATTACTTTGGTTCCTTAAAGGTGTATCAAATATCTCGTATTTGAAGGATAAAAATGTCCATATATGGGATAAAGATGCCTATCGTTATTACAAAGAAGTATGTAATAAACATAAAGAAATGTATTCAATAGAAGATGACGATACAAATAAATTAGTTACCGAAAAGATTACACCTCTTAGTTTCGATGAATTTATGTCTAATGTGGGCGATAATAGATGCATTCTGTTCAGTAACAATGACCTTTACTTCTATGGTGATTTAGGTACAATGTATCCTACAACATGGAGACATTTCGGAAGCAACGATGTAGACCAAATTAATTATGTAATAAACGAGTTGAAGACAAATCCATTTTCGAGAAGAATTGTGTTGACCTGTTACGATCCTAATTCAGTAGAGGATGCTGCCCTTTATCCTTGTCACATTCTTTATGAATTCAATGTTTCGATTGACGAAAATGGAGAGAAATGCCTTAATTGTGTATTGAATTGCCGTTCGACCGATTGTCCTCTCGGATTACCGTTTAATATTGCATCGGCGGCATTTTTGGTGCATATGTTGGCACACGTTACAGGAATGAATGCCGGCGAATTACTTTATGTCGGCTGTGATTGTCATATCTATTGTAATCAAATAGAGGCTGTAAAGGAACAGTTGGAACGTGATCCTGACAAATATCCATTGCCTACTTTGAAGATTAATCCAAAGGTTAAAGATATCGATGACTTTACTTACGGAGATTTTACCATTGAAAATTATAATAGCTATCCTGCAATTAAAGCCCCTTTATCAGTAGGTTAAATTAATTTAAAATAAATTTATTATCAATAATGGAGAAAAAAAATAATATCGCTGTAGAAGCATTGACGAGACACGCTAATGAAATCTACAGTAATCTCAAGAAGGACACTATTGCTGAGGTTAAAAAATTGCAAGCAATGACAAAGCTCAGTGATACTGAAATGCAGACAATTTTAGGCTTATCGGATAAAGAGTTTTCTGCTTTGATGGACGAGAGGTTATATTATGTCATTAAAATTGACACTCTTATAAAGCTTAAAATATTAGTAAATAAGAAAATAGTTTCTTTAAGAGAGACTAATGACTGTTATCGGAATTTTGACATCAATGAATTTATAACACGTTATAAACGAGCCGAAATTGAAGATAGTATTAATAGACTGTTGAATACGATAGGTGTTACATCGGCAGAAGAAATCGATGCCTTCACTGATATGTTAACAGAAATGATGAAACAATCTAAGGAGGGTAAAATCTCCTGTATTCAAAATATTTATAATGGGTAAGAGAAAAAAATTTGATTTCATACCGAGTCCGTATCAAGAGAAAATATTCGATTTTATTACTGAAGGTTACGGTAATGCTGTCGTATCGGCGAAAGCAGGATCAGGAAAAACTTTTACTATCGTTAATGCAATGAAATTAATTCCTAAGACTAAGAAGGCAATTTTTATTGCCTTCAATAAGTCTATTGCTGACGAATTGAATGAAAAGTTGAAAAACAATTCAAATTGTATGGCATATACAACGCATAGTCTTGGTTTTAGGATGATTCGTAGAAATCTGGGTAATGATATAATCGTTGACGAATACAAGTACCGCACATATCTTAAGAATAATTTTCTGAATGTAACAGGACTTAATGATGGTGAGATTAACATCGAAAAAAATCAAATTAATGAATATACTGAGAATATATTGTTATTAATTGATTTTTCTCGTTTGTTTTTAGCTCATGATGACGAAGCGATTAATAACATAGTTGAACGCTATGATGTACCGTTAATTGCCAACGAAGTCGAGGTCGTTAAACGCTGTTTAGAATGGGGTAAGAACAATATAACATCGATAGATTATGCCGATATGTTATGGCTTCCTACGGCTTTAAATTTACGACCATTAGGAATGCTGTATGACTGGGTATTTCTTGATGAAGCACAAGATAGTTCTATTGCAGCGATTGCGTTATTTAAAAAATGTGTGAAGCCTAATGTCGGTCGATGGGTATGCGTTGGTGATGAAAAGCAATGTATTAATCTCTTTTGTGGCTCGAATGAAGATAATTTCAGACAGCTTTGTCATAGTGAAAATACACAAGTGTTTGATCTCCCGGTTTCATACCGTTGTGGCAAAAAAATTATCGAATTCTCTCAATCGATAGTTAAAGATATCTTACCGAAAGAGAATGCCATCGATGGTGAAATTAAGAACGGCTGTAAACTTTCTTGCCTCAAAGACGGAGATATGGTATTGGCACGTTCCAAAGCACCTTTGTTGAAGGTGTATACTAAGTTAATCAAAAAGGGTATAAATTGCTATATTAAAGGACTCGATATAGGTGCAAATTTGATTAATTTACTCGATAGCATCAAAGGTGAAGAATTGAATATTAATCTTAGAAAAGACGGAGTATTCATTAGGCTATATGATAAATTATTCGAGACAAGAGATAAACTTGTGGAAAAAAGGGGTCTCGATATTGATGACGCAACATTATCGTCATATATCATGGAGCAATATGATACCATCAAGGCATTGGAGGTATTGGCATTTAATTGTGCTACTAAAAATGAGTTGAAAGCACGTATAAAGGATATCTTTAAAGAAGACTCCAAAGGTGTATGTCTTTCTACTATTCATAAATCTAAAGGTCTCGAAGCCGATAATGTATATATTTTGTGTCATTCTTCAATGCCATCAAAGAATTGTCATCATGAATGGGAAAGGATACAAGAGAAGAACTTAATGTATGTCGCATATACCCGAGCAAAAAAGATATTAGGTTTCATTTCAGAAAAGGAAGTACCTCCTACTGGAAGTATGTCAGAGCCTGAAGATATCCTTAACGAATTGAATTATATCGAATCAAAAGTATGTGAAATCTTAGGAAGAGTCCCACTACAAAAAGTCGATAGTGTCGAAATGGCGAAAGCCCGTCTACAAAAGATGGAAAAGGTCGAATTACCTAAAAAGAAGAAAGAAAAGAAAATTAAAGTTGTTTCAAATAAAAAAGACAGCAATAAAAAGTTGCTGTCTGATTTGGAAAAATTATTTTAAATAGTCTGAGCATCGTAACCGTCTATCTCCATAATTTGAGGGGTAGGCGGTTCAATGTTTTCTCTGAATGACTTATTCTCGTTAATATTGAACTCCTGTTCGGCGGTTTCCTTATACTTTGCATTACGTTGTTTATAAAAGGAAACACATTCTCTCTGTTCAATTATGTTATATTCAAAAGGATTGCCCATCGTGGTATAATTTATCTTATTTTATTATTAATTGTATTCAACAAATTTGTCTGAGTGCCTTGCTCATTTTTAATTGCAAGAATATTACCAGAAGCAATATTCAATTTGGTATCAATGTCAACAAGCTTGTTCATCAAAGCATTTTTGGCTTCAGTTACCTCATCAGTAGTATGTTCATTAACTTTCTCACGGGTTTCCTCGTGTTCATTGATAATATGCTGCTTTAATTCTTTCTTCCAATCACGTTCTTCTTCTTGTAGTGTATAGACGCTACCGATTACTTTATCGTCGATGCCTTTCACATCGCTCTTAACAACCCCAGGGTTGTCTTCACAGAAGCCATAATCATTATAAGTGTTATTCATTGCTATATTCTCCTAATTTTAAGTCATTAAATGATTTTATTTGTTCATTAAGATCACTGAATTTGGTCTCAAAATCGATCTCATCGAATTTATTATCGGTATGACGATTGATATTATCAATAGCGTCGGCAATTGCTTCCTTGGTCTCGGTGTGAAATGCTGTGCATTGACTCTTACCTTGTTCTACCTTTTCAATAATTTCATTCTTTGCGTTTTCAATGTGACAATTTGTATGACATAATCTACATCTAATATCGTCCATATTTTCATTAACGCTGTCTCGTATTGTCGTGGATATGTGCTCGGAATCCATACCGTCTAACTTCTCATCAAGATATTCCTTAATCTGTTCGCAACGAGAAGTTAATGGAGTATAATCACCGTAGTCATATCGTCTTAAATCGTTAGTGTTGTTCATTTGGTACATATTTTTATATTTTACTATATATAAATAGTTTTATAATGCTATATTTATTATTAATAAGACATTTAAGGTAATGAAATTATTTGCTAAGATATACGATAATATAATAAAACTGACCGAAAATCAATATAATGTCATAAAAGGATTAATAACAGAGGGCTATTATGATGATTCTGTTACTCCTTTATTCTCGAAGACAAAGACGAATCGAGAATTAGGGGTAAATCCTTTGACCGTCGATAACGGAAACCATACACCGACTGATGTATTGAGGCAACCATCCACAATAGATTTTAATGGAGCCAATTTTCACGGTGTAAATCTCATTGTGTCAGATAATAAGTTTATGTTCTATAAAGTAAAAAACTTCGGCACTGACAAAATCAGTAGTACATTACAATTATTCGGTCGTGGTGCTGGTGGCGAAAAGGGACTCAGGGCGGCAATTGATACATTAAATGGTGCCGCAATGAGGAATAATAAAAGTTTACGCTTTAGAACTATCACATCTGAGACATTTAAAAATAAATCAAAAATGACTGACCATATGAGCAATACTTTTTGGGAATTCTCATATGATAATGGAAATACCTGGTATATAATGAAACCTCATCCTGTTCAGAATATGCAGCCAAGCAAAGTATTCATAAAAATGTAATTTTGGACGGAAGTTAATATTTATAATAAAATCAATTTTAATAAAATATGAAACAGACTTTTAAACTCACTGAAAGTGAATTGCATAATCTCATAAGTGAATGTATAACAGAGGCTATCGAAGATGAAGGGCTAGGTTCATTTTTCGGTGGAATGGCAAAGAAATTAGGGCGTGACGCAGGTTCGGCTATGTCAAATGTCGGCAATCGAATGGCTCAAGGTGCGAAGAATATGGGTAGTAGGATTGCTCAAGGTGCAAAGAACGCTTACCAAGGTGCCAAGGATTACGGTCAATCATTGTATAACGCAGGTGTACAGCAATCTAATATCAGCGATGCACAGACTGCAATCAAGACAATTCAAGGATTGGTACAAAAAGGTATATTAGGACAAAACATTGCAAATATGGTAATCGGCAACCTTAAAAAGTACGGTAATCAATAAATAATTTATTATTAAGATTTTTTAAGTCGGAATATTTTGCCTATTCCGACTTTTTTCGTATCTTTGCAGCATTAAATTAATTAAATAATAATTAGACTATGTATTTATCTGGTGTTTTAGTGGCATTCGCTGCCGCAATGATTTGGGAAAGAATGTTTTACCATCGTAATGATGGAGGTTTAAAATCTATGACAAAACATGAGTGGATTGAAGATATCTTCATCTCATTATGCTCTTGGTTTGCAGTGGTATTTATCGGCATTGCTTTTTATGTGGCAATCTATCATAAAGATGTTTTTGAAAAAATTACTGGTAGAAAAATATAGTATACTATGGAATTTGTTACATGTTATTTGATAGCTTGCACTGTAATATTCATATTGATAGTATGTGATATTAAATATTATGAAATTCGTGATACATTAAGACACTATAATACGATGAATAATCATATTAAAGCTATCGATGATAAATTATCTAAAATCGATAAAGATGATTTCGTCGAGTTAAATCGACTGATGGATGAAAGGAATTATTGGTTATCATTGAATAAAAGAAAAGAAAAATATAAATGGATTATTCGTTTAAAGAATAATAAATAACAAAATGAAAGATTATTACAATTTATCACAGTTAAAAAGAGTATATGCTGTCGAAGATACATTATCAGATAGATGGAGACATTATGTACCAAAATCAGTAAGTAAAATTAATTGGTTATTTAATAATAAACTATATACATCAAACCAAACAAGGGATGTATATGTCCGTTCTAGATATTATCTCCGTAGTGAAAAAATACCTTATTATACTTTAGATGATTTAAAAGAACAATTAGATTCATCTGAATATTTTGACTATGACAATAAAGAGGTAAGGACTTTTCCTAAAGTAGTATTGTCATGGTGTGATGGTTCAAAAACTGAAATATATTTTGCAACAAATGATGAAGCCAATAATTATGTCGATATGTTAGTTGCAAAATGTAAAGAGGGAGGGAATGTTTTACTTGCTCTCAGTAAAGATTAACAAACATTAACGGATAATTCTTTGGTATTTCAAAATAATTCAATACCTTTGCAACCGTAAAAATAACGAGGGGATTTGTAGTGCTTGCACCTCGATAAAAACGCTAAAAATCTAATGAAAACAGATTCCACTACATAATATTAATTTAATTAAAACATTTAAACAATTAATTTTATGTGTAAAAAAGTTATTACAAGTGAGTTTGTAAGTTGTGGTCATCCTGACAAAATCGCAGATACTATTGCGGATAGTCTATTGGATGCCTATCTCGAACAGGATAAGAATACCCGTGCCGGTATTGAGGTAATGGTTAAGGATAATAATGTTGTCCTTGGTGGCGAAGTATCTTCAAACGCAATAATCAATTACGACACCATCGTTCGTGATGTGTACAAAGGTTTGAATTTCCCACCAAATCATAATCTTAATCCTGAGAATATTAAGATCATTAACCTTATTGGCAAACAGTCATCCGAAATTCATCAAGGAGTCGACAAGAGTGAAAATGTTATTGGGGCTGGAGATCAGGGCTTTGTTGTAGGTTTTGCCTCTGATGACACTGATGTGTATATGCCTTTAGGACACTATATGGCGAAGAAAATTTGTCAATGGGTGGCATCACAGAGAAAACTTGGACTCGGTCCTGATACCAAATCACAAGTAATTGTCATACGTGATGATGCGACTTATGAAAATAAGGTCGATTATATTCTGGTCTCAACGATGCACACTGATGATGTCGATGTCAAAGAAGTTAAAGCCATCATAAAAAAAGCGATATTTAATAATACGGTCGGCTTCAGTGATGATGTCTTTAATAACTATATTCGTGGAAATGAGGACATCATCGAAGTCGTCGTTAATCCTTGCGGAGCTTGGCATATTGGTGGTCCTGTGTCTGACTGCGGTGTTACAGGTAGAAAACTCGTTGTTGACCAATACGGTGGTTATTCCAATATCGGTGGAGGAGCATATTGCGTCGATGGTGATACCGAATATATCGGAGAAGACTTGAAATGGCACAAAATTAAAGATTATGATGGAGGCAAAGTAGGCCAATGGAATAATGGAATACTGGAATTCGTTATGCCTTCTAAATATCACATTAATGATTCTGAAAAGATGTATCATTTCCATAGTCCTAACTCGATTGATATGGTTTTATCAGAAAATCATTCTATGGTAGCCAAGACAAGCAAAGGGAACATCTATAAAATTAAGGTCAAGGATGTTATCGATAAGATAAAGACCAATGTTACAGGATTTAAAGATCCTATACCTTGTACCTTCGAATACTATCCTAATGGTAAAGGGATTAATATGACAGATGATGAAATAAGACTTCAAGTAGCTTTCTGTGCTGATGGAACATTTAGTTCAATACCAGGAGATAAAGGGCGAATTAACATTAAGAAAAAGAAAAAAATAGAACGGCTTGAGTGGTTATTAAAGAGAACGAATACTGACTACCATCTCTTGAATAAGAGTGAATTCAATAACCATTATTATTGGTTTATCCCTCCGGTTCCTAACAATAAATCATTATATTCCTTATTTAAGGATGCATCATATAGGCAATTAGCAATTGTTGCCAAAGAGGTATTAAAATGGGATGGTGACGAGAAAAATGGAATTTTCCGTACAACGCATAAAGAAGATGCTGATTTTATACAATTTGTCTTCAGCTTAGTGTATGGAAAACATTCCTATATAAACAAAGATTCTCGTGTCGGCGGAGTTAAAAAATTAAATGATAGAGAATATGCAATAAATTCTATTTGTTATTCCGTAACCATTGGTACGACAAATGAAATTTCTTTTGGAGGAATAAAGTCAAAAGTACAAATAGATGATTTCGATTGCGACAAAATGTATTGTTTTACCGTGCCTAGTGGAATGTTGCTACTTCGTCGAAGCGACAAGATATTTGTAACAGGAAATTGTGGCAAGGATTATACTAAAGTAGATCGTTCGGCTGCGTATATGGCAAGATATTTGGCAAAGAATATCGTTGCCTCTGGCATTGCGAAGACTGCCAAGGTTGAATTGTCTTATGTTATCGGTGTTCCTGAGCCATCTTCAATTAATATCGAATTGACTGGCACAAAGGTAGATATCGACATCAACCGTCTCAAAGAATGGATAAAGAAAAACATCGACTTGACCCCTTATGGAATAATGAAAAGATTCGATTACTCTTACGGCAGAAATGGATATACGGAGATTAATGGTTTCTATGGTGTTGATGCCAGTACGCCGGCATTAAAAGTCTATTATCCTTGGGAAAAACTTGATATCGCTAATGATATAAAGAATTTATTTAATCTATCATTAAGTACTGCATTATAATGAACATTGAATTATCCCTCCGATATCAAATTTGGAGGGATAAAATATTTTTTTCAAATATATGAATAATAATAAAATATTTGACGGGGCATTGATAGATGCCATTGTTACAAGCAAGATGAAACACATATTTGATCCTGTTTCTGGAAACACGACTGAAACTTTGGTCGACAGTAGTGATGAAATGTATGCAGCTTTGTTAACTCTTAGGTATGGTGTTATTAAGATAAGCGACAGCCTATATTGCGCCCTTAATATTAATGATGATAAAGATTTCAAGGGAAATATTATTAAGTTAAATAATATCGGTGGAAAAACCGACCCTATATTTCTTAATAAAGGTAATTGGTCAAAAACTATTTTATATGATGACAGTAAAAGAACACACGAGACTGAAAATTACGATGGTATAAATATCAAAGAGTTGGCAGATGCCGACTATGACACTTACGAACGTTGCAGCATAAATGCAAAAAGAATCATTAACGTTAGGTCTTCTAAGATACTAAAAATGATTTTGAACGAATAATTATATTTATAATCATATATATAATAATATTATGACAATAATAAATGAACGAAAACTTAGAGGAATTATTCGTGAAAGTCTAAAAACTACCATTAATACCTTGTATGAAAGCAGCATGAATCGTATACATGAATATATTAAAAATTATGAATGTGCGATAATAACTGCGTGGAGAGATGAATTAAAGGATGTAACAGATAATACCTTTAAGCCTAATCATATTTATCACGAAAAAGGTAAACGAGGTAATAAAATAGTCGGGGAACCTTTTTCTGCTGATAACAATAAATTTAATACCCGTGAGAAAAAATTTTATAATACCCAGTTAAAAGACACCTTACGCAAATATGGTTATGGCGTTATAAAAGTTAGGGGTTCATATCGAGAATACGGAAAGCAAGAAGCACAGGAAGAGTCTTATTTCGTTGTTAATTTAAATGATGATCCTGATTTCAAGAAAAAAATGTTCGAGATATCAGAATATTATAATCAAGATTCTTTCATGTATTCGCCAAAGGGTACAGATGAAGGTTTTTTAATCGGAACAAATAAGGCAGCGTGGCCTGGATATGGTAATGAAGAACCTTCTAACAAATTCAAACGTGATGTACAATCAATTTTCATGTCTAGGATAGGAAACAGGGGATTTAGTTTCACAAATGGAGATAGAATTAATCCGAATGACCCAAAAAGGAAAGAGAAATTATCTTCAGATGACAACAATTATGAGACTGATATGCCTATGACTTTCCAAGACCGTAAAAAGGAACGTATAAAAAATAATAAGCGAAATGTCCGATAAGGTACTGAAAATTACTAGTATGAAGATCTACAAAAATTACCTTGACAATTTTAAACGATTGACCGAGTATACTATTCATAAATCCGATGGTAATACAGTCGAAACGGATGTCGATAATGCTGATACGAAAGGATGGAAATTTATAGGCGAAATTGTGTACGGAGGTCCCGATTGGCATAAAAATGATAGAAAATACATCCTTTGTTATCCTAATTATACCGAGGAAATTATAAATTCATTGGGCTTCAGCAGTTTTATAAGTAGTTACCTATCTGTTAATGCTGATACTAATGGTTCAGACGGAGGCAAATATTTTTATTCACTTTTTGACAGTCGTTTTGATAAAATAAAACTTAATGACGAATATAAAAACGGAATATTCGCATTGATTTTTAAGAAATATCTTGTTGATGACGGTGATGAAGCGACCCAAAATTATAGAGAACAAAAACACCAGGAGTTTATGAATAAATTGTTCCAAGTAGGTGACAATGTCATAATGCACCATAATAGTTCAGCTAAGATAACTGATGGAGTAATTAAACCTGGTATGCCTAAGAATAGCTATTCAAATAACAATGACTGGTGTGTTTATTTTTGGGCAAGTCCTAATAGCGGAGCTGACCAATCAGGAGCCGGTGAATATACTTACTATTGTATCGTTCCTATTGAACAAACTTACGACGTTGAGAACAATATTGAGAATTTTAAAACGGACAAAGAGGCACTTGCTAAGTACCCTTATCAATTAAAGGATTGGAAAAACGGTCAAGCTATCGCTTGCCAAACATCTAAACCTACGCCAATATGGAGAATTAGAGATAATCATAATGGCAAATGGTTTGATAATGAATGGAATGAGGTTAATAAGCCTAATGTTTTAAGTTAATTAACATTTTTTCTTTAATTGTTGCTGTGAAATATAGTATATTTGCGGCAACAATATTTTTTTAACGATTTATTTATGGAAAATATACGCATATATAATGAAAATTGTATTGATGTGATGCAAAGGTTGAAAGTCAATGGCGAAAAGGTTGATTTAACTGTTTGTAGTCCTCCCTACGACAATTTGAGATCATATCATAATTCATCTGAATGGAATTTTGATACTTTCAAACAAGTTGCTCAAGGTTTATGGGACATTACTGCGGATGGGGGTGTCGTTGTGTGGGTTGTAGGAGATGCAACGGTAAACGGCAGTGAAACTGGCACTTCTTTCAAACAGGCACTCTACTTTATGGAACTTGGTTTCAAATTGCATGATACGATGTTATATGAAAAAAATAGTTCAGCCTTTCCTAGCTCAAGAAAAAGTAAACGTTATACACAAATATTTGAATATATGTTCGTGTTCGTCAAAGGTAAAGTAAAAACTTGTAATCTTATTTGCGACAAGCCTAATAAATGGGCAGGACATACCAATTGGGGAAATAATACACAGTATAATAAAGACGGTGAACTAATACCTACAAATAATATTAAACCTGTTCCTGATTTTTCCCCACGTAACAATATATGGAAATATACAGTAGGCTTTAATGTCAATGAAGGCAAACATCCGGCTGTTTTCCCGTATAAGTTAGCCGAGGATCATATATTGACTTGGAGTAATAAAGGAGATACTGTCTTTGACCCATTTATGGGTAGCGGAACGACTGGCTTTGCCTCCATCCATAATGATAGGAAATTTATCGGTTGTGAAATCGATAAGACATATTTTGATGACTTCGATAAAAACTATGAGAAATATCAAAAAAGATGGAAAAAAGAAATGACTAATTGACATAAATCAAAAAGATACTATTTTTTAATAAAAATGTTTGGTTTTTACCTAAAAAAGTAGTATCTTTGCATCGTCTTTTTAAAAGACGAATATAGTTATTATAATAATTTAAAATTTTATCAAAACAATGAAAAAGATTTTATTTTTCGCTATCGCTATGGTAGCACTTAGTTTTGCCACATCTTGTGGTAGTTCAGCAACAAACTCATCAAACGATGTTGATTCAGTAAAGACAGACACTGCAAGTGTAGATTCGGCAAGTGTTGCTGACAGTGTAAATGTTGATTCTACAGCATTTTCTAAGTAATTAGGATTACTTTGTGACAATGATTCGCACAATGATTTTAATGTCATTATGCGAATTTTTTTATTTTAAGACTCCTATTCTATGTTTGAAATCTTTTAAACATTCTTCTTTATTATAATAGACATCCATATAACGATCAGGTTTGTAGTATTTTACCTTTTTGAGGAATTTAATATCTTCATCGTCATCGTTACCAAGGGCGATTTTTCTAAATCTATCGAATGAATTCCCTTTAGTCGGAATATATCCTCTAAATTCTTTTCCATCCCAATATATTATGAAAAAAAATAGGACTTTCCCAATCGCCACCAAATTGACCTTGTATGAATGGTATTCCGTCGACAAACTTAATATCTCCGATACCATCAATATTTTCTTCATCGTGTTCTATTTTATTTAGATCATCTCGTAAACGTTTAGGGGCGTTCTTATTCCGAGATATCACACTAATGAATTGTGCCGGAGTAATTTTCTTATTATCGAACCTATCGGCATCATCACCTTCTCTACAATGTTCTTTATATACTTTCGCCATATTGGAAATAAATTCATCCTTTGAGATTTTCTTTGCTGTCCTTCCTTTCGCAGGGTAATCAATGTCCATATTTGCCCATTTATAAGTTACATTGTCTTTAACGGCTTCTCTTATGATTTGCCTTAATATATCTTCGTTTAAATTAATTAACATGCATTTTAACATAAATTATAGAAATAAATATCATCATTTGAAATTAAATTATTAGCTTTGCAGCGTTAATATAATGAAATTAAATATGGAAAATATTATCGATAAAAAAGATAAGACATTATATCTTACTTTAAAGAAACAGTGGTTCGATATGATTAATGATGGAATTAAAACCGAAGAATATCGTGAAATCAAACCATACTGGGTAAAACGTCTTGAAGAACGTAAATATGATATCGTCGAATTTAGAAATGGCTATCAAAAGGATGCTCCAAAGATGAGATTTAAAATTAAAGAAATATCTATTAATACCGGAAATATCCAATGGGGAGCCGAAAATAATACTTCTTATTATGTAATCAAATTAGGAGAAAGATTATAAAAAAGAAAAATACGTTAATCGATGTAATTGCTATTTATAATATAATAATGAATTATTTCAAAATAAAATATGAAGCAAGACGATTTAAGAGGTAAGATAATGAACGAAGTTAAGTCTCAAATACGTGGCATCGTAAATGAGGAAGTTGCGAAAATCAATACAAAGCAAAGACTTAAGGATAAAATTAAACCTCTTGTAGCTGAAGAATTAAAACGTATGGTTAATGAAGATAGAGACTATGCAAAACTTCAGCAATTAATATGGGTTGATGGTAGTAGCGGCCGTGGTGATGAAGAAATGATGGATACTTTGAATCAAATGTATGACAATCGTGATTATGACGGTATGATAAAATATCTGTCACAATGGGACAACGGTGATGATAGTGGCGGCGAGATATATGATGATATCCAAGAATACGATGATGTATTAAAGGAGACACCAAGATATGTCCTTGTAACTGTTGATCCACGCCATTATTGGGGTGATCGTGCATACGGCTTATATATTAAACTATCTGCCGATGATGTTGAACAAATGGGCATTTAACTTATATTAACGGAAATTCTTTGGAGTTTCCGTTTTTTATTTGTACCTTTGCAATATGAAAACATTTATTATTACTAATAAAGGCTTATTGTCTAAGCTTGGAGGTCATCTGAAAAGGGAATTTCAGGACGTCGAGAATGATTATCTGAGTTTTTATTCAGACGAAGTTCGCTATGAACTTTCAGCGAATGGTAAAATGAAAAAAGCAAAGCGTAAAAGCTTTGCTTGGGTGGTAAGAAATACCATTGATGCGATTAAAAATAACCTTTCTAAATATTCGGAAGGTAATCCTACAATGTATTTTGAGGATATAGATATCGCATTGAATGGAGACTTGGTCGACGAATGTTTCAAGAAATATTGCGATGCGTCATTTAATAATTAAATCCGTTTTCGGGTTTATTTATAACTTGACCGATTCCTTGACTATACGAAGTTTTCATCTTACCAAAAGTTATAGGAATCATATATTTGACACCGATTTTTTGAAGTTGATAACAAATATCACTAAGAGTTGCCCCTCCTGATATATTATCATCAAATATTACGACGATACTATTATCAGTATTTTTTAATTCAGCCTCAGCCGGATCATTATTTATCGAAAAATAATTTTTCAAAGCCATTCGACTATCATTTCCTAATTTTTTAATTTGGAAATTAGCAGGTTGCCACATACAGATGTCATAAGGTTTTACAGGAAGACCGTTAGCCATATTGTATTCCTTTAAAATCTGTAATATTCTTTGTGTCCTTCCTTCAATTGATGGCCCTTTTGAATACTTAATTGCCTCAGCAACTTTTTTCAGATGAGGTTTATGGTATTTCTGTGCAATCGTGTCATAATATTCACCGGCTATCATAATATTTTTAACTGCCTCTTGATATTCAATATATAAATCATATAATTTCTTTATTGATTTCAAAGTAGGCGCACCGTATTTCTCAGGATTGTTAAGTCTTGCCGATACATAATTCAATTGATACAGCAGACTACCCGTTTGTTTACGGTTTTCTATTTTAGTAAATTCGTTCGCTTTATCGATTTCTGCTTTGACTGATTCCAAACGAGATAACCGATTTAAGTCGTTGTCTACGGCTTGCATATGACTTCCACCATTACCTCCCGTCTTCCAACGTTCAGAATTATAATAGTCTCGGTTTTTATCTATAAAATCGGTGTCTTTTTCCAAATTGGAGGTGTCTTTTTTTAATATGCTACTGCTGATTGCTGAAACTGGTAAATTATCAATAGTATGATTATTTTTCACAATTCTTTTTACCATCTCGATATTAAAATTGCTACTTGATGGGACTGGATAGATATAAATATTTGAGAAAGTAAGACCTTTATTGCTTTCCATAAATTGTCTTGCCCTATATTCTACCACAGCATTAACTTTATCTAAAAACTGCACCATAAAATTATGGAATTCAGAATCTTGCATTTCCAAGTCATATTCAGTATCGCCTAATTTAATCATCGCTTTCTCATGACTGAACTTACGTTTAAAATAATGCATTACTTCAGTACCATTAATATCAGTAATATTATATGACGTAATTCCTCCTTTCAGTTTAACTTCGTATGTTGTCTGACCACTATTATTATCCATCAGGTTAGTCTTTAACATATCAAGGGATGTCATATTCCCTCTATTTCTCGCAATACCTCCATTATTATTCCTCTTATACGTTAAATTGGCGATATTCTTATTTTTATTATTTGATATATCATTGATAAATACATCCTCATTAATATAGTATTGATAGGCACTTTCACTTATCTTAACTGTTTTTCCCATATGCTAATACATTGCTTTCTAGTAAATATAAATATAAAAATGTCCCTCAGTTATGTTATAAACAACTAAGGGACACATACGCTGTTAATCGTAGAAGAATTTAAAATAAGTTTTTAATCAAGTACTATAATAGATAATGATTCCATTTCAGGCGCATTTCTGTTTGTTCCTTTACTTGGAATAATGGCATCTGCTGAACCTGCTGCATCTTGTAATTGTCTTACCAAATCATCGAAATCGACTGAATCATTGCTATCAGGATGTACGACATATCTTACACCCGTTTGCCCTTGTTTATTATGTACATCATAGCTTGCACTGTACGACCATCCATTCTTTTCGAGGATATTGTTGAATGTATAGAAATCAAACTCCTCATCTTCTGGTTCATCCCACTCATTATCATTGCCGTAATTCCATTCGTCAAAGCTTTCTTTCAATTTGCTTTTTCTCGCCTTATTTTCAGCAAGGCACTCATCACCATTACTCCAATTCGAATCATCATCAGGATCAATACCTGCTCTTTTAAGTCCTCTTAAGGAAAGAATTTTAATTTTCTTAGGGTCAAAACCATAATCGACCAAATCATCAGTAAAATAATCTTTCTTATATTCTTTCAACTCACTAGGATCATATCCATTATAAACCCAACCGTTTAATATTTTACCTGTAATCTTAGAGACCGCAAAATAATTATAACTTCCTTCATCAGGAGTATTGTTTATACCCTCAAGACATAATTCCTTAGCACTTTTACAACGATGGTCAATACCATTACGTTGCATACATTCTTTCATTATTTCCATGGTTCTCTGAGAGATATATTTTTTAATTTCATCACGATTTAACTTCTGTGTCATAATATAATAATTTTTATATATTATAAATATTATATATAACCTCATTTTAATCTTTTTGCTTCGTTTTAAAACCCTATTAAAATGAAGCAATTTTATTAAAATGAAATGGTATTTATTGTATATAAATAGCAAGATAACAGATGTTTATTAAACTTTCAAAACGACAAATTAATGAAGTCAGATATATAGATGCCGCCAATCGTGATATGACATCACGTATGGATAGACCATATCGTAAAGATTGGCAAGAAAAATATAACCAACAACCTATTACCAATGATGATAAAATAAGAGTATATCACGGCTGTTCAATCAAAACAGCATTAGATATTTGTCAAAATGGTACCAGTGGCAAAGAATTCCATCCTCGTACATATTCTTATGAAAACGGAATGAACCCATTAGGTATCTTTGTTACTGTTAATTTTGAAAAGGCAAAAGATTTCGGTTATGATCCAAATGCAATGTGTATTCTTGAATTTACCGTAAAGGCATCTGACTTGGAGACCCCTGTATGGAATAATTCCGATTCTTATTTCGGTCAAGGTTCTAATCCTCAGCCTTTTAGAGATGCTGATGAACGTAAAATGCAAAAAAACAAATACGATGATGATGCAAGAAATGTTCCTGATGAAGATTATTTCGATTTTAGCAAAAAGAAAGATATTAAATTAGATAAAAGTTATATCCGTAATTCAGATAAGCCTGCAATGGCAAAAAGTATTTTTGATAATTATGAACATCAAGCACTGTTTATGGGAGACCTTAATCCTAATATGATAAAATACGTATGGGTTTGTGAAAACGGACAGAGTCAATATCAAAGGTATACAGAAAAAGATTTCTTGCGCAAATATGGTAATGTAAAAGGTATACAGAAAAAGTCTATGAGATTCAAAAAGGAAAAATTATTCCAACCTAATGAAGGCGTTAAATCTTGGGATGAGGTCATTAATCGTATAGTAAAGCAAGATGAAGGACAGCCTTGGGCAATGAGTAGAGAAGAAATCATAGATACTTTACGAGAATATCACGTTATGGATAATCCTACTTCGGATTTTGCCTTAAGTTATATAAAACAGATATTTTGGCCTAGACAAATAATCCAATTATATGGCAAAGATTTCTTTAATAAATATTTTAATAGACTTGAACAAGATTTCAATGAAAACTATATATATGATAAAAGTTTTCCTTTAACCGAAGGCTCATGGGGTTACGAACCTACTCAAAATGATACGACTCTTGATACCATCAATAACTGGTATCAACAAGGGTTCGATCTGCTATTAGATACCAGTAGTGACTGCAACGATGGCTCGTCAGCATGGAATTATATAGGACTTATAATTCATCTGGTAAAAACTATCGTCGATTCTGATGAAACTGGTAGTTTTGAACCTTCTTTGAAATTAAAGGACAGTGGCTTGTTTGAACGAATATATGAATTGCTTGATTTGTGCGATGATGATAAAACCTGGATAGAAAGTTGGGATGAACCTTCAAAAATAAAACAGTCATTAAAAAAGATCAGAAAAGAAGCCGATAAATATAGAAAAATCGTTGATAAAAGAACGAATTAATTAACGTCTATCATTATTGATTGGCCTATTTATATAATGGTAATTAAAATATATTATAAGAAAATGAGTAACATATATACAGACCCTTGGGGCTATGATGGTGACGTTTCTTTCATCAAGAGAAATCCATGTGGTTGCCAAGATGAACGTTCGGAAGAACAGATAAAAATAGATGACAAACAAGACGCTGATATCAAGGCAGAAGTACAGCGTAGTCAAGCTGTCGATGCCGAGCAATCTGCGAAGTTAACGGAACTTGATAACAGGATTAACAATCTTGACAATAATCAATATTATGAGACCGATGAATAATACTACTTAATTTTACATGAAATAATATGACGAGAACATTAGTACAATTTTGGAAAGGCAGTGAGAACGCCTATCATGAGTTATATATTCGTGGAAGAATTAAAGACAATGTCAGGTATACCGTGATTCTTAATGATGGACGGATAAAAGAATATCTTGGTTATCGTGAACTGAACAATTGCGACCTTGAGCAACTTGCGGCAATGGACGATGTTATGAGTATTGATACGTTTCAACGAAAATTTAATTCATTGAATTTCAAGAATTGTCGTTTATTGGTAGGTGATAACAATGCGTTTGATGAAGACGGAAATCTCAAGGATGAATATGTTCCGTCCGATACGGATTCTACGTTATGGTATGTGGTGGTGTTCGGGAATGATCCATCCAAACCGACTCAATTGATAGATTTCAATGAAAAGACCGCCCGTATAAAAACAATGGGTATGAAAGAATACCAAGTGGTTGACAATGTCTTGATGACATATAATTCAATTATATGGCACGAGAATAATAAATAAAATAATAATCATTTACTTATACAATGACCGAATTAAACAAAAAACTGTTTAAAGGTATCAGGCAGGTCAATTTGTCCACCTATCAGTCTTATGCTGATAAAGAAGGTTATTTATGGCTGATTAAAGACGGTAAGAACCGACATATCTATTTCGGTAATCAGCTATATTCGAATATTGTTCCGGAAGAAACTGACGGGCAGACAAAAAAATTGATTACAGAAGCCCTTGATAAACTGATAGGGCAAGATTTGCTGCATTCATTCGATAATGATGGGAATCTTAAGAATGAAATCAAACTTGACTTACAAACAACCGATGATGGAAAGGAAATCCTTCATCTTGTCGGAAAAGATGACGAGGACATCGCTACGTTGGATATGTCGAAGTTTGCCATCGACGGAATGGTTGACACCGTTTCCTATGACAATACGACACATTCGCTTAAAATTACATGGAATACAGAGTCAGGTAAATCTAATACCGTGATAGACTTGACCGACTTGGTTGATATCTATACTTCCGGTAATGGCGTTACGGTAAGCCCGGATGGTGTGGTCTCTATCAAACTTTCCGATGACAATCAAGATTTTCTGACCGTCGGCAAAAACGGATTGAGTCTAAAAAATATTGACGGCTCTCATATCGAGATAGGAAATACCATAACTGATGACAATGATGCTGTTATCGACAAGTCTTCGAACATTACTGATATTTTACAAAAATTATTTACGAATATCAAAGATGTAAAGACGAATGCCTTGTCAGTAAAAGGTGATGGGACAAGCATTAATGTCGTCCCAGATGGTGATTCTTCGACAAGTAAAATCCTATCTCTAAAGACCGAGTCGGCAACCACGGACACAATAAACAATGGACATGTCGAAATAGTTAGCAGCTCATCAGATGGTGTCTATGGGCAAATGTATTATATGAGCAATATCGAGTCCGTTTCTGGTAATATTGAAAAACCAAACATAAGCGGTGAAAATGTTAGTCTATATAAAGCCGAAATATCGGAAGACAAGAGACTGAATATCGTCGCAACCGACGAAGTTGAATTAGAGGATGTTACTTTCAAGGGTGAATTCCCAAAGACAACAGCAAATGCAATAGCAAAAATAAACGGTGGCAAGACAGTAACGTTAACGAATGTCGTGTTTGATGATACGGTAAAGGGATATAACGGATTTGAGATAGGTTTAAACAGCAATGATCTGCCAAAACGTGTCGACATTAAGAATTGTGATTTCAAAGGCAAGTTAAATAACAATGCAATATTGATATTCGGAACGGACAATGATGCCGTTATCAACATCGAAAACTGCCATTTCGCCGATATATCTAATGCCTTGCGTCTGTCTAACAAGACCAATTCCAAGAATGTAACAGTGAATATCAAAGACTGTGTTGTCGACAAATGGGGTTCACGTAAGGAATGGGAAGGCTTCTTGATATGCGAGGACTACACGTCACCTGACTTGAATTCAGCAGAAGCAAATAATCTGTTCGCACCTGAAAAGATACATGTGAACTTTATAAACCTTATCTATCAAGGAGAAAAAATAACACCTGACACGGATAAGCAAATATATTATGTTTATTATGATAACGGAGGTGAACAAACTGATGAAAATAAACTACCGAAAGTGGTAATTTCGTAAAGAACGTAATAATTATATAATGAAATAACCGGTGATTCCGTTTATTACAAACGGATAACCGGAAGTCGGTCGTCGTTCGACCTCTGAAGATAAAAACTTACAAATAATAATAAAATTTTTAAAAATAAAATTTAGTAATGGCTTTAGTTAAATTTTTTAGAGGTACAAGGGAAAATTATAAAAGTAATTTGGCTAAAAAGGCTAACGAAGTAAATAATGGTATTTATTTCATCACTGATGAGCATTGTATCATGATGAATGGCCTCCAATACGGTGGTGTCGACAATGAAATGTTCAAAGGATTCATCAAAGATGTTGATGTTGAAGGAAATATTCTTTCATTCAAGAAAGACGTTGAAGGTACATGGACAGATGTTTCTATTAAATTATTGGAAGCTGCCGACAATTCTATCGTAGTAGGAGACATTTTAAAAGATGGCGGTGTCAAAGATGGTTCAACAATCAAGGTTAATGTAAAAGCAGTAGGTGATGCTGACGGTCTTAAGTTAGGTGCCGACGGTCTGTATGTTGATCTGACAAAGACAACTCAGTCAATTACTGATGAAACTGCACGTGCAACACAAGCTGAGGAAGCGAATAAAACTGCAATCGAACAAGAAAAGAATGATAGAATTGCGGCTATTAATGGTCTTGATGCCGAGATTAAAGGTGGAGATGGTAAATTCATACAATCAGTTAAGGAAGAAAATGGTGTAATCGCTGCTGTTGAAGCTGATTTAACCGCTTCTGCTGTCGCATATGATAAGACTGCTGATAAAGTAATCGCTAATGCTACTGATGTATCCGCTGCCATCAAGGAATTGGATGCGAAGGTTGCTGCAAATAAGGATGCTGAACTTACTTATAAGACAGTAAAGTTTACAGACGAAGAAGTTACTGCTCTTGGCGACGTTAATGTAAAAGAAGCATACAAAGTAGTATCAGTAAATAAGACTGGTAAAGAAACTACTGTAGGCGACGTTATCAAGATTTATAAGGACTCTTCACTTGTATCCATTGAGTATACTGAAGTAAATGACAAGAAACAGAAGGGTCAGTTCTTGAAGTATGTTTACACCCTTGCCGATGGTACAGAAAAAACAGTCTATGTAGACATGTCAAAACTCGTTGACCAAGCAGAGGTAGAGAATGGTATCCAAGCAATTGATGGTAAATTATCTATTAAGATTGCTGAAGGTAATGAAGCAGACTTCTTGACCGTCGATGCTAATGGTCTTAAACTGAGTGGTGTACAGACTGCCATTAACAATGCACAGAAAGCAGTACAAGATAATCTCAATGCTGAAATAACACGTGCAAAGGCTGCTGAGAAAGCAAATGCTGATGCTATAAAAGTATTGAATGGTGCAGAAACAGTTACAGGTTCTGTTGCGAAGGCGGTTGCTGATGCAAAGAAAGAACTTTTAGGCGATGCTGCTGCTGAGTACAACACTCTTGGTAAGTTAGAAGACAAGATACAAGCCCTCGATGATAAGGCGACAAAAGCAGACACTGAGGTCGTTGCAAAGGCAGAAGGACACGTAAGAGTTGCTGTTGCAAATTCAACAGATGGTACACATAAGGTTGTAACCATTAGTGAAGATGATATCGCTTCTGCTGCCGCATTGACTGCTGAGATAAACAGAGCAAAGGCTGCTGAGGATAAAATAGAGGCTTCTGTTGGTTTGGCTACTGATGGTTCTCATATAAAGACAAATGGTAATTATACTAGTGGCGCAACAACAGTTGTAGGTGAAATTGCTGCTTTGGATAGACAAGTAAAGGCTAATGCAGATGCAATTGCTGCTGAAACAACAAGAGCAACACAAGCAGAAGCTAAAGCTCTTGCAGATGCTAAAGCATATACAGATACCGCATTGAGTTGGATTGAAGGTGGAAGCTACTAATTTTCTAAATTCATTATATAAAAAAATTATCCCGTCTATAATTCGATATAGACGGGATATTTCATTATTCCTTCACCTCGACAAAATCGTCACCATTTGATACCTTATTGACATCTTTATCTACTGTTTTATTATCTTTCACATTTTCATTTACATTATTATTAGAATGTACATTTACATTAACTGGTCTCTTATAACCCGCATTACTGATTTTTCTACCCTTTAATGAAATGATCTCTTGGGTAAGACTATCTATCTTAACTTGATAACGGTCAAATGCCAATTCATTTGCTTCAGCTTCGATTTTTAATTTTTCCTGATCAACCCTCTTACTTACTTCCATCTCGATATAGTCATTATCCTTGACCGTTGTCTTATACTTCACGAACCATCCGAGATTCGTAATAATTAACAGTAATGTTAAAATGGAACTCGTAGCTATTAACGTAATCATAGGATTCGTCTTTACCTTAGTACCTACCGATTTTTCGACCCTATTGACCAATACCTTAATAATTGCCGCCAATAACTTTCCGATAACTTTTAAGTGTTTCATTAATTCGCCGAATAACGGCTTGATTTCATTCTTTTCCATAAATAAAAATTTTATCTGTACCTTTTAATTACGTTTGCAAAGGTACAGATAAAATTCGTAATAACTTAATTTTTTAAGTTAATAAAATAAAAATAATTCCTAAGACAGAACCTGATATACTTCCGAAGATATCAGCAATTAAATCTTTTTTATCGAATTTACCATTATGTCTTGAATCATATATTTCTTTAATTACACCGGCAACGATGCCTATTATCAAACCGATAATTCCACTTATCCATAATGGTATTCCGAATATTAATCCCATCGTTAAAGTAATTAACAATGAAATCAGGACACATATTAAATAATGGCATACTTTATCGATATTTTCCCTCAACCATTCAATTAATCTGTCTATCATCTTTCTTCATTTTTATAATCAATTATACCACGATATACTTCAAGACATCAACGTGCAAATCATTGCCGTCGTCATCAATAAGATGATATTTTAAGGCATCATTCTCATTTTCAAGATATACGACATATTTGAATATCATTGAGCAGTCACTATTTGCCCAACGTCCATAATCACTAATTAATCTGAGCATATTTTATAATATAAAGTAAATTAAATCTCTATATTATAAATAGCTCAGATTAAACCTACTGTAAGAAATTGATCAGTTTTTCTTCAAGGAATTACATTCCTTCATTACAATATCAGTAATAATATCAATATTCATCATAATCTGCCAATGAACATCAATTTTCTTACCATCGTCAAGACCATTCTTTGAAGGCGGCCAACTGCTGAGAATTACCTCATATTCACATCGACACCAAAACATATAACGACTACGGTCTTCGACGAATTTCTTGAATTCTTCAAAAGACGAAGGCTTTTTCTCACATTTCTTCAATGCCTTATAGCATCTGACGAAATAAGGAATGACATCGTATGAAACGAACTCCCTACGATTGATATCCTCAATAATTACGTTAAACTTCTTCATATTAATTAATTTTTTAAACGATTTATATTATGATGCAAAGATAAACATTATATGCCAATTCCACAAAGATTTTAACTTAAAAAATATAAAAAAATAGTATAATTTATAGACTATTTATTGGATATATGAAGAATAAAATCATTATATGAAAAAGACAATCAGATTAACTGAAACACATATACGTAATTTAGTTCACGATGTGATACATACGTTAATAAAAGAGTCATACGGTTCATCACAGATAGATTGGGATAGGGTTGATGAAATTACTTTTAGCTGTTGGTATGATGAGGATGACTTGCAGGATGCCATAACAAACGGAGAAATTGAAAACAACCAAGAAGGATTAAATGAATGGTTCTATGATAACCTTTTCTTTGATATGACATTCAAAGACTCGGATTATGAGCCATTAGGCTATATTGAAGAGCCACAGTCAATGATGGATACATACGGTATTCCTGAGGAATATATAGAATTAATCGTGAACACATATAAGAAAAATCCGAAATTAAATTATGAATACAGAATAAATGATATTTCATATGAAATGGCAAACCAAATGGGAAATACTGATGATGCTTGCAAGAGAATGTTTAAAACTTCTGATGAATACTCAAAAGGTATGCACGGATTTATATTGAAAGACGGTACGATAATTCTAATGCCACCAGGTGGAGACCATAATAATATTACATCGATAAATGGTGTTGACAATAAATGGCAATTCGTCGAAGATGGTAATCCAAGCATACTTGACAATAATCTTAGAGTAGGAAACACATTGACATATGAACAGCAAATGGTAGTCAGCAGAATGATCAGATGCTACTCAGATGAAGAGTTATACGTTAGTTTCTTGGGAGGCCCAAAGGGAGAACAAAGCTGTCGCTATACAAATCCTGATTATAGACGGGTAATCGCAGATATTAACAGATATTATAATGAAGGAATTATACCACAAGGAGACGGTTTTTAATACGACATAAACAAGACAATAGTAAGGGGGCATTATTAATAAATAAGCTCCCTTTATCTTTTCCATCCCCTACATTATATATTTCCACATATCGTCATCATCATAAATAACTTTCTTTGGTATCAGATGAAATTTATCGCATACAGGACATTTACATATATCATATAATTTCATTAGGTACACATTTCCTGCGTGTTTCGCTTTCAATTTATCAAGATACGCTGAACGCACAGTATCGTAGCCTTTCTTGGATTTTGGAGAATGCCCTTTTCTGTATTTATAATAATGAATCCTATTGCCGACATAGGTATAATCGACAAATGTATTATCTTCCGTTTTCATAATTTCTCTATTATTTTTACGTTTTCAATTAATGGTTCACCATCACTTCCTCTATCGTCCAATAAATCGCCAGTTACCAAATAACGAGAACCATAGTAATATGCCATATAATACATGAAGTCATTGAGACCCTTTTCGGTAACAGGAAACGGCATTACAGGTACATAAGTACCATCAATATTCTTGTATGCCTCGTAAACTGATACACCTTTTTCCTTGCCGATTAATTCATCGATTCTCCATATGGAAGAATAACCATCCTCAGGAATATCACCGAAACGATAATATAATTTTTTCATAAGAATTAACTTGACGGTTCTTCAAATTTCCATTCATAGCCTTTATAACTTTTCTTTAAACCACGACAACATAGGGATATCTTGTCTCCACATTTTGTATTACCAAGATAACGACCTGCTTCACTCATTGTCGCAAAACGATTTATGATTTCCCCATTTTTCATTTGCAATATGTCGGCATTTTCAGGACGTTTAATTTCTTCGACCTTTGTCGGCAAAATTATTTCTTCGTTAAATTCGTGCCTTAGAATTGCTTCGTATATCTTTTGATTAATTTCGCCTTTCTTATAATGGTCATAAGATATCTCTTTCAAACGCTGTTTCTTATGTCTTCTATATGCTTCAAATGCTTCAAAGACATCATCAAAGGTACCAATCCTTTTAGACTTCACACGGTCTTTGACTATGACTTGATATTTACCTTTTTTAGTTTCGCTAACTCCTGTCGGTAAACAGGATTTCTTGGTTTGCCTTGTTATCATCATTGTATTTATGTCACTCGGAACAAAACAACAAGTCTCAGGCGAATATAATTTATTACCCTCAAATAAAATATCTTTGTCTAATTGTTGTCCTTCTTTGTAATTTTTATTAAACCATTTCTCGAAATTTGAATATGTAAGCCATTCATCACATACTTTGCAATCATCATATGTGTGGTTTCTAATACGCTTGTTTTCATTTTCACTATAACATCTTTGCAGCATACTATCCCATACGATGTAACATTTTGTACCATGTACGCCATTAACGTCTAAAATGCCGAGACAAATATATTATTTTTAAACAACAAAATAATAAAATGCTCTATCTTTTTAATGGTGGAATTTTTCCGGAAAAAATTTTTTAAATCGTCTCTTTGAAAAGAAAAGAAGGGCTATTTCAGAAAGTCAAATTATTTTTCCGGAAATTTTTTCTAAGGGATGTATGAACAACCGTGCCCCACCCTTAACACTTTTTAACACTTTTTAACTGAGTAAGGGGATACCTAGAAAGGGGTACGTAGGGGGACCTCCCTACGTGTTCCACGTGAAACAGAATGTTAATTAATCTTAAAAGGTAGAGTGATTTTTCGTCACCCTACCATTGTTAATCTTCCTTAAAGATAGTTAAGCAATCTTTGTAAGCAAATCATATGCCTTCTGCACCTTCTTCAGTCCGCTGCCTTCCATAAGTGCCGAGAACTCACTTTCTTCGTTGCGCCACTTGCTTTCGTTGTGGAGCATTGTCGTTACTCCGTTGATGAGCCACAATTTTGTGCCACGGTCGAACTGCTGACCGATGCCATTTTCGATAGAATCACGCAAAGCCATAATCGAATTTTTGGTACGTGTAGCAATTTCCTCTACTGAATCCAACTTGCCGTCGGCTTGCTGATAGAGTTTAAATTGTGCTGGCTGCAACAAAAGTTGTGCCGTGAAGTCTTCTACATACTTGGAGTCGACCTTCTCTCCCTGCAAGCCTTTCATACGTTCGATGAACTTTGCTGAGAACTTAACTGACCGAGAGAACACCTCAAGGGCTTTCTTTCTATTCTCTTCGATTTCCCAGTCGAGTCGGGTATTGACGTGCTTGGTATGTTTAAATACTACCTTATTTGGGCATTCTCTGATGGCCATATTAAGTGTATTTTGGCAGATAACACGAACCGGGGTGAAGAATGCCATAACCGCACCGCTGCCGTCGTGCGAGTTAGTAAATACCACATAATTCTTGATACTATCCTGAGGAGAGAGGAAAGAATCTTCTCCCAGTCGTGCCGTAATGAAGATACGTTCGCCGTTGCCGAGACGACCTGCCGTTTCGATTTTAGGTGCAACGCCGCTGACCTTTTCGATAAAGTTGATGAACTCAAAAGCCTTGGTGTTCTGAACTACTCCGTACTCACTACCGACAACACCGAGAGTTTTGTCGTTTCTCTCATCCACCGTAGCGCAGTGGCTTGAAATAATATTATCCTTAGAGAGTTGCATTCCTACCAGTGGATTTCCGTGCAGTATTGCGTCATATGCTTGGTCATTAATACGGACAAGGTGCTGCTTTACCACGTTATAATCGAGATGAGAATCCTCAATTACTTCTTGAATAGTGATATCAGGACGGTCGGCGTAGCTATTGCCGAAGGTTGATCTCTGCCATACGACTGGCTTTGCCTCTGATGGTCTGATACTAACCATTGACTTATTGTCAACTGTTGTGTTGTTCTCTACTGCTACTACTGAAGGGTTATTCAAACTAATTTCCATAATTTTAACTTTTAAATGATTAAACTTATTATTTCCTTAACTCTGATGCAAAGGTACAACTTTTTTTTTGAAACTACCAAATAAAAATGAATTTATTTTTTGTATTTAACTTTTATTAAGGAAAGGGCTATTAAATGATAATAGCCGCTTTCTCTAAGGTTGTCGTATAGTTATCCGCAATATATTGCAGATTATTGACAATTATCTCTAATTCCTTAATGGCCTCATCCGTGCGTTGCATAAGGATATTTAGTCCCAGACGTCTTCCCGTGCCGTTGATACACTCATGTGTTTGCATTGGAGAGTTAAGTACACCCGACTTATTAACGCCGTCATGAAGGGATTTCATGTCCTTTGCCACGTCTTCAAGTTTCCATGAGAGTTTTCTCACGTATGCGAACACCGATTTAGAGTTATGTTTGGCGATATCATTTATTTCGTTGATAACTTCGTTGACTGCCTTTGCACTCATTGTGTAGCGCACGAATGGAGATTGAATCTCCTTGAGGTTAAGAATATCTTTACAGATAGTTCCCCACTGACGATATCCGTGCTTATAATAAGCAGAAAGGGAGGTCATTACCTTTGCACCACGGAGCATTATTTTAATATCCTTTGGCAGGATAGTAATTTCCGTCGGGTTCTTCTTATTGCGACGGGTTGCCTTCTTCTTGCCGTTGGCTTTCTTCTTCTCGGCGAGCATTTTCTTATACTCGGTGATAGTCATAACCTGACCGTTGACCTCAATAGTCTGAGCCTTCTCAAAACTTGAAATTGTAGCGTATTTTGTTGCCATATTACCTTATTATATTATTAAAGGGTTAAACTTACTTTGTTTCTTAAATCTGTTGCAAAGGTACAACTTTTTTTTTGAAACTACCAAATAAAAATGAATTTATTTTTAGTGGTTTAAGAAAAATTAATCTATCTGTTAAACTTCATTAACTCATTAAAAATAGATTAGAATTTATTTGGTTATTTACCGGATTTTTTGTACCTTTGCATTAGAAAATAAGAGATAATGGTAAGGGTGAAACCTTAGAGTATAGTCTCCTTGGGGAGCATTTTTATTTAGTTAATTTATGTTTAAATTTTATAATAAACGCAATTACCTTCCACCTATCGCAGGCAGAAGGTAACAATAAACTAAATATCTAACAAACGACCAAAAATTCTTATTTAAGCCGCTTTTTCGCCGTCTGGCGGCACTATCCCCTGCTTGTATGGATAACCGCCCGTGTACTTTGTTACAGCGTCCATAACGGCTTTAAAATACTTTTCTATCTTATTGAAGAGGTCTTCAGCTGACTTGAAACCCTGCTTGCGGAATTTCTTAACACCATAGTCTTCAGCAGCGATATTCATCATTCCACGCATGGCGTAATACTTCCATCGGCTATTTTCCTGCTTATCCTTTGGAGATAGATAAATACTTCCGTTGCCGTGTACCTGTACCTTCTTATTCTTGAAATCAATTTCAAAGCATAAGTAGATACTATTCAGGTTGATATTGTTCGGCCAATCCTCTTTCTTGAGAGCGTCCAGTGTGATAAACTGAAGGTGTGGGCAAAACTCTGTGAAATTGCCACGTACCTGCACCGCCGATGACTTCTCAGTAACTACCTTAAGGATATTATTAAATTCATCCTTAATTGTCTTGATATCGTTTTCTGTATTATTCATATCTTTATAACTTTTAAATGATTAAACTTATTATCTTATTTTGATAGTGCAAAGGTACAAAGAAATTCTGAAACCACCAAATTTTTAGTGTTAATTCTTTGTTAAAAAATCAATTAGTATTTTATATATTTTAACTAAAAAATGTTAGTTGTGAAGGAGAATATACTTTAAGGGTTTATCCTTACTTATTATTTTATAGAGTTCATTCTCTTTCTTTTTCTACTGCAAAGATACAAATAAAAAACGATACCACCAACATTTTTGAGTTAAAGGATGTTAATGGTATTGTTAATAAATGTTATCGGTCTATATGGATGCCGTTTCCGTAAATTGGCTTTTGATAGATATCATCGGTACTATCTGTTTCGATTTCCTGAGTGAAAACAATAGTATCTTCGTCTTCGTCTTCTGCCTCCACACGGAATAACAGAAAATACTTGCACATTTGCACCTCAAAGGTATCTTCGTTTACCTTTGCAGAATTGTCTTCTGCATACTTCAAAAACTCTTTCTTGAGTCTTGCAAGTTGCTTAATAAAATCATTTTTCTTTTTCATAACCTTATAATATAACTTTTAATTGATTAATAACCTTTGTTCTTTATTTCTGATGCAAAGGTACAACAATTTTCTGATATTACCAAATAAAAATGAATTTATTTTTAGTGGTTTAAGATTCTTTAAGATTCTCCATATTCTTCGGTGAAATTATTTAAGACTTCAGTCTTGTATACGATTTTATTCTTAAAGAGTGTTTAAAAATTTGGTTATTTCATATTTTCTTTGTACCTTTGCAACGTCTTTCAGAGATATGGGAGGCATAACATTAATCAATTAAAAGTATGTAGTAATATGAATAAGTTTGGAATTAATAGAATATACGCTGCATTTGCGCTTTTCTGTTGCGCTGGTTGCTATTGTGTGGTAAATAGTAATCCATACCAAAATGGCTTGATTCTGGGGCTTGTATTTGCCCTTTGGCTGCTTTTGGTATGTATGGCGTTTGAAAAACCTAACGATGGAGAAAAGAAAGTTATTAACAAACTTTCACATTTGGTTTAACTTTCTTTAACTAAAATTATTTGGTAGATTGAAAATTTCTTTGTACCTTTGCAGTGTCAAATTAAGATAAGGACAAATTATTAATCAATTAAAAATTATAAGATTATGAGAAATAAGGAAGTTATTAGCAAGTTTGTAAACTTTGCAGAATCAGCAGCTACAGCAAATGTACGCTCAACAGGTAACAAGTTGTTCAATTACGAGACTTGTATCGCTCAACGTCACGAAGGTAAGATTATCGTGAATGTTACACGTTATTCCGTAACCACATCAAAGATGCAGAATTATCTCCGTCGTGAGTTGTCAGGCTATGACGTGACTGATGTTACGGGTGTTCCAAGAGGAACGTGTAACTTAGTCCCTTACATTAAGTAAAAGGCTTATGTCTATGAATGTAGAGGTTAAGGTACAGACAACGGAGGGTAAGTATCTCTTGAATGAGATACACCCTTCTCTCAAGGATGGTGATGTTATTAAGGCTATCCGTGTGAATCAGAAAACGGGTTGTGTCGACTTCAAATGGCACGGCGTGGATGCTTGTCTGTGGATGGGTGTCAACTGTGTCGAGACGAAGAAACGCAAAGTATTGAACAAATAAATTACTTGTGTGTGTATATGGCTTTAAGATATGCAAATGAGGTTATCCTGATGGACGATAAGAAAGTCCGTCAGGTGACCATTAAAAAGGCTGAAAAGGCTTATAATGAGGGTAAGAATGTATGGTTGCACTCATGTAATATGAGATTGAATAATCATTGGCAGCATCCATGCAGAATCAGCAAGAAACAAACCGAGGATAATGCCTTCACTTGTGGCAGTACGTTTAAACAAGTAGTAAATGATTTTAAATACTACAATTGTGACAACGAGCGTGGTAAATACCCTATTTTCTTCATCGAGGTTGAATAATAGGTATATATGTACTCAAATGAGTAACAGATATTAACGAAAGCATTGGTAAGTGTTAAATTCGTGTTAAACAGATAAAAACATTTGGTAATATGAAATAAAATGCTTACCTTTGCAATCGCAATTAAGAAATAAAGAATTAAATAATCAATTAAAAAGTAAAGTTATGTACACTATTGATAAAGAATATCTCAAGGCGTTAAAGAAACGCATTAATGGTGAACGTGAAACTCTTATTAATGAATCTTGCAATAATGATAACGAGGAGACTCTTGAAAAGAATGATGCTCGTATCGTATGTCTTGAACGTATTGCGAGAAACGTTCAGAATGTCCTTAGTGGTATGGTTCTGTTGGAAATTACAGAAAATGTTGAGGATGATTGTCAGGAGTAGGTAGGCAATATTTTTAATATGGTAGTAAAATAGCCCCGACCACAATAACTTGAAAAAGAACAAAAGCGCCTGAATAGTTCAAGATGTGGCGCCGTAGAATAGACGAGAACATTTTTAAGTTAGCTTGTATAAAAGCAAGTGTGGTCGAGAAATTTTCTAATATGTACTCAAATGAGTATGATGTTCTTAATTAAACATTATTAACACAAAAAGTTTGGTACTTTCAAAAAATATTTGTAACTTTGCACTCATAAAAACAGAAGTAAGAAGAACGGCTATGACAAGTAGTTTAAGTGGTAAAAACACTATCGTACCTTTTCATATTCGTCTATCGGTTAGGACAGGTGTGTTAATCCGTAACTCGGTTCGACTCCGAGATATGTTTAGATATGATGTAAGGCATCTCGAAAATGTCCTTGTTATCTCCGTTCTTCACGACTTCTATTTTGTTTAAGGCAATAACAAATAGATTAATTAAAAGTTATATATTATGACGATTATCTCAACGAATTTCGGTTCTTTTAAAATCACGTATGATGAACAGGAACCTAATAGGGTTATGGTTATCAATCCGTCGACCAATAAAGCATTAATGGTTATTACAGATACCCATTGGTGGGATAAAGATGGTATTACACGTTCCTTATATAAAAACAAGGCACGTATACTCAAACGTATGTCAGAATAGTTTATTCATAAAATATAAATTAAAATAGGTTCATAAAGATTAATGGGAGAGAAGTGTTGGCATTTACAAACACATGTGCTGCAATACATTTAACTACATAATTTACAAATCGTCGTCAACACATCCCTCTCTCCCTAAATTTTAACAGAGATTTAACATTTAAAATTTGGTTATTTCAGAAAAAAGTAGTACCTTTGCAGTGTGATTAAGAAAAACATCACATAATGTACTCAAATGAGTATGCTATTGGAATATACTATTTGAATTATTAATCAATTAAAATTATATATAATATGAAGAATTCAAAAAGCGCAACAAAACGAATGAAAAGACGTGTTAAGGGAGTATTGAATGCTTGTAAAGCAATCCTTAACAATTCCGCCAACAATGGTTGTGTAATCAACACAATCGACAAGAAGTTAGCTGCGTTGAATAGTTAAAAGTGAGGAGAGGAATAAACTCTACGATGAAAAAAATGGGAGAGCGAACATCGTAGCAAACCAAGAGTTTCAGTACTTGTTTCAAGGTACTTTTAAGAGGTTTGCTTTTTATTAGGACCCTTAGCTCAGTTGGTTAGCAGCAACGGCCTCATAAGCCGTAGGTCGTAGGTTCAAGCCCTACAGGGTCCACATTGAAATTGCGGATTGAAAAATTGTACTATTATGGAATCCGTGATAAGTCTATTCTCGAATGAATATGATATAAATACGAACTGATAACTTTTAATTGATTATAGAGGAGTATGGTCTGTGAAGATAATACTCCTCGTTTTTTGTATACATATTTATCATTTTTCTTTATAAATGTGGAGTTTCATAATGAAAACAATTTACATTTATCAATGAATTAATATTTACATTCATTTAGGCATCAAGTCCCCAAGCATCTTTACCTTGCCTTGCATTATCAATCGCATTTTGTCTTATGCTATCGTCTTTCCAACCACCTTGTTTTGTTCTGAAATATGGGTTTGTTCTTAACTCCTTTGCTGCCCTACCTTTTGGAGTCATTGCGTTGTATTGGTCGACACCGATACGTGATTTACGTCTTTTCTCTGTTTTGTCGTAATAATCTTTCCAACCACCTTCACGTCCTGAATGTTCAAACTCAGCGTTTCGGTCAACATATACCAAGTAATGATTTCTATCGTTCAATTGGAGATATGAAACTTTATCGCCTTTATCAAGGTTATATCCGTTTTCTTCTGCCCATATATCAAGTCCATTATTGGTGATATATTTGCCGTGGTCTTGATTATGTCCTCTCAGAATTTGATGAAGTTCATCATATGTCAGCACACCGATAATATCATCATCTGTGAGGTTATGTAAATCGCTTGATACGTAATGGTCTAATTTCCCACCATATTGCTGAAATATATCATATAGCTTTTGAGAGTTAAGTCCTTGTGCCTCCTTCAGTATTCTACCAAGGCTTTCACGGATGATATTTTCAATCAGTCTTTTATTGAGCGTTATTTGCATTTTCGATTTAAATTTCAATTCAGTTTATGAAGATAAACATCAACGGGATGAAGAATATTTCAGTCGACACAAGAAAAAGAAAACAAAAAATTCCGTATACTGGACCAATATAATTTTTAAATTTTAATATTATCATAAAAAAAAATTAAAAAATATCTAGTATACTGGTCCATAAAATTCATGTATACTAGAATATTAAAAAATAAATATAAATTAAAAAATATCTAGTATACTGGTCCATAAAATTCATGTATACTAGAATATTAAAAAATAAATATAAATTAAAAAATAAATAATAATATTATAAAATATCTAGTATACCAGATGCGTGCGTGCGCACGTACACGTATACACGTAAGTGAGAGTTTAAATTTGCCGTTAGGCATAATATTCAAATCTGTTTTCTTTCTAAGTGGAAAGAAAACTTAAAAGTAGATTAAAAATTAAAAAACATGGTCCTTGGACCACAAAATTCTCAATAGAAGATAAACTTGAGATAAGATTAAAAATCAATTCATTCTTCATGTTGGTCCTCGGTCCTTGAAATTCTTCAAACTAAAAATAGATTAATCTAAACGGACCTTTGGACCAAAATAAAAAATTTCAATTCAACATGGACAAACATAATCTCTTCATTCCACGAACATGACAAGGAGCCTCAGCATGAAAAATGAATTAATTTAAACTATGCAATCTCAGGAGGACAAACTTATTCATCGCATGCAATATTCCAGTCTTTCAGTATCCTAATAGTTCTCAGGATTCGTTCCAGAGCCATTCCTGTTGATGTACGAGCGACGATCGACCTCTCAATGGTATAATTGTCCACCCGAGCAGAGATAGTGGCTTGTAGAGCATACTATGGACGTATTTCAGCATGTAGGCAAATTTCTTCAATTGGAGCCGAATGTTAAAATTATATAATCTTAAGAATCTTTCAATGAGATTTAACACGAAACATTTGGTAGTCTCAGGGATATTCTGTATCTTTGCACCATCAATCCGAGGAGGCATATTCTTCAAGGACTGGCAAGACAAGTTTAATCAATTAAAAGTTAAGACGGACATGACAATAGCAAAATTCAAATCAGATGAGACAAGGAACAACACCGAGTATATTCTTGAGTGTATTAAAGCAGCCTTGCGCAATTATCCATACGATACCGAATATCAGGTGGATATTACCATCACAACGGATTACGGATATTATTTCCATACCACGCTTGAATTTTATCGTTGGGATAAGACTTTCTTCGACGGGAATGTTTTCGTATGTGAGGAGTATATCAAAATCCACACAATTCCACAATATCAGGCATCGGTCAGAGGTAAAATCATCAACGCAACACATCAATTTCGCAAGAGTGATATTGAACGTCACATTTCAGACTGGTTGAATTGATAACGTATCAAAGAATTCGATATTTGCGTTCTGGTATCGTTAAATTAAGGCATTTCTCCCTCAGGAGGTATAATTTATCCACCTGAGTGGAGAAAACGGATAAAACAGCAATACCATCATATAAATCAAAAAAAAATACAATGGCAGAATTAAGAGAATTACAAAAAGATTTCGTCGGCGTAGGTGAAGTAAAGGGATTTAAATTCCATCAGACACTTGCGACCGAAAAAGGATATATTTACGAAGTGGAAACCTAACCTTCATCGCCACATCATTTCGAAGTATTCAAGAGGAAATTGACGTATGGTGTAAGGATGAATGATAAGACAGGTAAACTTGAGGAAGATACAAGTAGAATGGTAGTATCATATCCTAAATCAACCTGTTTCGGTTTATGGGCGTGGTCTTGCGCAAATGAGGAACATGCCTTGAAAACGTACTATCAAAGGGTAGAAAAATCTATTGATAATGAAGAATTATTGGAGTTTTAACATCAATTAACACAAAAAGTTTGGTAGTCTCAGAAAATTGTTGTACCTTTGCAAACGTAATTAAGAAACAAGAAGTTTAATCAATTAAAAGTAATTAGAATTATGATGAATATTAAGTCAGTAGAGAATTTGTATAAGAAGTACAACGGCAAGACACTTGCAGACGACTTCTATGTAGTATCACGAGAGTACAATAACTTTCAGAATGCTTTCAACAGAATGGCAAAGGATATTGCAGCTAATATCAATGCTGAAGTGGTTAAAACTCTCAAGGGTCATTACGATGGTTCAATGTTCTTCAAACGTGGTGACAGATATGTATATGTACACTATGGCAATAGCGTAAATCGCACCCATATTGATTTCGGCAATAACACGTGGAGTAGTTTTATCTATTGTCGTACTGCTAAAAGTGATAGCGACTATACAGGCGGCACAAATAATTTTGTTTCGCTAAATGAATTGGCAGACAAGATTGATAAGTTGCTCGGTTAAACGATAGTAACAAAGGCCGATTAGCTTAAAGGCATAGAGCAGAAATTTCCTAAATTTCAGGTTGGGGGTTGGAATCCCCCATCGGCCACTCTTCAATCTTACCATAATTTTTACAAAGTATTAAAGAAAAATTTTTACAAAGTATTAAAGAAAAATTTTTACGTATTGCTATTATACTTTCGGTGAAAGGGAGTGAATGTTTGCAAAATAACATCACTTCCTTTTTTATTTATTAACATTCTCTTAACTTTCATTAACTCAATAATTTTGGTAGTTTACCAGATTTTTCGTATCTTTGCATTGTAATTAGAAAGGAACAGATTACAAGGGCAAGGGTGAAACTTTGGAGTATAGTAGACAACACGGCTTTAGCATTTTTGTTAATTTTATATAATTTTATTATAAAAGGAATTAACATTAATTTTAATGAATTTTAACATTAAAAATTTGGTAGTATCAATTTATTTTTGTACCTTTGCACTTGTAAATAAGAAACAAAGTAATATTAATCAATTAAAGTTATATAATATGGAAAAGAGAAATATCGTTAATTCAATTATTATTGATAATAATCGTATCGACCTCACTCCTTACTTTGGAAAGTTGGATGAGGATTCGCACGTAATCAGTTGGAAGGCACTTGGTTATATGGCAAAGCCAGTTAAGGGTAGCCTTATCATAGGTGAGGAATACAAGAAGTATTCGGTATTGCCAAAGGGCAAGAAATACGCTGCACGTTTCCCTAAGTTTCCGTTGTATACCAATGAAGAGGGATTGCAGTTCGTTTCACTTATCCTAAGCAGGAGCAATTTTGCTAAGGCGGGTAAAGTTTTATTCGTACTTTATCGTAAGGTAGAAAAAGAATATAAACTTTGCGGTGTAGTAACCGAGGAATTTTAATAAGATTGTAAGAATTCATATTTTGAAGGCATTATCCATAAATGCGATCACCCTTGTCCATTATTCAGTCATCGCCCTATGCTGAGTAAGGATGAGGGTTTTTTAATATCCATATTTTAATTCTTAATGGAAGTTAAATACAAGTTAAAGAATGTAAATCCTTTGGTAATCTGGGATTTTCTTTGTACCTTTGCATCAGAAATAAGAAAATAAGAAGTTTAATCAATTAAAATCAATTAGAAGTTATGGCAACGATAAATGACTTACAGATTATCAATGGTGGTAAATGGCAAGGCAATTATGCTTGGCTATTCAACGACAAGAAATACAATACCGATACTATCTGTATTAATGGTGAATGGGTTCGTGGCTTGAAGATATGTGACCCTAATTACCCAGTAATCGTATTATCCACCAATAATGTAAATGAACGTTATCTGAGACGTTTCTTGCCTACATTAAAGGGTGCAAAGAGAGTATACCATAAAGAGTATACTGATTACGATACAGACCCATATGGCAATAAAGTTGCCCGTGGCACAATAAGTTACGATATTTGGGATTTGAGAAGTCTCTTCAACGTGACTGAGGATATAAGTAAATTCCTTGACTATGAGGATAATGAGAGACTGAAAAGCCTCAGCAAGTAAAAATCAATTAATATTTAATAGCAATATGGAAAATCAGTTTTATTTTGTTTATGCGATTCTCCTTAACGGAGATAGCACTGAAAAACTCGTTACAGACGAGGAGCACCTTGATACGTGTATTAATACCGCTAAATCGAAGTTTAATACTTCAAAGGTGCATTATAACAAGGCAGTAATGTGCTATGATGGTTATTTGGTTCAAAGTGAGTATATGGGTACAAAGTAATTAATTGTTTGACGTATGGAAGTGAAATGTAACAAAGAACTCAGTGAGGAGGAAAAGGGAAGATTAATTCCCGCCTCCTTTGATGATAAGGATTTGCTTACCGATTTCGATTATATTACTGGTGGTGAGTATGTTGAAATTAAATCCCCTAATGATTCAAGAACATATCGAATGTTATTCTTTGATAATTACGGCTACGGATGGTTATTGACTTATTCACTGAATGGTAATAATTTCGGCTTGAAATGTGTATCAGACGGAGGTACGGCAGGTTTCGGTGAAGTTTGGGAAGATATGTTGGAAAGGGTAAACACTGAATATAGTGAGGACAATCCACTTATCCAAGAAACGATAATAGACAAGGCTACCAAAAGTATTAGCGTACATTATTATCATATTGACGAATAAAATCAGATAAACGTAAGGAGTATATCAAAATCCAAACAAATAAAGGATAGAGATATACTCCTTTTTATTTATTAACACTCTATTAACACTCATTAACTTAAATAATTTGGTATTTCACCGGAATTTTCGTACCTTTGCAATAGAAATAAAGAAAGAGATATTTCAAAGGTATGGATGAAACCATAAAGTATTATCTCCTTCACGTATAATAAAAATCTGTTAATTACTATTAAAAATAGATTGATTTTTAGATAGAATTTTACAAAAGTTAATTAAATGTTAAAGTGGGAAAAACATTTGGTAGTTTCAGAAAATTGTTATACCTTTGCAGTATCAAAATAAAGATAGAAATATTAATCAATTAAAAGTAATAAGCATTATGACAAAGCAGAATAAAGATAATAAGAAAACGATTTATGTCGTTGCAGGTGAAGGACGTGCCGATGGTATTACTTACTATTGGCATAAAGGAAAGAAATTTTATTGGAACGTATGGAATAATGGAATTGAAATTTATAAGAGTAAGCAGGGTGCTCTTCGTAACGCAAAGAAGGCAAAGGCGATGTACAAAGATTCAATAAGTGAGACTTATGTTCTCCAAGGTGAAGAAGGTATGTCACTTGCAGATTTCACCAAGGTAGAAACTAAAAACGAGGAAAAAACACTCGATTAAGTTTCTTTAACGTGAAAAATTTGGTAGGGATGAAAAAATTCCCTACCTTTGCAAACAGAAATTTAATTGAACCGAATGGAATTGAAATTTGCATTCAGAAAAGAAAATATTAATTAAAAGTTATTAGATATGGAAACTCAAAGATTAATGGTTCCAAAATGGACACATCAAGTAAAAGTCTTCAATGACGCAATAAAATCGTTGGAGGCAATTAAGGTAATCGCCGACAAGTTTGACGGCAAGGTTATCAATAAGCGTTTTATTACGAAATTGAATGAAATTTCAGACGGCAATATTATTATCTTCTCGCTTGAAGAAAAAGGCTATGATAAAATCGCTGGGATAAATGAAAAGGTTGTATCATTATATCTTACCGATAGATGTTTCAAGAATGATAGTGGCTCATGGTCGTATATTGATGAGGATAGCTTTAGTATACTTGAAACAAATAATAAGGATTTCTATATCAATAAGGACGGCAGATTGGTGAAGGAGTATTTTATTCAGGGTATTGATAAGACGATTGAGATTTTCAAGTCAAAGATTGCCAAGTATCAGGATTGTATTGACCATTTTGACGAGTATATGGCAGAGGTTAAGAAGATAAATGCGAAAATTGATGAATTGAGAAATAAGATACATTTTCCGATGTCTATCTTAACTTATTCTATCCGATTGCCGTTCTTGTATTAAGTAGACTTAAATAGTAGACTCATAAAAAATAGTACACTCTCATAATTTTTTACTAAATACATTAATTATATATATTTTAGTGTATCCTGTTCGTGAGAATGGGATGCACTTTTTTTACTATTCATATATGTTTTAACATCAATTAACTTAAAATATTTGGTTAATTCAATTTATTTCTGTACCTTTGCATCAGAAATAAAGAATAAGAAGTTTAATCAATTAAAAGTAAATTAAGAGTTATGAGTTATACAATTTATTATGATGTGATGAGTGTTAAGTTATCAAAGGGTAATAAATATATCCCTATGGTACTTTCGGGTGACAATAACGTCCGTCGCTATGATGGTAGTCGTGCCCGTTCGTGGAATAATATATCAGACAGGAAAGGCAAGGTATTTTTCACTCCTGATGAGTTAATGGAGGAGACAAAGCATATTATTGATACTAATGAATATCTTTCAGATAATCGTATCAGTGGCAACGGAAATATAACCCCGAGAAAACTCATCAACCTTTCAAAAAAGTGTATTCAGAATGCCATATCTTTCACTCAAGCAGTGAATTTATCTATTGCCGTCTATTGGTATGATAAAAGATATGATTTTACTCCTCAGAAATTTGTTCCTAAGACCGAGGATGAATTGATAGATTTTGTCAACGCTGACGAGAATAAAGGTAAAACACTCTTTATCGGTTTTCAGAAGGAGAGTGATGCAACGGATTTAAGTGAAATGATGAATACTTTCAGAAAAGCGTTTCGCAAGAAATCTAACGGCGTGAAATGTTTGCACTGCTATCTTTGGCCTAATGGTAACAGATATCATGAGAAAATCCACAAATACGTTGGCAAAGGCAAAGATGGAGAGCCTGTACTGGTAGATTCATATGATAAGGCATTCAAATTCGAGGATATAACTAAGACGTTAATGCGTTCATCATTCCATTATCTTAAATATTATAAAGGTGAGAGTGATATTTTCAGTGTAAGACAAGTAGAGTTATAAATAAACGTAAGGTAACATATAATGAAGTAAAATCCACATTAACCCAAATTATATGTTACCTTATGAAATTAAAAGAATAAATCGTTTCTAAGACGTTTAATTTCATTCTATGATAAATTATAAGGATAAACAGAAAATAACGGCTTATATCGAATATATTAAAGCCTATGAAGATGCAGATTATATCGGTTACTTTCTCAATTTGACAGAGGAAGAAAAACTGAAGGAAATCAATAATGAAGATTGAGTTAATCTATTTTTAACATTTCGTTTAACTTTTATTAACTCAATATATTTGGTAATATGGAATTTTATTCGTACCTTTGCAATAGAAATAAGGAATGAACCTTATAATAAAAATAAGAGGTATGGGTAAAGCCATAAAGTATATTTTCCTTCACATTCAATACTTTTTAGTTAAAAAGTTTAAATAATATCAAAGAAAACTTAAAATGTGATTGTAGTTTTATCAGGAGATTTCAATTACAATTAATTCAAATTATCTCCTGCAAGACTTTCAAATTGTGATTTTTGCAGGAGACTTCAGTATCAAATTGTAAATTACGATAAATAAATTAATCGTATTAAGATTCTTTAACAAAGAATTAACACTTAAAATTTGGATAAATCAATTTTTATTTGTATCTTTGCATCATCAAATTAAAAGTTATAATAATATGGCATTATTCGTTTCAGTAAAACCAAAGAGTGTAAAGGTAAGCTATAATAGCTACTTTGACAATAACGGCACTCATTATAATCAAATGGTCTCAGTCGTATTGACTGATGAACAATTGGAAGTGTTTAATAGTATGGTAAATGATACTCAACTTTCAAAGGGTGTGAGTGAGTATACCAAAATGCACCTCAGAAGTATTAAGTTCGGTGACAATTACACCAATTTGACAACGTTTGACTATTTCAGACGTTTCTTTGAACCATTAAAGAGTAATAGCCGAATTAAGGCTAACCGAAATACATTACTCCGTATTAAGAAAGGATAAAAGATTTCGTTATGACGGCAAAGGATTTCAATGACCGAGGACAGGCTAACGTTTCATTCAGTGAATTCAACGATTATATGAATGAACGTAAGGAGCAAGGTGATTACACTAAGGAAAAAGACGGAATAACATATTATTACAATAATGGCGGCTGCCTTATTGGAAAGTATGATAATAATGAAAACTATGGCGTAACATATTAATCTAAATGATATAACAAAAATCAATTCATTTAATCTGATATAAAATATGAAACAACCTTTAAGAATCGGTGATGTAATCGAAGTCAAGGCAAAGGATAGACGTTATTCGTCAACCGATTATAAAATCAAAATTACCGAAATCACTTCACGTATGGCAAAGGGACGGGAAATCGAAAAAGACGGAACATTATCCCTTTTCGGTATGAATCATCGCTTTAATCTCAATTATGATGATAAGGATAATATCGCCCATATCTATGGGCATGATGATGTCTTTAATTGTTGGAATAGAAAGGTAATACCAGTGTCAACGGAAAAATACACATATAAAACAATATGGTAAAATCCATTTTCTTCTTGATTTAAATATATGCAAGGAGTATGCCCACAAAGTAAAATAAGGGTATACTCCTTTTTCATTTATTAACTTTTGATTAACATTTATTAATTTAATTAATTTGGTAATCTCATTAAAAAGTTGTACCTTTGCAAACGTAAATAGGAAATAAATAATAATAGATTAATTTAAATAATAAGAATATGGAATTAAGTAATAATCAAGTTATCCAATTAAGAAATGGCAAGTGCGGTGTTGTTGCGAGTTTCAATGACAAACCATTTCAGCTTGTCTTTGATAGTTTCACCACACCTATCGGCAGATATAATGCCGAGTTGAAAAATAAGAATACCAATTACGATATTGTTAAGGTATTCGACGGCTCAAAGGTAGAAAACGTGTTGGACGTATTTAAGAAAAAGTTCAGTACCGATGACCTTACACTCGTATGGGAAAGTAAGGAGTAATAAAAATCAATTCATTTCTAAAATTAATATATGACAGAAATAGAGATAATTAAATATCCACCGACAGGACAGGATATTGAAAACGTAAACAAGATAAGGAGTTTCCTGAATGAAGAGGATATTCCTTATCTTGAAGACACTGAAGTATTCGGATTGTTTCATTTGAATGATAAGACAACCCAAGTAAGATACGTTGATTCTTATTTTCATAAGATGGATAATTCCAAACGTTTAGGTGAGAATTGCAAGGGTATACCACATGATTATTTTATCAATATATCCCACAATAATCATGATAATGGAATAAGAACCATTTGGGTATTTGACTTTGAAATGGCGCAGGTCAACACTCCTTATGAATATGAGGGAAAGGTTATCACGGGTTTTCACAGACAATGGGAAGTTATCAAAAATACTATTAGAACAGCTTGTGGCAAGATACATTATCGTTTTTTTGCAAGAGATTGTGAAGTAAGGGAAATCCCTAATAGTGAATTGAGACCTTTCTTAAATACTAATTGTTTTTATGGGTATCGTTCAGCAAATAAGAATTTGGGACTTTATCTTAAAAAAGATAAGAATGGATTTAAAAAAGGTACGTTGCTTTTCTGCTACACTTTCGGTATGAATTTCTATGGCAATAAGAAACATCAGGATAAACCAAAGGTAGAAGTTATCAGAGCGTCAACCCGTTTGGAATGTCAAGTAATCGGCGGTATCAGCAAGTGTATTAAATATTTTTGCGAGAATTATCCTACACTGACAATAGGTGAGGATAAGAAAGAAGTGGAAGTGGATGATATTGTCTTTTACGTTGACGCATCACATAATGATAGTAGGGGTATGACCAACTCCAATAGTTCGTTTAAATTTGTTTCATGGCAAGGTACCGGCTTTATTAACATGTTTACCGAGGACACTGACCAAGACGGATTGAAAGGTAAGAAAGGCGAAGTGTTCATGCGTAGACCTATGTTCCATAAACAGATAATGAAAGCAATAGGAGAGGGAAAAATCGTCTCTATCGCAAATGCAGGCACTATAGTGTTTGAAATGTCAAGAAAGGAATTTATGAAAGAAAATTCTAACTCTTAACTTTCATTAACTTAAATAATTTGGTAGTATCAGATAAATTGATTACCTTTGCATCAGAAATAAGATATAAGGGTAATCAATTTTTATTTTGCCTTGTAAATCTTATATAAGAGGTATGAGTGACATCATAAAGTATAATCTCCATCGGGATTAATAATTTTTTGTTAAAATTATATAACTTTAAATGAATTAATTTAAAATATAACCGGAATGTTTATCAATGTTAAACCCGAGTTAAAGAATGTAAATCCTTTGGTTATCCCGATTATTTGTTGTACCTTTGCATCGTCAATCAGAAAGAACGACAAAACAGAGATAGATAAATTAAAATATTAATCAATTAAAAGTAATAGACAATATGAGTAACAATAACATTTATTCAGACGAAATCATTAAGAGACAAGCCGCTATCCTCTTGGAAATGGAAGAGGGTGTGGGTATACACGGATTCATTTGCGATGAGGACAAATATACCGAATTCCGTAATGGTCTTACTGAGATATTGAGAAAAAAGGGTTATATACGTCCGTCTTATAAGGTATCATCAATGTGGTTTAGCGATGGTAAATTATGCAATTTTGATATACAGAAAATCAATAACGCATATTTTGACATATCTTCATATGACGGCTATTATAACGAGGTTACTACTACAAGTGGCAATTATCGTGTACTGCCAAAGAACTGCCGTCAGGTAAACGAGGAGACACTTTCACTTATCCTTGATGAGTGTGAAAAGTTAATCAATCGTCTCAAGCAGATGAAAGAAGACGCAAAGAAATCACCTGAAATAAGTGAATTGATGGAAACATTACTTTCATACGCACAGAAACACGTTGATAAGGACATGTATACAGTGAAATGGGAGAAAGGCAAACTCAATATGGAAAATAGTAATACAGAGCCATATAATTGCCTTGTGGTACGTTATAAGGAGAATAATGAGTATCATTCATCAATCGTATTCTCAAAGAACGAAATCGGAGAATATTATGCCACTCAACGTACCCCGCTTTGCGGACAAGGAACAATTAATTTCACACTTGACACTGCGGAGGAACAAATAAAGAAAATAATCAATTTTTAACATATTGATTAACCTTTATTAACTCAATAAATTTGGCTATCCCGATATTTCTTTGTACCTTTGCAACAGAAATCAAGGGATAGTCCCAAGATAAAATAAGAAACAATAAATCAATTAAAAGATATGAAAATGACTGATATTAAAAGTGATAAGTTCATAGAAGACCTTCTCACTGCAATTATAGACTTATTCAAGGACAATCCTGATATTAAGGAGGTTACTTGCAATAAGGGTGATGATGAAACAATACCAAGAACGTTTTTCATCAAAGGTGATAAGCTATTCTGCAAATGCAAGGTGGCAGATATGGATTTTGAACACGAAGTAACACCTGATTCATTCCACCGATATGATTACCTGCACTATGCAAAGGTAATATATGCAGAAATAGAGGATATGAAATCATATCAATATAGTGATAAGGACGGATATTTGCTTGACCGCAACGGAAACAGACTTTATCAAACATACAATTAATGAATTAATCAATTCATCTAAAGTATGTAATAACAATATTAATAAGATTAATTAATTTTTAAAAGACAATACGATTATGGCTGCTACAACAAGTAACATTAACAACAATGAGAATGAGACAAAGGTAAAGAAGGTTTCTGCAATCGAGACCGCTATCCGTAATACCGCCAAGAATAAACTCGCCGGTAAATACAATCTTGCACAATACAAGGAAGGTGCGAAGAGATACCAAGAAAAGGTCAACGCTATGCTCCATAAAGCAATATGTGAGCAGATAGTGGATTTCAAGGACAAACACCCTGATATTCCGTTCTATTTCATTCTCTCAGTAGGTATCGCCAAAGGGGCATACAAGATGAGTGAATTCAATAAGGGCTACAAGAAGTTTAAACCCGAAGAGGTTGAACAGGTTGCACTCTACGGACAGGCTTACAACGCTTATAACGGCATTAAGTCCAAAAAACTTTCTGATGTGACTATACGTCTGATGATGCGCTATTACGAGAAAGTAAGCACCGATATGGACACTTTCACCAATGACCTTAATAAGTCACAGGTGTTAGGCAAAATCGCAGTCAAAAGAGGTGATTACGGACAACTCTGCAAAAACCTTAATATCCCATTCGATATTAAACCGAAAGAGGATGTTAACGACAATGAGGTAGAACCAACTACAACAACGGAAAATACTCCGAATAACGCTCCACAAGTCACTGAAACAACCGAGGTGGGCAATGATACTACCGACAACGTGGAAGAGCCACACGCAGCGTAATAAACGCTAAATAAAGCATACAATGGGATATGTAAGTGTAACGAAATAATAAAGTTATATCTTATCTATCCCATTTTTTCTTTCCCTATTCATAATAATAAATTGTCAAATTAAGAAATATTTTTACATATTAATATAAATCCTATACTATCTGAAATGTTCTATTTGGGAACAAAAATAGGATAATTCAGGAAAATCGCTATAGAGAAATTTTAAAATGATGTTCTAAAACGGAACAAAGGGATATAAAACTAATGTATTGAAATATGTTTACAACAAGAATAAATCATTCACTTATTAACGTTTTTTAAATGAATAAATTTGGTAATTAGGAATTAATGTAGTATCTTTGCATCATCATAAGGAAATGAATTGTTAGTCATAAGATGATTCTTGATGGTAATTGTACGTGAGTATAGTTACCATCTTTTTTATTTAACATTTCAATTAACTTTCATTAACTTAATAAATTTGGTAGTCTTAAAATAAATTCGTACCTTTGCAGTGTAAATAATGAAATAGATTATTTAAAGGTATGGGTAAAGCCATAAAGTATTGTCTCCAACCCGAGCATATTATTTTAGTTAAATAATATTAATATTTAAAAATAAAAATAAATCTATCCTTACTATGAATAAAATAATTCTCTTAACATCGTTTAACACAAATAATTTGGTAATATCAGAAAAATGTTGTACCTTTGCAAACGTCAATGAGAAGATATATTCAATATCCAAACAGAGACATATAAAACATAATAATAAAATAATTAATTTAAAAAACAATTAAAAGTTATGGCAATGGCAAATATTAACACAGAAATCAAGGAAACAACCCTTAAACTCATTAAGTTGGTCTCAAACGCAATCGTTGAGGATTTGAAAGACAATAGCGGCAGTGTGTTGGATGTTGACGATATTATAGACACAATGATTGAGGCTTACAACATGTGGCAAGAGGACACTCACGACGGAGTAGATTACATTTTCAATATCAATAATAAGGATGATGTAATATATTTGTTGCAAAACGACAAAAATATACAGGTAAGGGATATTTCTTCACTCTATATCAACCAGTACAATAATAATGGTACACCATACTTCCTATACGGTCAAAACTATGAAAGCCCAAAGGTATTTACGTCAATGAAACAACTCAAGACACAACTTATTGACAATACCGAATGGGCAATTACACACCTGTTCCTATTTGCAAACAATACCGATACATACCATAAAATTTTCAATATGTATATCGGCAATCTGTTCGGAGCATAAATAAAACAATAATACAAAAGGTAGAATGGGCAAAAACAAAGATATTTAACTATCTGTTTGCCTATACTACCTTTGATAACAACAATATATAATACAAAATAAAAATCAGATTATCATTATTATGAATAAAGTTATACTCACTGCACCAAACGGAAAAGTCTATATCACTAAGACTAAGTACGATATCAATGATAATTTCTCTTCTCTCGCTCCATCAATCAAGGATTCAAACAGATTCTTCAAGGAGAAAGACCTGAAATTCATCAAGGAAACACTAATGCCAAAAGGTAGAGTAACCGCAATAGACGGAATGCAGTTCATCGCTCAAGGCTCACGTATCTATACCATACCAATGGACGGAAGAACAACCGAAGCCAAGAAGCTAAGTTACTTCGCATGGGATAATGCCTATCAATTCATCAAGGATAATAAAGACACTCCCGATATACCGACACTAAATCCAAGAGGTATCACGGAATTAAAAGTAATATAATTCAATCCAATACAATCGAAAGAAATGAAAAATTCAGATACAACAACGACAATAAATTACCCGAAATATATCACGTTCAGTACTAAAATGGTCACTGAACGTGGTAGAAAACATTATGCCATTAAATGTTATAATAATCAGCAAATTAATGATATATTAAGCAATTTATGCACATATGACGGAATAAACTATATCCGTATTAATAACACGGGAAAATTCAAACAGAAGAAAAATAACATAACTATCTATGACGGAAATAGATACTATGAAAAAAAACTATTTCAAATTCTAATAGATAGATAATAATATTACTAATAATATATGTACTCAAACGAGTAACTAAATAGAAAAATAATATAATATCACATATATGAATAAATTACTATTCAAACGTTATCCATATCTTAATAGACTTATTAAGAAAATAACAAGTAATAATACACCCGATAATACCACTTTCGTATATTACAATACAATGCAGGTAAATATACAAAGCGGTACAAGTGATTACATGGACGTTACTATCAGAAACGTAAAGACAAATGATGAAATCGCATCTTTCACGTTTGATTACCTGACCATGGAAATTAATATACTATTCGCCGATACTAATGATATCGCAATGGATATAATGCACTCATTCAAGCAAGCGTACCCATATGGTAGAATTAATTTCAATTTCAATCTCAATAAATCCGATGATATATTCACCGAAGAAGACTATCAGGAAATCACTGCCAAAGGATTCAAATGTAATTTAATTAATCTATAATATAATAATACAACTATGCAGAAATATATACCAGTAAAAGAAATTAAAGATTATCTCAAAGATAAATCATACACCTCAATCCATAAAACAGGCTCTGTAAAGGGAATGAAACGTGACTTCGGATGGGATAAAGCACAAGAAATCGTCCGTAGCGGTCAATTCATATACGCAATATGGGGATAGACAAAATAGATAACACGTAAATGATGTTATGTACTCAAATGAGTATGTATGTATCTATGGGTTATTATATATGACACAATATAAAAGTAAGACAATCATTATAGGTATAGGATAAAATAAATCAAAATTATCTCATACCTTTTTCGTATACATAAAAATAAAATGATTTATAATGAAAGAAATATAAATCAACCGGAATATAATAGTAAGTAAAAATATCCGGATGAAAGTATTACCGGATAATAAATGCACCAGTAGATGAAAAATAAAAGTAAATTAATATTTTATAATAAATTAACAGTAGTTAAAGTTAATTTAAAATTTTTAAAAATTGTCAAGGAGATAGACAAGACACAGTTTTTTCTCTCCAATTTCATACTACCTACAATCTCATTTTTTATACTTTTTAATTCACTTTTCTCGTTCCTCATCATTCTTAAGGAATGGAAACTTATAATTAATCTATTTTTATTAACATTTTCCGATTATTTTACAGATAATTACCATTCAATTTACGTAACTCCTTAATTCTAAGTGATTTAGCTTTTATTATCGGTTGGGCGATGGAAAACTATGTGTAATTATATAGTTTTTTCATCTTAATATTCATTAAAATAGGTTAATAATTCAGTTTATTTTTCTTTTTAAAATTTATTTCCCAGTATTATAAAATAATTAAAAAATAAATAATATATTCCAGTATACTAGTATTATTTTATATTATATATTTTATAATATTCTAGTTTATTTTTTAATTTAAAATTATATTTTAATATTATCTGGTTTTTATATTTCTTTCTTTCAGATTATATTATCTTACCGTATTGTACTCAAATGAGTATGTATATACTTTTTAGTTTTCTTTAACGTATATAATTTGGTAATTTGGAATTTTCATCGTACCTTTGTAGCCTGAAAGATAATAGATTAATTTATTTTTAATATTATATCAATAGTTCGTTAATAATTCAATAATGTGCTAAGCAGCTATACGCTGTAAGCACGAGAGATCTTTGAAAATCTTGCTAATTAAAGTTCGGTTCGGGGTGTACCCGCTTGCTTTAAAAATTCGTTTTACCAGATAAATGTTGGTCATCAGTGACTTGAATGAAGACATGGAATATTCCATTCCCATCTCCTTCATAGTTACCTTGGCAACATTTAGTGATGTGAACGAAGCATTGAAAGCAAAATCGAGTTTCCACTTATCGCGAGCCTGGCAGTCCATAAGACCAGTATAGCCTTTGGCGTCACGAAAGCAAAATTCGATCTGGAACCTGGTTCTATAATAAAGAAGTACCTCTTCACCCGAAAGTGAGGTGTCTGTAGAGAAGAATAGTTTCTTCTTGCCATTCGGCATCTGCCAGATGACAAGTCTAACTTTACACCTGAGTGCCTTGGAATAGGCTATCAAAGTATAAGCTGTTCCTTCTATATCTTTCATCTCCATCTTCTCCATTCGAGTGAGGTCAAGATTCTTCATATCAATCTTGCCATCCTTGGTCTTGGGGCGACCACGTTTTCCAGTACGTGGACCAGCATAGACATAAAAGAGACAAGCATTGTCACGAAAGCGGCTTATCAAAGAGAACCCTTCTTTCTTTATCCCATTAACAAATGTACTTGTAGAGAAGTAAGCATCTGCAACTATGAGGGTTGAGAGTTTGAGAAGTTCCTTGCGGTAACGCTTAATGACGCTGATATAGAAATCTACCATAGTCTTGTTTCTAAGACTCAGTTCTTTATTACTTAGCGACTGGTGTGCTTTTAACATCATGCAGTCTTTGGCATCAATATCAATGAGGCCAATACCCATGATTTCGAGACCATGTTTAACAGACTGTGCACATCCCGACCAAAAACGACCGATATGTGGAGTCTTCTTGCCAGCTTTGCTGATGTAGCTGGGATCAATGGCAATAGCCCATCTTCCCTGTTTACCAAAGAAGCGCTTGGCAAGTGAGACATTAAGTTTGAGCCAGTCAATGCTTTTCGACTTTTTTAAGCCGAATGCGTTGCGATAGGTTTGCTCAACATGCGAGCCATACCTCCCCATTTGGGTGAAATTTATCTTTCTTGGTATTACCATGAACAAAATTATCACCTCGATGAGTATTTTCTCGAAACTTTTTGTTAACTTTGCAGCCGAATCTTCAACTGCATCTTTAAAGATATCCATATATTGGTCAAGTCCTGTATTCATATAATTTTGCGTTTGTCGTGATTTGCAAAGTTACTGAAAATCAGCGACTTGACCAACTTTTTATAGTTAAGTTTTCATAAGAATTTCTTAATATAAGTTATTGATTTACAGACGATTAAATATTAATTTAACGCAGTATTGTTATATAGATATATGGAAAATAACAAGGAGATAGGCTTTGTACGTCCGTTGAGATTCCTGATGGTTATGAAATTAATCTCAAGGAATCTGATTTCAGCAAGGGCGATATTGTACTGAGTCGTATTGATAGCATCGAGAATGTTTACAATGCGACGGTTAAGGATATAATTTCCGATTGGGAGTATTTTACTGGTGATGATTACGAGAGTATTTCCAAGCATTTTGATACTATGCCTTCGAATTGTGTCTTGTTATATCACGTAAATATTCTCCGCAGTTTTTTCGTAAGGAAAGTCAATTCTGATAACTGGACGAGAGGTAAGTATATCATTGACCGTAATGGTGGTTCTTTTGGCACTGAATATCTCAAATTGAATGGTTCTGTAATTCCGAAGGGTGTGATTATATTCAGTTCATTGTAGGAGGCAGAGTTCGTTGATTTTATGATGAATAAGTATTTTGACCCTCACGATGAGTGGCGTGATATGTAGTTTCGTTTCAATGTTTTAGTGTGGGTATTAAATATCAATTCATTTTTAGTTTATCTATAAACGTTATGCAGGGTGATGTCGTATTATATCATGTGAGGACAAATATTGGTACATATCTCGTGAATGGTTCGAGTGAGAGTGATGTCCGTTCGTTGATGGTTATGAATGGTTATTATGTAATCACTTGTGAGAAAGTCCTAATCAAGGCTAACGAGATACTTCCGATTGATTTAATTTAATAATATTTTTAAAGTATATGTTTCAGGAGTTTTTAGACAAAGGTATTACAGAGGATGAAATAAGAATGCTGATAGATTATCGTGACGGCAACGTAACGTGTGGAATGGCAGTGGTTTTGTTCTTGGAAGATGAAAGAGGTTATACCCGTCTTAATGAATTGGGTGATGATTGTTTACCGAGAGTGGAGATAAATGGGAATAAGATGTCTGCTACGGAAGCCTTTTGTTATGAACAATACCATCAGTTTAAGAAGGTGATATGTGATAAACTGGGTGTTCCTTATTACGTACAATTGGATTTGGACTGGATGTTAACCACTTACTTTCATCAACCACAGGATAAAAAAGGAATAAAAATAAATTAATTTTAATATGGATATACAGATTAGACGTTGCCTTTATTGTGGCAAAGAATATCAATATTTGGCAAGTGGCGGTTATTACTGCTTCAATCATTTGAATGACTATCGTTAAAGAATGGGAAGCATTAGACGGTTATGTTGATGAAGAGACTTATTTTTCAATTAAATAATTGATTTAACTTTCTTTAACTTAGAATATTTGGTTATTCCGATTTATTTTCTTACCTTTGCAGTCGTAAAACAAAGACGAATGAAAAATATATTTGAATATGGAGACAACGAATGCAAATTTGAACGTGAATGTGAGCAACATCAAGGTAGGTGACAAGATATTCCTTCGCAGTAATTGTCATTATAATACCAATGTTGAGACTGTTGAGACTGCATATCTCATCCCAGGTAGATATTCTTGTGACGATGGTGAGGAGGAAACCGTACTGGTATGTATTATTGCTCCATTCGAGAAGAAAGTCAACACTGAAGTATTTGACGATAGTCTCGGCTATTCGGTAAAGAAAACGAAAATAGCCAATATGATTCGTGTGATGTCGACTGTAACCAAAAAGTGTTATGACGTGGATGCCGATTGGTGTGATGTCATTGAGACTGATAAGGGATATAAAGCCCGCCGTGAGTTGACGTTGCTTATGGATGAGGTACACAATATGTTAGACGATGAATTTGATGAATTTGAAGATTATGAATAAGCAATAACGTTATAATAAGATTGTAAGTATTAAAGATAAGTTGAACTTTTTTAAATTATTGAGATATGTTTATTAGCGCAAATACAATTGAAGCGGTAAAGCTTACAAATAAAGACAGATATTCAGTAAAAAACTTGTTGGATTCAGATAATGATATCCGAATTTGTATGTCTCGTTATCCTATCAGCAGTATTTTGGATGGTTGCTGGATTATTAGTATACCTGCCTATTACTTTGTAAAGAAGCATCTTTATAGTGATGATTCAGAAATCGCCATCAATACAGAATTAGATGTTACTTCTCGCCATGATGTGTTTGATATCCTCAATAAGTTCATGAATCCTTATAATCTTCGAAATGACCATACGGTAGAAGATTTGAATGACCATTGGAACTTCACTATTTTGGATAATGATGATATTCAGCATATCATTGATGCCTACAACAACTATCTTGAAGCTGTAAAGAAAGATGTAGATAAGCAGATTTGGAAACTTATGAACGGTAAATAGAATATATGGCAGACGGGAAATATAATATTGGAATTGGCAATTATCGTGGCAAGTGTAAAGCCAATAATACATTTAACAATGAAGTAGTCCCATTTCTTAAGAAATTAAATATCGGGGAAAACGACATTGATACTATTGCAAATAAAATACAAGAGATTTATTTAGATAGTTATTCAGATGGCTATCGTGATTGTGGACATGATTATGCAAATTATGGTGGATTGTTGTAAAATGTTTTTGCCTTATTACATACAAGATATGCCTTCTTTGCTGACAAATAGACCTATTAGTAAGGAGAAGGAGTTTGAAATTGACCTGATAAATAAAGAAGTTTCAGATTTATTAAAAAAAGAAAATATATTATTTGTATCGTCATTGAATAATAATGGATGATAACAGAAGACTTTTTAATATGGTTTATAAAATTCTTATAAAGTATTTCGATAAAGATGCGGCTAATGAAATCCAAAAGGAATATGAAAATATATTGAAGGAGTTTTAAGGGAAAGACCAAGTTAATTTATAATAAATCAATTTATTTTTAATATATATGTTTTCACTTATATGTGGTTTTCTATGGGGTTGTTTCTGTACCTTATTATTAATTGATTTATTTACTGCACTGATTAATATCGTGTGGTGGATATATCTTATATTATTCTTTGTATTACTCATTAATAGTATTGTATTAAGAGTATACCTTTATGTCAGTGACTATAAGGGTTTGGCAATGGATGGTATTTCCGTAGGCTCAAAAATCGTCAGGTACATCATCAATAAGCGAAAGAATAACAAACAGATTAAAGATTAATTTATTTTTATTATGGAAAGTGAAGTATTAACCAAGTTGCATCAGCAGTATGAAGCACAGAAACAGATAGAACTTGAGGCAAGAAAGAATGCTGAAAGAATCCGTTATGAGAAATATGGATTTCGTAACTGGGAAGAAGTCTTGTCTTATCTGAAAGAGGGCAATCGCATACATTGCTTTGATGATACCTATTCATATGACAAGGAGAAGAATATGATAAAACACTATCATCAGGTCAGTGACGGCAACGATTGTAATTTCTGGTATCAGAATGACTTCTATACCGACAAGGAATTTCTTGACCATCATTATGACGTTGATGAAATGTTTCCTGAATATCGCCGTAATGAATATGGTTATATTCCTAATTGGTTTAAATACCACCAATTAAATAATAATTTTATGTAATAAAAATAAAAAGTAATAGATATGGCAAATTGGAAATATAATAACGGAGAAGGCGATTACTGTGGCAAGTGTAAAGACAATAGTTTTAGTAATTTACCTAAAGTCACAGAATTAGGTGATGGTCTATATACCGGTGTAATGAGCGGTTGTGTCTTCACTTATGATGGAAAGAAATATCAATGTAGTTTCGGTGTGCGTGGCATTAATATTCCTTTGGTCGTTAAAGTAGAGGATGGCGTGGATAGCCGTGGATAAATTAATTAATTTAAACTTTGATAATAATGGAAAATAAGAACGTTACAAGTATTGCCTTGCATATGGTTATTAATTTTCTTTAACACAAATAATTTGGTAGTATCAGAAAATTGTTGTACCTTTGCATTATCAAAATAAAAACTCTTTAAATTTTAAAAGTCATGGATAATACAAGAAAAATGAATATCAGAATTATCACGACAATATTAGGCTCATTGCCTGATAACACTTTGGTATTCTCTGGTAAATTGCCATTAACAATGTCAAGTAAAGATGGCAATAAGTTTGAAGGTAATTTCGACAGAATGGCGTTGGAATGTGACGATAATGGTAATTGTACCGTATGGTTCGATGAATTGGGTGAAAAAGGTATTGACAATACCTATACCATTAATGATTTTGATGATAGCGAAATCGAAAAGGTCGTGAAGACTGCGTTTGATGAGAATATTGTTGATGCGGTCTATCAATATCTCAAGTTTTGCGATGATAACAATAATACGACACCATCTTTCGCCTTATGCAATATCAAGTTTAATGATGAGCCGAATGGTGATTATTTTTACGTTATAAAATTATCTAATGATGTCGTCCATGATATTGAGGATGATAAAGTAGGTTATTATTGCGGTGATGGTCTCAATGAATTACTCTCTTTATTTAAGGAGGATAATAAACAGGATTTCCGTGTTTTCGGGGTCAGTGGTTATTCAACGGAAGTATGGGATATCTAAGTGAAACGAAAAGGCAAGAATGTAATCGAGAGATACTCAAAATCTTGGAAGAAGTAATCAAGAAGTATCCGGATTTTAGATTCGGACAAATTCTATGGTTTCTTGGAATTAATGGTCGTGATGACAAAAATAGATTGAGAGATATTTTTTATGAGGAACCAGACGTTACTCTTAGAAATATCTGCTCGACGGTCAAAGGTAATCATCTTTCTTATGAAACGGTTGATTACTTGGTTAAACATAATAAATTTGTAAATGGAGAAGAAAAGATTCAATAAATATCAATTTATTTTTATCTTACTTATTTTTATGATGTTTCCTTTGTCAGGAACATTTGCACAGAAGCATATTACATCACATGTGACGGTGACTTGTTACCAACCGGTTAAATCACAATGTGATAGTAAACCTCTTGTAACTGCCGATGGTAGTAGTATTAATCTAAGGCATCTCAAGAGTGGCAAAATTAAGTGGTGTGCCGTCAGTCGAGATTTATTGTGGATGTTCCCCAAAAATAAACCAAAACGTGTTTGGATTGAGGGAATGGGTATCTATGAAGTGAAAGATGTGATGAATAAGAGATTTCGTCACAGGGTGGATATTTTATTGCATCCAAAGAATAGTAAATTGGTATACTATAATAATGTAAAAATTAAGATTCTACAATAGGCAGAAGTTCTTTTTGTTGTTTTTCATTTTTTTTTATTTATTGTTTTACCGTATGGCGAGTTGTTTCGTCATACGGTTTTTTATAATTTTCCCACAATTAACATTCATTAACTTAAATAATTTGGTAGTCTCAGAATTTCTTTGTACCTTTGCAAACGTAATTAAGAAACAAGATGTTTAATCAATTAAAATCATGAATAAAAATATTATTACAGAGAACAGATATTCGGTAGAGCAGTCTATTAGCGGATATTGGAGATTAATGAAGGACGGAGAAGTCATCTATGATGATTCAGCCTGTAAGTAACTCAACGAAGACAAGGAGACGGCAGAAGCGTACTTTGTCGAATACCTCAAAGAACTATATAACAACGAACTTTTAGCCCTATCGCATCACGGTTAAGCCATAAATTATGAAGAAATATCAGATATATTACAATAATACTGTTGATATAAACAATGTAGCAGAGTTTGATACATTGGATGAAGCAAAGCAATATTGTACCGGAAATACGAAAGGATATGATAAGGTATGCGACAATGATAACTGCTGGGAAGGTCACAGCAATAACTTCCATTATGAGGTTTTTGATGGATACAAAGAAATCTTTGATGAGGATGGTGACGTTGTGGATTTCAAGAATCCAGTTTATGAAACAGAGCAGTTTTATTGCGATTAATAAACTTTCTAAGTCCTCGTTAACACGGTTAAGCGTAAAGAATATGAACGACAAAAATGTATATGTTGTAATTTGCAACAAAATAATAATTGGTATTTTCAGTTCTAAGGAAATAGCTTTTTGCACCCTTCCTCAAAAAGATGAGTTTACCAAAGTTACTCAGTCTGTCCGTACTTTTGACGGAGAGGAGGCGATGATTCCTACAAAAGATAATTTCTATTTGGATGCACCTATCTATGTTCATGTGGCAGAGCATACGGAATACATGATGGGGTTACCAGTAGAGTATAAGGAAGAAACTTCTATCTATGAGATTAAGGAGTTTAATGTAAAATAATAATCATTCAGCCCTCGATATCACGGTTAAGCGGAAAATTATGATTAGCAATTTATCACTTTCAAAGTTTTTTAATGCCCTTATAGAGACTGACGATACTTTGTTGCTATGCAAGCAGTCTGGAATATACAATGGTGCATATGGTAATGATTTGTGCGATTGGGGGCATCCTTATCAAAGAAGACAATGGTTTACTTATTTGTCGTATCTTTGCATTGGAAATAAGAAAACAAAATGTTTAATCAATTAAAGAATAGGAGATTACATTATGAAAATTAAAATTCAGCTTTGGGCATTGTCTTATGCTTCAATAGATAGCGATGATAAGTTGTATACTGCAACGATTGGTCTGTATGAGAGCAGTGATGATGCGTTCAAGGCGATGAAGGATAATGTTTCATCCGATATTAAGGATGGGGACATCGAAGATAAGTGGAAAATCAATGACAAGACCGCTGATTATGTTGATGATTTTTCAAATACAAGAAAATCATATAGAATTAATTCATTATAATATAGCTTATGACTTACAATGAAGTTTACAATTTAATTGCATCTGTCGATACCAAGGAGAGTAACGTAGTAATTACTACCAAGGCTCACGGTAAACAATACAGACAGAATTTATATATCAGTTCTGCTGATTTATTGAAAATCAGAGGTGCGAATGCCAATATCGTAGGTTATAATGTAACTGAGGAAATGACTGATAAATGGGAAACCATCAGATTGGTCAAGAAAAGAAACAAGAAATAAATTCATTGATTATGGACATATTAATAACAAATATCGTAGTTTAAATGGTATTACGGCGGTATGTGATAAATGAGGAGAAGTAAAATACATCAGAAGTGATGATAAGAAAGTCAAAATTAATTAATATTTAATTTTATGGATAGAACAATTAAATTCAAGGGAATCAATCTCTCTGGTGAAACAGTATACGGCGGCGCATTTGTTGTCCCTAATAATGGTAACGCTTTTATCATTCCAATTATGGAATGCGTAATGCCAATCAAGGAAAATACCTTGTGTCAGTTTACCGGCTATTATGACGCTAATGGCGATGAGATTTACGAGAACGACATCATTAACTCATCATATGACAATCGTCAATGGCGAGTAATGTGGAATAATAGCACAATGGAGTATTATCTTGCCTTGTATACTGGTAATGGTACTGAATGCGGTATTAACAAGAAATTTTCTACACCATCTTTTGTTACTGATGCAAATGGGAAACCTATGATGATGTATAAGGAGTATACTATAATTAAGGAGTAATTTAACATACTTTAACTCAATAAATTTGGTAATTTCGATTTATTTTTGTACCTTTGCATCGTAATTAGAAACAAATTAAACGATTAAAAATTATAACAAACAAACAGAAAGTCTTTAAGCAATTAACAGAAATAGCGAAAGAATATGCTTCGCTATCAGGGGCATCTTATGACGGTTTTAGTGAAAGTTTCTACCGTACCAATACGGCAAATGATATGATTCTTCGTATTGAGCAGTTTGAACATGGAATTGCCCGTGTAAAGCACGAAAAGGCAATTGAGAAATGGTATGGCACTGATGATGGTGCAAAATGGTACAAGGCGAAAAAAGACCGTCTTGATGAAGTCAAGAAGACAATTGTTAATTCATTATCTGTCCTTAAAGAAGAGGTCAGTCCACTTATTCTAAATGAGTTGGGCGAAGGATGGGGTATTACGAACATGGAAGAAAAACAAATGACGATATCCATTCTCGAAGAGGATGGGTCATCAAAGTTCGGTCACTATTTTGAATTGACATGGTATAATAATGAATGGTACGCTAATCCTGATTTCAACAAGAAATTCCATCTATCTTTCAATTACGGAATGATGGGTAGCTTCGATATTGATGAAAACCCAGACCGTGTAAAGTTAGTTTTAGGAATGGCTAAATTGCTAGGTAATAAGGAGTTAATCGGAAAACTCAACAAGATTATCGGTGATTATAGTGTGCAGAGAGAACTCCTTACAAGAGAGAAGTATGATATTCAGGAGGAACTTAGAAATCCTCCAGTCCAAATTGAGGAATAAGATAAATTGATTTAATCGGTGTCATTAACTTTTATTAAGATAAAAAGTTTGGTGATACCGATTTTTCTTTGTATCTTTGCATTATAAAAAAAAACAATAAAGACAAAAACAATTATGGAAGTAACAACAGATTTCATCAAATCATCCTTTGATAAGTTCAATAAGGAGTATTTTAATGGCGCATTGGTAACTCCTACTTTTGAGGTTTCACATTGCCGTCGTGCATTGGGTGATTTTCTTCGCCGTAATAAATATTATCGTATCAGGGTTTCCGATTACTACATACGTTCACAGAGAGAGATTGAACAGACTATTCTTCACGAAATGATACATCTGTATCAAAATCAGTTTAATTGCCGTGATAAGTCACATGGAATAGATTTCAAGGAAAAGGCATTTGATATTAATTGCAAGGGTGGTTGGCATATTTCCCGTCTAACTAGTACCAAGGGATGCCAAGTAAATCCTAAGTATGCCAAAAGCGTGAGTAGGAATAAGTCAAAGGAAAGTTATATGATGGTATATAAATCTGTTACCGGTAAATATTTCCTATTCAGAATGGCATTACGTTGTGTCAACCAGTGGGTCAATACGATAGGATATAGAAAATCAATAACTAAATATGTTACTTTTACATCGACCAATGGGGAATTTGATGATTACCCTGCTTGCAGAACCTCTTGCCGTGGTTCATATATTACTGAAGAGAGGTTTAATGAATTGGTCAACAAATATAAGTTAAAAGTGCAGGAGAATTTATCCTGCTCCCGAAAGATAGCCGTATAAAACTAATTAATTTAAATATAATAGAATGTCACATTTTATAGGATTGGTAATCACGACTCCGGATTATGATGGTACGCTATCGGATTCGTTGAGCAAATATGATGTAAATAGGGAAGTCGACCCTTATGTCGCCTCCGAGGTAACGGTGGTAGACATGTTTGATGTCGTAAGTTGTTATTCAATGACTAAGGATGAAGCCAATACTTTGAAACAAAAGGTGGTTGAAGCCATTAAGTATGCCAAAGGTGATGAATTTTACACTTACGAGAAATATTGCGAAGAGTTTAAGGGGTGGATTCATGACCAGAGCGAAGATTACCTTAGAGATTGCTGGGTTAATCATATCCTTTATGACAAGGAGTTATATTATGAGGATTTTAATGAATATCTGGCAACTAAGACTGATATTGCGGTAAGATTCCCAGATGTATATAAACAGAACGGTGAGGATTGGAATAAAAATCAATACAAACTCAGCAATGATGGTGTATGGGAGGAATGGTCTACTTATAACCCATATAGTAAGTGGGATTGGTATGTATCAGATTCCTATAGTCGGTGGGATGGCTTTCTTCTTACCAAACATGGTGAACGTGTGAATAGTTGTAGATTCTCAGAACTCGACCTTGATACTCCTAATGAAGAGAATACACATAGTGTTCATTTGGCTGATGATTTTTTACCTTTCTGTATCGTGGTAGACGGAGAATGGTATGAGAAGGCTGAAATGGGATGGTGGGGTATTACTATCGGTGATAAACCAAAAGAAGAGTGGGAAGCAAAGGTTAAGGAATTACTTTCTACATTGCCGCCAGATAGTATGGTTAATGCCGTGGATTTCCATATCTAATTTTTAATGAACAGTTCTTAACCCTATTATCTACTTTTATTATAAGGTTTAACCTTTATTAACTCAATTAATTTGGTAGATTGAAAATTTCTTTGTATCTTTGCACTCGTAATTAAGAAAATGACAAGTTTAAATAAAATCGCAAAGTTATGGTAGTAGAATGTATCAAAAGTGTCAGAGTTTTTGGCAAAACAATTATAGCAAAAGGACGTATCGTTGATACGGAAGATTTTATCAACAATGGTCTGGATAGTTCACCGTTAAGAATTAATTTCTGTGACGATGAATATTTTAAGCCATATGAGCCTAAATACAAAGATGGTGATGCGGTATGTTATATCAATCTCGGTAAAAAACGTTATGGTCTTATTAACGGTGATGCCGAGGAAAATAAATGTCGTGTTATCCTTGAAGATAATAGTGTCGTAGTTGTTGATGAAAAACATTTGATACAATCAAAGTTGTATTATTTTATTAACACAGAAGGCACTGTGCATTCGACATTCCAAGGTAAGAATTGGCAACGGGATAAATACTGCGAAATAACTGGTAATATGTATGATAGCAAGGCTGCTGCCGACAAAGCACTTTTAGAAATAGAGAATAAATAATAATATAAAAATAAAAGTAACGATTATGGGACAGAGAACACAGATTATTGTTATCAAAGAAAATAACAAGGGCGAGGTTAGAAAAACGGTGTGGCATCACCAATGGGGTTTTGGTCGTATTATGTATCTTGCTTTAATGTCATTGTATATCGGTGACTATAATAAAGATACGTGGGCTGAGGGTTATGATTTTTTCAATACATCATTTCCTTTAATCCCGAAATTAATAAACGTCACGGATGAGATTCCAAAGGATATTTTGGGACAAGCTAATGTAGATAATCTTGCGTCAATCCGTCGAGTTATTGATTATTGTGACAATAATAACGGCGCAATGGTCGTCTATATTAAGGAGAACCCTACAGAGAATTATCTGACCAGTCAATTCAAGGTAGGCTTTTTAATGGGCCTTGAAGATGAATATTACACATCGACCTATGATAACGAAACATATAATAAGAGGAATATCGGTGAGAAACCTTTTTCTCGTTGGCTTACACCAGTAGAATATGGACGTATCAATGGTGGTAATAAATATTCAGATGAGAATTTCACCGAAATGGTATATAAGTTCTGTGAATATTTTGAAATCGAGACTCTTAAGGAGGATAAGTCAGTTGAAGAGGACAAAAAGGAAAGTCAGGAAACCAATGACGGAGATACTGATAAAACCGATTCTGCTGATACTAACAATTCTTCAGAGGATAATAATTCTGACGATGCTGAGGAAATATATGCTACAGAGGACGTTCTCGGTAGAAGGTTAATCACAAGGATTCAAATGGGACTCTTTGATGTCGCTGATGGAGAAATTTCAGAGATAACGGTCGTAGACGGTCAGATTTATTTTCATTGGAATTTTTATGACGGTGGATGGTATACAAGGGATGGATTATTGCGTGAAGAAGCCCGTAAACTCATTGATGGTATCACAGACCAAGAAATACTTATAGGAATTAATCGTTGCAAAAATGGGAAAAAATAAAGATTATATTTACTATGGCTTATTCCTTAGTGAAGCCTGTAAATTACAGATAGAGAGACAGATTGAACGTATGGACGGCTATAACAAGTTGTTTGAGACCCGTGGTAGATTATACCTCGACCATTGTACACTTCTTCATTGTTCACAGGAGAATAAGTTCCCTGAGATTAAGAAGGAGATTGTGGAACTTGAGAGCCGTGGTTTTGAACGTTATTCTGCGGTAATGATGAAAGTAACCCATATAGGCTATCTCGCAAATAAGGTTATGGCAATAAAGGTAGACCCATTCGATTTCCCTTGTGCCAACGAGAACCCACATATTACCGTATGCACGTTCGGAGACGGAAAACCAGTGGATAGTAATAAGATTGAGGTATGGGATAACATCTGCTAAATAAAAAAATATTCATTTATATCAAAAAATATTTAAAAATAAGCAAACTTTTTAAAAAGCGGTAGATGTAGAAAAACAAGGATAATAGATTACAACCAAAGATTTGGTTCAAAAATAAATTCATTCGTCAGTTTATCTGGTTTAGGTAGAAAATCATTTGACATACCAGTTATCTTTAATAAAGGGTGGCACGGAAATATGAAGGATTACAGAAAGAAGAATCCTGATTATGAATATACAATTAGATTCAATGAAAGGGAACATCAAGTTAACATCCATTTATGCAAGGATGGGGAAAGGTATATCCCACAACCAAATGGCAATACTATTGGTATTGATGCTAATTGTAAGCATAACCTATTCAGTCTTTCCAACGAAACAACTTACGACTATGACCGTAAACTCGTTAATGATTTCTGTAAATTATCACTTGAAATTGATAAACTAAAAGAAAAGAATAAAGACTATAAGGTTGGTAAACGTAAGCAACAGAAACTTGATACACTCAAGTCCAAGATGATTAAGTCTGAGCAACAACTTATATCTAATATGTGCAAGATGTTACAATCGCAAGGCGTTGGTCACATAGTTATGGAGGATTTGAATAATGGATTTGGTAAGTGCTATGTTAAAGACAAGGATAATGAGGGTATAAATTACAATCGTAAGGTCAAGTTCCTTGGTTTGAGCAGTTTAAAACAAGAAGTGGAGCATATTGCAAGGAAATATGATATTGCTGTATCAACAGTTCAAGCGAGCTATACCTCGAAGATGTGTCCGATATGTGGGTGTATTGAGGATGAGAACAGACCAAACCAAGAAACGTTTGAATGTATTGAGTGCGGATATAAGGACAATGCGGACTTTAATGCAGCAAAGAATATAAGAAACAGAGTGCTCGTAACCGTGTTGCGAGAATCGCTCTTAAAACAACTTGGTAATGGTGCTTTTGAGCCTAAGAAACTTAAACGTGAGAAGGTGAAGGAAGTACTATTATCGTTTCGAAGAGACTTGCAAGAGAATGCAAGGAGTGAATGTACAGAAAGTAGATTGACTACTTTTGACTATGTTTAATTCTTCGGATGAATTTCCTGAACCTTTCATCATCTATGGCGCATTTAGTGTAATAAAACCAAATAAATAAAGCGTATGTTTTTGATAAGAATAATCAAAAGTTTGATTTACTCGCTCATACGAGATATTAAGAATATGATTGGCACATTGGCGATTCTCATATTTCTTTATTTCGGTTTCTTCGGTAGTAAGACCTTTTGTATTAAGCCATTCATTCTTGAATGGTTAACCAAGACTGAGACAAAGGAACTAATTAAGAAGACGGTTGATAAATATTGATATGTAAGTTAAATGGAAGAGATTAATTAATTTTTCTCTTCCATTTTCTTTATCTTTTCGTTCGCCATATCAATATATTGCTGGAATAATTCAAATCCGATATAATCGCAATTATTTTTAACAGCACTACAAGCAACCGTGCCACTTCCCATAAATGGGTCTAATACCAATATCCTATCACCTTGTGCAACGTTAGGAATTATGTTATCGGGAAGTTCAATAGGGAAAGGTGCTGGATGGTTATTATTCCTAGCAGGGGCAAATTTCCATACCTCAGTTGGAAATAAAGTATCATCTAAACGTTTAAAACGGGGATTCTTCTGTTCTTTTATTAACCAGAAAATATATTCGGTGGAAGGTATATAGCGGCATTTATCCATATTTACGGATGAACTTCTATCCCAAGTTATTAATTGTCTAAAAATGAATTTACTTTTATTTATCCACTCTAATGGGAAACTCGCCTTATTCTTGTGAACTCTCAGTTTATGGTTGTAGAACAGGCTTCCATCATCTTTCAACACACGGAAACATTCATTCAATATTTCTATCTGCCATTGTTCATACTTATCTTCTGGCATATTGTCAACATTAACATCACCATTATAATCAATCGTTTTATTCCATAAACAACTATCTGTACGTTTCTGATTGCCGTTAAATCCTCTTTTATTATAAGGTGGTGAGGTAATAATCAAATCAATTGATTTATCATCAAGACTTTTCAATCCATCAAGGACATCCATTTGATAAATCCTATTTCTTTCAAGCATATAATATATAATATGTAATCTGTTATGATTATAACTACCTTGATTGAGGATTTCAAGTCAAAAATAAATCATTTTCGATGTATTAACATCCTTTAACTTAATATATTTGGTGGTTTGGAATTTTCTTTGTACCTTTGCATCAGAATTAGAAAACAATAGTAAATAACAAATAACATAGGAGAATAACAATTATGATGAACAATGTAAATATGATGCTTTCTTTCTCTGATATTAAGAAAGATACGCAGGAGACTTTCAACGAGTCAGTTAAGGAATTGGTTAGCATCGTGAAGAGACACAATGAATGGATAGGTACTATCTTCGCATTGGTATCAGGTAAGAACGGAAATATCGAGGAAAAGCCTATTTTCCAAGTATTTTATGAACATAATGAGGAAACCGAGGTGGATGAACTTATCTTGTGGTATGACGATGAGTTGGTAAAGAAAGTAGGTATTTCCAAGTCTAAGATAGATTAATTAAAGTTTAGCATATGGTGAATGAAATGAATGCAGCCGAGGAACCAGAGATTTTCAAGGTATTGCAAAAATATTTACAAGTTAAATTCAACCTTTCTGCGGTTGATTCGATGACGATAATAGGTAAAGTCCACAACCTTATCAGAAAAGAAGTCAAGAAAATACAGGAAGCACAGAAGCCTTCGACCATCGACTATAAACTTTTTACTGATGAAGAAATATGTGGCTTACGTGATTATGATGTTTTATAAATTAATTAATTTTTAATATAAAGGAGAATAAATATTATGGGATGTTATAATACAACAGGTTTTGTTTCAGGTCTTAATGTACGTTGCAGTGACCCTATTGTCGCTATACCTTGTGTCATTGAAGGAAGCGGAAAATATAACCCTAACAATTATTACACTACGTCACAATTACGCCCGATTTCATTGCCATTATTCGGTAAATATGATGATTATGGAAGTATCGAGGATATTGAAGATACACCATCGGCAAGAGCGTGGAAAATGTCTGTCTGTGACGATATTGAGGGCTGTATGAGAATATTTGAACGTTCAAATGAATCCTATACCGATTTACCTTCGATTTTGAAACACGAAAGATATAATACGGATGAAAACTTTGATAGCATAAAAGATGGCTTAACTGATATACTGGATACTGATAATAATATTTGTCTTATCATTGAGCATCGTAGGGTCTATGAGAAATTGATTGAGAACAAGACTAATGGAACAAAGAATTTCTTTGATGATGTGGCTTCATTTCAGAAATTTTTATATAAGGAAAATTATAATTCTTTCCCGTCATTTATTGATAGTCCTTTCGATGTATTCGGTCTGAGAAGTATAATGAAGCATCCGGATGAATTTGATATCGATTCTTTCCAAAAGATTGATAGAGAGTCAAAAAGATTAAAGGAAAAATGGAATAAAAACCATGGATTTAGGAGTTTCTATTTTAACTGGGGTAACGGTTTTGACGTATACAGTAAGGACGGTATTAATGGTAAATGTATTTTTAACATTGATGGTATCGCTGATGCTTTCTCCGATTTCAGTACTTTCAATTGGGAAATAATGAAACTTAATGTGGGCTATCGCAGACCAAGTTGTAATTGCGGTGGGCAGGAAGATTTCAATGACAACATTATTAAATTCTATGGTTTTCTCTCTGATTTCTATAATGAAGACCTTAAGGATGAATATGATGAGGATGAAGACGAAGAATAAATAGATTAATTTCTATTGTTAAAATTGAACAATTATGGCAAATAATAACAAGAATAGAGTTCCGTTTTCCTTTAATAAGGCGAAGGATATGTATCATAAATCAGATGTCGTTATGGGAGAAATGCTTGCATCTATCCCTGCTGATGGTATGAGCATTGAAGATGCCTTTTATCTCTATATTGCGGCGCAGAATTGGGCAAATGGCGATGAGTTCATCCAAATCATTGGAGATAACGATAACGAGAAAATTAACCTTGTAAAGGAAGCCATCAAACATTTAAAGTAGAATAATACATGAGATACGTAATTAAGCAATGTAAACATTGTGGCACAAGATATACCTATCAGGCATCCGGTGAAGGATGCTTTGACGGGTATAATAATCGTGATTATTGTCCTGAATGTTATCAAGCATTGTTAAACGCTTTTAATAATATTCCTGTAAAGTATCACCCTCAGTTTGTCGAAATAAAGAAAGATGATACTTTAATTGAAGCATTGTCGGCTTTAAAAGACAAATATGATGAAGAATCGTTAAATAGCCCATTTCGTGGCTTTACTAAGGTCGTTAGGCATCATGGTGATGAATTTACCTATGAAGGGAAACATTACCTCTATGAGGACGGAAAATTATATATTCTCGGACAATGTGATGCCGATGGTAAGTTTACCGGCAATTATTGGATAGAGGATGATATCTGTGGGAATCAGTATATCCCTACCCAAGGAACACGTAACGATATCGATTTCGCTGATGTTAAGCCGATGAAAATGCCTCCACCATTGGGCAAGTCGTTTTATATGACTACCGATGATACAACGACAGGTACCGCTTCACCCGATATTAATCAAATACTATCAGATGATGAAGCCGTAAAAAGAATGATTAAGTAGGTTAAACTTTATAAGCCGCATTAACATCCTTTAACACAAATAATTTGGATAGTTCAAATTCTTTTTGTACCTTTGCAACAGATTTAGAAAATAAAAAACGTTTAGACAATATGGAATTAGCAAAGTTTTATTACATTAAGCCAAGATTCGACAATATGTTTGAGGACGGCACATTCAAGGTAGTAGTCCTTAAAGGTGCAAAATTGAATGAATATATCCGTATTCACGGTGAGAATCATGAGGTAGATAATAAAAAGGAATATCGTATTCCGATTACGGCATCAGATAGTAATTCAGTGTTCGTACAAGGATTGGGATATATCAAGACAAAACGTATTGAGACAATTCCTGTATATGATGGTACCGTAGACTCTTGGAATGACTACGTGCTGAAATATGGTTATCAGTGCCTATTCTATTCAATGACGGGCTATACCCTTAATACAATGGATTGTTGTGCATACAATATGCAAAGAGAGTTCCGTTCGTTCATTTTAAGTGGAATGGGACTTGTTAAGTATGCCAAATTCGTTAATCTTTTTCATAAGATTAACGCTTCACAATTGGTAACATTGAAGTCATATCCGTTGATATTCAATTTTGAATATGATAAGTATTACTTTACTCCTTGTTACTCTCTGTTAGGATTGCTTGCCGTAACACCTTACGTAGATACTGTAGCGGATGATGATAAAATGGAATGCCTTTATCGCAGAATAAGAACAACTGAATTAAGGGATAAAGGTATCAATAAGGCAACTGAAATCCTTGATGTCATTGAGACTGAGATTAAGGATGGAATATTTCCAGTATGCCCAAAGGAACGTATGAGATTACTTTTCGGTGAGGATTGCGTAAAGGCATATACAAGTATACTGGAAGATTTTAAAAATTAATTGAAACATTATGAAATATCTTAAAAGATGGATAGAAAATACTTTTCCTAATGTCGAAATTAAGGTATCTGATAGTGGCAGTTGTTATTATGATATAGACGACTGCCTTACTATCAGGGTATCTGACCATTTTATGCCTCTTCCGTCATCTAACCGCAAGATTGAAATTGTACAATCCTTGAATAGTGAAGAGTTTGCCGTTCGCTATAAGAAAAGTCTGTCGTTTTTCCTATATAATCGTGGTCAGGTAAAGAATATCATCAACGCAATGTATGATATGAATAAGTCCGAAAAGCACGTTCAACAAACGGCAGAAAACATCATAGCTTCCAATGAGGATACCTTAACGAAGAAATATGGTAAATTATTATCTTTGACCCGCATTTTTATCAATAACAAACGATACGATGAACTTGTCACGGCGAAGAAAATATCGGCAATTGAAAAGGCTATTAATAAATGTGAATTTTTCATGTCGCAATGTCCTAATATCCAAAAGGTAATTAGAAAAGCCTACATGGAATATCATATTAGAGGAGGTTTGCTCCTTGACCTGATTATACGTTCATTCTATACGAAAGAGATTAATCAGATAAATAAGATAGTAAGCGAAATGGTAGAATACAGTTCTATAATCGAGAGAAGAGAAAAGGAAGAGAAAGCCAAGAAAGAGGCCACGAAGTTAATTGAAGAAGTGACAAAAGAAACGGCTAAATCATAATAAGGCCACTGTCTGTACTCAAATGAGTATGAATGACGATAAGATGAAGTATCTTAATTATTTTTAACTTATAATTTTTTTGTATTAATGAAAGAATTTTATAATTTTGCATATGGATAACAATAATAACCGCAATTCGGATATGTCGTTAGTAAATGTTATATCATTTATTATGTTATGTATCGGGTTTATCGTAAATTTTAATCTATGCCTTGCGATGATGCTCGCATTCATCACGGTAGGACTATTATGCTTTATGGGATTTCCGAATAGTGTTGATTTAAGTGAATATTTAAATCTACTGAATGACCTTGAAAAACATAATCAGAGATTGGTTTCAATAATTATAACTTTGTTAATTTTTTTTATTTATCTAACGGTGATATTTTATAACATAATAAAAAATATTTTATAAAAATGGAATTTAGAAATAATGGTATTACCATTAAGATTTATCATACGGAATATAATCTTGAGAATATACAAGCACACAGGCAAATCACGATACCAAAGATAATTTTCCTTGATGATAGACTTAGAAGATTATCTTATGATAAGATGCGTTATGATGAACATCAAATAAAAAGGGGTTTCAAGGGTCAAACATATCTTACCTTTAAAGTTGTTCAGTCATTCACTGATAACGGTTCTATGAGCCTTAGAATGACTGAGGATGATACTTCTGACTATGATGCCTTGGTGAAAGTCTCGAAACGAGAGATAAGAACTAAATATTCGAGCTTGAGAATTGCGTCTAAAGAAGAGGTATATAATCAGGCGAAGAATGAATGCCAAGATTTTCTCAGTGAATATGAAGCAATACTTAATGGAAATGTATTTTCCATTATTATAACCGATGATGTCAACGGTAATACAAAAGAAATACCTGTACTTATTTCAGGCGCTGATATTTTCTCAGCAAACCTTAGAACATCGACAAAAGATTTATTCGACATAAAGGATAAACGTTTTAAAGATTTCCTGACAGAATTATTTAAGCAAGAAGAATTTAGGAAAATGTTTAATCGTTTTAATAATAAAATAGATTTTTAAGATAACATTATGAAAAAGAAAGTGTCTATTGAAATTATCGTCACATTTATTACGATGGTAATTGTAGGACTATTAGGATGGTATATTTACAAGGAGTGTGCTAACCCTACACATCAAGAAATAAGGAATAATGAATGTGCCTATATCGGTGGTATCACAGTAGGCACTGATTCCATCAAGGCAGTCGATAGCATAAGAAAGAGACTGACGAAACTCGGTTATGATGGCACCCAGATAACTTTTGGTGATAGTATAGGCTACTACCTGCCCCAGAGAAACGAGAGTTATTACATAGTCTTGGATGATAAGGAGCAAACGGTAAATCGAGTATACTTCCATAGTGACTCATTAACCGATGCCGAGGTAGATATTATCGCAAGGGGAAACCGTTATAGTCGGCACAAAGCTTTATATCATAAAGGTAATAAATTGGTATCATTTCAGGATGGAAACGGTACATTTATAATTCATAAGGAGTAATAAAGATATGGAAAGTAAAAATCAATTTTTTTTAAAGGATATCGGTCTGCACAGATACCGTTATCCTGTCAAGAGTAAGTTGACTGAGTTGTCATACGCATTGGCAGATATGAAGGAGATGCTGCCTAAATCACCAATGACTGAAACGGCGACTAAACTCAATGAGGAAATAGGTATACAATTGTCACAGTATGATAAAGCCTATGATGATAAGTTCAATAAATTGAAAGAAACCATTGGTAAATACTGGGAGGTGACAAAATACGGTGGAAATAACAACGAGTATGTTTATGGCACAAGATTGATATACCCTTATCGACTCATCGGTATAAATTCGACCTATTGGTATATTGAGGGTATCGTAGATGATGATTATAATTCTGGTATGCGCTCGATGACAAGTAACGTCAACGATGAATTCAATAACTGTCAGTTCGTTGAAATAACCAAGGAGGAATTTATAAAAAGAATTAATGCACACGTTAATGATGTCCTCAATGTCCGCTTGGAGAAGATTGAGAACTCTGACGAAGATGCGATTTACTAACATATATGTACTCAAATGAGTATGTAGCATAATAATAACATATGGAAGAGAATAAGAACGCACAGAACAGCGGTATTATTACTAAGATCAAAGGCAAGTTAGGGATAACAAATAAGAATATCCCTTTCACTGCCGAATATGCTTGGCTTGAGACGACATATGGACGTGGATCATACAGTCCAATTGAAGAAAGAATTACACATAAACAGAAAAAGATAAGAGAACGTATTGAAGAGCACTTCAGATGTTCATCATCTGAGACGAATATCGTTGCCCCATCTTATTATTGTCTTGTTTCAATTGAACCAGATATTAAGGAGCATACTGATGAAGTCTTTGAACCATTTATCACGAATGGTTTTAATGTCGTGAAAATCAATGAGATAGAGGACGATAATGTATACATCGTATCTTGGAAGAATATCTATGTTGATAAGACGAAAGGTTTCTCTTCCACTGAGAAATAAACAAACCGTTAATATCAATTAACATAATAATTTCGGTAATTAAAGAAATCCTTTGTATCTTTGCAAATGTAAAAAGGCAATAAAATAATCATAGACGACATGAGAATATATTTAAGAATATCACCGAATAAAGTTCCTGTGCCATTTAACTATCAGCAGAAACTTGTAGGAGTGATACATAAGTGGATAGGTAATAATCGTATACATGATAGTATTTCATTGTATTCATTTTCTTGGTTAAACGGTGGTAAGAAAGTCGATAATACCTTAGATTTCTCGAATGGGGCAACGATGTTTATCAGTTTCCATAACAACGATGTAATCAAGACAATTATCAGATCGATACTTGATAATCCTGACATGTTTTGTGGAATGTCTGTCGAGGATATAACAATTTCGAGATATCCAAATCTGTCAAAACGAGAATTATATTATTGCGCCAGTCCTATTTTTATAAAGAGAACATTAACAGATGGTAATGTCAAACAATATGTTTTCAATGATTCTGAGGCGAATTCTTTACTTAAAGAGACATTAGATACTAAGATGAAAGCGGCTGGTTTAGAAAAAGACGAGACCTTAGATATACAATTCGATATTGCATATTTAAAGAAAAGATTAAAGTTAATTAATTATCACGGTATAAATAATAAAGCAAGTCTTTGCCCTGTCATTATAAAAGCAAAAGAAGAGACAAAACGTTTTATTTGGGATGTAGGACTTGGAAATTGTACAGGAATCGGTTTCGGGGCAGTTAAATAATTAAGAATTATCGGTTATGTATATAGTAGAATATAATGGTACATTTGGTTTTATTAAACCTTGGTCGGCTGTAAGAGACAGTGAAACGTTTAGTCAACAATTTCTAACACCGTCAATCGTAGAGGGAATGGAGAAGAAATTATTCCCTGAAATGATAAAGGAAAAAGGTATACATAAAATACTTAGACATAAGCTATGTTATGATGCAATGTCAAAACAGAAAGAGGTAATTCAGACAAGAGGATGGTTTTGCGAGAAAAAAGCCCTTGTCAGAAACCGTTCAGTACTAACTCGTTCAGTATTAATTAATCCGACCCTTTACTTGGCGTTCGAAAACCGTGAAGATGCTATTGCTGCATCTACCCAACATATTTGTCTTTGTCGTAATGAAGATATTCTTTTACCAAAGGCTAAAATTGTTCAAATGACGGAAGATGAATTCGATAACGTAAAGGGTTTCGAGTTGAGATTCGGTAAAACAGATAACGCAATATTAGTCGGCTATAATCGATACGACGATGGTAAACCTATGTATGGTGAGTTGGAATATACAGAATAGGTCAAATAAAAATATCTAATGAATATACATCGAGACATATTAGCGAAAGGTCAAAATAACGGTAGCATCTGTCTATATCAACATCTTAAAGATGTCGCCGAAATTGCTGAAGTTGTCTCCGAGAAGATAGGTCTCGATAAAAAGACTGCAATCGAAGGAGCATTGCTTCACGACATAGGTAAGACGAATCCGATATTTCAGAAGTATTTGCAGGCAAATAATTCGACAACAATTTTTCGTCACGAAATTGCTTCATTATTTTTCATCTCGTTAGTAAGCGAAGATAAACGAGAAATAATTATTGATATGATAGCGGGTCATCATAAGTCAGTATATAAAGATGCAAGAGAATTAGGACTATTGGATTTGGATGACAACACGAATTGTTTTGCCGAGCATTCAAAGGATTTTGACAAGTGGTGTCCTATAGCCTTGGATATTTTGGAAGCATTGGGTATGAATACACATCCAATTTCGTTTGAAGAGGCAAGGGCAAATTACGAATTTGCTGTCAGATATTGTGAGGCAAATAAATCAGATTGTTCTATTTGGAGAGGTATGCTAATGGCATCCGATCATGTGGCATCAGCTATGGAATCTAAAGTAAAGATTCCTTTAAACCATCTTTTTGTCAAGCCTGATCTTTCTTTCTATAATAGGGAAAATTCACTATATCCGTTGTCACAGATTTCGACTGATAGTCCTAAGAAGTATACGATTGTTACCGCCCCAACGGGAGCAGGTAAAACGGATTTCTTGTTGAGACGTTGCCGTGGAAGAGTATTCTATGTTCTACCTTTCCAAGCATCTATCAATGCGATGTACGATAGAATAAAGAAAGATTTATCTGATACCGATGCTCAAGTTAGCCTATTGCACTCAGCTTCTAATTTAAAAGTCAAGGATGGAACGTTGGAGGAAAGCATTATGCAGAGATTCGTAGGTTCATCGGTAAAGGTAATTTAAAGGATGGAATGAAGATGAAATATAAGTAGTGGAAAATTAAATAAATAATTAAATAAATAAACAAATGAAAATCATTGAGAATAATATTCTTCCTCCAAGAGGATACAAGGCTATTACTTTAGGCCCACTTATTTTTGTAAGAAAAGGTACTGTTTTATCAGACAGGGATGTAAATCATGAAGCCATACATTGGGAGCAGTATAAGGAAACTTTCATTATAGGTTTCTTCTTGGTTTATGTAATTGAGTTTATTCTTAAATTTATTCTTCGATTATTTACAATAGAAGTAAAGACAGATGGAAGAAGTTATTGGAATAGGGTATATCATAGCCTTTCTATGGAAAGAGAGGCATATGCACATCAAGATGAACCTAACTATATAAAATCAAGAAAACATTTTGCATGGATTGGTTACATTATGTAACCTTCTAAAGGTAATAAAAACAATGATAATATAATCTATTATAGGATTTTAGGTTTATTCTATGCTTATGATAGTAAACCGTAACTATATTTGCAAAGATGAATTTAAGGACTCAAAGAATAAAGAGAAATATTTTAAAAATTGTATTGAGTCGAAAGATAATAAATATAAGTCGAAGAAATAATATTCGTCGACTGAGATGAAATGTTTAGACAAGCACTTAATTTAGATACTCCATTGCTGTTGGAATATTCAACATATGATGATATTTACGGCTTATCATTAAATGTATTAAATAAAAAAACAAGATACATATGAAGAAGAAATTGATTAGATATTTATCTATTGAATAATAGATAATAAGTTTTTAACATGAAAACAATAACATTTGTATATTCAAGTGAATCAGTTGAGGCGTTGAAAAAACTATTTACTGAATTACGTTGGGTATTCGGGTATACGACTGTGCCTGAGCTTAATGATATGTTTTATTACGGAGTTTTCTGTAAGCCAAATACATACTCAAATTTCAATGGATGGGAGAAGGCACAGAGAGAAGGCATTGAGGTGCCTGAGATATTGACTGCGATGTGTCCTACTCCATCTGAAAAAGAAGATTTTGTTAAGAGAATAATCATTGAAATAATTAGAGGCGAAATTGAGAAGCCTGAGTGGCTGCGATATGTAGAGGAGGAAACTGTGTGTAGCTGTTGTGACGCTGCACCGTCGACTTTCCTTATCTTAATACCAAAAGATGAAAAGTATAGGATATTAGCCGCCAGACTATTAGATTTCCTTTATTCACCTAATATGATGACAACTGAATTAAAATATTAAAATCGATGACATCGAGGATAAGTTCGGTGATGGAGTCGCTGAAATTTAGATTAAAATTTACTGATAATGAGATTAAACGACTATACATTATGTATAGCTTTCGGTGAGATGCCTTGTTATCTATGGATGGAAGGTATGGATAAAGAGGTATACTATGTCGACGAACAAACGTGTGATTATCACCTTTTTGGTGGTAATTATGACATTATTGACCATATTGGAAAAAGATGGTTTAAGATAATGCGTTATAAGCCGAGAGACCTGTCTATCACTTGCCGAGAAGATTTAGAGAAATGCAAATGGTTGGTGACGGAGTCATATACAGAATATTTTAATGATATTGACGATGATAATACCGATTATGAAAAATACGAATGGGATAACATCTGCTAAATAAAAAATATTCATTTATATCAAAAAATATTTAAAAATAAGCAAACTTTTTAAAAATAAGTGATATTTATATATGAATACTAAGATAAATAATAAAAGAATAAGTGAATTTATTTTATGGATAAATTGTTATCATTGAAAGAAACAGAAAAATTGCTAAATGTGAGTAAATCTACATTACAACGATGGGATAATAGTGGAAAACTTAAAGCAATTAGAACGGAAGGTGGACATAGACGTTATAAGCAATCTGATATAGATGAAATATTAAAAACCAAAGATGGAATTACATACCGTAATTTATATGAACACCTTTGTTCAGCACAATATATTGCAGATAGTTTACAAGATGATGATGCTAATGCTATATTAAAGATACGAGAACGAATAGGGCAGAAATTATTAAACGAATATAATAAATTGAATTAATGTTAATACAGAGTAAGTACACAAAAATATTTAAGTCAAAGGATTTAACTCGTCAGAAATATGATGAGTTATATGACTTTGCTGTGCTTATTCGTAGTCATAAAAATACTGTATCACAATACGTTAACGGTAATCTATTACATTTTTTGGAATACAATAAGTTTCAGTTCTTAAAGGCAATGAGAGCATGTTTCAAAGGTGTAATACCAAGTTCATTTGATGCACAACTATATACACAAGTGTTTACTTGCTATCAGAATAAATTTGATGCAATACAACGTAAACTTGTGTTTGAGACATTTGCATTTAAGGGATTTGAATTTTATAAGCGTGATACCAAAAATCATAAGAAAGGTGACTTGAAGAAAGTAATTGTTGAAAAGAAGCAAACGCCATTGTCTAACTGCCTCACCTATCTTGCAAGATATGGTAATGAAAATACAATTAGTTATATAACTAGTAATATAAGTAATTGTGATGAAAAGAAACGTGAATTCTATAGCAACATACTACGGTGTTGTGAAAAATTCGGATTTGAACGTCTGTATAATCTTGCTCTGTCAAAAAGAAAACGTATCGTTAAGAATTATTCAGAATATCCTATTGAATTCAAATCATTGTCATTCAGCGGTAGATGTAGAAAAACAAGGATAATAGATTACAATAGTAAGTTTGGTTCAAAGATTAATTCATTTGTTAGTTTAAGCGGTTTTAGTAGAAAATCGTTTGACATACCAGTTACCTTTAATAAAGGGTGGCATGGAAATATGAAGGATTACAGAAAGAAAAATCCTGATTATGAGTACACAATTACCTTCAATGAGAAAGAACATCAAGTAAACATACACTTATGCAAGGATGGAGAAAGGTATATCCCGCAACCAAATGGCAATACTATTGGTATTGATGTTAATTGTAAACATAACTTGTTCAGTTTGTCAGATGAAACAACTTACGACTATAACCGTAAACTCGTCAATGATTTCTGTAAATTATCACTTGAAATTGATAAACTAAAAGAAAAGAATAAAGACTATAAGGTTGGTAAACGTAAACAGCAGAAACTCGACACACTCAAATCCAAGATGGCTATGTCCGAACAGCAACTGATTTCCGACATGTGCAAAATCCTACAAAGCCAAGGTGTTGGCCATATTGTAATGGAGGATTTGAACAATGGGTTTGGTAAATGTTACGTTAAAGACAAGGATAATAGTGATATAAACTATAATAGGAAAGTCAAGTTTCTTGGTTTGAGTAGTCTTAAACAAGAGGTTGAGCATATTGCAAGGAAATATGATATTGCAGTATCGACCGTACATGCGAGTTATACATCAAAAATGTGCCCTGTATGCGGTTGTATTGAAGATGAAAACCGTCCAAATCAAGAGACATTTGAATGTATTGAATGCGGATATAAGGATAATGCAGATTTTAATGCCACAAAAAATATAAAAAATAGAGTGTGCGTAACCGTGTTACGCACTATGCTCTTAAAACAACTTAATAATGGTGCTTTTGAGCCTAAGAAACTTAAACGTGAGAAGGTGAAGGAAGTATTATTATCGTTTCGAAGGAACTTGCAAGAAACGGCAAGGAGTGAATGTATAGAAAGTAGATTGACTACTTTTGACTATATTTAATTCTTCGGATTTTGAAAAGCATTGCGTAAAGAAATTTTAAATTGATTTAGTTATGAAATATAGAATATTAAAAGAAGAGAAAGGCTTCCGTGCCCAAGTTGAACTTGAAAGCCGACGAGAAGGAAAATATTTTGAATATATTGAAGAAGACGGAAACCTTAATTCTTGCCCAAGAACTCATTACTATGATTCTGAACAAGATGCAATCGATGCATGCAAAAAACATCATATAGAGATGGGGTATGATAAACTCCCAAAAGTTGTTGATGAATTTGAACTCAATTAAAATGAATGACATATTATACCTAATTGAAAATGTTTGAAGAGTTAATCGAACAAATTGAAAATGATGAAATTAATAATGATATAATAAATAGGATAACAAGGATTATTAACGAAGAACGTTCAATTCCATCCGAAATAACTAATATTATTAATGATATTAAATACCGTTTAAACGATGAGGTTAAGAAAAGTCCATCTTTACCATATAATAAAAATTATATAACATTTAAGAAAGGACAATTCGATGTAAGAATATTTAATAAAAATGTCAAAATCATATGGGAATATTATAGTTTTATTAGTGAATATTTAAAGAATAAGGTATTCATAAATAATAAAAGCGGACAGTTACGTAAAACAATTGATGGATATGAGATAAATATAACTGTAAGAGCCGTTAATGGTAAAATTGATTTCGCCCGCACTTTGGAGGCATTACAACACGAATTCGAACATTTTTGGGAACGATTACACATGGGGCATCCTTATAAAGGGATGAATTTGTATAAAGTCGCCGATCAATTGTTATGTGACACTTATAATGATTATAACCAAAGTATAGGAAGAATATTATATATGTCTCGGAAATGGGAACAGAGGGCGTATGCCAATGGTGTTTATCAGTATTTAATGAGTCATCCAGTACCTAATTTGACGAGGGAAAACATAAAAGACACACAATTGTATAGGGCTTTAATCTTCTTAAAAAAAGACGTGGAGAAGCTTAAAGCCGTTAAAGAACCATCGCAACATCCGTTTCTAAGGGCAACATTAAGTAAATTGAGAAGTGATTTCGGCATTCAATATGAGCAAATAATTACGATCGGTGAGAAGGCGATAGATAATATAGTCAGGATATTGGGTAGAACTTTATCGAAAGCTGAAAATGATTTATCCAAAAAAGAGAATGGTGAGATTTTATTCCCGAATCATAATTATATAAAGATGAATAACAGTTGATTTCATATTATATGGAAAATAAGAATAAGATATATCACGCAGTCGAGAAAACCCCTTATAGGAAAGATGAATTAAAGATATTTTTAGCCGGTACCATAGACAATGGCAACAGTGAAGATTGGCAGACTAAAATATGTAAACTTATTGAAGAATGCACCACGAACAGTAAACCTATTGCAGTATATAACCCAAGAAGGGATGATTGGCCGGAGGATGATCAGACTAAGTTAATCGAGGAACAGATTAAATGGGAATTGGAGCATATGGAAAAAGCTGACATTATATTGATGAATATCTGTGGCGATAGCAAATCACCTATCACGTTACTTGAACTCGGCATCCATTCTAAGGAAAATAAACTGATCGTATTTTGTCCTGATAATTTTTATCGTTTCGATAATGTGAAAGTTACTTGTGAACGATATGGTGTACCTTTAATTTCGACAAAGAAAATAGAAGATTTTGTAAAGGACAAAATATTGACTGAATAATATTAACTTATATTAACGGAAATTCTTTGGAGTTTCCGTTTTTTATTTGTACCTTTGCATCATCTATTAAAAAGAGAGATATTAATTTGCAAACAATAATAATATTTTTATGAATAGTGAATATATTGTAACGGATGAATACGTAATCTTTTGGGGAAGTTTTCTATCCAATTTCCATTATGCCCCTTTTAAATATAATAATATAATATTTAGAAGTTCAGAGCAATTTTTTATGTGGAATAAGGCGAAATTCTTTAATGATGAGTATACCGCAAGTCAAATTTTAAAGGCGACATCACCGAAGGAAGCAAAACGTTTAGGGCGATTAGTCAGAAATTTTGATGAATCTAAATGGACATCTGAATCAATTAAGGTAATGTCATTAGCCATCAAATTGAAGTTTGACACGAATGATGAACTTAGAGAAAGATTACTTTCTTTTGGCGATAAAACCTTTGTTGAAGGTTCTCCTTTTGATAAGAAATGGGGAATAGGAATAAAATTCGATGACCCATCCGCAAAGGATTCTTCCAATTGGAAAGGTGAAAACCTATTAGGAAAAATTATTACAGAATATAGAAATAGTTTAACGAAAACAAAATAATTATGTCAAAGATTTTTACAATGTCCGCAGAGGGCAAGAGTGAGTATTGCTGCAATGTCGTTAAGATTGGAGAAATCAAGCCAATTGATGGTTCTGATTTCCTTGGCGAGACTATGGTAAACGGTCAGTCAGTCGTGGTGAGGAAGGATCAGGTACACGAGGGCGATGTATATTTTTATGCAGCGAATGAATGTCAGCTTAATGAGAAATTCCTTTCAGTAAACAATTTATTCGATATCAGTAGTCTTGAACTCAATGCCAATGCTGAGGAGGTTAAGGAATTGCTCGTAAAATCAGATTCTACTGAGGATAAGAATGAACGAGACAAGTATCGTGATGAGGCAAAGCGTAAGGTAGGCTTTTTCAATAAGTACGGTCGTGTACGTATGATACGTCTCCGTAAGGTACCTTCTTATGGTTTCCTGTTCGGTCTTGATGAAATGGTAAAGTATTGTCCAAAGGCAAAAGATGTCAACTTGGAGGAATATATCAATAAGGATTTTGATACTGTAGACGGTGAGTTGTTCGTAAAGGCATATGTACCATATGTACCTGAGAGAACACATACGAACGGCAATAAGAGAAACCGAAAGGCACAGAAGAAGATAAATCGTTTCGACCGTATGATACCAGGTGAATTTGTGCTGCATTATGATACAAATCCATTGGGCAAAAATATGTGGAGAATTAATCCTGATGATAAAGTAACCATAAGCTGCAAGCTCCACGGTACTTCAGGAATTTTTGCTAATGTAAAAATACACGCCCCAATCAAGTTGCCTATAATTAAAAGAGTATGGAATCTTTTTGTCGATGCTACAGGGCTTTTCAAAAAGCATCGCATTATTGATTATACTACTGAATATGGTAATGTATACTCATCCCGTACGGTTATCAAGAACCAATACATTAATAAGAATGTAAATGGTGGTTTTTACAGTACTGACGTATGGTATGATTATAATGAACTCCTCAAGGATAAAATTGACAAGGGAATGACAGTATATGGCGAAATCATAGGTTATATCAGTGGTTCTCAGACAATGATACAGAAAAAGTATGATTATGGCTGCGAGGTAGGTACTAATAAATTTATGCCTTACCGTATCACCACTGAGTATGAAGATGGTAAAAAGTATGAATGGGATGTCAGCGAGGTAAAGGAATGGACTGAACAGCTTATCAAGAAGTATCCAGATATTAAGGAACGTATCGAGGTTATCGATATTCTTTATCACGGTACTTTGAAGGATCTGTACCCTCAGTTTGATGTTACTGAACATTGGCATGAGAATGTCCTTGAAGCATTGAAAAATGATAAGGAGCATTTTGGAATGGAACTTGATGAACCACTTTGTAAGGCATATAAAGTACCTCGCGAAGGCATCGTTATAAGGATCGATGGCGACCCTGTCGCTGAAGCTTTCAAATTAAAAACGGATGTATTCGGTCTCCGAGAACGAAAAGAAATCGATGACGGAAATGTCGATATGGAAATGCAGGATACATATTGCGAGAAATAATTTATATAATTGGTAATATTGAATAATATGGTGCCTATCCAAGGTGCCATATTATTTTTAATACGATGAAACATTTATCGATTCCCGATGACGAATACCAGTCATATTTAAATGGTGAGATTAAATTAAATAAATTAGCCGAGAAGTACTCGGTATGCCCCAAAACAATAATTAACAAATTAAATAAGGAGGGTAAAGTATCTAGACTTAAATACCGACAAGAAGTACAAAAAGACGATTTCTTTGATTATATCGATACTGAGGAGAAGGCATATATTTTGGGCTTTTATATCGGTGATGGTTGCATTTTACAAGGTGAAAACGATAGTAAGATGTTAGTTATTAGGATACAAAAAAATGATGAAGAATTATTACATAAGATAAAGGAAATAATATCTCCTCGTTTAAACATAACATATGTTAAGGAAAGGATCAATAGATTTGGCTATGAATCTAAATCTATGTGTGTTTTAAAAATTAGTTCTAGACAAATTGCAGAAACTTTAGAAAAAAGAGGCCTAGGTTTCCGTAAAACCTATAGACAAAAAAGTATCGTTAATTATGTCCCTGACAATCTAATGGTACATTTTATTAGGGGTTATTTTGATGCCGACGGTTGCGTTAGTCATACTAATGGCAAGCGTATACAAAATGGAAGAGAATATACGTATAATAATTATATATGGAATATTATATCAAAAGATATAGTGATCTTAAAGGAAATCAATAATTTTCTCACCAAAAATGATTTCCATCTTAATATCTATAATGATGCTAAAGGTTGCTTTTTAATTAGTTTAACGAACAAGAAAGAATTTAATGATTTCTATCATTTTTTATATGATAAGTCGTCAATATATCTTTCTCGTAAAAAAGAAAAATTTGAAGAGATATTATATTTTTTAAATAACTTTGATAATATTAAATAATTAACCCATATTAACGGAAATTCTTTGGAGTTTCCGTTTTTTATTTGTATCTTTGCACTTGTAATCAAAAAATTAAATAATGGCAAGTAGTTTATTTCTTTTATTGTTCATACTCTTCATTGCGTTTATCCTTATCCTTGATATGAAAGTCATTGATAAGGATGCGCATGAAGTTAGTATCAAAGAAGCTAGCATATGGACGTTCGTATGGATAGGTCTGTCTTTATTATTTGCAATCTTTTTATTCTATCAAGGTGATTTAGTCCACAATATTCAGAATATCGGGGATTTGCAGAGGATAGTGAATGAATATGCCCCATCTTTACAAATAAACACTGATGATTATACTGGTAGTCTTCAAACCTATCGTGAATATATGACTATCAGTTACATATCAGGTTACTTAATCGAGAAAACCCTTTCAGTCGATAATCTGTTCGTAATGATGATGATATTCACTTCATTCGGCGTTTCAAAGAAAGAATATCAACATGTCCTTAATTGGGGAATCCTTGGAGCAATTGTCTTGAGGTTTATATTCATTTTTGCGGGTGCTGCGATTATATCGACCTTCGAATGGATATTAGTCATCTTCGGTTTCATATTACTTTATAATGGATGGAAGATGCTGTTCGGTAAAGAAAACAACGAACATATTGAAGTGTCAAATAATCCGTTTGTAAAGTTTTTGTCAAAACATTTTAATGTTTATCCATCATTCGTAGGTGATAATTTCTTTACAAGATGCAGTAAGGGAGAGAATGGCGAATTAACGATTTCTGATAAGGGAAAATGGTTTATAACACCATTATTATTGACCGTCGTAGTAATTGAAACAAGTGATTTGGTATTCGCTTTCGATAGTATTCCTGCGATATTTTCGGTATCAAGAGACCCATATGTCGTATTCTTCTCTAACATATTCGCAATATTAGGTTTAAGGTCGATGTTCTTCCTACTTAGTGCCATTGTCGATAAATTCAGATTCTTAAAAACAGGAGTGGCGATATTATTGCTGTTTATAGGCTTTAAATTACTGTTATCAGAATGGTTTGAAATGGATGCTGTTATCTCATTAATATTCATAATGGTGATATTGTTCGGAAGTATTCTATTATCGATCATTATACCAGCTGATAAAGATAATAAGATAAAAGCTATTAATTAACTTATATTAACGGAAATTCTTTGGAGTTTCCGTTTTTTATTTGTAATTTTGCAAACGATAATAATAATTTATATATCTTAATTTAAAATGAATAAGAATAATACTATTAAGGTAAAATCCATTACGGATGTAATTACCAACAAACAGTTCGACAGAAGTATTCACCTTTTATAATGACGGTGGTATAAAGACTATTAAGGATACTGTCAATGCAATCTTGGCAATTAATTCTGACAATAAGTATAACTTTGACGATTTGTTCGAAATCAAATATGCTTTTGAACTCGATCTTATTGATGACGATTGGTATGATGACAAACTGTGCCTTTATCTTACAGAAGATGAAAACAATAAACTTGTTAAGTATAAGACTTCATCAGAATATCAAGATAGAAGGTATGACAAATATTTACCTTTCCTTAATAAGGAGGTATCATATGAGTCACAGAAAAAGATTGCATTTGCATACGAGGACGAGGATTATGAAAAACAAGGAACAGTCGTATGCGGTGTAGATATCACTGCCAAGAAGGACAGTGGCATTAAGCAAGAGATAATAGACAACGCTGTTAAATGTCTGAATTACATCAGTTCTGACAGTATTTGGGAACAGGAAGCAAGATACGACGGATAATATGAGACTGTTAGTTGACATTAACGTAAAAAGCATCTCAAATGCAATTACGAATAGTTCTTCAGAGGTTTTCTTGGTTAAATCCAAGAGACCTGCTGAGGAAATTAAAGAACTCATTCTCGCCTATTCAGAAATGGCATATAATGCTGATGGAATAATCGATACACATCTTTTATCGCCCAAGATAAAGCGAATCGTTGATGAGGATAAGATGGAATTATCGAATACAGAGAATGAAAGATGTAGTGGAATGGGTGGGGATATCGAAGTATATGATTTTTCTGACGCAAGTTATGAATACAAGGAATTTTATCATAAGGATATTTTAGAAACTCTAAAAGAAAGAGGATTAACAGAGGATGAGTTAAATCATTATGTGTTGGTCGACATTGATTGGTCGAGGAAAAAGACTATTGAATTCCTTTTTTCTAACTTTGAATGCTTTAATTGTGAAATCATTGACGATGATAAACTTTATTCAATATATGAGATTATTTCATATGGTAATTTAAAACACGCTTGGTAAAATGAAGATTATTTTAGGCAAGATTAAAAGCATTTCAGATGTTATCACTAATAGTTCATCTGAGGTCTTCGTAATGTGTAAGACAGATGCCGAATATTACGATAAATTGAAAGGGACTAATGGCTGTGTGGATATACACGAGATCACATGGGATTGGTTGAAAGAAGAAGGCAGTGACGAATGGAAAATGGTATGTACTACCTGTAATATTGATGATGACATATTTAAAGATTATGTCCTCAATGCAGGGAAAACCGAAAACCATTAGAACGTAAAGAAATAGAAGTTACGTTATATTGTAAATACTGTAAAAAGCCTATCGGTAAGGAAGTAAGATTAATGACTATATTATCTTCAACCGAAGATTATACATTTGTATGTGATGAATGTAAGCAAGCGCATAGGGAAGAAACTGCTGAACGTATGAGGCAGCATAACCCGATGTTTGATAAGAATGTCAGTAAAAAAGTCGCTAAAACGTTAAAACAACGTTATAAAGATGGTACCATTCCTAAACATTTCGGTAAGGATAATTGGAATTGGAAAGGTAATCGTAACTTTAATAAAGCTGTTCGTATTAATTTACGTAAATGGGTTAAGGAAATGTTTATAAAGAATAATTTCACTTGTCAAATATGTGGTAAAAATAAAGGAGAATTACATGTACATCACATCGAACCTTTAAGGGATATCATTAGTAATTTTATGGAAAAAGAAAATTATACCATCGAATATATTAATGATATCGAAGGAACCGACGAATACCAAGAATTTATTAATAAGATAGTTAAATATCATTATGACAATGATAATATAGGAATTGTTCTCTGTCCTGAATGTCATGCCAAAATGGATCGACAATACCGACTGAGAAAAAAATAATATTAATTATGAAAATTAAATCGATAAAAAGAGTACCGTTTGAAGGAAATGTATATAACATAGGTGTCGCAAATAATAACAATTATTTCGCTAACAAATGTCTCGTACATAATTGCTACGTCTCAGCTAAGAAAGATGGCGAGGCATATAAGAATCCATCTGAGACTTGGAAGAAGTGGATGGCTACTTATAAAGAGACTTTAACCAAAGATGGTATCTTGCTGACTGAGAGACCTTTACAGATAGCAATCGGTTCTGAGGGAGAACCATGTGCGACTCCTTATCTCTGTGATTTTCTTAAAACAGTATACGAGACAAACGTTGTACCTAACTATACGACCAATGGTATCGTTCTATCTCATTGGAATAAGCCTGAGAGTAAGTACTATGCGAAGGCAAATGAGATTCTTGATGCTACCAAGAAATATGTAGGCGGTGTCGCAGTAAGCTATGGTAACAAGTCTCTCCGCAAATATGCCGACAATGCAATTGATGGATTGCTTGCAAAGGGCGATTGTCACGTAATGATTCATCATATCATTTCGGATAATAAGAGTGTCGATGAATTCGTAGAGTGTTGGAAGAAATATGGCGATAAGATTAGAAATCACGTACTTCTCCCATTAATGGCAAGTGGTAGAAGCAAGAAGGGTATTGAAGATGGCACATTTGAATATCTTGAGGATACTATCGAAGCCCTAGGAATTAAGAATGTTGCCTTTGGTGCGCATTTTATTAAGTCTCTTGAAAAGTCACATAAGATAAAAACTTGGATTTATCCTGCCGAGACATATTCAAAGAATGTTCTTCTTAAGGAGAATGAAGTCGTTATTACTTCAAGTTCATTTAATCTTACCCCAGTAAAAGTAATTAAGTTATAATGAAACAGAAAACTAAATGTGAGGAAGAAACACCACTTAGTAGTGAAGCCCTCAACGAAATCGTAAAACGTAAGTACATGGAATACCTGAAGGCGAGTGATGCATATAATAAATCACTTAGTTCTAAGTTTGAATATTTAAAGGATAAATTCATCCGTTATGAACGTTTCGGTGTTGAGGGATACATTCACGTGAGAAAAGTATTCGTCAGTAAAGATACTGATGGTAAATGGGGACTATTCTTGCAAGGATTAGGATTTAACGGAAGTATATCGGAATATCAAGACGATTGTGAATTTCGTTGGAGTTGGTGGACAGAGGTCAAATTCCCTAAACGGATATATGATGACGATGACATGTTAAAAGGCTGTATCGTAATAATTGAAGAGAATGAATTTCGTAATGCGTTTAAAGAATTTATTACCGAGGTAAGTAAGGCTGCTGAGGATATTCTCAACAATAAATTAGATTCTCCTGATGATTAACTTTTATTAACGTAAATAATTTGGTAGTCTCAAATTTTCTTCGTACCTTTGCATCGTCAAATTAAAACAAAACATATTAAATATTAACAATTATGGCAAATAGATTTTTAAAGACACTTGCATCAGCATTCGTTGTTGAGAATGAAAACAATGATACGGTAGATGCACAGTCGACACAAGGGGGACAGGCAGCAGTACCATCGTCACCAAATCCACAACCGATGAATAATACTACGGTTACTCAGCAGCAGCCTACAACAGTTACCGATGGTCAGTCGAATGCCCCTCAGTTGAACACTCAGCTTCTTGATAAGCTTTGTGAACGTTTGGAAGCAGAGAATCTTCCAGGCCCTGATTATATGGAGTTGAAGACTTCAGTAATGGATCCTAATATGATGAAAATCATTCCTGACGAGAGACAGCGTTTGATGGCATCATATTGTTCGTTGAAGGTTAATTCAAAGGATTTGACGAAACAGAGAATCCTTGATAGCATTGACCATTATATTTCTATTTTGAATAAATGGCAAGAGGAGGCAATCGCAGGACTTAATGCTGAACGTAATAAGGTAAGTGACAAGAAGCAAGAGATGGATAAGCTTCGTGAACAAATGGCAGCTATTCAGAATAAAATTGATGAACTGAATAAGGATGTCTTGGCAACCGAGTCAAAGTGCAATCAGAATGAGGCTGATATGAAGACTTCTGTTGGTTTCTTGGTAAATAAACTTACTGAGGATAAGAATAAGATTTCAACAATATTAACAGATTAAAATATAGAGGACAGAAATTTATGAATGATTTAGTTCCATACAGTAATGGAGAGACAAAGGTACCATTCTTCAAGAAACCAGGCAGTGTAACGGGTACAATTCTTCTATGCCTTGGAGGTATCTTTGCTTTAATTAACCTTAATCCAATTCTTGCCTTCCTTAACTCATTGTTGGCAAATACGATTACCTTTGTCGGTCTCTGTATTGCACTTGCAGCGATTGCATATTGTATCCTTGACCCGAAGGTTCGTAAGATTGTAAGTGAGTTGTATTTTATGCTTGTAAGAAAGATTATGGGTATCGTCGTGGATATGGATCCAATCTCAATCGTACAACACCACATTGTTCAGATGAAGGAGAAGATCGGGGAGATTACAAGGAATATGGGTTCGTTGAATGGTCTTATCAAGGAATCTGAGAAACGTCTCAGTGACAAGAAGGCTAAGTTCGACAATGATATGGCTGCGTATAAGAAATGTACAGAAAAGGGCAGATTACAGGAAGCTAAGGTATATGAACATTCCGTCGTTCGTCTTGAAGGTATCATTAAACGACAGGAAAAACGTCTTAACGATGCAAAGAAATGGTATAAGATTCTTAAAGACTTGCAATATGCTGCCAACTTAACCGTTAAGGATACTGAGAATGAGGTTGAGGAGCGTGTCGAGGAATGGGAGATGATCAAGAAGCAGCACAAGGTATTTACCAGTGTAATGGGTATCTTGCAGCAGAGTGACCAGCTCAATACATTTACGATGGCAATGGATAGAATGAGTTTCGACATTACTCAGAAATTGGGCGAGATGGAGGATATTATCAATGAGACTGGTAGTATTATGACTAAGATTAACCTCGATAATGAGATTACATCTGAAAAGGCATCAGCTCTTCTTGATAAGTATGATAAATACGGTATTGAGGGTATCTTGTCTGGTTTCAACAACAAGGCATTGGAAGGAAAGAACAATTCAATCAGTAGTACAGGTCTTTTTGACCCAAGAGAAAAGGAATACATTCCTGCTCAGAACGGTAGTTCGGCTATTGCAAATAATAATACTAAGGAAAATGATTGGTTCAATTAAGTTTCTTTAACGTGAAAAATTTGGTAGGGAGAAAAAAATTCCCTACCTTTGCAAACAGAAATTTAATTGAAACGAATTAAGTAAGTAACTAAACAAAAGAAATTAAAATTAAAAAAAAACATGGCAAATGTAATGGTTAGACCTTGGGTCAAGTATGTAGGTGTTCTGATTATTGTAGCAGCAGCTATTTTCGGAATTTCGAAATTCGCAGGTGTAGGTGGTGATGACACTTCATCTAAGAGTAGTAAGAGTGGCGGTCTTGCAAGCTTCTTTGGAGGCGGTGATAAGGATGTCATCACAGTTGGTACAAACACATATGCAGGTTTTATGCCTTTTATGTATCTCAATGGTGGTCTCGACCCTAATGAGAACAGCGTTATCTATAAGGAGTTTGGTATTAAGCTCAAGATTGTAGTGCAGGATGACTTCCAAGCAGGACGTGCGGCATTCAAGAATGGTGATATCGATGTTATGTATTGTACTGCTGATGCCCTTCCTGTCGAGATGAGTGAGGGTTCTGAAATGACAGATGCAAGACTGTTTAATATTTCCAACTGGTCACGTGGAGCTGATGCGATTGTAGTAAATAAGAATATCCATAATGTAGGTGATTTGATTGGTAAGGTTGTCGCTTGTTCAGAGGGTACTGCTTCGCATACACTTTTGCTTAACACATTGGAGACCAATGGTATCGGTTATGACAAGGTTAATATGAAGAGTGGCGTAATGTCTGACAAGGTTAATATTAAGGTAGTTGGCAGTGGTTTGGATGCAGCTTCTATTTTCAAGGCAGGTCAGTGTGATGCCGCAGTGGTATTCTCACCTGATGACCAAGATATTGTTTCAACAATGGCCGGTTCAAAGGTACTTGTATCAACCAAACAGGCTTCAAGCATTATCTGTGACTGTCTTATCGCAAAGCAGTCATATCTGGACGGCAACAAGGAAAAGGTACAGAAGTTGATTTCTGCTCTCTTGTATGCTAACTCTCTGATGAATACTGATGAGAATGCGGTTAAGCAGGCTGCAAAGGCATTCGCAAAGTCTTACGGTACTGATGAGGCATTCGCAATCGAGGGTAGTAAGAATATCCATTATGTAACACTTGGTGATGAGGCTAATTTCTTCGGTCTTAATAGTTCTTATACAGGTATCAAGGGTGATGAGCTTTATTCAAAGATGGCACGTACATATGAGGGTCTTGGTCTCTGCAAGAAGCCATTGGCTTGGAGAAAGGTATCAGATTCAAGTATTATCGAGGCACTTATGAGTGACCCAAGTTCAGTTAAGGGTAAGCAGGATGCTGAGGCAGGTAAGACTTTTACTGCTCCAACAAAGGAGATTGAGAATAAGGAAGTTATTTCAGACAAGAAGTTGACTATCGAATATGGAGTCAATAGTGACATCCTTGATAATGATGCCAAGTCTCTTATCGATAGAGAGTTTGTTACTATTGCAAAGCAGTTCTCAGGCTCACGTGTTAAGATTGTAGGTAATACTGATAATACAGGTAATGCAGCATACAATGTTGATTTGTCACAGCGCAGAGCACGTTCTGTAGCTAACTACCTTATCAAGGAGTATGGCTTCGACAAGAATCGCTTCATTATTATTGGAAACGGCCCAAAGAAGGCAATTGCTGATGGTATTGTAGGTGACAATCAGAAGTATCGTACAACTGACTTCCAGTTGGTAAGCGAGTAATTGATAATTTAATATGTTTTAAATGACAGAGTAATAATAAATTAATTTTTATTTTCTCTGTCATTTTTTAATAAACTGAAATATTATGAATTTCATTAAACAACTTTTCAAGTTTGGTGGTGAGAGTGACTTCGGCAAAGTAAGAAATACTCTCGTAACACTCATAGGTTTTGCGATTATCATTATGCTTTGGCATTTCGTCGCAGCATATGAATTAATTCCGACAAAGGTATTACCTGACCCATTCAAAGTAATAGGTTCAGTAGGAAGTCTCATTACTGATTATCATTTATTCGGTAATATTTGGTTTACCGTAAGTCTTAACCTTATGTGTTATGTATATGCAATATTACTCTCATTACCAATAGGTTTCTTCCTTGCATTATATCCTGTCAATAATATCCTTTTCGGTAAGTCAATAAGTAGTGTGAGGTATCTACCATTGCCCGCCCTTACAGGCCTATTTATCGCCATCCTTGGTCTTACATTCAGTATGAAAATTTGGTTTCTGACAGTGTGTATTATGATTTATATCATTCCTACTGTGGTGAATAAAATCAATGACTTACAGAATCCAAGCAACGTAAAGGATAATGTCTATTTGCAGACTATCAAGACTTTGGGCGCAACTAATTGGCAGAAGTTCAGATATGTATACTTCCCATATGTGACAAGTGGAATCATGAATGATATTGTATCATTGTCTGCCATCAGTTATAGTTATGTTGTTATTTGCGAAATGATATACAAGGACGGTAATATTAGCGGTATCGGTGCGTTGATTAATACGATGATTCGTCAATCATATATGGCAGAGGCATTTGCTCTCTTGTTTATTATCATCATCATTGGTACGATACAGGATATCGTATTCAAAGCTATCGGTAAGAAATTGTTCCCATTCAAGTATAATAGTTAATTAAAAAGTTATGAGTTTTAAATCATTGTTTACTGCACCAGTACCGCAGTCTAAAGATAATACCAATGTTGTTACTACGGCTGAAACCGTGGAGCAACCAAAAGAGAATGTAAATACTACGGTTAATACATCAAGTCCGACACCGTCAGAGGAAGTACAGAATAAAGAAGTGATATCTGCAAGTAAGCCTGTCGTAAGAACACAGGACGGCATTTATCAGTGTGAAGAAACCGATATTTTCAATCTGATTAATATTAGTCAGACTTTCGGAGACTATAAGCTGTTTGAGAATTTCAACCTTAATATCAAGGATTTCACCAATAAGGGTCAGTTCATTTCTATAATGGGTGCATCAGGCTGTGGTAAGAGTACCCTGCTTAAATATCTTGCGGGTCTCAATAAACCTGCTAAGGGTGACATTCTTTTCTATGGTAAACCTCTTAAAGAGACTGATAATATCCCTATGATTTTCCAACAGTATTCATCATTCGATTGGATGACCGTATTGGAAAACGTTGCCTTACCTATGAAGATGAAGGGTGTCCCTAAGAAGGAACGTGAGGAAAAGGCAATGAAACTTATTGAACTGGTAGGTCTCAAGGGACACGAGAATAAGTGGGCAAAGATGCCTCCATTGTCAGGTGGTCAGTTGCAGCGTGTAGCCTTAGCTCGTTGTCTTGCAACAAATTCGAATATCATTCTTTTGGATGAATATAGTAGTGGTCTTGATATTCTTTCTAAGCATTCAATGCAGGATACTCTCTTGGATGTATATTATAGTTCTGAACTTGATCCGACATTCATTAATGTAGGACACGATATCAGCGAGTGTGTATACCTGTCGAATCGTATTTATATCCTGACAGCGAATCCTTGTAAGGTACACAATGTCATTGATATTGATTTCAGCGAGTATGGTGATAGACGTAATAGCGATATCCGTTCAACTGATAAATTCGGTCAGTATGTTAGTCAGATCGAAAATATTATGAACGAAATTAATAATAATAAAAAATAAGGGTAGTATGAAAAAGTATCCATCGGTATGGATCACACATAAATTAGTATACGACGGACGTAAGTTGGAGAAGAAGTTTGATATTAGTGTTAAACTATCCGCAATGTTTCCTGCCACACATTATACTAAGGACACCGAAGATGAGGCAATAAAATTCTGTATTGAACGTTTCGGTAAGTATGATTCATTAAGAAAAGACATTTAAGGAAAATTAACCGAGAAATAGCAAATTCTCGGTTAATTTTTAGTATATTTGCAGCGGTTATTCAAATAAGTCTATAATATATGGAGATTAAATATATAAAAGGCGATGCAACTTCACCTATTATCGTCGAAGGTAAGAAATCTGTGATTGTTCATTGCGTAAATACCTTGGGGGCGTGGGGAAAAGGTTTTGTAGTTCCATTAGGACAGAAATATCCTCAGTCAAGAAAGATATATAATCATTTTATACAGCTACATAAAGAAGGTTATTATACAAGCCTATTAGGACTTATATGTATCGCCCCGAACGTGAGTAAGGATATCGATGTCGTCAATCTGTTCGGACAGGAAAGAATCTATCCTATAATGAAGGATGGCGAAATAATTATTCCCCTTGATTATGTAGCGTTACGTAAGGGTTTTGAGACAATTGTCGATAGTTATGCATCAGAATATTCATATAAACCAGTACCAATAACTGTTCATATGCCAAGAATCGGTTGCGGACTTGCAGGCGGTGATTGGAATAAAGTTGAAAAAATTATCAACGAGACTCTTATTGATAAAGGTATCGAGGTTTATGTTTATGATTTAAAATAGATTAATTTAAAATTATGGATACAAATATTAAGAAATGTTTTATCAGTATTCCTGTCACAGGACACGAGGATACATATGTGGATGATTGCATTAAAGTTAAAGACCAATTAGTCGAACGTTATCCTAATGTCGATTTCATTACCCCTATTGATGTAACGATGGAATTAGATAGACCTACATCATTTTATATGGGAAAGGATATCGAGCAATTGTTAGATTGTGATGCCATTGTATCTGTCCACGGATGGGAGGCAAGTAAGGGTTGCAAGGTCGAGAGGTATACTGCCGAGGTATACGGTTTGACACGTTACTTTATTGATGAATTATTGACACCATAAGTAACAAAGATGTTTGACCTTATCCCAGTTAAAGTAAGACACCTCATAATAGGAATAATATTGACAGTACTATTAGTTGCCTTGCAAATCATAGGATTTATAGAATTTAGCTGGTGGCTGTTGTTTATTCCTCTTATTACACCTTTCTTGGTGATTATCTCGTTAATCATAATTGCACTTTTTATCATTTACAGAAATACTAATCCACATTAATTATGTATCATTTTATTAAAATTAAACGGTTTGGAACTATCAGTTGTTGGTATTTCGTGCCTAAAACAGAGGAAGAGATTCTTGAACATTGGGATAAATATGTATCACCGATAATAAAGGACGGAATACGTGATACTTTCGATACTCATTTCAAAAAGTTAATGAAACACCCTAGCAATCAATATGCCGTATGCCTTGAATTATTGGCAAAGGCACATAATCAGGGCAAAGTCAATATGGGTATTTTTGAGGAAGGTAGAAATGAAATGGTAAAAGTGATCGAACAACGTATCAGTTGCTTTAGAAAGCACCATAAGACCCTTCTTACTTGTAGTATGTTGGAATCGTTCAAAATGGATGATGATGTCATCGTTGAAGAAAAAGATATGGAGACATTGACTTTCCCAGATGAAGCCGAATATAATATCGACGATGTACGATTTTTGCAGTGGCCTGGTGGAACGCATTGGTATGCAAAAATAGGTAAACTCGATATCTGCGATGATATGGGACAATACAAATGGAATTGTAAAGGTGATGCCATCGAAGCAGCCAAGTGGTGGATTAAAAATAATTGATTCTTATAATGATCGACAATACAAAGGAATATATCGTTTGTGCTGCTTATCGTCAAAGCAGAAACACGTCTAATAGACGAAAAGTGATAAATGATATCGGTAAAGACCCTAAATCCATATATTATGCCCCTCACAATGAGGTCTTTGACTTACGTCTTGGCTATCGTCATCCTGATATCATATATCAATATGGTGATGAAATAGACCAAAGTGACGGAGGTGGCTTTATGACATCAAAGGGACGTTATGTAGACAGAACCGAGGCAATGAAGATTGCCTATGAATGCGGTCAAGTAACGAAAGAAACTGCCGTACGTGATGATGGTAATGGGCAATACGGTTCTTTATTTTCAGAAGATATATATTAATATTAATTATTATGAAGAAATTTTCAGAATTACAAGTAAATGATTATATATTCGAATGTTGTGATGACTTTCCGAGAATGACTGTCGCATATAGGATAACTTCGATCAATAAAGGCAGTACTCAGACAATTTTATTAATGAAAGAATTTGGAAAGCCCGAATGCATAAGGCATTTATACATTTCTAATAATAAACTTGACCAATGCAAGCATATTACGAGTGGCTTTTGTAATCACAATTATCGGTTTCAAACAGAATGGATTATACCGGACAATGGTGTGTATGGTCGTTATATCGACAAGGCTTCAAGTAATATTTTTCAAAGAGAGTACCAGGTAGTCCAGGAAAAGGTCTTTGAAATAGCGTCGTATAATTTTGGTCAAGATAAAAGTCTGTTTAAGACCGAAAAGCTTCTTATACAAAGATTGCCCGACAGCGAGTATTTTATTATAGGAAAGAACGATCTCGATAGGTTTTTTAAAAGAATATATTGATGATGAACAATGACAAGAAAAGGATAATTAATCCACCAAGAGATTTATGACCGAATAATTCTGTTCGTCGAGAACATCTTGATATATGGAAAGTCGATTTGCCATCATATCTGATTAATGAATCACGTAATGTGGTTTTACTCCAAAGGATCGTTGATAAGATAGAGCATAAGTTTGAACATTGCGAACGTTTCCTTTCAGATAATCAAGATAATATCAAGTTATCTTATTATACTGAAGGTTATTATAACGGTCGTGCAAGGGCACTTGAAGATGTAATAGACCTTATATCTGATACGATCGAAAAAGCATATAATGAACAATATAAATAATTATTAAAATAATATCGAATATGGGATGTGATATACATTTGATAGTAGAATATCGAAGACGAAAAGAGAGAACTGTAACAAAGGAACGACTTACTAAGAAGAATCCAGACGGTACACCGGCAACATACACCTATACCTTGGATTCAAAGTGGAGAACCGGCGATACCGTTAAAAAGGGATGGAGTGAGAGAGTATACGGAATGTTCGCATTATTGAATAATGTGAGAAATTATTGGGAGGATAAATTTAAACCTCTTCCTGACCGAGGTTTACCTGAGGATGCGTGTGATGACACCTTGAGAACATACTGTTACAAAGTAATTCCTGATGATCAATATTCGGAAAAGGTAGATTATTATGACGATTCCGATAATTATTGCCGTAAGAGTGATGCCGATAAATGGGTCGAAAAAGGATATTCAAAACGTTATATCATTAATGATGAAGAGTGGGTAAGTGGTCCTGATTGGCATAGTCCTAATTGGTGTACTTTACAGGAATTGGAAGATTGCTATAAACAGGTATTTAAGGATAGTTGGGAAGGTTATTATATTGAATGGGCAGCGTTAATCGGGGCAATGAAAGGCTATGAGGCGAGTGGCGAATTTGAAACCCGTGCCGTTTATTGGTTCGATAATTAAGTTATTCTAATAATACAACATTATAAGAGATACAATAGTCGGTTATTTCGATGATGAATTGATTAAAGATTTACCATTCGAGAAAACGCCCGAGGAAACAATGACACCCGAGGAATATTATGAGAATTTCAAAGGAAAATTCGTCTCATACAAGGGTAAGATGGACGGCAAAGTCGCTGGCTATGTTGAACATTACCTTATTATAGGATTTGACGACGAACGTGGTTGTATTAAGTCATTCAGTCCTCAGGTGACATATGATAAGGATTACAAGTCATATCGTTTTTCGAAGATGAAAAACATTACGCCATTTTGATTAAAAATAAAGGAGGTTAAGTTTTTTTAACTTCCTTTATTTTGTTATTAATAAAAAAAGTTGTATCTTTGCATCGTAAATATTAAATGAACGTAATTATGGAATTTTTCGATACTATAAAAGATAAGGTGATTTCATTTCGCAAAGGAGTGAGAAACTTATGCTATTTCTTTAATGTTATATGGAATTATCGTGACTTCGACTACAGTTATATGCTTGGTGTCGAGGAACGTATAATGGAAAGTATGAAGAAATATTTTGAAGAATGCCATATTGCTGAAGGTGATCCTGAGACTGCAAGAGACTTGGGACTGTGTCTCAAGATTCTCAAAGAAATGGAGAATTGTACCGATTATTGGTACGCTGAGGAGAGAGAGGGGCATTCACCGATAAAAAAGATAAATATGAACAACGCTCCATCCTTTCATAAAAGGATGATGGCAGGAAAAGGAAAGAATAATAGATTAATTCAATATGATTGGTATGAAGCCAAATGTTGGAGATTATATAATCTAATTAGGATGAATAAGATGCAAACATGGTGGAACTAAAATCAATTAAGTTATATGGAATTTAAGACTTTGAAGGATAGAATGCTTTACTATCGCAGCCTTACGGATTATAAGGTAATGCCTAACTGTTATACCTTGGTAATGCTTGACGGTAGGTCTTTCTCCAAGATGGTTAAGAATAAATTTGAGTTACCTTTTGATGATAATTTCATCGATATGATGAATGAGACAGCGAAATACATATGCAAGAAAATTCAAGGGGCATTATTCGCTTATGTACAGTCAGATGAAATTAGTATTTTACTTTCAGATAAAGGTGATACATTCTTTGGAGGCAGATTAAATAAGATGCAGTCAATCATTGCGAGTATGGCAGCGAGTAAGTTCAATCAACTGATGATGCTATACAATTTGAAAAATGGCATTGAACCGAATGACCCGATGAAAATCGTAGAAAACACCAAATTGGTAGATTTCGACTGTAAAGTATGGAATGTACCTACTTTCAATGATGCAATTGCTTGGTTTATATATCGTCAGATTGATTGTATCCGTAATTCCAAGCAGCAAGCAGCACAGACTTATCTGTCTTTTGAACAGTTACTTAATCAGGACACGGATAAACAAATTACGTTGTTAAAGGTTAATAAGGGTATTGATTGGGAGACAGAATATGATGATGGAAAGAAATTCGGTCGTTTTATCTACAAGGAAATTACCCCAATGAGGGTGTATGTCGAAAAACTCGATAAGGAAATAAAATGTAATCGGAGTTTTTGGTCGACACATTTCGCATTTGAGTTAACCGATAATGGCAAAAAAGATGAGTTCATAAAGTTAATCAAGAGTCTTAAAGAATTGAGAGTAAAAGAAAATTAATTTATATTTAAAACGTTTTAAAATAAATTCGAAATGAGAAAAATTATTGTAAGTGGTTTTCTCGGCCAAGATGCAACGAAGCAGATTTCAAAGCAGAATCGAGAATATGTGACTTTCAACATTGCAAACAATGAGTATAATGATGAAAAGGGGGCAGATGGCAGACCTATCACCCGTTGGTTCAGAGTTACTTGTCTTAATCCAAACCAATTGTCATTCGCATCGAATCTTAAGAAAGGTTCTAATGTAATTGTCACAGGCTCTCTTAGAGACAGTGTATATCAGAGTCATCAGGGAACATGGAATATTAGCCGTGACATTATGGCAGATAGCATTGAGTTCAATAGTAGCCGTCAGAATGATGGTCAATCAAATGGGCAGCAGAATCCTACGGTTGGCACACAGCGTAATACTGTACCACAAGGAGCTGCGACACCAACAATGCCGACAGTCTCATCTATGCCAACGACAGCACCTATCCCACAAGCACCATCGGCACCTGCCGTTAAGAATGGAAATATCCCTGTACCTCCTTCTAATGTGTCGTCAGAGGATGCCATCGATGATCTTCCATTCTAATTTATATAATATAAAAGACGGAAATTCTATTAACGAGGATTTCCGTCCTTTTATTTAAATCATAAAATAAGATGAGTAACGAGTTAAAAAGACAAATTCAAACCTTTGATGATAAATATGATAGACACAAGGCAAAGGATAATTTGATTAACGTATTGTTGATAATCTTAGGCATTGCTATGTTAGGAATGCTTATCTTCACCTGGTAATTAATAAATTTTAAAACATAAAGAATGTTTACAAAAGAAGAAAGAAGTGGTTTTAAGTAAAGGAGGCTTCTCCATTAACTGCCCGTGAAGAAATGGAACGAAAAATAAAATGGAATCCTGATATAAAGGATATCTTATATATTAATATGTTACCGATATTAAACCGATTAGGACTATGAAAAAGAGGGAAGATATAATCAGAGATGTCATTATAGGTATTATTGCAGGTACCATTATCGCTTTATTGACTTGTTGTGCTGATAAACCTGTTAAATCTGCCGAAGAATTAAAGGCTGAATATCTTAAAAAGGAACAAGAGGAAAAAGCCATCCGTCAAGAGAAAGAAAGAATACGTCGAGGTGAATTAACATACAAGGAAGCGATTGAACGTATATATGAAAAGAACCGTTACGTTCATTATTTTTCGGATGTATTCAGATTCTATGATGAAGGTCATTATTATAAATGCTTTCTTACTGTATCCGACCAAAATACCCAATATCCTCACAGTTCAAGTGGTATTGTACATGATCTTAATTGCCCCTGTAAACAAAATAAATAGATATGTTAGAGAAGGATAGAAAAATAATCTGTCAGAAATGCCATAGTCCAATGAGAAGGATTGATGATATTACTTTTAGATGTACTAAATGTAATGTCGAGGAAGAAATACGTTTTACCGTTCCCGATGAGGAGAAAGAGCAATATTCATTTCTACAATGAAGATATGCCAATTACGGATAATAGCGATAGTGAATTATATTGCGATAGATGCGGTCATTCTCTATTAATGGAAGATAATTTTATGCTTTCAGATAGGGATGATACTGTCTCTGAGGATAATGATTCCGTCGGCGTAGATTGCTATTGCCCTAATTGTGGCGCATTGTATTCAATTGTTGAACGCATTAATAAAGATTAATTAATTTTTAAAATATGGAAAATAATAAGGTAATTGTTATTAATTTAATGGTAGGACCTGGTTCAGGTAAGTCGACGGCAGCATCTGGCATTTTCTACCGTTTGAAAAAGATGGGAGTAAATTGTGAACTTGCCCTTGAATTTGCCAAGGATAAGGTATGGGAAGAGGCATTCAGAACAATGGATGACCAAATTTATATCTTTGCCAAACAGTATCATAAGTTGTGGAGACTAAGAGATAAAGTCGACGTGATTATTACTGACAGTCCTCTGTTGGTTTCTATCTTTTATAACAAGACTCCATCCAAGTATTTTAATGACTTTGTAATTGAACAATTTAATAGTTTCGATAATATGACATATTTCATTGAACGACCTGATCGTTATCAGCAGTCAGGAAGGATACAGAATGAAGAAGAATCCAAGGAGATTGACATTACATTGAAGGATATAATGGATGAATACAATGTCGATTATAAAGTATACTCATGTAATGACGCTGTAAATAGAATCGTTGCCGACATTTCAGACAGAATTTAATAATTTAACTTATATTAACGGAAATTCTTTGGAGTTTCCGTTTTTTTCTTTGTAATTTTGCAAACGATAATAAGATATAAAAGATTTATAAAATGGAGAATAAGAATTTAACATTCGGAGAAGCGACAAAGTTACTTAAGGAAGGCAAGGCAGTCCGTCGTAAGGGATGGAACGGAAAGAATCAATTCATTTATTATGTTCCTGCTTCTCGTTATAAAGCGATGACCGACATTGCCAAGAAGATTATGGATAAGGATGGCTATGTCAATTATGCTGCATATTTGGCAATTAAGACAGAAAAGGGTATCGTCGCTATTTGGTCACCTGTATTGTCAGATACATTGGCTGAGGACTGGGAAATTGTAGAACTCTAAACATATTAAATAAGATGGAAAATAAGAATCTTGATAAGGCATACAACGAGAATATTGTAGCCTTGAGTAAATTGACGAAGGGAACAAAATGCATCACTGCCGTACGTAACATCATTGATAAGGCAGAAAGTCAGCAAGTAAAGGGAATGAAAAAGATGTTTACTGTCATTACATCACAGTTGGTACAGGAATTGTCACGTCGATGGAATAATATTGAACGTCTCGACAAGAAGTATGCTTCAAAGTATACTGATGTCAATACTCTTATGAATGAGTTGTATGACAATTACTATGGTAAGATTACCAAGAAATATTGTTATCATGATGAACTGCCATCACACCTTCGTTGTCTGACAAAGGCATTGATTATGACTGAGAGACGCAAGTTGGGACTTGACAAGAATAGCACTAAATTTTAATTTTTAAAAATAGAGATGAAAAATATTAATCAAATTATAACTCATTTTACTGACAACGATCTGTATACGTTTACCTGTCAATACTATATTCTTCACACTTATCCACGGGCAGAAGTCAGGTATTCATTTTTTGACCGTAATAAGTTTTGTTATCCTCAAGGTTTCGGTGAATTGCTTCGAGAACAAGTTGACAATATGAGAAATATTCTTATTACGGATGATGAAATTAAATTTATGAGAGAGAAAATTTATTTTCTTCCAGAATGGTATTACAATTTCCTTCGTGGATTCCGCTTTAATCCATCGGAGGTTCATATATCGCAAGATATTGAAGGTCATCTCTCAGTTATAATAGAAGGCAAATGGTATTCCACGATAATGTGGGAAATGCCTATTTTATCTACGATTTCTGAACTATTACATATTATCAATGGTGATGTCGAAAAAGTTGATAGAATCGACGAATATAATAGGGCATATGAAAAAGGAATTAGAGCTTTTACGAATGGTCTCGTGCTGAGTGATATGTCGACTAGAAGAAGGTTTGATTTCCATAATCAGCGTGATATAATAAAAGCCCTTAAAAATGCCTATACCGATTGTATTAATAAACATAATTGTAATGGTAGATTTGTTGGAACCTCAAATGTATGGTTTGCAAAGGAATTTGATTTGATGCCTATCGGTACTTTAAGCCACCAGATAATTTGTGCTGAAGAGTGTGTCAGCGGTGTCTTTGAGTGCAATTATAATGTGATGAATAAATGGAGTAAATGTTATGATGGCGATGTCGGAATATTTTTGTATGATACCTTTGGTGATAATGTATTCTTAAATAATCTTTCTAAACGTCTTGCAAAGACATTTGACGGACTACGTGTTGATAGTGGTGATGAAAAAGAACAGACAGAAAAAATAATTACTAAGTATCGAGAATTAGGCATTGATCCATCTTCAAAAGCGATAGTTTATTCTAATGCACTGACGATTGATAAGGCAATCGAACTTCATAGGTGGATTAATGGTCGTATTAAAGATTCGTATGGAATAGGAACTCATTTAGGGGGTCAAGTTAAAAATAACGAAACTTCTGAATATTTTCCTTATAGTAATATTGTAATTAAATTAACCGGATTTAGAATTACTGAAACCCGTGAATGGCATGATTGCGTTAAACTTTCTTGTGATAAAGGAAAAACGATTGGAAATAAAGAAAAATGCAATTACTTATTAAAAGTAATAGGTTAAAATAAATGGGGTCATTTTATATTTTTTAACTTAAAATATTTTGTTTATTGGCGATATTATTGTACCTTTGCATCTGTAAAAGATACATTAATATTTTAATATTATTAAATTATGGCAAATAGTACTGATATTTTAACAAGGGATGAAAATCGAGTTAGGATTTTCGCTGAAGGAATCACAATAGATGAGACTCTTCCTAAATATAGGATCATGGTAGAGAAAGATACTACTGCTACGTCTCTCGATGATGTATCCAATAATCTTACTTCTCCAGACTACTCGGAACCACGAATTAAGAGTGGAAGTAGTATTACCGACTTGTCATCATTGAATTATGAAACCTTGAAGGCATATCTCATTGATGAGCAGAACAAGGATGGTAAGAAAGGATTCTCGATGACCGATTTTAATATTACGATGTCTAATAAGATTAGACAAATTGTCAAAAATACATCTTATTATCGTGATGGTCGTACCCTCGCTGATTATACAATCACTGGTGATTGGGATGTCCCTAACAATCCACGTCCATTAACTTTATGGAGTACCATCAAGGATTTCTTCAGAAAGAAAAAGGAATTTAAGGAGGGAAAAAAGGCTTCTGATAAGTTTGATGTCGTTAAGTATTTTGCCGATGTACATATGGCATCAAAAGAAAATAGCGACAAATACGTCAATCGTCTGTCAGAATACATTAATTGTATCGGAATCGCAGAATCAACAGGTCAGGTTGCTCTTAAAGAGAAACTTTTCGGTCAATTGGTAATCAATAAGTATGAGAGTATCCTTTATGCAAATGGTTATGACAAGCTCATTACAGAAGATGTAATGGTCAAACTTACCAAGAAAGCACCAAAGGCTCTGTCCTTAACATATATTGCAAACTATACCCGTACGATTCCTCTTGATGTTATCAAGAAGAAGTTGGAACTTGATACCTTGGAGATATTCGACAATTACGTGATTCTGCATTATGATCCTAATGGCAAGTCATATGCGCAGACCGTTGAGGAACGTAGGAAAGAGGTCGAGAAGGCAAAGGATCCAATTCTGTTCGGCGTAATCGCAGGAAGTGATAAACTGTATTATATCGGCGATTGGGAGGATGAGTATTGTAACCTTCGTCTTGAAAATGTCGTTGATATTGTTGGACAGGAGGAGGTAACAAAGCATTATCTTAAGGAAGTAATTAAATAACAGTTTAACATCTGGGGCAATAAGGGTTTAATATTATTGTCCCATTTATTTTATTTAGAATTATGGGATTTTGGGGTATTATTTCGATTGCCGCAAGTATAATTTTCTTCCTATTGTCATTTATCGACTGGGTATCTTACAGCAATGATTATTCATTAAAATATAACAGTCGTGACAAGAATTATGAGCTGTGGCGACAACACGGAGGTATATTAACATTGTTGCTGACATTCTTCTCGATATTATGGTTTATAGGGGCTAATATCGTAATTTGTTATGGAATATATGACTGTCCTAGTATGTTAGTCTCATTCCTTAGCATTTCATTCGTCATCGTAGCGACAATACTTATGTTCTTGATGATCGATAACGAACTCGGTATTAAAAAATTGGAGGATATGGTACATGTATAGGAGAAAATTCTTTTTCGGTAAACATAAAGGTGAATTTATATTGGATGTCATTGAATATGATACCCAATATATTTCATGGTGTCTGAAATACGTTGATTTCCTAAAGTTCAATGATATGGAAATGCAAGCCTATAATGATAAATTGAAAGCTGCCAATGCTTATGACATCAATGCTGTTCCAAAAGAGATGATTAACATAGGGAATACTTGATGAGGTTATAACATTTTTTAACTTAATATATTTTAGTTAATCGATTATTTTTATTATCTTTGCAACGTATTTAAAAATTTATGCAAAAGATGAAACATACCAATAAGATATTTTACACTGTTTCCTTGGTGATATTGATAGTAATGGGTATAATCTCCTGTAAGACATTTATCCTATATGTATCGATTACCTCATTGTTAATGTATCTGCATTTGACCATCACTACTTTAAGTAACGCATTGGTGGCAAGAGATTTCGATAGTAAAGGGGATTTATTTTGGAAATTGCTGTTTATGACCACTTCGGCAATAGGTTTTAGTATATACTTCACAACTTAATTTAAATTGATTTTTATTATGGAAGAAATGATAGACGGCCATAAGATACCCGAAACACAGAAAGGTCTTAAATATTCTTGGATGAGGGCAGAGACGGATGATGTTAGTTATGATGAAACCTTTAATTCAATAGAGGAATGCATCGAGGATGCCCATTATAGTTGGGATAATCGTGTAAGCCATTACGAGGATGTCGACGAAAACGGTGTTGATGAAATTACCGGTTTTACAATAAGTAGACCCGTAATAGTTATCGGTGTTGAACGTGATATAATTGACCAAATCGATACCAAGGGTCTCCTTAATGGACTTATCCGTGATATTGACGAAGAAATGTATTATAATGTAGAAAGTTTTACTTGGTTTGATACTGTATGCCAACGTGATAATGTAGAAGATCTCGAAGACAACTTTAAGAAATTCATAAAGGATAACTTTGATATAAAACCCGAACACGTTCTTGATACCTTTTACTTAGAATATGACCTTTTAAATGATAAATGGATTAAAGAATAACATACAATAATGGCGAAGATTTATTTTAAAAACGAGAATTGCTTCACTACCTTGGAGAATATGGCGAAAGCCAATTACAAAATTGACCTTGTGCTTACGTCACCTCCATATGCCACAAGTCGCAGTAAGGTCAAGACACAAAAGGCAATGGATTCATATAATCGTCGTTATGATATCTGTCTTGATGACATGACTCCTGAACAATATCGTGATTGGACGGTTGATTTATTTAATCACTTTGACAAGGTATTAAAAGAAAACGGTGTAATCTTATATAATGTTTCGTATGGTTCTGAAAATCCATCGGCACTATGGCTTTCATTACTTTCCATTATTGAGGGCAGTAATTTTATGATAGCTGATACCATTATATGGAAAAAGAGTAGTGCCTTGCCTAACAATGTAGGTAATAAACTTACAAGAATTACTGAATTTGTTTTCGTACTATGTCGTAAGAAAGAATATAAGACTTTCCGAATTAATAAGAAAGTGAAGAGTATTAGACAAGATACTGGGCAGAAGTATTATGAAAATATGTATAATTTCATCGAGGCACCGAATAATGACGGTCCTTGCAAATTGAATAAGGCTACATATTCATCGGATTTATGCGTCAAATTGCTCGATATGTATGGACAAGCAGACTATAAGGTTTATGACCCATTTATGGGAAGTGGTACGACTGCAATTGCGTGTGAAAAATGGGGTAATGATGAAATGATTTGCATAGGCAGTGAATTGTCAGAACAGCAAGTCCAATTCAGTAAAGATCGATTGGAAAAATATAGAAAAGAACATAAGGTAGTAACTGAATAATAAAATATTATATGAAGAATTATGGTTTCGTGAAAGTTGCAACAGCTATTCCTACAGTAAAGGTCGCTGATTGCAAATATAACCGACAGCAGATTAATAAATTAATCGATAATGCTGAAAGTGACAACTGTGACTATGTCGTATTTCCTGAGTTATCTATCACAGGTTATACTTGCCAAGATTTGTTTCACCAAGCAACATTGATAGCTTCAGCCAGTAATGAATTGTATCATATTACCCTTAATACTATCGGTAAACACGTTACTGCTATTGTAGGTGCTCCATTGATGGTGGATAATATGCTTTTTAATTGTGCGGTAATTATTGCGAATGGCTTCATCAAGGGCGTTGTGGCAAAGACACATCTTCCTAATTACGGTGAGTTCTATGAAAAACGCTGGTTCGCAAGTTCACAGGACATTATTGAAAAGAGAATTGATATATTTGATTCAAAGAATATTCTGTTCACTAATAAGAGACAGGTATTCGAAGACGAGAACGGTATTAAATTCGGCATTGAAATCTGTGAGGATCTATGGTCTCCTATTCCACCGAGCAACCATCTTACATTGGATGGAGCAGATATTATTTTTAATCTGTCGGCAAGCGATGAATTGGTAGGTAAGCATAGATATATCAAGAGTCTCGTGGCACAGCAGAGTGCAAGAACCATTTGCGGTTATGTCTATACATCATCGGGTTTTGGAGAGAGTACACAGGATTTAGTATACTGTGGAAAATCACTTATCTATGAAAATGGCGAAGAATTGGTCGATACTGGCGCATATGTAGTTAATTTCAATAATCGTCTTTTGAAGACTGAAATCGATGTAGAGAAATTGCGTATTGAACGAATGAAAAACAGTACATTCGTTTCGGCAAATCGTATGATGAATACAAATAAGGTCAACAATGAAACCTATTGTGTCAACATTAATGAAAATCTAATCGAGCAAAGCATTTTTGACCGTCCTTTCAATCGTTCATACAATCGTACACCGTTTATTCCGAATGATTTCCATGATATCGATGGAATATTCTCAATACAGTCACTCGGTTTGATTAAGAGATTAACTCATATCGGATGTGATAAAGTCGTCATTGGTATTTCAGGCGGTTTGGATTCAACCTTGGCACTCCTCGTCTGCATTAGGGCATTCGATGCGATGGGTATTGACCGAAAGGGTATTATAGGAATTACGATGCCTTGCTTCGGTACAACAAAACGTACTCTAAACAATTCAAAGGAATTGATGGAATGCCTCGGTATTACTTCATATGAAATAGATATTACAAAGGCAGTCGAACAGCATTTCAAGGATATAGATCACGACCCAAATAAGGCAGACATTACATTTGAGAATTGCCAAGCCCGTGAACGCACCCAAGTACTGATGGATATGGCTAATAAGCATAATGCCATTGTTATTGGTACGGGTGACTTGTCAGAGTTGGCATTGGGATGGGCTACATATAATGGAGACCATATGAGTATGTATAATGTAAATGTTAGCATCCCTAAGACATTGTGTATCGAAATGGTTAGACAGTCGATAATAACAGGATATTCTTATTCAGCGTTTAAATCGACTGATGAAAAGGTAAGGGATATCATCAGTGATATTTGCAATACTCCTATCAGTCCTGAATTGAAACCCGTCGATGAAAATGGTGAACTTAAGCAGAAGACCGAGAATAGTATTGGCCCTTACGAGTTGCACGATTTCTTTCTCTATCATATGATACGTTACGGTTTCGCACCTAATAAGGTGTTTATGATGACAAAGAATAGTTTCGGTAAAAAGTACAGTGATAAGGAAATATTGAAATGGCTTACGACATTTATCAAGAGATTCTTCTCACAGCAGTTCAAGCGTAGTTGCTTACCTGATGGACCGAAAATCGGTAGTGTATCATTGTCACCTCGTGGCGATTGGAGAATGCCAAGCGATGCTTCTCGTGAAAGTTGGCTTGAAGCGTTGACCTATATTCCGAATTATAATGAATTAATTAATTAATATTAAGTTTATGTTTCATAACATTGTAAAATATTCATACGATGATATTACTATTTGTCCAGCCGTGGCAAGTGAGATATCACATCGTTCAGAATGTAACACATTGCTCAAAAGTGGTTTCTTACCGATATTTGCATCACCGATGTCTACTGTAGTGGATGAAAAGAACTACCCTATGTTCGAAGCTAATCGCATTATTCCGATTCTTCCCAGAACAAAGGATTTCCCATTAGCACAACGTCTTGAATATGCTTTACTCGGCAAATGGGCGGCTTTTTCATTACAGGAATTTGAGGATAACTTTACTGTAGAAATAGGACAGCCATATAACGGATTGCCTTACACTGTCCTCATTGATATTGCTAACGGTCATATGGAAAGATTGTTTACTGCTGTCTCGAAGGCAAAGGAAATTTGGGACGATAAGTTGACCGTAATGATAGGTAACGTTGCAAATCCTGAGACATATGTAAGATGTTGCGAATGCGGCGCAGATTATGTGAGATTTTCGATTGGTTCTGGTTTCGGTTGTATTACATCAAGTCAAACAGGGATACATTACCCTATTGCATCTCTCATTAATGAGACCTATCTAATAAAAAAGCAATACGAAAGAGTTCATAATATCGAAGAAAGCTTACTACCTAAAATTGTCGCCGATGGTGGAATAAGAGGTTATAAAGATGTCGTTAAGGCACTTTGCCTAGGAGCTGATTATGTAATGATAGGTAGCGAGTTTGCAAAACTTGTTGAGAGTGCTGCTCCATTATATGCACCTTATGATGACGCAATTTCCAATGAAAGATTAAACCGATTCCGTTTCAATATCCGAGAGGAGAATGGTCATTTTACTGTACTTTTTGACTGCATTGTTAATATCAGAGGTGGTCTGTATAAAAAGTTTTATGGAATGGCAAGTAGACAAGGACAGATTGACATGAATGGGTCAAAGGACAAGACTTCTGAAGGTGTCTGCAAGGAGATAAAGGTAACTACCAATATCGTCAAGTGGTCTGATAATATGAGAGATTACTTGAAATCTGCAATGAGCTATCTGGGTATTAAGGATATTACATCACTTAATCCTATGAATGTCGAGACATATGTATTGTCCGAAAATGCAAAAAACAGCATCAATAAATAGATTGTTAATTCCATATAGGATAGTTTAACTGTCTTATATGGGATTTTTTTTTCATTTTCATAGGTGATTAACAAACTATAACATAATAAATTTGGTATTTTCATATTAATTCGCTATCTTTTCAACGAAAAAATATAGAGAATATAATATGAAGATAGACTTAGCAAATTTTTCAGAAGAAAGACATAAGAAAGGTTGGACGTATTGGGGATATATAAGGGGTAGTCACTGTTATGAACCTTGGGGCGAGAATAGTGACATCGATATGCTTTACGTGGCTAATGATGACGTTGAACTTATCCCCGACGAGAATTACGTTAGTGCCGATTGTGTAAAATCGGATAAAAGGATATATCAAACGGAATCCGAAGGTGTAGGTGTTATAGTTGTCAAATATTCTGATTTCGTTTCATTGATAGAAGAACAATCGCCATTGGCATTAGAAGCAATTTTTTCGTCTCAATACGAAGGATTACATAAAGATCCGAATGAAGTTTTTCTTGATTTATATAAATTAGATAAATGGAAACTTCGTGAAAGTTTTGGTTCAATTGCTAGTAATTCCTTTGTCAATGCAAAGAAGAAAATGACCATAAAGGAGAGTTATGACATCTGTTGTGCCTTGAAAAGCTTATTCCGTTCAATTCGTTTATTAATGTTTGCTTGTCAGATAGCTGAAAAAGGAAGAATTACTGATTTTGAATGTGCAGTTTCTTTATGGAAAGAGATAAAGGAGGATTACAAGAAAGGCTTCGAATGGAAGGATTTCAAAAAGAAATATAAACCAATTTGGAATGAATGGCATAGCAAGATGGTAAAGTTGTGCCCAAAGCCAAAAGAACTTTATAAAAATAACAAATGAAATATATGGGTAATAAACAAAGGATAGTAAATGATATACTTCCTTTGATGCTGGACGATAAATATACTACCTTTGTAGATTTATTTTGCGGTAGTTGTTCTGTAATACAAAAAGTACCTTTAACATATCACCGTATCGCAAATGATAAGAATAAATATCTTATCGAAATGTGGAAATCTATCGTAGAGGATAAGGAATTTCCTCTTGAAATACCAAAAAACTTATATTCCGATGTACGTGATTGTTGGCACGGTAGGAATAATAGATATGAGGATGATTATATCGGATGGGTAGGATTTATGGCATCATTCAATGGCAGATTTTTTGATGGTGGTTATAGTGGACATCACGTTAAAGGAAAGAATGGTAAGGAACGTGATTATATCACTGAACAGATAAAGAATACATTGGCACAGAAAGATGAACTCAAGACAGTCGATTTCTATAGTGGTTGTTACGACGAATTGACTATTCCTAATAATAGTATCATCTATTGCGATATCCCATATTTAGGTACTAAGCAATATGATACATCAAAAGGTTTCGACTACGATAAATTCTACGATTGGTGTCGTAAAATGAATGCCACCGGTAAATATAAAATATTCATCAGTGAGTATACGATGCCATCTGATTTCCGTTGCATTTGGCAAAAGGAAATAACTAATGCAATGAATCCTACCATCACAAAGAAGCCGATTGAAAAATTATTTACATTAGATTAATGGAGAGTAAACTATATGTCGAAGGAAGAAATAGAAGATATGATACGAAAATTTTGGAAAATTAATCGGGCATATAAAGCCGTCATAATATGTGTATTCATCAGCATAGGTATGCTTTTCGGTAGTGTACAATTACTCGATTATATTGACTCCAAAACTCATATTACTGTTTCAGGTACGGTATACGGAAAATATGTAGGCCAAGAACATCACAAACATTACACGAACGATATATTCATAATGGCAGTTCATCCGTATGATAAAAAGTATAAGGATTACTCGGTCACGGTTGACTACTCTACATTTGCGAAATTCGATAAAGGTGATAATATTGCCTTCGTGATGAATATATTTGAAGTAACCGATAAATCTAAATATGATATGTGGTATGGTCTTGGAATGATGACTTTATTAATTATCCTCGTGGCTTTATGGATATATTTATGCCTTATACCATTTAGCATTTTAGACAAATATGAAAAGGAAGAGTACATCGAAGAAAAGAAAAAACGAATTGACAGATTTAAATATTGGACACCAAATGACTATTAATAATGGAAAATAGGAATGAATTAATGTTTAAGAGTAAGAAAGTAACTCCAAAGTTAGACAGTTTTACCGAGCCTCTATGTGAATTATTCGAAATCATAGAAGATCCTGTTCCTGTGCTCAAGTATTTAGAAGGTAGAAATCGTAATGGAGCAGCGACTATATCAGATATAATAAAGATATTATCAATTGATGAAATTTGTTCCTTATGGGACATAATGAAGGTTTCAAAATATACTAAAGACCCTACTAGTATCGTAAAACGGCTCGATACGGCTCTTAAAGCCCATATTTTACAAAAGGTTTAATTAAGAAATAAATTCGGCATCGGGATGATAAAATTTCGCAAACAGCTTGTAGAATATTTCGAGAGTGATTAAGTTTAAGATAATGAATGAATATATTGATAATTTAAATGGAAAGGATATCTCATTAAAGGCAATTGAATATGCCAAGGATAAGAATCCTTATATGAAAGCCTTTATAAGACAAGCATATATTGCAGCATATAGGCAAGCGATAGAAGACATTTATGGGGCATTATGGCATCATCATACAGAAGAACCTGTCAATGAACGTAGGAATGAAAGTCTGTTTCTACGGGATATAAGTAATCCATTTATTCCAAGATATTGGATATCTAACTATACCGATATTAATTGGAAAGGTGGTCATAAATTCGAATGGGCGTATGTCGATGATGTAATGATGCTTATGGAGAAAATGATGAGATTTAACGACTGTAAAAAATGAAGACCGATGACAATTATATTTTCAAACAATATGGATCCTGACTGTCAAGTCATCAAACAAGCTTGGAAAGACTTAAAGGATATTAACCTAGTAGAGATAACTCCGGATACTGATGATTATGAGGATTTGGTTAACAATGCTATTATTGCCGAGGATGATACAATAATATTCGTCGGACACGGCACTTCAAAAGGATTATTGTTTCCTAATCTTTACCGAATGGAGTATCTTTTGCACGAGTTCAATGCAAATTTGGTACACGCTAAGAATATTATCTGTTGCTGGTGTTTTGCTTCTGACTTCGTAATAAATATGAATTGGCATAATACCTTTGCGACATCGATGTTCATTTCGAATACAAGGGAGGCATACGATAACGGAATTAGAGACTATACTCAAGAACAGATAAATTCGAATGGTGAAAGATTTTACTGTAACATAAATCAGTTAATTAAAGATAAAGTGCCATTGAATGATTGGATAATGCAATTAGGGGCGAAGATGGATATCGAAAATGTAATAGATGTATTCAATCGTCAAGGCCTATATTATAATGAGTAAATTATGGGATGGATAGAAGTAGATAATGACGAGGATGGTAAGAAGTCAGCGTTTAGAGAAGGTGTAATTAACTATTAATTAAAAAAATTAAACTTTTTTATACTTTTTTTAACAAAATTGATAACTTTTTAAAATAACATTATATTTACCTAATTTCCGCAACACTATAATTTAATATTTTTTATAAGCACCTGAGCAACAAAAAGTTGCTCAGGATTTTGCCATGTCAGAAATTTCACTTATCTTAGTGTTGTAAAATAAAAACAAACAAAATTCTGAATGACATGGCAAAAGTACAAATAAAATCAGAGAAACTCACTCCTTTTGGGGGAATTTTTTCGATTATGGAGCAATTTGATGCTCTTTTAGCTCAAACCATAGATTCCACCTTGGGATTGAGATGCACTATGTTTGGTTATCAATATAGCGAGATTCTACGCTCTCTGATGTGCGTATATCTTTGTGGTGGCTCATGTATTGAGGATGTTACAACTCACCTGATGAAACATTTGTCTCTTCATCCAACTCTTCGCACTTGCAGCGCAGACACCATATTGCGTGCTATCGAAGAACTGACTTGTAAGAACATCACCTATAAATCTGCTTCTGGCAAATCCTATGATTTCAATACTGCAGACAAGATGAACTGCTTACTGGTCAATGCCCTGCTTGCTACTGGTCAATTGAAATCCGGTCAAGAGTATGATTTTGACTTTGACCATCAGTTCATTGAAACAGAGAAGTATGATGCAAAACCAACCTACAAGAAGTTCTTGGGCTATAGTCCAGGTGTAGCTGTCATTAACGACATGATTGTTGGTATTGAAAATAGAGACGGCAACACAAACGTGCGCTTCAACCAAAAAGAAACTTTGGAAAGAATCTTCAAGCGATTGGAGGCTTCGGAAATATATATTTCTCGTGCCCGCATGGATTGCGGCTCATGTTCGGAGGAAATCGTAGATATGGTAGAGGCTCATTGCAGGCATTTTTATATTCGTGCCAACAGATGCTCTTCTTTCTACGATTCCATGTTTGCCTTAACTGGATGGAAAACTGTTGAAATCAACGGTATTGAGTTTGAGTTGAATTCTATCCTTGTTGAGAAATGGAAAGGAAAACCGTATCGTCTTGTCATACAGAGACAAAGGCGAATAGAGGGAGACCTTGACATTTGGGAAGGCGAATATACCTACAGATGTATACTGACTAACGATTACAAGTCGAGTGCAAGAGACATCGTGG